AATGTGTTTTGATTTCATAACTATCCTTAATAATTTGATTTCGTAATATAAAATTGTGGTGAATCTTCTTTGTATCCAGATTCTAATAAATGCTTCTTTAAATCTTCCCTAAGTGTAGGCATGTAAACATTTGTAGCTTTTTTAGACAATTCTGGATCTTTTAATGGATCTGCTACATATTCGTGAACTGCTGGATTTGGAGTTCCCTGACTATACCATCCAAGATAACTATATCTAAAACCTTCCTTAACTGGCTTAACCTCATGGGCAGCCATGTAATTGGATGGAAAAAATAATATATCACCCTTTTTAGGAGAGTAATCTATATCTAAATAATTAAAATAATGATGTCCACCAATATAATTTTTACCGTCTAATTCTTCTTCGATATCAACAGAATCATTAAAGTATACTAAACTTGTTACAACATTTCTCAAAGCTAATTGATCTTGAGGTTCTAATACACCATATATGTAATCACCACTAATATCGGAATGTGAACCAAGATAAACGTTTTTTGGATATTGTAATATATGACCTTTAACTTTCCACCATACACATTTGTAAGCTAATGGAAATAATTCAAAATATTGTAATAAACATTTGTCTTTTGAAGACTCTATAAAAGAAAAAAAATCACGTAAATCTTCGTTGTCTTTGTAGTGTATAGCACTAGCTCTCTTTGGCATCAGGTCAATGCTGTCCTTATTAAAGAAGTACCCACTTTTATTCACATATATCTCTTCGCCAGTTTCAGGGTCTATCCCCGGAGAGTACATTTCGTTCCACTCTTCTTCTATTAGGTCATTTGATCTCTTGAGTAAATTCTCCCAATCTAAATCTATACAACCTTCAAATATTACAACTCCACCACCTAAATGTTTTGGTTCTACTTTATTAAATATCACAATCTTCCAATTTCTTCATTGGTATTATTACTTGTCATTGGTCTATTGGCAGCTTCAGTTAAAAGTGACATTAACTCTGGATCTGTATTTGCGTGTCTTTTTTCTATTGCCTTCAAATAGTCATCAACTATATTCGGCATCCATACTTGCCCGCTATCCATTACTTCAGAGGGCTGTCTGATATTTACGCCTCTATTTGGATCACTTGATCCATGTGCAAAATAGCCAACGTAAGCGTATCTTTCTCCCTCTTTACATTCCATAACCTTGTGTGTTCCTAAATAATTAGAAGGAAACATTAAAACGTCTCCAGCTTTTGGGAAATAAGTAAATTTAGCGTAAGGAAAAACTATTTCACCGCCTACGTAATCATTCTTATCTTGAATCTCGTTAACGGAATCATTAAAATAAATAAGACCACCTAAAACATTTCTTATAGCTAACTGTTGATCGGGTTCTGCTCCTGGTTGGTAGTTAACATCATTATCACAGTGCTTGCCAAATCTTCCACCTTTTCCATACCCCACTATATGACCTTGAGTTCTCCACCATAAACAGGTAAGCATCATGGGGAACATCTCTACGTATCTAAGCATACAGGCGTAGAGGGTATCTTCACATGCTTTAAAGAAATCAAAATATTCTTGACCCAACCCCTCGTGCATAAAGTTCATAATATGATTAGATGCAATTTCTACATCTTCTAAAGTATACCTATGTCCACTTCTGTTGATTGCATACAACGGATTACCTAGATCGTCGTTAATGAAAGTAAAATCATCCTTTAAAGCCTGTAGACGTACGCTTTTAGCAAAATCTAATATATAACCATGATCTTGCATTGGGAGTACATTCTTAAAAAGAACAATTCCCATATCATGCATTTCTATATTTTCTTCTTTTATCTGAAACACTATATCAGCCTAGGTTCTGTTCCGCATGGCCCTTCTGACAAGGTGTTATCTGATTGTTTTAATTCCTGTTGTTTATCAACTTCAACAACATCATGACTCTGTGAGTATTGAGTAACTTCTCTACCTTGGTAAACTGGATTCCACCCAGCCTCTACTCCAAACTCTGCTGCTCTGTTTTCCCATCTAGAATAAGGAGTTCTGCAATACATTTCATAATCGTCATAAATATTATTGAACCACACAGGGGGACACCACTCAAAACTTTCTGATGGTTCAGATATCACCACATTGGCCGGTATGTCAGACGATCCTTGTCCAAAGAATGTTAGATAAGAGTATCTAACTCCGTTACCCATTCTTCCTACATCGTGTGCTGCGACGTAGTTTGTCGGAAAGAATATAATATCTCCTTTTTGAGGCTTATAAGAAACCCCTAAATGAACAAATCTTAGATGTCCACCAGTAAAGTTTCTGCCATCTAGTTCGCTTTCATCATCGACGCAATCATTTAGATACAACAATGCTCCACAGGTCTGCCTAGAGGCAACCATGCCCTTAGGCATGTATCTAACGCCATTAGTTACTTTGTAATTTGTGTCGTTATCAGCGTGGCACCCTAGTATCCCACCATCACCATACCTAAGTATATGACCTCTAGTCTTCCACCAAATAGACCCAATCATTAATGGGTAATGATCTATGTATTTAATTAAACCTTTGTATATTTGATCTTCTAAATAAATAAAGAAATTTTTTACTTCTTCTTCAGTCTTAGGGTTTACTGGATCTAATATTCTTACTGGAGCTGCCGGAACATCTTCCATTCTATATTTAAATCCGTCTTCATTTATTCCATATGTAACGCCATCTACTTCTTTGTATGACCATCTATTCTTATGTGCTTCTTCAGCTCTTGAATCTATGTGGCCAAGAACTAAATCTTGGTCTATCGTAAACGCATTTCTAATCACGACTATACCAGGTGCTAATTCTTCGGTTTCAAAATCAGCTATTTCTTTTATGGTTGCTTCATCAAAATGAGGCGATACCGGATATGCAGTGCTGCTCATCCTTGATTCATCTTTTTGAAAAAAAGAACTACTATCTTCCATTATCCCAATACCTCATCTATAGCTTCCCTAATGGTCCACCCTGCACCTTGAATTCTAGGAGTTTCATCTAGTGGCATGTCTTGCCAGTTAAACCTAGATATCATAATTCCATCTCTGCTAACTAAAAACTTTTCATAGTTATGAGAGATTCTTGCCATTGCTTGACCTGCTAAGTTTTGACCCTTTTGAGCCTCTTCACTACCGTCTGCTGCAAAGTCTGAATAAGCTCTTTTTTCATAACCCTTAAGAAAGGCAAAGGCTTCGTGTTCATTTTTTCCATTTACTTCAACTTTTTCAAAAATAGGAAAAGTAACAAAAGAATAATTTTGTTTAATAAAATCTGCTATTTCTTCATTAGTACCAGGATCCATTGATCCAAACTGATTGCAAGGGAATGCTAATACGGAAAAACCTCTATCGCTAAACTCCTCATGTACGGACTGCAATTGTCCAAGTTGTCTACATGTTCTTGCGTATGACCATAATTTTGAACACTGGGGTTCATAACCAAATTTGCTGGCTATATTTACGACTAATGTTATCTTGCCTTTAAATTCAGAAAGATAATCTTTTCTTCCATGTATTGAAGAAGCTAAGAAATTGTAAAAAGACATTATCTAACTCCAATAAATGAAGTCGTTAGATACTGGTCTATCTCTAGTATTCCAGCTATTTTATTATTTTCTATTAGATCTGCAGTTATTGACACAGTTGCTTTAATAGGAAATTCTGTTTCCATAGAACAATAAAAAGTATTATTCTCAAAACTAGCACTATGAAATGCTGAAGAGCCTTTTTCATGAGACACTGATCCAGAAAAAAAAGAATTTGCTGTTTCTATATTTAGAACATATTGTTCTTCACCAAATGGAGTATCTACAGATAGTGTCCATATTCCCAATATTCCTAATGGATTAATTGCTTGAGTCATACAATAATTATACCATAGAATAATATTTTTATTCGTAAAAAAAACTTCCATTAGATAACGCTAAAGGCGGATTATCTTTATGCCAAATATTAATAACAAGAACTTGCCTTATACCAGATTTTGACCCTACAGTGTTATGCAGCACGTGCCCGGCGTCAAAAAAAATAGCTCTGTTTCCTTTGTAGGTTATTTTTTCTCTATCTTTTTTTAAAGATATATATTTTTTAATATATTTTTTTTCTAGTATATTTTTTTTGCCATCTTCTAATGCTTTTTTGTGTATTTCTAAAAATCCACCATCTTCATTTTCTTTTCCATAAAAAACACATCCGTATATTGGCCCTACAAATATTTTATCTTTTTCGTACAAAAAAGTATCTTCATCAACATGAATGTCTAAATATTGACCTGGTAGATATGTTCTTGTCCAGTATTCAAAACCTAAAATGTCTTCTAGCTCCCATTCCATTTTGTCTTCCCATAAATGTTGTATTACTCTTTTTTTAAGAGTATTTGCTGGAGTTCTCCACCAACCATCCCAAAACATATATGGAGCAAAGCAATCGCTTTTCTCATTATGGTATGAATTTAAATGTTCTGCTATTTTTTCTCCATGATTCATTAGTTCAGGAAAAAATGAGTTATCATTCAACACTTCATTGTATAGAGAATCGTCTAAGGAATTATCCTTAATAAGCATTATGTTAACTTGCTACTCTGCGGAAGTTGGCCTAAACATAGACCCATGATAAGCTTTAACTAATTGCTGATCTTCTTCTTTTCCAATAAAATATTTAAGAACTATATCATCTACACTATTATTCTTATTTTTTTTGTCATCATAGGCGGAAGAACTAAATATGTAATCTAACAATTGTATACTATTTACCTCAACTGGATCAAGATTGTTTTCTATCATGTAATTAAGAAGTTCATTTTGAAAAAATTGAATTTCTTTATCAATCATACTTTGTGGAATATTTAGCGGCTCTGGATAATTCTCAACTAATGAATTTACAGTTCTATATCTTAGTTGTGACATATACCATTTTTTAAAGTTTGGCGGAATTGTTTTATTCTCAATAATTGATCTTCTTGGATTTTCATCTCCACTTAAATACATTTCTATAGATGTACTTGGAGAGATTGAAGATATCTCATCTAAAACTTCTTGCGGCATATTCCATTCTTTAAATGCAGAATTGCAGCTTAATGCAATAGTTTGATTAGAATTCCAAGGCTCTTCTGCTAAATTATTCCATTCATATGCCATTTTTATGGTATGCATAAAAGTTTGTCCCATTATAGTACTAGCAGACCAATCCTTATATGCTCTATCCTGTATTTCGCCTAGCTGTAATTTTACTATATAAACATTACCCATCGACGCTAAGCACAACGCAAAGCCTATTATATTTTCATTATTAAAATAATTTTCATCTAAAAGATCTGACTCTTCGCCAGGAATAATATCTTGGAAGTTTACTGCAGCAAAATCATCTACATCACATCTGCGACTATCTTCTACGTAAGTATTTCTATCACCTACTACTTCCCTATACGAAGCGCAAGAGTGCATTATGGAGAACACATAATTTGACTGATCATAACTTTCATCTAAAATATCAGATAAGAATTCATAATTTTCAGAACTTATATCTTCTGTGTGATTTTCAGATACAATTCTAAAAACAAAATCTGTTCCAAGAAATCTAATTTTTGTAAAAGCTATTAAAGTTTTATTGTCTATCTCATAGACGTCATAGTGTTCATACTCCCTTAAGCCACTTGGATGAACTGTATAGATTTTAAAATCTTCTTTAATACCGGTTATGGCATAGCATGCATAGAGTGATGGCTCGTAATCTTCTGTATTTTTATAAATCATTTAAAATTTACTCTTCCTCTAAGCTTGCAATTTTTTCAAATTGTAATATTTTTTCTTCTACTTTTTCAATTTTTAAAATCAATTCTTTAATATAAAAGTGTGACATTTTATCTTCGTCTGGAATAAATTCTTTTGCATTAAAATCTTCTGGGTCAATTCCTACTGCGCATAGTCTTTGAATTAAGTCCATTTCAAAAGATTTTCTTGTCTGTTTATAAACAGATAATTTTTCTTTTGAAGAAAGTTTAAATTCCATCTTATTCTTTTTCTAGTAGATTAATTTTATCTTTTATAGATAAATAAGAAATACAAATATCGTTAAGATTTTTATACACAGAGTAGTTATCAACCCATTTTTCTATTGAATCAAAGGAATTTATAAATTCATTAAAATCAAAAAAATCAGCATCAATTCCTAATTCCAATACTTTAGCAAATATTTCTTGTTCTACATTATTTATTCTTTTATTATAAATTTCTAATTTTTGCTCTTTTGAAACAGTCAAAAAATTCATACAAAACTACCTTTACTTTGCAATTGAAACTTTTGTATTGTTACATAATAGTAATGTATTATAGTTCTTAATTAATTGCAATTTGGTTCCTGAAGCTTTAATAAGCCATCATTTTTTGGACCTATGGAATTGCCATTTTCATCTAAACCGGTTCTTATTCCGTTCATCCAGGTCCATGGCTGTTCGTGAAGTTTTTTCATCTTTGCGTCACCGTATGACTGTCTTTTAGCCATTAGCTCTGGTTTGTCCCATAAATTTTCAACTAAAAATTCAACATTATTTAAAAGATTATTTTTATATATATTGAAGAACATAAATGGCATACCTGCTTCAAATCTGACCGGTTCTCCAATTTTTGTAATTTTCCAGTTCATATTGAATTCATCAGGCCACCAGGAGCTAGGTATTGTAGCGGACAAAGGTGCTGCTCCATCAACAAAATAATTAGGAGATCCGGTTACCCAAGTATCATATTCTTCTTCTGTATTAATTGCCCATCCTGTAGCAAAAGAAATAATCCCTATTATAGATGGTATTACAATTGGTCTTCCATCTAAGAACTCGCCCTCTAAAACTCTAGGAACAGTATTGCCACCATCCCATTGAATAACTACATCTTGTTGAAGAATTAATTCCCAACCATTAACATTGGCAGCTGACATGGGCAAACAACGGTAGGCATGTTTGTTATACGTTTCGTCCATCCAATCTCTTTTTAATCTAGACTGACTAACTTTTGGTGGATTTTGATGAGTTTTAGTTAACGTTATTTTAGTCATCTTAAAGTTTTTTAAGGGTAACTCCAGATTCTTCCTTAGTTCCATCACTAGTATTTATTGTTTGATGATATTCTTTATTGTTATCTTTATAGTCAAACATGGTAACAGCAGAATACTTAACACCTTCAGTTACCGGCATCGCTCCGTGGGCAAATATGTAAGTTGATGGAAAAAAGAGTACATCTCCTTTTTTGGGTTTAAATTTTAAGTTAATATAAGGAAACCAAAGTTCTCCCCCTTCATAGTCATCATTTAGATACACGAGAGAAGAAAGGGTGCATGTATATGAAAAACCGTGATCAGTATGAACTGAGAAATGTTGTCCAACTTCATATTTTACAAAGTTGATAGATTCCATAAATTCCATTTTAAAATTATATCTAGCTTCATAATCTGCTAGACACTTTTTTAATATTGCGTCTGTATCATCATAAATATTTTTAATTTCCTTTAAATTCTCAGGAAGATGAGGCCAATGGGCTGGACCAACTTTTAGATCAACACAATCCCTATAGTCAGGCATGGGGGTATTGTATCCAACCGTAGCAGTATTCCATTTAAAATATTCATGATCACTATCTTTTAGAGCTTCCTCTAATCGGTTAATAAGATTAAGGTCTTCTGACATTACGTCTCTATACAAAATTATTCCAAATTTTGGATCTTCTACATTATAAATTTCCATTTTTTCCTTAAGACTAATCGAACTTTTGGTTATGGTATAATATATCATATAGCACATGACAAATCAAGCTACATTGGAGCAGCAAAATGGATGAATCTCTAATAAAACCAGGGCACTTTGGCAAAAAAATTAACAACATTAAAATATATAAAAATTTTGTTGAGTTAGAAGATCTTAAAATTATACAAAAGTTTTTACCTACAATTTCTGAATGGATGGATGCAGGAGAAAGCCAATATGCCGAAGATGGAACTTGCACATACGATGCTTCCTATTGGTCCGATAGACAATGTAGCTGGGACATACTTAATAGAATTAATATTGACATCTATAATATTATAGAAAAATATATTCAAAAAATGAAAAAATGTTTAGAAGATTCTTTTAAAGTAGAACTTTCGACAAGGCCACCGGTGATAATAAAATGGCGTCCTGGCATGGAACAGAGACCTCATGCTGATAAGCAGATGAACGACGGAAGACCTAATCCTTTTCCTACGTACGATATAAATTCTTTAATTTATTATAATGATGATTTTGAAGGTGGGGAGTTGTACTATCCAGATTATGATTTAATGATAAAACCAGAAGCAGGCTTAGCGGTCGCTCACCCTGGGGACATTGATTATCTCCACGGTGTAAAGTGTATTATTTCCGGAGAAAGATACACTACACCATCTTTTTATACAATAACTAAGGTTTTATAAATGATTAAAGAGGCTTATATGGATAATTTATCTTTTGATGATATTGAAAAAAATATTGATAAGTATTTTAGTTTATTTTTAAAATATGGTTTAATATGTTTTAGGAAAAGTCATTTTGATATTTTTGAGCAGAAAAAAATTACTGAATTATTTGCTAAAAAATTAAATTGCAATTATGTTTCCTCACAAGACAACGAAGATCATTCTTTTACTTTTAATAAAAATATTAAATTAATGTCTAAAAATGAACTTTTTATTCCGTGGCATCTAGAGCATGTTCAAAAAGAAAACCCTCAGGTAGCAGCTTCTTGGAATATGTTGTCTTTTAAATGTGAAACAGGGGTAGGAAACACAGGTTTTGTAAGTGCAATTGATATGTATAACAAAATGCCTGTTGAATGGAGATTATTCCTGGACTCGTGTGATGTAATGGGTAAAGGTGGATATTTTTTACCAAGAAAATGTATACAAAATCATAGAATTAAAGATGAAAAAATTCTTAGACTTTCTCCAAATAATGAAGATTTTCTTTATTCTGTAAATAAAGATAGTCCATCAAAAAAAGAAATCAAATTATTTAATGAAATTGTTGCCTGGTATGTAAGGCAAGTAAACGATAATGTAAATATTCAAAATTGGTGGGAATGGTCTAATGGTGATTTATTAATTGTAGATTTAAGCTGTATGATTCATGCTGTAAAAGGGGGTTTTACTCCTAGTCAAAGAATTTTTTCTAGATACTGGATTTTCGTTAATCAAACAGATGATACTGAAAATTAAAATAAAATGGACAAGATTTATATAATAAAAGATATTTTAGATAAAAAAGATTCAGAAAAAATTATATTATACTTAAAAAATACCCCAGTTATATTTGATGAAACAGGATATTCTCCATATGGAGTATATACTGGAAACGGAAGTGAAACGTTGCCCAACTTGCTTGAAGTCTACTATAGTAAAATAAAAAATATTATAGAAACTTCTTTTAATTGTAGCGTTTATGATGAGGGATTATCTAGTGTAGTAGAGATGAAGACTGGTGATTCAATGCCAGTGCATCTTGATCATGGATCGGCTCAAAATGAAAAGGTTGGCTTTAAAACAGGAGCTGGACATCCATCAAGAGATATTAGTTCCGTCCTTTACTACAATGACGATTTTGATGGGGGAGAAATATACTTTCCAAATCAAGATCTTTTAATAAAGCCAGAACCTGGATTATTTGTTTGTTTTCCAGCTAATGATGATTTTCCTCATGGAGTCACAGAAATAACTAGTGGTTATCGTTGGTGCTCTACTACTTTTTGGTGTATCAAAAAGGACTAAGCCTGAAGGTCTCCTAGGGCTACCCATGTATCTGTAGCTCTCTTAATTAAAGTAACAGAAGACCATTGAGCTCTAAGCTTAAGTCCAGGAGTTGCATTTACTGTTACACCTACAGTTGCAGTAATAGTTGTTTGTCCAGATCCTGTTTGCAATATTGTAATCTGAGTTCCTACGGGAAAAGCTACAGAAGAGTTCAAGGGTACAGTTAAGGTATTGGCTGAGGCATTACTTACTTCTACTAACTTGTCTTTATCTGCCAGTACAAGAGTATAGCTTGCTGTCTGCGCATTGGTTATAACATTAGAAGAAGCAAAATCTAGTGATATCGTTCCGTTGCCAACTTGTAATTTTTTATTAGTGGAATCCCAAGAGATTCTAGCGTCTGTTGTAGATGATGTAGTTGAGAGTGTCAGGGTAGGAGTATTAGTTATTGGACTTGTAAAGGTTTTATTAGTTAAAGTTTCAGATCCATCTAACGTTGCCAAAGTACCAGTCGTTGGAAGAGTTATAGACGTTGTGCCTGTTACAGTCAAAGATGTTGTATATGCTCCTGAGGTAGTAAAGTTTCCACCAAGAGTAATGGTATTATTATAGTTAACCCAGTTCGTTCCGTTGTACCTTAAAACTTGACCGGTTGCGGGACTTGTTATTACAGTATCATTAAGATCGTCTAACGTAACTGTACCAATGCTTCCGGCGGGACCCGTTGGACCTGCTGGGCCCGTTGGACCTGCTGGACCTACTGGACCAGCAACGCCCGCAACAATTGGTTCCCACTGTGATGTGCTTATGTTATATTTTTTTAAAACTGTCATTTAAATTCCTTTTAATGAAACCAACAACCGTATAGTACCATACTTTTTACCATAAGTGCTTAAGAATTGCTAGGGAAGCAAGCGCAATCCAGGCTACGTTAAAAAGAATAATAGTTGGCAATGTCTTTTTAGTAGAAGTCCAAATAAGGCTTACACTTGAGATAATGGCAAAAATATAAAGCCACCACCATTGCTTTTCAAATAAGAGACCCGGAAAGATGATTGCAATCTTTGTAGAAAACCCCAATGCCTCAATGGTGTTTACTTTTGTCCAGTATTTTGTGGACGACATAATTTTTAATGCTGAAGTGATTTTTTTTATAAACATTAGTTTCTATGATACTGGTTTTTCTGGAAAAGTTACACCCATAATGCTTGGAGAATCTCCCTCAAAGTAAGGTGTACAAGTTGCTGTTAGATCACGCAGTTCTTGACGATAGGCATCCCATGCGAAACACCACTCGGTGCCACGGATAGCTCGAACATCTGCTGACTGTGTCCAGTCACTCTCTTTGAGATACCAATCTCTAATTTCTCTTAAAACAGCATAAGGTTCATCTAATCGAAGTTCTTCAACCTTTGCTTCAAGTTCTTCTTTGGACGGCTTTTCAATGTCTTCGCTGTACCATTCAAGTTTTTCGTAATCATTATCTCTGATGGACCACATTGCTTTAGGTAGCAAAGCCATCAATGCTGAAGAAATAGTTATTTCTTTTCTCATTCCAATCATTTTATGTTCCTATCTCGTAAAGACGAAGGTATTGATTCGTTGCGCCAGTTGCTGCCGTACCTATGTTTGCTGTCCCTTGGTGGGCCAACACAGAAGCAACAAAAGTATATGTTCCTACACTGGCAGCAGTGTATAAAAAGGTTCGGCCATAAAAACCAATATGGTTAGAGGCAGCACCCATGTGACCGCTTGACATGACCGTAGAGCCATTACAAAGAATGCGATGGTACACTAAACACCATGCACCGTTTCCCTGGTCGGTTCTGTGGTTGCACATGTACTCAACCATTATTTTATTTCCAGCTTTACTAGTGGTAATAGATGTTGAAAGAATATCTACCCATGCTGCAGTAGTACAACTTGCGCTTACAGTTGTTGTATTATCAACAAATTGGACAACACTTCCAGGAATATTGATAGCACTTGCAGTAGCTGATATTTCCGTTCCTGCTGAAAAATTAATAGCCATTAGACTGCAATCTCCGATATGCGTATGTAGGCAACATAGCCATCTGAACCAGTAACAAAAGTAGTAGAGCTTGCTTGGTATGACCAACCACGCATCGTGTACGTATGGGGGCCAACTGAACCGGGAGAATGAACGGCAATTCTATGAATTCCGCGAATGCAAAATGTTTGCTCTCCGTTATAACCAGAATAAGAAAGTTGAGTTCCTGTCCCTACGTGAATTATGTCCATATAATGAAGATTCCATACTCCGTCACCCCAGTCATTTGATCTGTTATCTGATTGAAACTCAATAAGTAATTTATTTGATGCATTAGTCATTGTGATTGGGTTGCTTGTAAAAATTGTTATTGGAGAAGTGCTTGATGTCGCTACTCCAGTGTTGCTAATAGTATGAACCGTTTGAACAATGCGCCCAGGAGCTGAAATCATATTGCTAACTTCTGAAAGAGTTTTATTGTTTGAAAAGTTAATAGCCATTAGACAGCAAACTCCGTAGCACGAATAATACAAATTCCGTCTCCAGCGGTACCTGTATTGAAAGTATGGTTGCCCGTTGGGTAGTTGCCACAACGTAAACTATAAGTCTGTGTAGAAGTACTTGCTGGAGAATCTAAAAAATTTTTAGACCAATCGTAGATAACATGTCGCCAAGTACCATTCCACCCACTTCTTGTTAGCTCGGCATTTCTCGTGTTATTTCTTACCCAAAAATACCCTAATGACCAGTTCCCCTGAGCGATGTCTCCACGAAAGCCAATATTTACATAGACCAAAATCTGACTCGTAGCAGAAGTCGGTGTTATGGAAACGGTGCCTATTTCGTTTTGTGTAGCCCAGTTATTTGTAGATAGAGTTGCCGTAATGGTTGATTCTACTACTTGAACAATATTTTTAGGGAACAAGAGTTTTCCAGCAGCAACTTCTGTGATTGTGTTATTTGGAAAATAGATTGCCATCAGCGTATTCCTTTACATTTTTTGTAAAAACAGTATTATCTATCATTTTAGATGCCATGTCATTCATGGCATCGCTGTTAATATTCCACACCGTGTGCCCAAGTTCATATTGATTATAGAAGTCAAGTTCTCGTTTTGCCGTATTTTTGTCTATAAAACCAAGACCGTAAAGAACCCAATTATACAAAGCTGGTCCTGCGTAACCAAAGTATTGATTAAAGTCACCAGTAGAAAGAAGTTTGGATCTTTGAATCTCTAATACTTCTTTTGCCCCTTCAGACAGCGTTCCTCCACTAGAGACCCACTTCCAGAATTCAGAATCTGTTCTTTTTGATGCGTAATGGACAGAAAGAAAATCTTTAAAATCGTCATACATAAGACGCATTTTTTTGTTATATCGACTTTCTGAACCGCTGTTAACCGTCTCTTCTTTTGAGTCTTTTAAGTAGTGGAAAATAAAGTTATTTAACTGAATAATTGTTGAGTGAATACTTGTTGCTTCTAATGGCTCAGCAAAGGCCCCCGCAAGACCTACAAATAAACAGTTTTTGTGCCATAGTTTTTCAAGACGACCAGCCTCAAACTTTATTGTTTTGATAGGACAAATCTCCATGCCTAGAGTTTGTTCTATTTCATCGACAGCCTCAGTCGGAGATATGAAGTTGGAGTCGAATACATAACCACATCCTCTTCTTCCATTTACTGGGATCATCCACATCCAACCATTTTTCTGTGCCCATGCAGTGGTTACTGGTCTAATTACTTCTTCTTGTGGAAGTAAGAAAGGTATTGCTGTATTAACTGGAAGATTATCTTTATAAGATTCCCACTTAATCCCAAGTTTTTTAGAGATTAAACGACTTAAACCAGAAGCATCTATGAAAAAATCAGCCTCGATGTTTATTCCATTGTCAAGGACTAATGATTCTATTTCGCCAAGTTGGTTTAAATTAATATCTAAAACTTTTGCATCGATAATAGAAACATCATCACCACAAACCTTCTTAAAGTATTTACCTACCTTGTGACCGTCAAAATGATAAGCATGTGATGTGGTGCTAAAAATTTTATCGTCTTGCCAATAAAAAGATGATAAGTTATTTTCAATCATAAATCCATTAGTGCTAGCAGTATGAACTGGTAAGTCGTTTATAATTGCATGCATCATTATGTAATCGGTGCCAACAGAAGACACAGCAGTTGCGTCTAAAGGAGCAATATATTCGTGACCAAGCTCTTTCCAATCCTTGTGAAGTATGCCCAATTTTACTGTAGCGCCAGTCTCAATAAAGAAGTCTGCCTCATTACAACCATAGTCCCAAGAAATACCACGAATAATATCTACAAGCTGACCCGTGCTTCCCTCTCCAGCACCTATAATCCCAATGTCGCTAGATTCAATTACGGTCACAGAATGACTATCGCCTTGAACCTTCTTAATCATAAGAGCGGCTAACCAACCAGCAGTGCCACCACCAATTACTACAATTTTCATTTATGTCTCAGATAACTTTGGAACTTCGCTACTGTCAACCTCTATTAAAGCAAACTTAAAACTTTTACTAGTTTTATTATTTACTATATAAAGACTTTCTTCACCTTCAACTATTGTATAATCACCAATGCCATTACTTAAATGTAAGTCTTGAGTATAAATATTGCGCCAACGCAAAGATGTAGTACCAAGGTCATAAGTATTTGTTGCCGATGGACTAAAGTTTGCCGCAACAAGTGGAGTGCCAGTCAAAGTAGGTGAAGCTGACATTACAACTGACCCCGTGCCTGTGATACTACTAAAGCCAGCATACTCCGAATCCCAAGAAGCTGCAGTTGTTCCTGAAGCAAGTATTGAAATAACTCTAATGCTCATTCCAGGGAATACAGTAGCGATTAAGTTGCCCCCAGAAGAGTTGACGGTTAAATTTCCTGTGCTGTTATTTTCAATTATATACCTAGTGCCCACGGTCATTGTGCTAGCAACTGGCATTACTACAGTTTGAGTTGTAGTACCTGTAAATAGCTGTTGGTTATTACTAGCATTAGTAAGAGTAGTTGTTCCAGCAGCCGTTGCTGTAGTTGTATAGCCTAATTTAAAATTGTCAATTTTTGGCAAAGAGATTATAGAATCTGCTGGAATCGTTACTGTTCCAGTAAAAGTTGGCGAAGCAAGAGTAGCAAAACCAGATATAGAAGCACCTGCGGGTATTGTTACTATGCCAGTAAAAGTAGGAGAATCAAGGTTTGCTTTTAGGGATAAATCAGAAGAGGTAACTGGAGTGCTCCACGCAGTGTCATAATCAGTACCGGAACTTTTAGTCAACATTTGACCAGTTGTACCGCCTGTAGGAACTACTGCAACACCAGTTACTGAAGTGTCAGCCCAAATAACGCTAGTGCTAACAGGTGCTGTTCCTTGAATAGCCATTCCACTTGGACCAGTTGGCCCTTCGGAACCTGTTGGGCCACTAGGGCCTGTTGGGCCACTAGGGCCTGTTGGGCCTGTTTGTAATGTAAAATCTAAGATTGCAGCTGATGATGTGCCCGAGTTAGTTACAGCTGCTGTGCCAGCAGAGACAGTACCAACGGTGATTGTAGCAGCTGTTCCAGTTGATCCTGTGGGCCCAGTTGGTCCCGTAGGTCCAGTAGGTCCTTGTTCAAGGCCTGCTACAGCTATATAAACCGATACTCTAACTGAACTAGCAGAAGGGGGGGAATCAAATAAAATTGTTACTGCATCAGCAGTTGTAGCTTCCCAGGAAGTTAAGATTAAACCATATGGAGAAGCTGCTTCTCTAACGGTTATGCTTACATCTCTACTATTGAAATTATGAGTGACAACATACGAGGTATTTACTCCATCACCTATGGTTGCATTGTAAACTGTGCCGGAAACATTAGGAGTTATAAAATCTGCAAGTAAAATCCATTTTTCTGAATCATATTCCCATCTTTTATTATCAACAGTATGTATTGTTCCTAAAGTGGGTGAATTTGGAAAATCTATTGCAGTCATCTTTTATATCTCCTTTCTTATTATATAATAGTATTTTACACTTGAGTAAAAGTTCATTTAAAACCTTTATTCAATTAATGTTTAAAAACTAATTCTATCTTTAAGCTTTAATCATTTCCTACGTGCAGGTGATAACACTAATCATGCAGTGGTATCGGGTCGCACTAACGGTGATGGCGGGTCTACTTCGTGTTCCCACAAAACAAGAGTTTCCCCTGACAATACCCAACCTGTACTAAAACCCGAATCTGCAAGCAGTTGCAATAATTCATCGTGTGTCATGCGCTTATCTCCATAAGGGTGATTGTGGCTGGCGTGTTGTTTGTATTAGCAGAAACCGATGCTGCGGCAACAAAGTTTGCGAATTGTGTTTTATATGTTGTTGCCGATGTGGTCGCCGGCGAGTCTAAATACATGGCAGATAATACAAGAATAGCGTCTACCGTTGTGCTGTTTGTGTAACCGTGAGCGACAGCAAAAGTATGTATAGCGGTAGAATCTCTAACTATTCGAGCGCCGACGCAGTTGTCTTTATTCCCTGGCGTTTTGCTAAATGTCTGATGAACTGTGACAAGGATTTTGCTGGAAGATGATTTTGGTGTGATGGTTGCCGTCAGGTTTGTATCTGCCATTGTGGTAGTTGAGTTTGAAACAATGACGGCAGAATAAGTTGCTTGAACAATTTGCAACACAGTCCCATTGGTCGGAGTTGTGGCTGCGATGTAACGCCATGCTGTACCGTTCCAAATAGCAAGCATATCCGTATCGGTCTCATAGATGAACTGCCCCTCATATGGGGCTGTGGGGCGTGTGCTAGATGTGCAGACACCTGGTCGAAAACCTGTAGACAAAGAGTTAATAGCCATTATTGTCCTTCTTCGGTACTTGATGGTTTAACTAATGGGGCTGGTGGGTCTACATCATGTTCCCATAAAACAAGAGTTTCGCCAGACATTGCCCATCCATCAGTAAAACCATTGTCCAATAGTAGTTGAACCATGGGTGGGGTAATCATACTGCAATCTCCATAGCGAAAAAACGACTTACTGGTGCTGCGGATGCACCCATATAGGCGGTGGTTGAACCTTGGTTTCGGTTGTATTGGATTTTGTAAGTAGTTGCTGACGTAGTGGCTGGCGAATCAACGTAATAAAGCATAGTGTTAAATGCGTTACCGCTTGCGCTGCCGTAGCCGTTGTCTAAATCTGCGCCGACAACTGTTGATGCTCCTCGTAGAAGCCTTATACCCAAACCTGTTGCAGACCCAGCAACGTACCCGTTTATTGTATAAACACAAAGAATTTTACTTGTGCTTGCTTGTGGGGTAATTGTCAAAGTCAAACCACTGTCTGCAAAAGTTGTGGAAGTAGTAGAACGTAACGTCGTGTCGTTTGCGCTTTCTACGGTTTGCAAAATAGTTCCTTGTGCTGGCGCAGCAGCAGCCAAAGTTTTCCATGCAGAACCGTTCCAAATTCTTAATAAATCTGTATCGGTTTCGTAAATCATCTGACCCTCAAAAGGAGAAGTAGGTCTCGTGCTTGACGTGCAAACACCAGGCTGAATCAACCTTGACGGCGGGATAGTGTTACTGATTCCCATTATGCAACCTTAATAATGTAGTTGAGAATAATTGTTGGTTGCGTGTTTTGGTGTGCGCCACCACCACCCGTGTTTTGGTTGGTAGCAGTAGCAGTTTGCGTATCAAAGTATGTCCCCGAACCAGTGTTTGCTTGCGCTCGATAAAGAGTAGAAGCATCAGCACCAACAGAAGTAGCAGCAGAGTTGCTTCGTTGAACAGCATGAGAGTGAGCATCTTGGGTATGCGTGTGGCTAGGCATCTGTGCAGTAGTCAACGTATGAGTTTCAGTACCGCCTGTAGCACCAAGAGTCGTGCCAGTAATACCCGACCCAGCAGCAGTCAAACGACTAGCAGCCGTGCCACCCATATCATCTTCACCAGCGACAACACGACCACGCAAGTCAGGCAAGTTGAACGTAGTAGAACCATCTCCTGAACCATATGTTGTTCCAATAGTTGTAAACAAACCTGCATACGTAGTTCTAGAAATAGCCTGCCCGTAACATAGTTCCCAGCCAGCAGGAGAAGTGGAACCAGCAAAAGGTACAACGACCCCAACAGGCATAAACCCGACAGCACCAGTACCGCTAGAAATACCCATCAGACTTCTTTAATCCAACCCGTAACAATAATGTTCACAGCACTCCCCAAATCAGCGTAACCCCACAAACGCTCCGTAGCCACCAACACCAACGCCGTATCCAACACAACCGTGTCAAACGCTGCAATAGGCAACGCAGAAAGAAACCTCGATGTAGCACCACCCGTAGCAGCCCCACCAATACCCAAATACACCAAACGGTCAGTACCACTAGTGTTGGTCAGAATAATCTGTTTAATGATATGTTCACGACTCGTTGCTACCGCAGCAGCACCCAAACCTGCATCAGTAGCAGTCAACTGTGACGGACCTATAAGTCGTGTTTCACTTCTGTCACCTGTAGCCATTTAAACTCCTACGTCCATTGTAATTATAGCACTAAATTTAGGGTTGTTGAGCGGATCAACAACAAGAGCCGATATCCCAGCAGTAACAAATGCAGTAGTAGCAACTGCAGTTGTATTATTTCCTGGAGATTGTGTTGTAGCAATTGTACCAGTTGGAAGGGTGGGAGTGCCAGTAAAAGTAGGGTTTTCTAGAGGAGCTTTTGCGGCAAGAAGTGTAGAGTCATTTACCCAGTTAGATCCGTTCCATGTTAAAATATCATTTGAAGCAACAGAGGTAATTACTACATCGCCAACATCATCAAGAATAGATACACTAGGTATAGCTCCCCATTCTAAGCCTGTTGCGGTAGCAGAATTAGCTTTTAAAAAATAACCATTTGTTCCAACGGCTAAACGAGCTAGACCACCAGAAGATCTGGAGAGTAAATCACCTTTAGTCGTTAAAGTTGCTGCTCCATCTGAACTTTCCGCAACTAACGCACCACAAATCTCTACCCAAAATGAATCATAATAAATAAAAGTTTTTGCAGTATCTGATTCAAACCAAAGGTCACCAAGAGCTGGAGATGCCGGGGGAGTTGTAGATATTGTAATCTTTTGACCAGAAGAAAATTGAGTAATCTGGTTAGAGTTATTTTTATAAAATAATTTACCATCTGTATAATTTATTGCCAGTTCACCATAGTCTAAGGTGTTTGGAGTTGCAGCAGCTGTTGCTGATCTCTTTATCTTTATAGTATTTGCCATTTGCTACCCTTTATTTAAAGCTTGGTGGAAAGTAAGGAGGGAAGTAAGGAGGAAAGAATGGTGGGAAGAATGGTGGGAAGTAAGGAGGAAAGAATGGTGGGAAGAATGGTGGGAAGTAAGGAGGAAAGAATGGTGGGAAGAATGGTGGGAAGTAAGGTGGGAAGAACGGTGGGAAGAATGGTGGGAAGTAAGGACTATACTTAGTATAGCCTACTGCTTCTTTTCTTGGATATACAGTATTAGCAACAGGATTAGAAGAAAGAATCTCATCTAGTCTTGTTAATAATGGTTGCCCAGGAGTTAGATCATTTAAAGCAGTATTAGTTACAGTTCCGTTTAGTAAACTCGGCTGCCGTTAACTTAGGGTCGGCAACTGCTGGTTTATCTCCAACTATATTTGGTACGTTATTTTTTCTCGTACCTGATGTATTTCCACTATTAATAGCCATAATTTAACCTGTTGACAAATAGTATATTACATTTATTTGTCATTTCTACTCCATAGATAAAGTCCTAGTTAATTATAGTCTTAGAAAGTTCCACCGTCAACTATAAAGCCTTCCAAAGCACTACTGTTTCCATAAAGAGCTCCAGATATTCCAACTCCACCAGTTACAACTAAAGTACCAGTTGTGTAAGATGAAGACGCTGTTGCTGCAGTAAATGTTGTAGCACCGTTTGATGTTAAGGTAGTGAAAGCTCCTGTGCCTTTAGTTGTTGCGCCTATATTAGAAGAATCAATTGTCTTATTTGTAAGACTTTCAGATCCAGCTAAAGTAGCAAGAGTTCCCGTTGTTGGAAGAGTTACTCCCGTAGTGCCGGTTGTAGTGAGTGTAGTAGCATGGGCGCCAGATGTAACAAGGTTACCACCAAGAGTAATGGTGCTAGCTCCATTGTTTACTCCGGTTCCACCATAAGTTGAACCAATTACTGTGCCATTCCAAGTACCAGCTGCAATAGTTCCTACAGTTGTAATGCTATCATCGCCAGTGTATGTTCCACCAGCCACTGCAGCAAGCGTAGAGTTGTAGGCCTGTACATCAGAGCCAATTGCCAATCCAAGAGCCGTACGAGCGTCTCCAGCACTTGTAGAGCCGGTTCCACCGTTAGCTATGGCTATTGCCGTACCATTCCATACGCCAGTTGCTATTGTGCCAACTGAGGTAAGGCTTGATGCGGTTACTCCTGAACCAAGGGTTGATCCAGAAAGTACAGAAGTTCCTGCGATTAAGAACGACTTACCAGTTAGAAGGTTCATGTTTTCGGATGAAGTCCATGCGTCAGTTGCATCAATCCAGTTAAAGGTCTTGTCTGTTGCGCCCTTGAGCGTAAGACCGCCACCATCAGCACCTGCGTCTGTTGGAGTTGCTACTGAACCAAGCTCGATATTCTTATCGTCAACTGTGATGGTTGTTGAGTTAATCGTAGTTGTTGTACCATTAACTGTTAAGTCACCTGAAAGGGTAAGAGATGTACCAGTAGCAGCACCGATGTTTGGCGTTACAAGTGTTGGCGTATTAGCAAATACAAGTGCTCCAGTACCAGTTTCATCCGATATAATTCCAGCAAGTTCTGATGAAGAAGTGGCTGCAAAATCCGAAAGCTTATTGTTAGTAAGTGCTACAGTGCCAGTTGCATCTGGCAGAGTAATTGTTCTATCTGCGGTTGGATCTGTAACAGCAAGGGTTGTTTCATGATCATTAGCGGTTGCACCTTCAAAAACCATGCTTCCGCTATTAAGCGTAAGTCCTGCAAATGTTACGCTTGCAGACGTTGCTACATCTTGACCGATTGACAATGAGTGAGTTGTTCCCTCACCTGTTGTTGCTGCAGAAGAGGTAACGCCAGTTCCACCAGTTATTGTTGCTACATAGTTTCCTGAAGTATTTGTTCCAAGCGCAATTTCTATAGTAGTCGAAGCTGCTGCCGTCAAACGACCTTGGGCATCAACCGTAAAGGTTCCAACCGATGAAGCAGAACCATATGATCCACCAGTTACGGTTGTGTTATCGAGGTCCAAAGTAAGTGTGTCGGTTGCAGAAGCCGTTGATGTTAAGCCAGTGCCACCAATTATTCTAAAGGTATCTCCACCAGAAATTGTTAAGTCTGAACCACTATCTGCATCTACTGTGAATGAAGTAGAAATAGAAGCTGTTCCAGCTGCGGTCAAACGACCTTGAGCGTCAACTGTAAAGGTTGGGATTGCACTAGCAGAACCATATGAGCCGGCTGTTACACTAGTATTGTCAAGGTTAACTGTAACAGTGTCTGTATTGGAAGCCACTGAACTTAAGCCAGTTCCACCAAGAACATTTAGAGTATCACCACTTGCAATGCTTTGAGTAGTTCCAGTGTCTCCAGCAAAACTTAATCCACCAAATGCACTAACTCCACTTACTGCTGAATCTACGTATGCAGTAGTTGCTACTGCTGTAGAGTTGTTGTTAGCCGTTTTTGTTGTTGCGATTGCAGAAGAACCAAGATCTAAAGTGCCTGAGAAAGTTTTATTTCCAGTAATTGTTTGAGTGCCAGAAATACCTACATAGGCACCTGTTCCAGCAATTGCTACAACACTTGTAGCAGTTCCGCCTGCTCCACCGGTACCTTTACCATAATACAAAACATCATCAGCTTCGTTGTAAGCTAATTCTGCATTCTCAAGAGATGATGGTGCACCAACGGCTCCTGCTGAAGATCTTCTTTTGATTCTAATTGTATTCGGCATTTTAGAAATTTCCTCCGTCGGTTAAATTTACTTCAGCATGATTGACCCATTCAGAGCCGTTATATCGCAAGATATTACCGGTTGCAACAGATGTAATAGTAACGTCATTCAATCCGTTTAAAGCTTCTGAAGCAGCCATTCTATCTTTAATAGTTAAATGTGATCCAGCTGGATTTAGTCCTAAAACAGTTTGAACTGCTTCCATTGCATCATTTAAATTTGCGTGCTGCAAATGGTGTGGAACTGTTGTAGAATTTAAACTGTCGGTTGATGTTGGATTGATTAAAACATCTAAACTATTTGGATAATTTGTTGCCATTTCCAATTCTCCTATATAGAAAGTATCTTATTGATATCATTATTCCAGTTAAAAACAACAGTAACTGCTTCTGAGGAACCAGTAAATGGTAAACCAGTTGAGCTGTCTATATAAAATAGTAGTCTGGAATTTCCATCATTAGACCCAACTTTATAAAAAATTATTGCATTAAATGCTACATCTGCTGAAATTGTAGAAGTAAAATCTTCAGCATCTATAATTCCTAAGTTGTTTGTTATTCCAGTAATATTTTCTGAAGTATAAGCAATGCTGAGAGCTGGTACGTCAGATAAGAATTCATGAGAATTTTCATTTGGAATGTATGAACTTTTAATGAAGCTTACTCTAAATGAATCAGCACTAAAATTAAATTGACCATTTAGAATAGCTTGTTTTGCTTTTTTGTAAACAAAATTAGCCACTCTATATGCCTATATCTTTTGATAAAATTACTCTATATTTATATCCAGTTTCATAATATTCTTTTCCATCTACATTGAATACTGGAGTTGCATCAAATGATGGAAAGTCTATATATACCTCTGGCTTCCAAGAGTGCATTGAGACTTTTGCTCCAACATTTTCCCATCTTGATGGTGTTCTTTGTATTTTTTTCTTTTGAGCCTTAAAATATTTTGTATTTAAAAAGTTTGAAGCTGGCCTTGCGTTAAATTGAATAGTAACTCTACCATCGCTATATTTTTTATCTATATAAAATGCTCCGTTTTCTGGATCAACAGAAACTATATAGAAGTTAGGGTTCTTGGCTAAAATTTGAACAGTAGAAAATGCATCTGCTCTGACTGACTTGTCTTCTATTAATATCTCTTCATACAAAGGCTCTTGAAAAGATGTAATAGTTGAAGGGGTAGCGTCATCTGACTTTGTAAACTTTATTTGCTCTTCTGCAATAGTCTCATTTACTGCATCTAGTAAATTTGCTACTCTAACAACATATTCTTGACCAGACTGAAGTTGAACATCCCAGAATAGTCTTAGCGTTCTGGATATTTGATTATAGTCACTAATGGTATTTATGGGAGTAAATGGACTAGCAACAGGGACTGGAGTAGCAGCTGTTGTTTGAACAATAAAATTTGAATTTATTAATGAACTGATTTTAACAGTTCTTCCAAATTTGATAACTACTACTTCAGAATCAACACTAGCGCTCTCTATAAGATATAGGGCCACATTCTCTCCTTATTGACGTATACATAATTAGTAATACTTGTTTATAAAAAAAGATAAGGGGTGGAAGCTTTCGCAACCACCCCTTATCCCACGGACTGCCATGATTAGTGGCCATAACTATAATTGTCCTAAGGTTATTAAACTTCGTTAGTGAGCTGAACCTCGTAGTTACGAGCTAGGCTTACATTCTTAGCAACAGTAATACCTTCACCGTCACCAAGCATAACAATGTCATAACGCTCTTTCATCTTAAGCTGACGGATGTCACGGCTTGGATCATCAAACTGATCTGTTGTCATGTCATCTTTAACGAGGAGTGTACCAACCTCATTACGGTCAATCAAGAAAAGGTCTGACTTAGCTGCGGTTGCGCCACTCTTAGCTGTAAAGCTAACGAATGGTGAAACCAAAACATTAAGACCCATTGGAGCGGTTGCATTGAGTGCTGCATCCGGTGACTGAGGACGGTATCCCCAGCTTGTGCCAACAGCAGAAGCTGCGCCACCTGCATGGAAGATACTATCCTTAAGGAATACCGACCACATAAGTGGGTGAAGTATAAAGTCTGTTGGAATGTGCTTTTCAGCCATAAGAACAGCCGCCATGTCAACGATGTCATCCCAAGTAACTGTTCCATTGGCTACGCCACTGAAACCCTTACCAGTTGTGTCATCATAAGACCCACTGTCGTTGTCAAAGACGATTGTTGCAGCGTCCTTGAAGCGACTTAGTGCGATTTGTTCCTTGAGACGTGCCATAGCACGACCTGCTGCACGAACATGAAGACCAACAATGTCCCAAAGTGAGTCAGTGATGACTTCTTCGGTGAATGCTAACTTCACGCCCTTCTTTGAGACTTTACCCTCAATTTGCTTTGCAAAGGCGAGTGCCTGCTCTGGATACTCTTGTCCTTCTGGGATCTCAGCTGCTTGAATAGCATTAACGGCTGGGAATTCGAGGGAACGACCTTTGCCAAGGCGTACTGTTGAAAGCAAAGGAGTTACCAAAAGCTGTGGCTCAGCTGCTTCCTTTAGAGTACGAGAGATAATCTTGGGGAAAAGTATTGCTGCATCAGGTGATGCAAATGCTTCCCTTACGGTTACTCTATTGTTCTCATCGATATACCCATCCTCTGATAATGCTGCTTCCCATGCTGGGAGACCAGAAAGAAGTTCTTGGATTGTTTTACTCATCTTAGGATTTTCCTCCTGCTAGTATTATAAGGTTAGGTTGACGCGGAAAGCGCCAATGACGTTGTTGACATCCAGATTACTACGGATACCAAGTTTACCTGAGAAAGTGCCTGAACGGGTAAGTTCAAATACTGTCTTAAGTGCACCTGGATCTGAAGGAAGCTGCATGTAAGAAAGCAAACCATCATCAAAGTTGGTTGCAAACTTTTCTACTTCGACTACCTTACCAACCTGGAGGTAAGAATAGACATCGCTTCCGTCAAGGAAGTTGGCTGCAGCTGCCAACACTGGACGACCCATATGGTCAGAGCGAACAACGCTACCGACTGTTACGGTGTTGTTAATTCCACTTACCATTGGGTATTCAACATAACCATGGGTAATGAAGCCAGCGCCCTGTGAGGTGCCCTTATCAAAAGGACGGTACAGGTCATACTGTGCAACACCGATTGGAACCGATCTTGCCGCAACTGTAACTGTATCAGTTGCACCAGAGCTGTAAGCTGGAGTTGCTCCATCTAGCGGATCCCAACTTGCAGGCATATTATCACCATAGGCTTGGCTTGAACCAGTACCATTAGCTGGTACGATTCTTGCGTCACCATTTGCATCTGCTACGACAGAAAGGATAGTTCCTTTAGGGATTACTATCTCAAAACGGTCGTCTTCTGAGTCAAGATACCAAGTTGGTAGACCAGGATGTGGAAGGAGGTATGCTGCTGGAGCAATACCTTCTGAAACCACAAAGCGACCAGCACCGGTTTTAGTGCCTACTTTGCGAAATTTAGCTAAACTCATTTTTAATTATCTCCTTGTTTCTAAAGTTTACGACGGCCCATTAGGGCGTCTACAAATACTTGCTCAACTGATACTTCTTCTTTCGAAGAAGCAAAGTTTCCTTCTTCATCAACGGTTGTTACATTCTGTTCGTCAATAGCAACTGTTGATTCATTATTAAACTCTGGCACTCCAGTAGAACGAGCCTTGCGGACTGGCATCTTTACTAGATCTCTAAGCGAATCGGCCAAAGAAGAAGCTGTACGAGTCACATGTGACTCAATGAGCTCATCTCTCGATGTATCTTCTTCAACGCCTGCGCTAATCTTTGCATCAACAACTCTTTCTACAAGAATTCTATGAAGTGCTACTTTAAGCTTTGCATTCTCTTCTTCAAGAGCCTTAATCTTATTGAGATTGTCGCCTTCTTGCTCAGCGGGCTGCTCAGCCTTATCGCTGAGGTCTTCGACTTTCTCTTCTGGCTCTTGATCTTTTTCAGCCTTCTGTTCGTCAGCTGTATTTTCTTTTGAATCAACAGATTCTTCGGAATCAACAGCAACTAAGGCTTGTTCTTCTGAATCATCTACTTCTTCTTGAGATTCTTTATTTTCTTCTTCAGCTGATACTGTAACTTCTTCTTCTGAAGTTTCTTCAGCTGGAACTTCTTCTTCCTTAACTTCTTCGTCTTTTTCAGACTTTGAAGAAGCAATTGCAGAAAGATCTTCGCTCAACTCTTCAGTTACAGCTAAGATATCTTTCTCTTGATTGCGAACATCCATGTTAGATTTCTCCTGTAGATCAGTTTCTTTGGCAGTTTCCTCATTAGATAGTAATGAAACTGTTGAATTATGCTCATTTTCGCTTTCCTGTATTGCCATAGCACTAAGGAAAGCTCCTTTTAAGTGAAGATATAAGGGCTTTGATTCTTTTTTATTCATTTTTTTGAAAATTGAATCATGCTCTTCTATTGAATAGATATCTTCTTCATTCATATGAAGCACAAAAGCAGAGCTCTTGGCGACCCAACCTTCTGATGAAGGTTTTGAATCTTTATCAGATATAGCAGAAGTTGATCTAACGCTAGACTTACCATCTGCTGGTTGATTTACAAATGAATACTCTTTAAAGGAAATATCTTGCATATCAATGAATGCAAGTTTTCCTTTATAGACTTGGCCCCTCTTGTACTTAGGAAGCTTAGGCCTTCCGCCTTCACTTTCTGTGGCAAGGTCTTCTCCAGAAATTGAACAGACAGCTTTTCCTGCTCTTCCACCAACTGAACCAGTAAGGTATCTTTTATCTAGAACCTTCTGTGCAGCTACTGGATCAGTTATTGCAATTTGCAATCTAACGAACGGGCTTCCGTCAACTTCTTTGTCCATCTTGGCTGCCATAACTCTACCAATAGGCTCTGTGTTAAGATCATGGTTTAGAATGATAGGCTTAGGGTAAGGCTCGACCCATGACTGAAGAGCCTTCTCTAGTTCTGTAGATGAATAATTATTATAGTTAGCAGTAAGTCCGTTCGTGTATTGCTGCAACTTCTATAATTAAACCATAATTTGTATTAAAAGATTCAGAAAAATTATATTCTGCTTCACTAATATCCGGAAGTTGAATAGTAAAATTTTCTATGAACTCAAAAGCCATCGTATCTCCAAAAGAGTGACTGAATGTTAATCACTATAGTAAATTAATTTATCCTAGAATAAACATTATTATATAAGAATATCATACTTTTGATAAACTTTTCAAGGTAATGTCACTTCTTGGATCGTTATTCTTCAAAATATCAAATAACATCTGTTTACTCATTACGTGAATTGAGTAAATATATGATGCTGAATAAAGTTTATATCCTTTTTCTGCACAACTTGCAGACCATCCGAGATCTTCCCCCTGTTGATGTATTTGGTAATCAACGTTGTTGTAAACGTTTTTTGACATCATTTTTGCAGCCATAATAACATCTGCTTCAAAATATTCACCAAGAGGAAATTTTTGATCCCTATGAGCTTTTTTGCCAGGCTCATTAACCCATTTCATTACGCTTGGAAACATTGTTCCAACAGGAGTCATGAACATTAAAGTATTAACTGCATCGGCCCCACTATTTATGTGAGATATTAATAATTGTATTGTATTTGGATTAACTAATAAAATGTCAGAATCTAAACTAAAAAAATAATCAGGTTGATATTCTCTAACCTTCTTAAGCAGGCAGTTTCTCAAATTTACCATATTCTCATATTTAGAAATGGTCCAATTTCTAGTCCCTTCTGCATGAGTAAAATGATTAACATTTTCAGGGTAAATTATATCAAATACAGAAACTTCTGGATGTTTATCTCTCCAGTCTTCTAGTAAAGATATTGTTTCTGTATCATCTTTTGATGCAACAAAAACAAAACCAACATCTTCTAAATTAAGAAATTGTTTTTGAATGCAGGAAATCCAGTATGGAAATATCCATGCTCTATTGTATATAGGGCAGCCAATTATTAACTTCATACTTAAGCGGTTGTTTGTTCCTTAACCTTAGGCTTTGGCTCTTCTGCTTTTGCCTTTGGCTCTTCTACTAAAGTTTGTTCTGGCTTAATTGTTACTGCCAACTTTTCATCAATATCGTCAAACTTTTCGTCAAATGCATTTATAACATCAACAAGAATTGACATTGCCAATCTTGCCTGACCATTTTCTACTGCGGTATTAAAACCTTCAATGGCATCTTCACCAAATCTTGCAAGTTTGCTAACTTCTGAATTAATTTTCATTTTGGACCTTTCTTGTCCTCTTCTATCACTTCAACTATATCTATAACATTATACTCTGATTCTAGAGCATTTTCAATAACAGACAACCATGTCAGATCTGATCTTCTAATATTTGGAGAAGTTCTTCTGCCCTGTTGATTTTGTGGTCTAATTATATTTCCTGGACCTTTTTTATTTGAAGGCAAGTTTCTTTGACCTTTATTAGCTGACTGTTGGCCATCTGAAGTTTTTGGTAACGGTGCATTTTGCGCAGTTATTTCAGCTTGATTTTTAGCCATATCCATTTGAATCTCTGCTTGAATTCCAGCAAATAATTCTTCTTTTTCATAAGCTGGATCTATGCCAAGCTGGACTCTTGCTTCTGGTAATGTAATAACAGAATTGGTAAACTTCTGAATAATGTGAGTTTCTTTTTTAACTTGAGTATCAACGTCAATTTCATTGAACTTAAAAAAACATCTGTCTGAAATATCAGAATCCATTGGATTTACTATTGGGTCAAATCCGCCTTCAAATAATAGTTCATTAAATATGTGGACTCTTATCATCTCAGAAAGATGCTTCTGATATTGCTTTACCTTATCATACAAAGCAGTATCAAGTCTGTCTGTCATAGATCTATTGCCGCCACCCATCATCATGCCAAGATGATGAGGTGCTACTCCTAGTCCAATTGCAACTCTTTCCTTGAAGTGATTGAGGTAATTTGCTGCATCGAGCGATGCATTATTTGCTCCGATTACTTCAACATCATGCCTATAAGGAAGTATTAAACCACCTTCAGATCTCATGTTTTCTACTTGAAATGCAGCATCTTCTATTTCTTCTGGCTCAGCTGGTTGTTCGGCGGTTCCGATCTTATACTTGTATAAGGGAAACAGCTCTCTATGTACGAGGTTTTGAATATCTTCTTCTAATTGACGAAGAGCTATAACATCATCTAAGACCGAACTCATAAATGGCGTACCAAAAGCTCTTCCGGTCTTCCTATCAAAATGAAGATGTATAACTCTTTCAGCAGTCCATACTGGATCCTTATCGGTAGGCCCATAGGTAGTTGGATCTGTTTGCTGCTGATATGCTTTTGGTCTGTTAAATTTATCTCTTAAGATCCTAACTTGTTCAGTTGGAATAAGATAATAACCGACGATTGGTTGACCTGCATTTACTGGATTAAGTTTTTGAGGAAAATATTCAGACATATCTCCTCTTGCTTTAACTATAAAAACATTTGAGAACTTAATTAAATGATCAGCTACTTCTGTTAAGAAATCTATAAATGGCCTTCTCATTGCCATTTCCATAAAGTCAATTCTTTGATGCAAATAAGCTACAGCTTCTGAGTTTTCACCAGTTATACTCCAGCCTTCTTTCCAGAAAAGTTCTTTATACTTTAGAGTGGCTTGCTTTACATAGGAGTCAGTATCCACTGCTTGAAGTATTCTGTCAAAATCATAAGGAGAAGGCTCAAAGGTGGATCTTGTATTGTAATAATACGTTGAGCCTTGATAGCCAAGAGCTAAAGCTGCTGGCTTTAATGCCTTTGATAAGTTTTTAATTTGTTCTGGTTCTAACGTTTTTGCAAAAAAGTCAGCTGAACTATTTTGAACAAACGGTAAATAGTCTCTAATTGCCATTTAGACTCCTACGATTTTAATTTTAACTAATAGTAGCGGAAAATACCACTATGACTAGTTGTTTTCTCCGGCAGCATCAAATGCTCTCTTTAAAATAAGAGCTTTTACTGATTCAAGCCAAAAAACTGTTTCTGCTTCGTTGAAATCACTTTTGTAACTTAAGTTTTTATCACTAATCATAATGGTTACTGTGAATTCTTTTGATGCTTCTTCTTGTTTTAATTCTTCTACTTCAATTGTTTCATTTTCTTGTGACATTTATTTATCCTTTTTTATTTCTTTTAGTTCTTCTTTTAAAGAAGGTGTTGATAAGATCTCAATTTGATTAGTAAGCTGCTTTATAGTTGCATCTTTAATTATATTTTCCATCATCAATTGAGATACTTTATCTTGAAAAACTTGTATTACTAAATTGATATCTAGATTTTGATCTTGCATGGGTCTCCTAAAAAATAGTTTTCACAAAATATTATATCATTAATTATTCTACATTTTGCAATACATCTATATCTCTTCTAAAATTTTTACAGATAAAACATCTTCAGATTTATAGATTTCCATATTATCTGGAAAGTCTAACTCTCCATCCTCTATTGCTCCATCTTTAATTTCTATTACAACAATTACAGGTGTATCACATATGCTTTTTGCGTCTTCAAGATTTTTAAAGCCACCCCTAATGGGAAAACCCCCAGTATATTGTGTGTTAATTGCAAAATTTGCTGAATCAACATTTGAGTAACAAGTGTATAATAATACTGACATTTTTAATCCTTTAAAGTCTATTTTCTAATTCATCTATTTTTGCTGACAATTCTTGAACAGCTTTTATTAAAAGTGGTATTGCTCCCATTTCCCTCCAGGATATAGGAACATATTTTTCAAATTTTATTAATTCTTCTTGGTCAACAATTTCTTTTCCATTTTCATCATTTTTCATAGGGTAACCGCCAGGGTATCCAAATGCTGCAAGTTCAGGAAAATCTTCTGCTACTTCTTCTGCTATTAAGCCAAAGTGTCTATCAAGAGATTTTAATTGAAGACCTAACTCATCTTCCCATCCTTCTGGTTTTTCAACAAAAGAAACAGGTCTTAAATGTGATAATTTTTCTACTGCATTTACAATAGGTTGGATATCGTCCTTAAGAGACCTCATTGATCCTTGTGCTCTCATTACCTGAAAACCACCGCCATCAACAATTCTTGCTGTTATGGTGGTTGATGTTGTGGTGGCAAAGTTCCCTGCCGATCTATAACCAGAACCAGCAGCAAGAATAACAGTTGCTGCATCGACGGTACCTCCACTTTGGTTAGTGGCAGTGGTAGCGCTTGCAACGCTAAATTGACTTGGATTCCAAACGTAATAGTCTGAACCATTATTTGAACCCCAGAGCCATGTTGGTTGCCCTGACTGACCACTCCAATGAAAACGAGCATTAAATGAATCATTTGCTACATATTGGGCAACAGTTGCATTGGATGCGGTTGATGCATTTCCACTCAAAGCCCCAATAAAGGTTGGTGCTTGAATATAATTTGTAGCATAGATAGTCCCGTCATGTTTCATGTATGCATAGTTTCCACCAGCAGCTGGCCAAGGAGAAAGTGAATTAACTATTACATAAGGAGTGTCTGCGCCACCTCCAGTATCATAATAACCTAAAAAGGCTCCACTTCCAGTAATGGTTGAATAATTTGATTGAGTTCTTTTTATTTGTAAATAATCACCAAGCAAATAGGTTAAGAAATAATTTGAACCAGCGGCTTCCCTTATATATATATCGCCAGTAGATATATTATTTCCAATAATTGTTGAACCACTGATTGTTCCAGTAAAGGTACCGCTTGTAGCAGTAACTGATCCCTTTACTTCTAGACTTGTGCCGTTCCATCTAACGTAAGCCGTAGAGCTACCAACGCTAAAGTTACCATTGGCGTACCAGTAATTATAAGTTGGATCACCTAATGTCATTCCTCCAACTCCTGAACCAATTCCAGAGTTTATATTTAATTTAGGCGTTCCACTAGTCGGAACAGAAATGCTATCTGCAGCTAAATTTGCAGTAACTTGGACATCAGATCCAATAACAATAGTTTCATTATCATAAGTTATTCCATCGGGACCACCAAAACTAAAGTGACCATCGCCCGAAATAAACCAACCTTGCATTCCAGAAGATGTATCATAAGTTTTTGATTGAATAATAGTTTCTAAATCAGAAGCTCCTTCTAATGTTATTTTCGCTGCACTTATTGTTCCTGCTTTAATTTTATCTGCCGTTAGACTAACAATATATTGACTATCAATAAGCGGCGTTGATGGATCTGTTTTTTTAATAGCAGTCCAGGATCCAACATTGCCAGAAGTATCCTTTGCTCTTACTCTGCCAAAAAAGTTTTTCTGAACAACAATATTATCGTTCTCTGTATCTATATAGCTACCTTCAACCGGGACGGCAAATACACTAGAGTTTCCTGCTCCAGATTTAAATGGAGGAACGTACTGACCGGCAATTAATGGATTTGGTTTAAGTACATATGGTGGAGTATTTGGATTGACTATGTCGCTTTCTTCATATAGCTCATATTCATATACGGCCAAGTCATCATCTGTTCCATTATCAAAAACAAAAAGAACATTTTGAAATGAAGCAAACATTTCAAGATTTTGAAGTTCTGCCGGGATTGTCGTGTCTGTTGGTGCAGTAAATCTAACTATATCTGTATAGTTAGAGACTATATTAAGCTCTGGATCTTTAGCTCTAACTGCAAGGATATATTCTTTTCCGTGGAGTTAAATCGGATATAGTTTTTTTAATTTCTGCCATTATCTTAATCCTGCTATTGTAATAAATGCTAAGTTTGGATTTATTTCTTCTTGACTATAGGTTAATTTATAATTTGGAGAAAATTCATATTTATCTATTTTAACAGAGTTTGTTATTGCCATTATGTTTTTTTCTGCTAAAGTTTCTAATTCAAATATATATTTTTTATATTGTAAATCTATTTTAGAATATAAGATTTGGTCAGATAAATCTATTGCTGAATAACAATCTACTTCTGTCCAATCCACTGTTGGATAAACGGAGATGACTCCTTGATCTGTATATTCAAAAATTCTTATTTTAAATTTTCCATATTGTTTACCTTTAGGGCCAACAACTTTTAGCCTTGGTCCATCAAAAATGCCAAATGCTTTAGAGCCTACTTTTTCTGATGTATTATCTTTCCAGTCGGCGCCATCATTATACAACGCAAGGCTATATTTTCCAGATGATGAACTTGTTATTGAACTTGTATAGTAATTAATGTTAGCAGTTGCTATGTCAGAGTATGAACCTTCAACTGAAGGAGCTATGTCGGAAATTACCCATACGTTTTTTGGAGTTGCATCAATAGATGCAAGTGTTAATTCAATATTTTTTATATTAGTTAAACCATAATATATTGCATAGTATCTCGTTGTGTCAATATCTATATCTATATCTTCTTCTGCGTAAAAATATAATATGTTATCTATAACCCTACTTTTAACTGGAAGAAAAAATGTTTCATCTGCGTGGTCTTCTAAAACAACTAAGTATGAATAGTTATCCGTAACATTTTCTAGTGATGAGTTAATAAATTTATTAATCTTTTTATCTAATAAATCAACATATATCTGCTCTCCAGCAGCTACGTTATTATTTATTTCAGAAATATTAATTACTCTTTTTAACGGTATTTGCTTTGAGGAAAAAACTGTTAGACCTGTGCTTACAGATATTTCTGATTTATATACATCAAACCAAGCCATTACTTAGCCTCCAAGTAAACAATTTCGTATTCATACTTATCTGAATAACTGTCTGGAATAGAAATATTAACAACCGCATTAACTGTTGGGACTCCACCATTTTTAATACTGGACTCAAAAGCATTTATGCTAACTTCAAGTAAGCTTCCATCTGCGCTTTGCAAAAGCGTAGTTTCTTCTCTAGGTGTTTCATAATCTATGTCGGTTGATTTTATTCTAACAGATCCATCTTCGCCTGTATGGGCATGTGTGTCTATATCGACACCGTCTATCGTTACCCCTTCTGCCATAATAATATCGCCAAATATTGTTCCGCCAGATCTCATTAAGTACTGAGGATGGTCATTATCATTTAGACTATCTAAATTTCCATGAACAGAAGATAATGACATCCTAGAACTATCATCAATAGTTATTTGATCAAAAAGAAAAGAGTGTTTATCTTCATTGATGTTTAATATTATCTTTGGTCTAGGACTAGCCTTAACCGACAACTGATCTATGTATGATATATATTTTTTTCTTTGAATATTTAATGAAAGTAAATTATCAAATTTTTGCTGTATATTACTTCTTCTTTGAACCATGTCAGTAAGTATTGATCCAAAGTTTCCCTTAAATGAGTTAACCGCAGTTACGACTTCTTCTGCTAGTGTTGGCATTGAAGTTCTCATGGAAGTTGTTAAAAGATCAAGTTCAAGAGGTGCTGCGACTTGTGATTTAAATTTTAATGATGGAGATACATATTTAGTATAAAATATATGACATGTATCAAGAAGGTATTTTTTCATAGAAAATAGTAAGTTATCTATACTTTCTGTATATGCTGCTACTCGAATCGAGAAAAATGCTTGAAACTGTGCTGCTTGTTTTTTTGAGATGAGATCCACTTCGGAAGAAGGTATTTGGTCTGAGTTCTCATTGAGTTCCTCGGTAACGAGCCTCGTATGGTTTTCTGCCATCTTTGCCCATGAGAAGTAGAAAATTGCTGCTTGTTCTTGTGATTCATCTTCATATTCCGCTCCAAAGTCATATAATAGTGATTCCCTAATGCAGTTGGATTCGTGTAGTAAAAGTTTTAGATAATACCTAAAGTCAAAAAGATGGACAAATATAGAGTGAGATATTAATTTGTCATACTCTTTAACAAATTTCCTGCATCCCCTGCAACCGTGTTCTTCTGCGTATAAATATTGTTTAAATGAAATAAAATTAGGCGTAGGTACCTTTCTGTCATTTTCTCCAGTTTCTTCATTAAAAGAACCAGAACCACCTGTAAATACCATATCTTCTTGTTCGTAAAATGTAGAAAGTATTTCTTTATTATTTTTATTTAATTCGTCCCACAAATGAAAATGACATTCTTCCATATCTGGATCTACAGTTGGACTAATATAAACATTATTAAGAAGTCTTTCAAGCAGATCATAAACTTCTTGTATTTGGTTATGTGTTCTATTGACTTTTGATCTAACAACGTGTAATGGTATTTTATATGGCTTAGAGAAAGAATATGTATCAAAGTTAGCTATATCATTAAACTTTTCCTCAGCTCTTCTTATCTGACTCTCTTCTTGCAGTGATCTTGAAGCGCCTTCTTTAACGGAGTAATCGTTAAATATTCTTCCTGAAGCTGTTTGGGTTTGATCAAATGAATTCATGGACATAATTAAAACATCTTTCTTGAAACAGAACCATTATTATTTCTTCTAATAGATTTTCTTTTATTAGATATACTACCATTATTTAAGTTTGATCTATTAATAACCGAAGGTTTTTCCTCATCATCATCATTAGAAGTTGGCTTGGGCATAAAGAAGGTATTTGAAAATGATTCTGCTTTGACTGCAAAGTTCATTTTATGAAGCGATCCATAGTTTTGAGTAATGGCCAACAAAGCTAACATCAATGCATCATGAGCGTGGTCGACTGCTGATCCTCCGGCTTCAAACACTGGTCTTCCAATTGAAGTAGTTCTAACTACTATGTAAGATATCAATTGAAGGTATAGTTCTTCATCTTGCGCCGGAAAAACTATTGCTTCGTTTTCTAAGTATTGCCTTAAATTATCAACCATATATGGTTTGATTTCTTTTTTAATTAGAAGTTTTGTATAAGGATCTCTTAAGTCAATGAGTTCAGCAAAGCTAACTCCCTTAACTCTTTCTCTTAATTTAGAAGATGGGTTTTCTACTCCGTATTTATGAAGCAGTTCTACTTGAACTTCACCAAAACCTCTGTCGACATAAATATGTTTTGGCTGAAATATCTCATTTAATTCAACAATTCTATTAACACCTTTTGTTAAAGTAAATTCTGATTTTACAATTTCTTCTCTATAGCAAACTCTTGTTTTACTTCTGAATCTTTCGTCTTCATAATTCTCAGCGCATGCTTCTAATACAACAATGTTTGTTCCTGCGCCGTATTTATCCCAGTCTACGCCAATTGTATAAAAACTTCTTGCTGACTGTATTTCTGGCTCATAGCTCCAACCTGGATCCATAAATGATTTATCTACATACCTTCTTGGGTAAACGCCTTCTGCATCTTCCCCCCAGTCTGCTTCAATTTCATGCCTATATCCAGATTCAGAATATTCTTGTCTAAATTCTTCTTCTTGATCTTTACTAAAAAATGGGTTGCAATATGAAGGAAACCAAAATTCTTTAAACCTAACATTTGAGGTGCACCACTCCCAAAATCTTTCTCTTCTACCAGTTGGAGTAGATGCTCCAATTAAAACTTTATCTGGTTGATCTTCTGCGGTTTTCTGGAGCATTGCGTAAAGAGCATCAAGGTCATCGGCATGCATGTAGTCCATTTCGTCAAGAACAATAACGTGCGCTTCTTGACCTCTAGCTACGTCTGATTTTCCGCCCTGACCTCATGCCTGAAGTAAAGAATCTAATTGTTGATCCGTTTGAAAATTGAATCATAAATTGAGGAGAAGTAACTTTTCTAACAATTGAATTAGATACAATTTCATTTTTTGATGCTAATCGTAAAATTTCTTGATAGATTAATTCTACTTGTGTTTTCATTGGGGCAATAACTAAAGATCTACCATCATTATGAGTATAACTATAATGTATAAGATACAAAGCCATACTAAATGTTTTTCCAAGACGACGACCTGCTCTAAGAACCTTTCTTAAAGCTGGATCTCTTAATATTAAAGTTTGATACACTCTTGTCTCTGCACCAAGAAAGTTCTTACCCCAAACACATGTATCTTTTGCAACGTGAATTTGTCTTTGTTGCTCGGTGCTAATCCCTAAATCTAAAAGCTCTCTATCTACTTCAAATGGTTCATCCACAAGTAGAGATAACTCGTAATTAGTTAAGGTTCTTGATGTTACCGGAGATCCATCTTTCCATGCAAGATGATTGAGCTTATTTTCAAACACCCATTCGATTCTATTAATCTGTTTAATAATTTCTGGATCTTGAGCTCTAAGAATTTCTAAGATATCTTCCCTTGAAAGTCTTTCAATAGATTCTCTAAAATGTTTTGTTTTTTCTGCTAAAGTCATAAATTACCCAAAATGTGAAGCCATCATCCCAGCCTCTGAACCTAATGCACTTCTGGCATTTAAGCGACTGTTTTGTATTGCCATTACTCCTCTAGACCTAGATGTAGCAGCAACTTCATTATCTTTATATCCCATTCCAAATAGTGGCTTGTCCATAGAGCCTTTCATAGATTTTACAGCATCTTTGGCTAAATTGATACCACTTTTAACTACTTCTCCACCCATTTTTCCAAGATCATAAACTAATGATGCAGTTGCCAATAGGTTAAGCCCAGGAATTGCCATTGCTGCACCTCTTGCACCAAGTGCCATTGCTCCAGTTTTTGTTCCCATTGTTTTTAAAACGCCACGTGTGCCTAAAGTTTTAAACGCTCCTGTTTTAAAAACTTCATTAGCTAATCTAAATCCACCTTTTGCATTATCAGCTAATCCTGATTGCATAAAACTACTAACTAAGTGTTTTTTAGCCATTTTAGCTCCCTTGAAAGCTTCATCTGTTAAGCCTCCAGCGTCTATGTGGCCAAGTGCCCCTCTAAAGTATCCCTGCATATATCTTGATGCTTGAGTAGCTCCAGCGCTTGCCATTAAGTTTCCGGTTAATCCAACCTTGTTTCCACCTGATAATGCTGTAGCCATTGGAGATGCAGCAGTTAGAGTTTGACCTGCGGGAGCAATCATTCCAAGACCTGCACTCTTAGGGACAATTCTGCCAAATTGACCGCCAGTAAAAGTTTTACCTGCAGCAAAAGATGCATTATTCATAGTTGCAAGTCTTCCAACTTGCTTCTGAGCTTCTATCATTTTTTTTGTTGCCCTACCAGAGCCTGATAATGCTTTTCTCTCTATTAGATCAGACTTTCTTCCAGCTGTGATCATGGATAGCATTCCTCTTTGGAATACACCTTCTTTTGGAATAGCTGCCGTTGAGGATCCGTATACAGCATTTCTAAACGCTGCGTTTTTTCCAAATTGATTTCCAACAACTCTAGATGCAAACTGAAAAGGAGAATAGAATTGAGTATTTTGTGAAGCATTGAATATTGTCAAAGAGTTATATCTAGATAATGCTCTTGGCCTCATTGTGATGTGGTTAACTCTTGAACCCTTGCCTAAGGCCATTTTTCCTTGTGCCGACCCTGCTGAAGAAGCTAGCCTTGCTCTTCTTGCAGAAGATCCATAATAGGCTTTAGCTGTTGGATTACTTGGGGTCATAGAACCACTAGCAAAACCTCCAAGTTTACCTGGACCTAGCCTTTTTCTGTCGTCCATGAATCCTCCACCCAAAAGAGTGTTTGAACCACGACTAAGAGCAAATCCAAGAGATGCAGAAATAGATGGCAAATGCTCCATCATTCTAAATGCTAGTGGAACATTTTGCCCACCTAACTCATTGACTTCATCTGGATCCATTAACCCCTCCTAGAGTTATGCATTCCGAGAACCATATCCCCGTATGCATTTGTAGAAGCTGCCTGCATTGCTGATCCTCTACTGTATGGACTTTGTTTGTAAAAATCTGCATTTCTATTTATCTGACTTCTTGTATATGTTGATGCTCCGTATGCGCCTCCGGCAACTGCACCAAGTGCACCAAGACCAAATGCAACTGCTCTTCCTCTAGCTGAACCCATTTTTCCAGCTTTAAAAAGGTTTTGCCCTCCAAGTAAAGGAACTTGTTTGCCACCTATTAATGGAAGATCATCTGCAAAATTTTTAGGAATATTTATATCTTTGGCAAACTCGGTATTACTTAACATTCCAGCTCCACCAATACCAATGCCTGCACCTGCAGCCATACCAAGTACTCCACCAGCAACTGTTCCCACTCCTGCAGCCCCAGAAGACCCAAGGGTACCTTCTAATAAGGTTCCTGGACTAAGACCTCTTGACCCAAGAAAGTACTGATCAGCGTTTTCATCGCCAAATGCAATTTCATTGCCGGCATCAAACACTGCTCCAGTTGTATTCTGACCAAGCCCAATTGCACCAGCAGCTATTCCAGTTCCAATTAGAGCCTTTTTAGACGAACCAGCTCTTGTGACTGATCTTCCTATGCTATTTAATAAAGACATTTTTATCCTCCGTAAAGGTGATTATTTTTATTTGGGCCCATTTTTGTATGGCCAACTTTATTTCTATCTAGATTCCCAACAACTCCAGCTGTTACCAATGGATCTCTTCTTGTACTTTGAGGCATAGCTGGTGGTTGCATTTGCCTGAATGTTCTATTACTTGCCGGCTCCGTTGGCATGTAAGCCATTGTTTCTTGGATATTTTTTTCTTCTCTTCTATTGTTATACATATAGTAACCAATACCAGCTGCAGCTAGACCTAATCCAGCTAATCCTATTGTTTTTTTATTTTTTACAAAAAAATCTGTCATTGGAGTATCAAAATCTCTACTTGCTCTTTTTGATAAATCCACTATTCTATCTAAAGAACTTGCATTTTTAGATTCAAGTACTACTTTAGCAGCTTGTCTCTTTTTTGAAGAGTCATTAAATACTTCTGATAATCTTTTTAATTTAGAAAATGCGTTAGCTGCTTCACCTTGAGCAACTTCAGAAGATCTACCTATTACTTCATCAACTTTTGTATCACTTATAGCTGACATAACTAGCATATTTGAAGCTTCGTCTACGTGCGCTATTCTCATAGCCTGATTAACTAAATTAACATCATTATCAACTAAGTTGATACCTGCTCTTTTTGCTGCATTAAATATTCCTTCAGCTGGATCGCCCTCAACATATCCGACAACAATTCCTTTATCTCTAATACTTTGAGAGATCTGATCAACTAAACCTGTTCTTTGTGAACCTGTCATTGTTTTATTAGCTTGAGTAATACTTGCTAATTGTGTTCCAATATCTTGATCTCCAACTTTAATATTTTGTAAAGTATCTCTAAATGTTTCTGAATTGTCTAATAGGAAATTAGCTAGCTGTTTTGATTTACCCTCATCTAATGATTGATTAGCTCCCCATACTAAGTTAACTCTTGATGCAAGTTTACTTTCACCTTCACCAGTTCCAGAAACAAAACTTAATGTAAACCTGTTTAAATCAGAACTCATAATATCTTCCATTGGGTTGCTAAAAGTTTCAAATGCTTTTACTGACAATATTTGATCAGATATTTTATTAGCAGCTGTGTTTTGAGATACAGAGAATAAAGAAGTAAAAGGCATCATTGTTTTACTGCCAAAATAATCTCCTTGCGAAGTAACTGTTCCCATTCTAGCTGAGTCTTGCATTTTAAAGAATGACAAACCCATCTCTGTAGTAAGATCAGCATTAGCTGCATAAGCTGCGGTACCTCTTGCTGCTAAACCAATTGAATGAGTAGCTTCAGCTAAACCAACAGAAAAAGCTCTACTTTGAACATTTAAGCTAGAGTATGGCAATCCAGCCCCAGCTGCATTTCTATAATAAGAGTCTATTGCTTCATCTGAATATGTTAATGGATTTTCTATCTGATGAACTGGGCCTCCAGTAAAAGCTCCTTTAATTCTTTGGCTTATATTTCTAAATGTTTGCTGTTTACCAAATTGTTCATTAGTTAATCCTAATGATCTAATTAAACTATCGTCGTCTCCTGCTGTTATTCCAGCAGTGATATCTCTTGCTCTTATTGATTGATCTATTGCAGTTGCTTGAGAAAAATTAAATCCTGTTTTAACAATAGCTTCATCTGCAAGATTTCTAGTCAATTGCATTGTTCTTCCAGCTACATTAAGAGTACTTAATGTTCCTTCACCTTCTGCTCTAGCTTGGTTTAGTGTCCTAGTTATATGAGACTTAGCTACTGCACCTTCTATTATCTCATCAGCGTCTGATCCAAATGCTCTAAATGTATAATTCTTTTTGTCTTTAGAATATGCAAGAAAACCTTCAGCATCAGATGATAATCCTAGATCAGATGCTTTTGTCGTTAGTGTTATTCCCTGCATTCCTTTTTCATTAGTTGATAAGTGCCTAAATACAGCATCGCTCATATGGCTAACGCTTCCAATGTCAGTTGTTGGAGTCATGGCTTGAGATCTTAAAATAAGATTTCTACCATATCTTTCAAATTCTGACATTTGATCACCAATAACTTTTCCTGTTTCATCAAACCTAAAATCTAGAGTTCCTAAAGACCTATACCTATCAGCAGAAGCCTGCAGAGCAACGTCTACGTCTGCTACGTGAGAACCTTGTTTTATATTGTCGATTATTCTATTTGCTTCATTACTTCCAGATGCGGCGTCTTGTTCTATTAGTTGAAGTAAGTTGGAGTTTAAGGAAATGTTTTCCATTGATCTTGGAGCCGTTTTTCCGCCTATATCTATTTGAGCTCTCATCTCTGGACTTATCATTTGATTAACTATTTTTTTTGCTCTGTCAGGATCATTTGGAAACATAGAGCGAGCTTTTTCTTGGAAGTATGAACCCATAGTTTCAGAAGTGTCTATTAAATAATCTTTTTGAGTATTAACTCTTTGAAATACTTGATTCATTAAATCTTGAGCTACGTTGTCTGCATTAAAGGCATCTAGGCTACGAAGTGTATCTCCCATTTTATTTAAGTCGAATAAAGCGTTATGGCCAGATACGTGATCGGCATTTAACATTTCTGTAAATAACGTTTTGGACCTTTCTACAAAATTTATTCCACCCTCACCCATTTCTTGAGCTTCTCTACCCATTTGTTTTAAAGGGAGATTTACAGCGTCAGACATCCTATAACTTTGACCAGACTTAGTAACTCTAGCAGCATCCATTCTTCTATTAATAAATGATTCATCAACTACATCTTCTTCACCAACTTTATAAGCAAACTGTCTTACTTGAGAATCTGGCAGAACGTCTGTTGTTTCTACGTCAAGAGTTAATACCCTTTTTCCAATTATGTCTACTGGATTCTCTGCTTGATAAGCTAATCTTTCAAGTGTTGCAGTATTCATCATGTTTGACATACCAAAGTTTAATGCTTGAACACCTTGCTTATCTTTTTGCACATTAAAAAACATTTTATTTAATAAAATAGATGCAGGGTGAGAATATTCATCTACTTCATATTGGAGCATGGATGAGTATAGGTTTCCTGATGGAAATTCCATTCCAGGAATTCCAACTTGCGGCAAAAGGTTATCCATCTGTAAAACTCTTTGTCGAAAAAAATTCTTCATGTCCTGTTGAGACTGATATGTTAATTTACTTAAATCTATTTTTCCGGAAGATCTTTCGATATCCATATCTGCTATATTAGAAAATTTATTTGTATTCTTAGGATCGGAAAGAACTCTGAAGTACTCATCTTCAAATTCTTTATATCTTCCTATAAATTCTTCTGGACTCCCCATTATCCTATTGATAGCATCTGCTCCAATAGGTGTTGTTTGTCTAGCTACTTTTGCCCCACCAGGCATTGCGCCAGTTAAAGAACGAAGTAATTTAGCTAAAGAAGACTGACTGTCTGAATTACTTGTATCAAATAGATTCATCTCTATCCTCTAAGACTTCAACCTCTATGTATTCATCAACTTCAAGAGTTCCCATTTTTTGTTTAATGAGTTTTTGTCTTTCTTTTTCTATTCCTTGAACTTTATCTAAAATGTCAGATATTGTTTGAGCTGTATCTAATTGCGTTTGACCAATCTTAGCTTTAGCTTCTCTGGTTGCTAGCAATTGGTTTCTAAGATCTTTGCGACGCTTATGAAGTTTATCTTCTAGTTCTACCGCTAGGTGCAATTCTTTTTTCATAATTGGTTCACCTGTATTGGAATCTATTCCAATAATGTTTTCTTGAATAAAATGTTCTTTAGCAAGAAGTTTTGTTTTTCTAATGTATTGAACTTCTTGGTCCACCAAGTCTCTCACCATAGATACTTCTACTAAGTTTTGAGGATTAACTTCAAGTTGCTCCATATAATCATAAGTAAACTGAGAAACTATAGACATTTCTATAGGACAAGGATTACCCTTAGGTGCTAAGTTTTCCTTAAGAAGTGGACATGTATCTGCAAAAACACATTTTTGTGTTTCGCATGTCATTGGTATAGATGAAAACATTGACGTCTTTGTTCTTTGTGGACGAATGAGCTCAACTACTTTTTGCTTGTCTTGATCAGACCAATTTTCTGGAAGAAATAAATCTGGTCTAAGAGACTCAAATTCTTTCATAAAATCATTTTTATTATACTTTTCTACATTAGACATTAAAATCTATCCATTCACTCGAGGCTAACCCTATATCATCAAACACTTCTGTAACAGCACTTTTACACTTTGTGCAATAGAAGTTTTTTATGTATTTAAATTCATTTTCTTGTAAGATATATTCTACAACGTTCTGCATCTTTATAGAACATCTGGGACAAAGCATTTTACGCTGATTTAAATACGTCAGATATACTTCTTTGGAGTTTATCTACAAGCGCAATACCTTGGTCTGCGCCAATAAAAACTCCAATTTCTCTCATTTCATCTGGGGTTAAAACTGCGGTAGGAAGATATCTAGCACCTTTGCATACTTCGCAATAGAAGTCTTTACCATTTGAGTAGCATCCACATTTTTCTATGATGCCAAAAAATTCTAAAGCTTCCGCTATATCAAACCATCTAGACTTAAAAAGTTTTTTAGTCTGCTCTTTATAGGCTCTCAGTTTATATTGATCACTGGATAATAAAGTGCCCATGTCTAGAGACTGTTTCATTAAATCATTTATTGTTTTATATAAAAAATTTGGAAGTTCAAAATCTCCATTTGTATTTACGTAATTTTTCCATTCATTACTCATGCTTACCTAAATCTTTGATTAACGTCTTGTCTTTGTTTTTGATATGCTAATCCAGCAACAACTGCTGCTGCTGCTCCTAATCCATACTTTTGATTCTTACTTAAACTATTTAAAAACCCTTTTGGTTTCGGAACATTGTCAACTATTTTATCAGTTGTTTGTTTATCTATTACTGAAGTAACACTAGAGCCAGACCTTCCCCCTCCACCACCTTTTTCAGTTATAGCTCCACGACGTCCTGATCCTGATCCCATACCTATGGCACCCATTGGTCGCCTTTGGCCACCACCTATGGCACCCATTGGTCGCCCTTGGCCACCACGTGGAACGGGTAGATTATTTCCACCAGCTGCCAAACCAGTTCTTCCGTCTTGGTGGAACTACTGGAGGCATTCCTCCTCCCGTAGTAGCAGAAGGTACTCTTCTACCGACTCTTTCTAAAACAGCTCTAGCATTAACTGCTTCACCACCAGAGCCAGCCGCCATTCTTTCTAAAGCTGCTATTTTTTCCGGTGCTAAAGTTCTCATCTAAATCCTAGTACCTATAAGCGGAAGATCTACCAGATGAAGTTCCATTATCTCTTCTTCCTGCATAAGCTAACCCTGCAACTACGGCAGCTCCCATTCCAATTAAAAGCCCTCTACCATTTCTCATCTTAGAAGCACCACCAGCTACCCCATCTCCAAGTCCACCAGTACTACGTGTTGTGGTTTTGGCTGCTGATACTGGATCGGTTGGTCCTTTAGTTGTAGTCCTTCCTGTTCCTAGCATTAATTGCCTTTGTGGTGTATGGTTTATATTTCCTACGTTTATAGGACGAGGTCCTGAAGTTGAACCCATTCCACTTGCTCTTGCAGGCAGGTTTCTTGAAGGGTTCATTGGTGTTCTACCACCTGTTGTAGCCGGTAGGTTTCTTCTAGCTGGTAAGTTACTTCCAGCACCTCTCGGACCACTACTCATTGGAACTGGAAGTCTATCTGGATTAATGGGTCTTGATTTTATTCTTACAGGAGTTGTTGTTGATCCTTGACCTGGAACCATTCTTACTTTTGGAGTAGCTCTACCGGTTCGATTAGCATCAAATGCATTTATTCTTTCATTCTTTTCGAAGGCTTTGTTTTGAGCTCTTCTAGCTGTTGGAGAGTCGCCTAAGTTAGCTGCTCCTAAACCAAGTACTTTATTTGCTATTGCACCTTGTCTGCCTGCACTTTTTTGTGCAAGAGGTGTTGGTGGAGTATATCTGCTGTTTTTTCCAGGATACCCTACTCCAGGTGGCATAAATTACCTCCATTATAAACGATATAATAGAATAGTAATTAATTATTTTGATTTTTGTAATTAAAATATTTTTTTAAGACCTTTTGGAAAAAGATTTTGTCTTACAAACTTTCTATAGGATTTTGCAGATCTATTCAAAGGTAAGGTATATCTACTATTGACTTGTCTTTCATTACTGTTCTTTGACATCATTCTTTCTTTCTTTCTTTGGTTTATTTAAATTTAATACAAGATCATCTTCATAATTTAAGTGAAATATAGTTCCCCTTGGAGGGGGGGTATTAATAATTATATCAGCAACCTTATCTTCAATCATCTCTCTTCTTATCTGAGACAAACCTCTTGCCCCCTTGACAGAGTCAATTCCCTTATCAAGCATTGCGTCAATTACGGAGTCAGTATATATTACTGAGTAGCCTTTGGTTAAAAGTTTGTTTTTAACAACTGACATTTCTAGTTCTGCGATTCCTACAAGGTTTTCTCTAGATAGATGATTAAATACTAATATTTTGTCCAGTCTATTTAAAAACTCTGGTTTAAAATGTTTTCTAACCGCTTCTAAAGTATTTTTTTCAACTATATCTTTTTTTGGTATTTCTTTTGTTTTAGAAGAAAAATCAACTCTTCCGGTAAATCCAGCTGAGGTTTTCAATAGATCATCAGATATCTTGTCGTTACCTAGGTTAGTGGTCATGATTATGATTGTATTCCTAAAACTAACCGACTTACCCTTATTGTCAGTAAGCATGCCATCATCAAAAACTCTTAGGAATGTATTCCATAAATCTTGATGAGCTTTTTCTACTTCATCTAAAAGAACAACTGTACTTGGATATTTCCTAACTAGATTAACAAGTTGACCACCTTCTTCGTGGCCTATATAACCTGGGGGAGATCCAATAAGTTTTTGGTTCTCATGCTTATGTTGAAACTCGCCACAGTCTATTCTTACTAAAGAGTTCTCTGAACCAAAGATATACTTATGCAATGTGTTTGCTAAGTGTGTCTTACCTACTCCAGATGCTCCTGCAAATAGAAATACACCAAGTGGTCTATTGGTATCATTTAATCCAACTTGAGATCTTTTCAAGGCTGAGACAATAGTCTCTATAGATTGATCTTGACCAATGATATTATCCTTCAAATGGGCTTCAAGTCCAAGGAACTTTTCTCTAGAAAGTTTTTTTGGCTTTACCTTTTGCCATTGAGTAGATTCTTTTTTAAAAGTCTTATTAAAAAAATCCTCAAGCTCTGGAGGAAGATCTGTTAGATCTGGCATATCATTTTTAGTATTTACTTTTGGACTTTTCTTTAAAGCATTAGGTTTCTCTAAATACGCTAAATCAATCCACTGATCTATATCAAGACCAGGATTTAGCATTATACATCCATAATATAATGCTTCTAGACACTTTTCTGCTGCGCCTCTACTCATCATCCTGAGTGACTCAGCTACATCTGTTTTAATATTAAAAATTACAGATTCAAGAATAGCTTTACGATATTCTTTTGGTGGCTTGTTATCTATCTCGTCAAGTAATATTTTAGCTTCTTCTGGCTCTAAAACTTTATACTTAACATAAGTTCCTAGCTCAGGCACATAGATTTGATAAATATTCATTTATAGAGTCCTTGCTTGTTTTTAATAGATAGTAACAAAAATTATTATCTTATCTTAACAAAGAATTATTTTTAACTCTATATACGTATACTTATATAAGTTTGCTTATATAATATAAGATTATATGATTCACTTGCGTGACTACGACCACAGTGGTTTCCTTAGCTGCTTATATAAGAGTATATCGAGTAAATAATTGCTCTGTCAAATTTTTCTAGATATTTTCTATTTCAGGTCTGTCTTCTAGACACGGACCAGAGAAATGCCAATACATTAAAAGATCATCAACAGTTGTTATTCTTTTATTTAGAATAAGTAAAGCTCTTTGGAATTCAAGCTTAATGTCAATACTTCCTTTGGGTTGTTTCATTTAAATCTCCAATACGATATAATGCGATCTGAATACTATTCAAGTATACCAAATAAAGGATATAAATGCGTAAGCCACCGAGATTAGTACAACTCTATAAACTACTAGAGATGGTTGACTCTGCAATGCTTGGAAACGATTGGCAGAGTAAACAAGAATTAAGAAGAATAAGAAAAGCAACAATTGCTGAAATAAAAGACATAGAACAAAAACTACATGACATGAATATGGTACAATAGAAACATGTCTGATGAAAAGTCACTTGAATTAGCAATTGCCCAACTTGAAAGACAGTTTGGCATTGGTGCAGTAATGAGACTCGGATCTTCCGAAGTCAAACAATGGCCATCTGTTCCAACTGGAGCAATGTCACTTGATTCTATTCTTGGTATAGATGGACTTCCACTAGGAAGAATCGTAGAGATCTATGGGCCAGAATCTTCTGGTAAATCTACTATCTCTTTATCTCTAGTTGCCCAAGCCCAAAAGATGGGACTCAAGTGTGCTTACATAGATGCAGAGCATGCTTTAGATCCAGCATACATGGATGCACTAGGAATAAACTTAGATGATCTTCTACTAGCTCAACCAGATTATGGCGAGCAAGCATTAGAAATTGTAGATAGGTTAATTCGCACCGGAGAGATAGGCGTTGTCGTAGTTGACTCAGTTGCCTCATTAGTTCCTAAAGCAGAGCTAGAAGGCGATATGGAGGCCAATCAGATGGGTCTACAGGCACGAATGATGTCAAAAGGTTTGCGCAAGCTAGTTGGTCTAGCTAATGAGCATAAGACTCTGATTATTTTCATTAATCAATTGAGAAGTAAAATTGGAGTTATGTTTGGTAACCCAGAGACTACACCTGGTGGGATGGCACTTAAGTATGCAGCATCAGTTCGAATTGATCTTCGCAAGAAAGAAGACTTGAAAGACAAATCCGGAAACTCAATTGGGATTAAAGTCAAAGCCAAAATTATTAAGAATAAAATGGCTCCACCAATGAAGATTACTGAATTTGATATTTACTATGGAAAAGGCGTAGATAACTTTGGATGCCTTTTGGATTTAGGAATGCAATCCGGGCTATTTACACAACGTGGTGCTTGGGTTTATTATAACGGCGAGTCTTTCTCGCAGGGTAGAGACAACGCCATAGAAAAACTAAAAGGCGATTCTGAGCTTGCAAAAAAAGTTGAGGAGCAAATTAAAAATGGGTTTCAACCCGACACTGTGTCCTGATTGTAATTATCCCCCTAAGTTTATTCTTACGGCTCTTCCAAAAGAAGATTATGAAGACAATAAACAAAGATATAGTGTAAGGTGTAGAGACTGTGACGATTTTTGGGTGGAGATTGATGAAGAAGAAAATTAAATGCTTTAAGGTCGTAAGACAGGATCCAAAGAAAGATAACAGCTCAACAAAGCTTCAGGTCAGTCAGATAGGTTCTTACGTAGATTACTACGACTTGTTTAAGAAGCTCGAAAAGTAACCAACTTTCCGCCGACAAATTTTTTTGGATTTTTTTCAAATTACTGGCGTTACTATAAGTTTATATGTATAGGAGATTCTAGTATATATGGATTTTTTCAATAGATTTATGAGCTTTTTTGAAAGCGAAACATCTCGACAAGAATTCATGGACTTCTTACTGCCAGAAGGTCTCGAAGAAGACGAAGACAAGATGATCACAGGTCACATCTCTGATCGAGGTGAAATAGTCTTTTCAGTATTTCCCATGGAACAATGGGAACTCATTTTGGAAATGTCTCGTATTATTAAAAAAGATGTAGAAGAAATAGTAAAAGACCTCGGTCCGGAAGAAGCTCATCAGCTTTACATTGGTCCGAACCGAGGCTAGTTACTTAGATTAACTTTGAGTTAGCTCCACTCAAGTAGTTCTCTTGGTACGTGTCATACACAACACATCCATATATTTCCTGTGCTAGTCTGCGTGACCTAATGGTGTAGTACCATGGTAACGATTGGTGGCTTTGTATAACTGCACATGGTGTTTCTTTTTTATTTCTTGTAGAAAAAGAATAAATCTTTACTTTAGACTTTTTCAAAGCTTGCTCATAAGAAGGAGGAATAAGTAATGTGTCTGGATTCTTATAATCTACAAAAACCGCCGCATCAAAGTCGAGCTTCTTGTTTCGATACAAGGGATAAATAATATTACAGTCAACTCCATGAGCCATTAAAACAACTTTTTCATAGGAGTAGTCCTGGATCATTTTGAACTTCTTCCAGACTTCTCTAGAGTTTTCCTCTAGGTCTATAGAAGTATCGTAATTAAAAGTTAGAATATCATGATCTTTCATGAACTCTTGTAAAAGACTGTTTGATGAGAACAACTTCTCTGATGCTACTATAAGTTTTCTATTTGTTTTATTAAGCATTGTCTGTGTGCCCTTCAGTTTGCATACCCATAATTATCCATGTCAAAATCCACATACTCGTCTACATATCCTTTTCCATAGTGTCTAGAAGAATAATTCTCTGCCGGCTCTGTATCTACCCACATAGAGCAATCAGGACAACGTACAGAGCTAGACATAGCATCTTTAATGATGAATTCTGATACACACTTATCGCAGTTCATGAAGTTCATTGATTTATCCTTTATGGTTTTTTATTTCCCGGGGCCTTCCCGAATACCCAGAACCTATCAGGTGTGAGTATAGATTGCAACCTGTAGGGAAAACTTTTTTGAGAAACATATATAAATGTATATAAAGTCATACTAGGGTAAAAATAAGGGAAAAATTTTAGGGTGGTAATAGTGGATACATACGTGTCCTTTGACCTTTTAACATGCCCACCCGGGTATGGGGTCTTACCATCACTAACAAAGGAGAACAATGCGTAAAGCTATTGTCATACTCATCTCAGTCCTTACAGTCACTGTAATGGGTTGTTCAAGCAAGGTTGCAGTTTGCGACGGTTCAATCCACACTGTTCGTAGTGGGGATACCATCGTAGCTATTGCACAGCTACACTGCACAAGCAACATCGAAGTAGCTATCGATCAGCTTGTCCTGCAGTACGGTAGTGACATCACCCCAGGTCAGCTAATCCAGCTTCCTGGTAACCAATAGAAAGGAATAAGCATGAAGCTTTACTCCTATACATGCACTAACCCTGGATGCAGGTGTGGTAATCCACTACTGCCAAAGTATCCAGAGGGTCATCGCAGCAGGATGTGGTCCTACTGTGACGCATGTTATGTCCGGATCTTTCCGAAAGCATCGGTAAAGAAAAGGCTTACAAAGGTAGCTAAGTCACAGCCCACCATCACAGCAGAGCGTTGCTCCATGTGTAGTGGATTGTACGACCCTAGTACTGTAGCAAATGCTGACATGCTTTTGTGTCAACGTTGCTACTAATACCTATTAGTAAATAAGGTTAATTAAAAATAAGAAAATTGTTCCCCTGGGGCTTCGGCTCTGGGGGAACTTTTTTTTTATGGATAGGAGACCGATCTCTTATCCCCGTCAACAGGCGGTTCCTGTTACTTTCTCAGTATCAAGCTGGGGGAAAGGAGAGTGCCATGAGGTACTGTCCAGACTGCTTGCACACCATCGATCAATGTGATATTGATTGTGTGTCTAGCGAAGAATACTACACTGGCAGGTGTCAGGATTGTGGCTTTGAAGGCTGCATCTGTGACCCTGCTGACGAGGACTAACTATCCTCAGAAGTATATAAGAAACGTGTCTCCCTCAGGGCTTCGGCTCTGGGGGAGCTCTTTTTTTACGGATAGGGTAGAGATCCCTGAATCCCCGTCAACAGGCGGTTCCTGTTATCTTCTCAGTATAAAGCTGAGGGAAAGGAGAATGTCATGAAGACATATCTCGTCAAGTATACCGGATCCGATATATGGATCCCCGTTGAGGCTGATAGCAGCTATGCAGTTGCTTCCCAGCTTCTCTTGGACCAGAAGTCCGGCACAATCAAAGGTGCTCCCAAGCAAGAGGTCACTCAGCCTTTTGACCGGACCACTAACCACCTTAACCCTGATGTAAATATTCAGGACAACAAAAAGGAGCCAAACATGGTAAAGACCACTACCCAAGGAGGTGCTATGATCAAGGAATACTTGATTGAAACTACCACAATTAACGACACAGTAATCAGCCGTGTTATTACTAACGATCCTGATTATTGGCTCACCAAGATAGGTGTTGTCATCGTTCACGAAATCAACCGTGGTAACTACAAGTTTGCCATGCTTGAGGATCGGTTTTCTCATGAGAGCTTTTGTGTAACCATCACAGCTTTCAAGAACCCATTCACTGGTGACCATCAGAAGGTTGATTCATCTCTTATCAGCAAGCCTAAGGATATCATCTTTGGTTATGCTGACTTCGATGCAGAAACCACCATCCGTATCAAGGGCTACAACAGCAAAGACTATGTCAACATGGCTAAGTATGGCTTTGTTATTGGCAACTCCGATAAGATGGTAAAGCGTCTTGTGGAACTAGTCAAGTCCGTTAGTGGATATGCAGTTCACAAAGGTGACAGCAAGAAGCTCCGTATCAAGGTCTTGTCCTATCAGGAGATCCGCAAAGCTCTTCCTCACCTGGTTGATGACCTTGCTGCTGAGAAGACTATGGATGGTATCTCTATCGGTGCCGTAGAAACAGTACGGTATGTCTATCGCAATAGTGGCCATGGTCACATTGTGCGTCAGATAAATGATAATAAGATCACCAACCATACCGTTCGTATTGTTACAAACGTGAATGGTGTAGCTGGCTTGATCAAGGGTAACCTCATCACTGGACAACGTGATAAGATCAATGCTCGCTTTCGTAAGCTTGGTATCATTGGTAAAGGTGAGACATATGACATCTTTACATCTGTGGATAACTTCAAGAAGGAGTTTGGCACTGATGGTACTTGGGAAATGATTACACTGGAACCACACCATGGTCCTGGCATAGTCAAGACTAATGATCAGATGCTTGCTCAATATCAGGGAATTCCTGGTGTATTTGAGTTTGGCGAGATGCTTGATACCTTCCAGGTTGTGCTGGATAAAGCTTTCGACGACATGGTAGAGGGCAAGGATATCGAGATGCTCAATAACATCATGCCAGAACGTGCAACCACTGAGGCTGAGAAGATCTCTCACATCAATGATGGCCAGTTCACGTCCAAGACAAACAAGATGGCAGCAATGCTTAATGATCTTGACCTTGGTATTGGTATCAGCCAGACTATGATGTTCATGCGAGCAAATGGACTCAAGAAGATGTTCCTGGATGAGTATGACAACACTGGCAGCCTTCGTAAAGTAGGCACCTGTTGGAAAGCTCCGTCCAAGTCAAAGAAGTCATTCGTCTTCATGCCATGGGCTTATCGTGCTTATGTCATGACCAAAGAGGTTGTTTACCTTGCTGGCTATGATGTAGACCTTACAAGCGACGAGGGCATGTACCATGAGGAAACTCAGACATTCATGATCCCTGGTAATCAAGCTGCTGAGATCCTTGGCAAACTTGGTGGTGCAGACCTTGATGATGAGATTGGAGTTCATATTCGCCTAATGGTGACTAAGGATAACAATACTCGCCTTGTGGCATTCATTGTTCGCACCCCAAATGACTGGAGTGAGTTTCATATCATGGATGTAGACGGGTTTGGACCTGTTTTCCTTGGTAAGGATGACGGAATCAACCTTCCTACCATCTACGAGAAGGACTTTGACAAGTTCAACAGCACTGCTCGCAATGGCAAGCTTCCATCCAAGGTTCGTGGATCTGACCGTCCTCAGCACCCTGTTTGGAACTGGGAACTTACTCGCTACAACTATAACACCTCTCTCTATAAGGGAGCAGGAGTTGGTGGTCAAGTTAAGACCAAGATGCTTTGGTATAGCACCTACGATTCCCCATTCAACACTCTGCCATGTGCAAACGAGGATATGATTGACGCTCTGCAACAGTGCAAGGGTGACAAGAACGACCTCAGTACTTTGGTCAAGTGGTCTGACAATACTCTTGCAACTCTCGTAACTGAGAAGAAGATCGATGCCTACTGGTGGTACAGTCGCAACATGAATGCTGCATGTATTCGCCTCAAGCAGAGCAGGGCCATCAATAGCTGGCTTGGCAATCTTTCTCCTGAGCAGTCTCCGATTGTTCGTGACTTCATGATCCCTCGTGAAATGATGGTGCGTGAGACTCACAACAAGATGATTAGCTGGCTGAACGTCAACATCAAGGAGATCCCTGAGTTGAACATCACCATCCATGGCCAGAATGAGGATCGTTTCCGCAAACTCGTTACGGAGCTCAAGAACCAGTTCACCGTTCCTGCAAACATCAAGAACGACAAAGCTGCAATCTCTGAGCACTATGACAATGTAGCAATTGCCATAGCTGATCGTTTTGCCTCCTACAAGGAAAGGCTCAACGACGATGTCAAGTTCCACAAGTTCATCCTGAGCATGACTCGCATGTCCTACATCAGGAAGTCTGAGTCAGTCAAGCTCAAGCACGACGACCGGAATAACTTTGATCGTTGGCTCTTCACCTCTCCCAAGAACTCTGACCATATGGTCCTTGAGTACTTCTATGAGGCAATGCTCTGGTTCCGTAACAGGGACAAGTAGTAGTTAGAGTTATTCTAAAACCCTAGGGGAGGACTCAATCAGTCCCCAGAAAGGGCCTACCTCGAGTCTCCGGAACAACTCCGGGCTACCTTCGTGGTTCACACTCCCCTATCAACGCTACGCTCGTCCCGTGAGGACTCGCTACGCCTACATTCTAAAGTCACTGCGCGGAAACCCCACGCAACACTTATCTGCCAACGCTACGCTCGCCCTGTGGGGGCTCGCTAAGCGTATATTCTAAAGTCACTGCGCGGAAAGTCCACGCAAGACTCACAGCAAAATCTCGGGTAGTTGCGCTTCGGCGTGGTCTATCCAAGAAAAGGGATATCAACCGATACCCACAACATCAAGCACTTGGAGGTGCCAAAATGAGTGATACACTCAACGCAATGCAAACTGAGGTCTACTTGAACACTTCTCCGGACGTGAACAAGTCTTCCTTGTGGCTCAAGCCTATTTCTGGCAAAACTAGCCCACTGTTTCCTGAGTCTACTGTGTGGGTTAATCTACCTACTAAGTCGGCTCAAGTTAACATGGCTAATTTCTTGCGGGAAATCTTCGGCAAAAAGGTAGCCACGTTGGTCATTGATTTGACCGCCATCCAAGCAACCAGCAACGGTTCCATGAATATCAAATTCGCGGACTTTGCTGCACTCAAGGCTGCTATGCGTGTCACTGACAAGCAAGTAGTCGTTGCTACAACTGAAGAAGAAGACGAGTTCTTTACCGACCTTAAGGGTTTGGTAACAGAACTTGAATTCCAGTCTCCAGTTGTGGATGATAACGACGAACCTTGGTGACTCGTGAAGACCTGAGTATGTCTTTAAACTGCTTACCCGACGGGGTTCAAGGATATCTGTAGTCCTTGGTAAAATGCACAGACGGAGCCTGAGTATGCTCTGCGCAAAACTGCTCAACCCCCCTCTACCCAAGAAAAGGGGATTGTCCTTTGCGACTTTCCCATAGTAGCACTAGGAGGTGCAACGTGAATACATATCCTATCCGTGAGCTAATGTCTGAAGAATCGTCACAGACTCTACAGATTGCTCTAATCAACGCGCGGAAAGCTGATCCTTTCTTTGCTCGTGTTATTAATAACATGGTTATCTTAGATTCCATTAAATGGAAATTCGTAACCAAATAGGTATCCCCCAATTAGTACTCTCGCGGACTTGCAACTCTGGTCTGCGGGAGTACTAATACCTATTTTTTGTTTTGATTAATCAGCGACTCCTCCGGAGCCACTTCATAATCAAATGCTTCGCAGTATGCTTAAGTTCTCGGTGAACTTCAAGACACGCGGAGCTAAATATTCTAAAAAAATGTTTTAAAAACTATAGGACCCAAAGTACATAAACCAAACTACCCAAGAAAAGGGAGACTAACATGGAATATAACTACTCAAATAACTCAACAGATACAATTATTGTTACATCACCTGCATGCTATGTATGTAAGGAAGATAATAAAATTATTGTGGATAAATCTAAGTATGAATCTTGGAATTCTGGAACTCTTCTTATTCAAGACGCTTTCCCATTCCTAGGTCCAGATGAACGTGAAATCTTTATGACAGGCATACATCCTAAATGTTGGGATAAAATGTTTGGCAACTAGCATTTTGCGAGCACCTCCACAAATATCAGTGGGTGGTTAGTGTCTTACTAGCCACTCACTTTTATTTTTATTCTAAACCAAGAAAGGCAAAATGAATAACTTAAAGAAGAATATATCAATCCTTATAACAACAATATGTTTCGTTATCGGTTACTTTGCCGGCAACAAACTCGTCTCAAGAAAGCATAAATAATCATGTTTTTCATTAAAAATACTATTATTGCAATTAGCCAACGCGTACGCATCTTCGGTGCATACATCGCCGGCTTCGTAACAAAAAAATAAACTAACTATCAGGAGGAATATAATGAATAAGATTACATTTCTACAATCATTGGAACTTATTGACCTTGCTGCAGCAGAATATAGACTTTATCACTACAACGGTGGTCAAGCTTACATTCGCCTAGACATGAATCTAAACGCTCTTATGATTATTGATCATACTACTCATGGTGAAGTTAAAATTGAGCTTATGGATGGTACTCAATACTTTATTGATTACGCCGGCTACAACGAAAACATTACCCGCTACGGAAAAATAGGTAACACACTAGTCGAATGGTACAACAATAGCATTAAAATAGCAGAAATGGAATCAGTCTAATGTGGTATTGGTACTTCAGCGGAATGTTTAGTTTACTTTTTGTACAATCAGTCATTCTAAACATCGCACTAGCTAATGGAACAATCAAATGGCGTAAACGCGTCAACCTTGCTCCTGTTCGTATTTATGATCAGGACTTGTCTGGCGAAATTAAACGCTCTGCATGATCACATTAAGTATATATATCGTAGTAGGTCTAGTATCTTTTCTAAGCGTTCTCTACATTCAAGGTTCATTCAAGAAAAGGGGACCTAAAAATGGAGGAAAACGTTAAATGTTTGACTGGCTACTAGACCTACTCGATACACTATTCGGTTCTTTTTACGATAATTAACACAGGAGAAACACATGAAGAATATTACATCTAAGAAAATTGGCTCTATTACTGGCAAAGTATTCGCTGGTGCAAAGTCACTTCCAAATAAGACAGCTTCAACGAGCAAGAGTCTTAAAGATGAGTTCTTAGCTGGATTCGCTGAAACTAGCGGTTCCACCAAAGAAAAGGGGAATCAGCCCCCTATTCACAATGCTGAAGAAACACAACAGTAAGAAACACAACAAAAAGGAATATTTATATCATGAGCAATAACATACTTTCAAAGTTTGGTTTTGATGCCGAGCTTTTCTCATCCGTAGCTGATACACCTGAAGTCTTTGAGACTACTGGTCGTACCACTACACTCCACGCAGGTCGTCGGATTGCATTCAAAGGTAGCGTTAACGGTATTGAAGTGCCGGCATATGCAACTCTTCATGAAGCAAGCCTCACCCGCATGAGCGTAATTCAGCAAAAGTCCCCATACACTGGTGAAACTTACAAAATCGTTACTGGTATTTTCAAGCCTGTAAAGATGGAAGTTGAGCTTATTGTTGATGGTGAAACAATGACTTTACCTGAATTGCTACGCGCAACTGTAAATGCTTCTGCTGCTAAGCCACTCGACGAACAAACGTTCCTCGATACAGCTTCACGCATTGGCTTGAAATTTAATGAGGGTATGCCCTTGTTGTTCCAGCAATTTGGTGCATCTGAATCAGGAATCCAACACGCATTTGATGCTTTTAAAGCTGCAGGTGCCGTTGACGTTCTTGGTACAATGCAGAATCGCGGAAACATCGTAGCAGCATATGCTCACGAAGCAGGCATTCCTATTACCAGCTTTGAACTTGGTACTGTTGACCGTAATCAGTCTCGCACTGGTCAGGGCTTCTTGAACCTCGTTGATGCAAGCGTTGATCAGTTTAGTCGTATCGTTCGTCTTCGTAAAGAAGCAGCGTTGCTTAAAGCTGAACTCGCAGCACAAACAAGCTGGTCACAGGTTAAAGTCAAGAAAGCTGAAGACCGCATCAAGGCTATTGGCAACATGAGTCGTCAATGGACAACTAACTGGGCTGGCGCTCAACAAATCATCACTGTTGATGAAGGTGGCAATCTGGTTCCTAAAGATCAGTACGCTGCAGTCAATGCACCTTGTGGTCGTTTTACCATGGTTGTAGATAACAAGTCTATTGCTATCGATCTGTGGAAGAACTCAGCACGTGCAGAATCAACTCCTGTTGGTGTTGCTGCAAACGCTGTTAGTGTTGATGACACTGACGAAGAACTTCCTTTCTGAGGTTCCTACCTGGACATGTAGATAAACTGTCCACCCACGGGGATGTATGGGAATAACAACTCTTAAATAGATAATGCGCATTTAACATAAGTTAACATGGCGATAATATCCATATATCTATATAGATTGTTAGCAGGTTCGAGTCCTGCCTTCTCCACTGTTATTTTTTAATTCATGCAAAGAACGCGGAACATTACAAATCTAGTGAGTAGGTATGCTTATATAGTGTATCTACTTACTAGATAATATTCTTTTTTATTTTTATTTATAAACCCCAGACCGCCGAAGTGAGAAGATCATTTCTAAATGATTATTTTTTAAAATAGGCCCCAGACCGCCGAACTTAGAAATGTCGTGTCTGGGTGTTGCAAACATCCTCATGTACTGATATACTTGTCTTACCTGGCAATATACCAGATTACAAGAGGAGAAATACAGATGCCCAAACAGCATCAGTCAAAATCCATGAAGAATGTCATGGCTGAGCTTCAACGGTTAGGTTTCGAAGTAAGTCGCTGTAAATCAGGGGTCTATAAGATACTCCCCCCTCCGAGTATCAATGGACCAATGTATACAACGCATGGAACTGAATCGGCTCTTCATCCTATGAGACGAGATTTCAAGCGGATGTATGGAGTAGAACTCCGATTGTAAAAATTTATTGCTAGTGAAAGCGTTCCTTCTCAACTTGGTGGTTAGTTGAGTTGGGACGTTTTCTTATTTAAATAATAATATTTTTTATTATCAAATCCGCCAAACAACAACACACTATCTATCCCCTATATATAGAGATATCATATAGACTATATATAGAGAGTATATAAGGAACTGTATATAGAGATAACATAATGCTAAGATAATTGTTAAATTAAAGCTATTATTGTCACCTCTCAAAGGGGTACCCAGTATAATTTAATTAATCCTCAGTATAAAATGGATATAAAATGGATATAAAACAGGAACATATGTGGGCATCCTCCCCACTATCCCCCACTCCTGTCCACCTATCACTCCCCTATATACTTACTCTATACTTATATCTATATATAAAAGAATAATGAACAATGCATTGATTCTTGCCGGCGATCCACAAAGTCTAAATATACTCTATATAGCTCTCAGCGAATACAAGATACGACTATCTTCTTTGCCTAAGGCATCTTATGTCTTAGAGCATCTAGAAGTAGTTGACTCCTTACTTGGACAAATAGATAATATTTCATTGCCGGCGGTTTAAACAAAATCCCGAACATAACATCTTGAGTATCGAGATGTGGTTCTCAGTAATTTGATAATATGCATTACCCCCACAATGCTCCATCAACCTATCTTCCACTGACAGGATTCTCCGTTGGGTTTTGTACCTCCTAACAACGTAGAGAAATTTCTGGGAACCGCATCTTAATACTCAATAGTTTATTTAACTATTTTTTTTAGAAAGGGACCAGATAATGACAACTAAAAAGCCTGATGTTATATCTGAGCTTTTAACCCTACACAATTCCCTATGGGATATGTGTGATGAAGTACAGTACTTTGGCAATACCTATAAGGTTTACAAGTCTGAAGATAAGAGCTTTTCCCGGGTTTTACTTCCTGGAAAATCTGGCAAAAACATTATCTATATGACACAAGATCTTAACGAATCAAACTATGGCACTCTAGCTATTCAACGTGCAGCAAAACTAGGTAAGACATACCGTATTACCTGGATCATAGATCCTTCTCAAAGAGACACAAACTACATAGGTCTAATTCACACTACTGAAGAATTTGACCTAATAGAACAATACACCTCACATGGTACAATCACCTTGTATCATAGTGATCCAAAATTTATGCCGGCGAAGTCGGCTTACTAAACACAGGAACCAAATCTTATGACAACTTATGATCAACTAGAATCAACTAAAATCGAACTCTTTTCAAATCTTATGAACACCGTTGACTTGGCTCGCCAATCAATGAATAAGTTAAATGAGTTAATCATTTATCTCGATTTCACCAATGAAGATATGATACAATCATATTATAACTTCATTCAAGAGATTGAACAAGGACTACATTACTTTAAAGAAGCTTACTGGCACAATGCCAAAGCTTATGGAATTAGTCTAGATAAAACTACTCTTCAACCATAATCAACAACTAACGTTGTTCACCCTCTAATATTATATACCTTTACTCTTAAATACACTATAATTGTCTATGTTTGTAATGTCATTTTATGATATACTAACATAACTTAATTTAAAGTGTATTTTTAATCTCATATTTATACACCTTTATATACCATAAAAAACTACAACAACCGCTTTGCGGTTTGACAGAAAGGTAACATAAAGATGGCAAAGCCAGCTAAATTCAATGCAATCATTGAAACATATATTAATACAAAAATTGGAACAATCATTTCACCTTCAGATATTATCGAAGCTGTGCAATGTACTGCTCCAACTGCTTATGCACATATCAAAAACAATTCACATCGTTTTGAGAAGATTTCTGCCGGCAAGTATCGTGTACTTGCAGCTGTAATCTCCACTCAATACAACGCTAATTAATTTACATTTTTCCTCATCAAACTGTAGATAATTTAAAAATCTACGGTACTATTTCTAATCATCACTAATGTGTGTGATTAGCGCACGGGTTGATGCTTTATTAAAAGCTACCAGCCCGTTCCGTTTGACTGATCTAAAGGAGGCTTATGTTATGGAACCACATTCCGAAAACATACTTAAAGCTCTCCTATTACTTCTTCAGAAGATCAATGATTTAAATTCTACCATAAGTAGAATTGAATCTCTTCTTGCAGAAGTGGTCAGTCCCAAACAGGAGGAAAATAACTGAACATACGTGTAACCAACCCACGAATGTGCTATACTAATACCATGCCCGCAACACAATCCGGGCAGGGGGAGAATCCCCACCTAACAGTTATACTGTGAAGTCGGAGAAGGCACCACTGCTAAGTGTCGAGCGGGCATTTCGTATTTGTCCGTTCATCTTCGGTTTCGCAACCTGCGCGATGCTAATGCTGGTCTTCAACTTAGACTAGCAAACCCAATACGAAAGGAGCGACACCAAAATGCGCAAGCTTACATCTATTATTACAGCACTTGTTATCCTCATATCTATGACACTACCCAGCTCTCCTGCTCAGGCAGGAACATGGAAAAAAGTGTCATTTAAAATGGGGGCACCAACTAAGTACTGGGAACAGATTGCATCCTGTGGAACAGGAAAATCAGTTGCCCAAATAGATTGGTCTAAATCCGGTGAATACGCCGGAGGTTTGACCATACAACATCAAGGCCAATTTGGCGATACTGATATGGGAATGTGGGAAATGTACGGTGGGGAGCAATTTGCTCCATCTCCTGACAAGGCCACTAAACATGAACAAGTTCTCATAGCTAATCGTATTGCCAATCTTGGCTTTAAAACTGTCATAGTTAAAAGAGTATCTGAAGCTGGCGATCCTATTCTTTATCAAAGAATTCGCTATAATAAAAAACCACTCGGATACGAACCATGGCCATGCTTAGTATCAAAGAAACTTCAACCTTATTACAAGAATACTTACTCAGTAAGTCTTCCTACCGATGAATCTTTGTACTGCCCAAAGTATGAAGATCTTTTCAGAAAGTATAATCTTCCTGTAAAAGTCTTTTCTTACATAGCATATCGTGAATCACGATGCAACCCTGGTGCAGTAAATGCTAAATTTAAAAATGGCAAAATTACATGGACCTTAAACAGTAATGGAACCTATGACAATGGTCTCTTGCAGATTAACTCGTCATGGTTCCGTACGTTAAGGGACTATACAGGCTATGAACCAGAAGACTTGTATAATCCAGAAGCAAATGCTTTATTTGCTAGCTGGATTCTACACAATACTTCAGGCAGACTTGGCAACTGGAGTATAAGAGCCTCTTAAGTTCATACATAAATCTGACCATTAAACTCAGTAATTAGCAAGGAGTATCAACCGATGGCAATCATCGAAAGTACCGAAACCCAATTGAATCGCAATCCAAGAAAGTTTGCAGCTGCACAACAGCCTACCAAACTTCTTAAGCGTATCAACGGCGAACCACCGATCAACGCTGGACGTGGCAGACGTCGCAATCCTGTTATTGGAACTATCTACGGAGAGCTTCTACAAAACAGGAACGTTTGGTTTCATATTGAAATTCCTATCATGACAGCTAAACATCTTGCTGCTCTTCGTGCATCTCTGTACTCACGAGCAGCTAAAGATAATCTACGTACTCAAACATCCTCAGTGTTCAACGACACTACCAAAATGTTTGATGTATGGATTATGCTTACTAACTGATACAAGTAATCAGTTCATACAAGAAAAGGGGAGAGTCTTTTGACTCTCCCCTTTTTTATTTTCATACAAAGAAATAACTTAATTATTATTTAACATAGAGAGGCTATCTAACTATGTCCAACCCTCAAGATGAACAGCTAGATCCAGAATGGATTTCTGAAAAAATGTTTGGCGAAATTCCAGATGATGATCTAATCATCTTTCTGCCACAAAATGATGAAGAACCATTCTAGTCTATACAAAGAATAACAGTACTTTTTATTTATACAATACAAGGAACCATCATGAACAATCCCGTATCAAATTTATCTGAAACTACCGATCCTAATGACTTCGACTTCCCTATGTTCAACCGGTTTGCACGAGACCTTCGTACGCTAACTGTTGAACTTGATTCACGCTCTGCGCGTGAAGTAGTATCTGCCTACTATAATCTCCAGGAAAATCGTATGGCATTTGCTGCTCAGGCTCGTGAGCTTGAGAAGCAAGAATCACCAAGTGAACTTGTGAAATTTCTTTCCTACAATCTTCGATTAATGGAAAAGTCTCTCAAGGCTCCTTTGCAGACATATGCCGAATCTACTACTGTAGGTTCATGGGCCATTGGCCAATTTGGCATTGGTCCCGTACTTGCTGCTGGACTTCTATCACATATCGATATCACAAAAGCTCCTACTGCAGGTAGCGTTTGGCGATATGCTGGGCTTGATCCCACCGTTGTGTGGGAGAAAGGACAGAAGCGTCCTTATAACGCAGAACTAAAAACTTTGTGCTGGAAAATTGGCCAGAGTTTTATGAAATTCTCTGGCAAAGAAGAATGCTTCTATGGCAAGCTTTATAAGCAAGATAAACAACGCCGTACTGAGAAGAATCAAACAGGAGATTACTCTGAATTTGCTAGTTCAATCTTAGAAAAGAAAAACTTTAAACAGAATCAAACTCGTAAGACTTTAGAATCTGGTAAACTTTCTGACGCTCAGATTGACGCGCAAGCAAGACGATTTGCTGTAAAAATCTTCCTTAGTCACTACCATGCTGTAGCATATCAGGCTCATCATGGCACTCCTGCACCTCGTCCCTACATTATTGCCCATGGCGATCATGTACACGAGATTGCAATTCCTAATAACCCATTTGTTTAGTTAGTTGGGGGTTTATTCCCCCAACTCTAAACTTTAAATCACACCTCATGATTATGTATCATTTAAGTAGAATGAATCAGATAGTCGGACAAGTAACACATCGGATAAATGAATCACCATATTCAATAAGTAACACATGAAGTGAATGAATCACACCCAATGATTATGTAACATTTAAGCAGAATGAATCAACTTCAATAATTATGTACCATTAAAGGAAAATGAATCATAGCAACTAACTAATAACATATAACTCAAATGAATCATATTACTCTAGATTACCATCTAGAAAAATCTTAAAAACTTTTATTTTATATTTAATTAAAAAATCAACTCTCTACACGTAGGAGAATTATGCTACTTTCAATGATGTTAATCCTAGCAGTCACTTCAACTCTTTTGGAGTTGATGATTGCATCTAAAGTTCCAGCATGGCGTAGGCTATCTGCCAAAAGTCCCTTATTCAATTTATTAAACTCATTGTTTATTTCATTTGTAATGGGTATAGCATTTGGTGCAGCTGGCCTTGTTGCCATGGGTGCAGGTGTAATATCAACTGTACTCTCTGTGCCTGGTTATCAATTCCTTTACTGGAATTATGATAGTCCTCAGGCTAAGAAATTAGGTGGAAATATAATGAAAAACTCCCGCCATAAATGGACTACAGCTTTTTCAGATTTATTTAGAATTATCTACAAAGTTATTCGTGTTATTACTTTTCCAATTTGGGGACTTCGTGTCCTCAATAAAAAGATATATGAGAATAAACAACGTAAGCTTTCAGCTCTTTAGTTATTTCTATACAAAAAAAACATAAATATAAATCTTTTTCATTCATTATTTACTTTAGGAGGTAAATCAAAATGGTTAATCGCCGTACAAACCGTACTTATTCCCCTGCCGTCAGGCTTAAATCTAAACCTAATGGACCACTTCGGTCCGTTAATAACTATCAGTTTGGATTCTATGATATTGGAGTTCTTCGTGACGCTATGGATAATGGATCTTTTTCTGAATACCGTGTAGCTTCTTTGCCTATTCCTCAAAATGATGAAGAGATGCAGAAAGCTAAAACCATCATTAGTCATCCTTCCGTAGAATATGCTATTGTTGACAAAAATAAACTTGTTGTCACACTACTTGACGGACAGTCTAATGGCTGGATGTCAACGCTTAATCATATGGGCTTCACTGTTAAAGGCGGTGGCAAAAGTGCTAAGCGCATGAAATCTTTTCATCGCCCAACTCTTTTCAACGCACACTATGATAATCTTAATATTAAAATAGCTGAACCTATTGAATTTAGTAAATATATATATGATGAAGATGCTCCAGAGTATAACACTCCAGATATACTGGAACGTTTACTCGACGGATGCTTTATTGTATCTAGCCGTTTAATGGCTGCAGGAATTGAAAACCTTCCTGTATATGAACCATCTAAGTCTACTGACACAGATGAATATTATTACGATCCTAATATTCGTCGTCATTTGCAAGACTTTCTTGCAACATCTAAGGTATACAATGCTCGCATTCTTTGTGATCTTGGTATCATAAAAGGCAATATGATTGTTTCTGACAATCTGCCTTTGGATGTAGACGTTATTACTTCTGCTGCCAATATCAAAAAGGAAGTCACCTATACTGGTGGCTACCGTTTATTGGCTGAGCCTCAAGGCCCAAAGTTGCGTGTTATCACCGACGATCAGACTGTTATCAACTTTCCCAAGTTGTTCCGCAAGTCTGACATGGAAATGTGGCTCAAAGAAGAATACGAAAAGATGTTTCAAGACGCAATTAATGGTAAGCTATTGCAGAACTGGAAGTCTGTATATACGCGTATGTGGCGAGACTCTGAAGATATTGAAGATAAAGAAATTCAATCTCGAATGAATTATGTTGCATATCGTTGGGTAGCTGCAGGTATGAAGATTACGGATTCTCCGTGGCTCTTCGAAAACCTTGCTGTCTCTCACGCTATGCCACTTCAAAAACGCATACCTATTCCTTGTTCTGTTTACGAACAAATCATTTCCGAATCCATTGCTCGCATGGCAGGATATGATATAAATGTAAGTCCAGGAACTATTAAGCGAATCAATGAAATTGGAGTCCATGTTGTGGACGATATTGATTGGCTTGAGATGTATGAATCTCATGGTGGCCACGATGCCGACGATTTCTTTAAAGTCTTCTATCGTACGATTGAAGGCGGAGAACTCGACGGACAAAAAGTAGTCATTGCTATTCGTTCTCCGAATGGCAAAGGCGAGTATTCTGTATTCAAATATGTTGAAGATCAATGGTCTCCAACATGGATGATGTCAGATGGAACTCCTGTTAAGTTTCCTGTTATAAATGGACGAGGATGGCCTATGCGCCTTTCCGTGGCTATTAATAATAAACAAGTATCTTATTCAGGTCTTCCTTCTACTCACTACAAAAGTAGTGCTCACGTATCAGAATTCTATGACCAAAACCAAGTAATGGCAGATTTATTAGCTGCTATGAATGGTGGCAATGTTGGCAGATATGTCAACGCAGCAATGCTTCATGCTATGGTATTTCCAAATCACCGCAAAGTTCAACTTTGTTCTTTGGAAGACGCCATTGATGGCTGCACTCAAACAGTTGACCCTGCTGACCGTGCTGCTATTGACGAAGAAGCTAAAAAGCTTGTTCGTGAAGTTATTGAATCTGGACGTCCAATCGACCGTGCCTTTTGGCAGTCTCGTAACTTTCAAAACTCATTGAAAGAAAACGAGTCAGTTCAACTTTATGATGGTAAAATTACTCAAATTTATGATTTGTGTTCTAAGTATTTTCAAGCTTACCGTCAAAGAGTAGTTTCTTGGTCTCAAGAAAATTCTCGTCCACCTGAAGTTGTTAACCAACTTGGTTCACGCTTGTACTTCCATGCATTACCACATCTACGCAGGTTCCGAATGGGCATTTATAATGCAAATTCTCCTGAGTTGATTCAAAATAATGCAGCAGTTCAAAGAGATGCTTGGGAATCTCTTTACACTTCTATCATAGATACCATTGAGAGCAATCTTAAACCACAAGATAGGCATGACTTTGTTCTTGCCCTTTACTCTGTATCACTAAACATGACTACCTCTGGTGGTAAAATTAGTGATCAAATTGTAATGAATCGTGTTGTATATCCATATTTAGAGCGTGCTCTTCAACATTATGGTATTGCAGCTAGATTAATTGTTGATCGCAATCCTGATGGAACTATTACCATTAATCAAGTAAAACCTGAGTCTTGGACTTATTCTCCTGAGAATCAAGAATCAAAAACTTTTACTGACATTATTGAATATCAGAAGTATCATTCTAAATATTCCGGTATCGTTCATACTACATCTAACCGTAATCTTTAATACTCAAATACAAAGTTGGGAGGAGGGCTCAGTCTCTCCTCCCGACTTTTATTTTTAAACACTTTACAAGCTAGGATTCAAAATGTTTTTTACTCCTACACACTCTTTAGATATTAATACAATTGCAGAAGATCCTGTTATGGTAGATTTTATTAATAAATATTTTCCACAAATTTATAATAATGTCTATGAAAATAAATCATTTTCTCTTCGCACCGCTAAAACTTTTGGTAGAACTCTTGGTTCTGTTAAAAGCTTTTTTTCTAAAACAGAAACTAAAGCAGCTACTTTGCTTTCATACTGGGCAGCAGACACTCTGATTGCCTTATTCCTTATTCTAACAAGTACAAATACTTTAGCTCTTACGCTAGCTTTGTCTATGCTTGCACTACATACGTATGCTACATTCAGTGTAGTAAATCAAATTATGCGGTAGAAAGATAATTATGTTAATTTATTCTGATGATGTTAAAGCTAAGATTTCTGATATTGAATTACACATATCAGCAATCAAGCATTCCTTTGCTACAACTACAGAAGAAACGCCTAACTCATTTAGGCCTTTTGCTGTTTTCTTTTCAGATCCTGAAACAAAATCTTTAGTCATTACTTCTCGACCAGTTGAAGATGAATCTGATTATTATACTGCTATTTCAGAAATGCTTTTCTCATACTCTACTCTTAATTCAACTTCTGTAATATTTGCAATTGATGCAACTAAATCTATGAATGATTTAAGCTATGATCTTCTTGAGATCTATGCTGCTTGTGAAGAACATTGCACTATTTACTCCATGCCCTATGTAATTGATCAAGAACAGAAATTTACTTGGCTAGAAGATAAATTCTCTACTCACACTTTAGAATCTCTTGAACAAGTATATGATTCTAGTAAAAATCTTCATGCTACTCTTGAAGTTTTCGAGGCTTTATATCTCCATACTCATATGGATCTTAAACCTTTTGACTATTCCAAAATTAAATCTTTCTTTGAATTAAACAATTTTGAATTCGTTTCATTCATTGAAAAAGAAAATACTGAAAACCTTTCAGTTTAAATAATAGAAATCAGAAACTATGCTAATTTTAGAAAACCAAAATGTGATTCTGTGGGAGGCTGAATCAATTATAAATAATGTTATCCTTAAATACGATAAGGATTATTTATTTAAAACAATAGAATTTTACATGCAGGAAGAACCATTTTATGGTGATCCTGACTATTCTTATTATTAATATACATAAATATAGGATATAATAATAATATGACTTTTTCTCTACGACCATATCAACAAGAAGCTTTAGATTCAATTGTTACTTTCTCTGAAAAGGGAATTAATAAACAGCTTGTTGTATTACCAACTGGCGCAGGAAAAACTGTTATATTTTCTCACTTACCAAAAATTAAAAGTAACTCACTCCCAATGCTAGTATTGGCTCACAGGTCTGAACTATTAGATCAAGCTAGAACCAAAATTATAGATTCTAATCCTACTCTATCCGTAGAGATAGAGCAAGCAGAACGTAGAGCTGGTCATGTAGACGTTGTTGTTGCTTCCGTAGCAACATTAGGCCGTAATAATACCCCCCGTATTATAGCCTACCCTCAAAACTATTTTAAAACAATAGTTATTGATGAAGCTCACCATGCAGCTGCTCCAACGTATCGTAGAATTATTGATTACTTTAATCCCGAGTTTTTACTTGGGGTTACAGCAACTCCTCAACGATCAGATTCGGTTAGGTTAGTGGATGTATTTGAAGAAATCGTCTACTATAAATCTATTCAAGATCTAATTGAAGATGGTTGGCTTTGTCCATTAGTTGGCTACAGAGTCAAAACTAGCACAGACATATCAGAAGTGGAGATAGTAAATGGCGACTATGCCCAAGGTAAACTTGAAGACAAAATTGATAATCCTGAGCGCAATGCTCATATCGTCGCTACTTATCGCAGTTTGGCGATGGATCAAAAAGCCATTGTTTTCGCTGCCGGAGTACGACACGCCCAAAACCTGGCCTTATCCTTTAGACAAGCGTCGGTAGAAGCGGAAGTAATAATAGGAACAACTCCGCGAGAAGAGCGAGATTCTATCCTTGCTCGATTTGCGGAGGGAAGCCTTCGAGTGGTTGTAAATGTTGGCGTTTTAACTGAGGGCTTTGATGAGCCTTCTATACAGGCTATCATCCTCGCTAAGCCTACTAGGTCTACTTTGTTGTATACTCAAATAGTTGGTCGAGGCACTCGCTTACATGAGAGTAAAGAATCTTGCAAGATCATTGATATTGCTGATACAACTAGAGGTAAGAAACCTATTGGTTTACCGACACTGCTTGGTTTACCTGCAGACTTTGACCTAGAAGGTCAGTCTTTAACTGAAGTTGCTAAGAAGTTTGAAGAGCTTGAAAACTTCTGTCCAGGTGAAGCCATTCGTGTTCTTAATCCTCAAGATATTGAACTTGCATATACGCGCATCAACTTGTTTATGCCTCCTCCTCCTAATCCAGTAGTGCAAGAATATTCCAAACTTGTTTGGGCAGAGATCGCAGAGAACGAGTTCTATCTTGGACTCAATTCCTATGAGTCTATGAAGATATACTCCGATGCCCTTGGAAGATGGACTACTGAATTAAATATAAAATCTGGCAAAGACTTTACCACTAAAGTTATTGGCACTGCTGATTCTATGAGAGAATCATTTGCGCGCACTGATAAGTGGATTCAAAATAACAGAGCAAGTAATCTTAATCTTTTAGATTCTAACTCAGCTTGGAGATCTGATTCTCCAACAGATAAACAACAAAAGTTCTTAAAAAGAATTGGCGTTCCAGTTACATCTGACATGAGTAAAGGTACTGCTAGTCAAATAATTTCTCGTTACTACGAGAATAATCCTAAACCTAAATGGTTAGAAAATAAAATTGCTTCTAACAGAAGAACCTTTTAAATTTTTAAAAAGGCACTAGATCATTATTGTATTCTTAATATTTATATATCTAACCCTCTATTCTGAAATGACTTCATGAAAAGTAAAATTAAATTTATAATTATATTTTCTTTGTTTATTTCTTTCATAACCCATATGTCTTCTGTTGATGCATCTGCTTCAACTAAGAATGATATTCGGTTATTCAAGAATAAAAAGCTAGAAAAGAAAAACAATAAGATTGTTTATCGTAAATTTTTAAATACATCTGTACCATATATTGGAGCAGACAAAGTTCACGCTCTTTCAGTTACTGGAAAAGGAACCCATGTTGTTGTCATAGATAGTGGCATCAACTCTACTCATCCAATGGTATCTAGTAAAATAGCTTTACAAGCTTGTTTTACTGTTAACTCTTCTTGTCCTAACTCCACTAATAAACAAATTGGTGGTAACGCTGCTAATCAAGTTGATTGGCATGGTACTCATGTTGCAGGTATTGCAGCCGGCAAATCTTCAACTTTAGTTGGAGTTGCTCCGGATGCATCAATTATACCTATTAATGTATTTGATAAAGATGATTCATCTTCTGAGACATCTCTTATTAACTCATTAAAATGGGTATTGTCCATTTCATCAAATTACAATATTGCTGCTATAAATATGAGTTTAGGAACTTCTAGAATATTTAGAGGTTACTGCGATAATGTATCCCCTACATTAACTTCTCTTATTCATCAACTTTATAACAAAAACATTCCTGTTGTTGTTGCTGCTGGTAATTCCTATTCATTAGGAATGTCTCATCCTGCATGCATATCTAAAGTTGTTTCAGTTGCTGCACTTACTCTAGATGGAAGAATTACATCTTTTTCTAACCTTTCAGAAAATACAACATTTGCTGCTCCTGGATATAAGATTATATCCTCTGCTGATTATCAAGATTACAGACAAGCTTCTGGAACTTCTATGTCTGCACCTCATGTTTCTGGAATTTTTGCTTTGTATAAACAAAAGTTTCCAAATCATTCTATAGCAACAGCTGTTGCTAACCTTGTATCAATAAGCCCTAAAGCTATTGACCCTTATTCAAGGTTAAGTATTCCTTCTATTAATGTCTCATCATTATTTAACTCAGTTGAAAATCCAACTGTAACCACAACTACAATTCCCTCATCACCCCCTAGTACTCTTCCTGTGTACCTTCCTCCTGAAACTCCTTCCATCCCATCTCTTCCACCTCTTCCTTCTTTTAAGCCTTATCTTATGAAGATATATACTCCAACTTTACAGTCTTCTTTCTTCTACATTAGATATCAAGATACATTTGCTCCAAAGAATTCTATAGTAAAATATATTCTTGATTGTTCTACGAAACAATATGACATACCTTATGAACCATTTGTTACAACCCATGTTTATAAGGTTCCTTTTAAGCCAGAATTTTCTTTTTGTAGCATGTATGCTATTATGAAAGACGGAAATAAATCCGCTGTTAGTTCATCTATTTTTTTATCTAGAGGTTAAAATGCGAGGATTGCTAATTCCAACTTCTGGTTTTCCTGAAATATTATATGAAGATATAAATGAGGTTGAACTTATGATTTTTAAAAATCAACGTACAATAGTTTCAACTTTTGACGGTACGGTAAATTATGTACATTTAGAATATTACTCTAGCTTATCTAAGCCAACTAATGTTGTTGCTACATTTCTTAAAAGACTGTACACTAAAAATTACGTTGTTAAAAACTCTATTAGAGGAGACGTTTTAGTTTATTCTTCTAGTCAAAATCTTCCTCATCTTGTTAATTCATCTGTTCCACAATACTTTGTAGAACAAGTAATATCACACTATGTAAATAATCCTTATGTCCTTCGATAAAATAAAGCCTTCTTATTTATATCATGACAAGAATAGAGAATGTTCTGACTGTGGTGTTATTTCTAAGTCTGTTAACAAATCTGTTAAATATAATAAAAATTTATGTATGGATTGTTTAAAAGAACTAATAATTAGTTCCCAAAATCCATCCAAAGATACAGAGTAATCATACCAACAAAATATTACAAGGATGTTAATATGTCTATTTTAGTATCCGTCGGTTCTAATACTGATGACATCAAAAATCTTCAAATAGCTAAAGATGTTACTAGTTTTATTTCTGACTTAATAAATGATAAAGATAATAATTCTATTTTATCTGATAAACATTATACACAAAGCGAAATTGACAAAGCTTCAAAATGGTTTGACGATATTCTTTCTATTCTTTATAATGGAGGAAATCTACACAGTGGAGAAGATATACAATCTATCAATTATATTGAACCAAATATTAAAACTAATTTTGGTTTAGAAATTAATCCAGAATCTCAATTATGGTTTAAAGGCGAATTATATTTAAAGTACCAATCTGAGTAGTTTAAATTACTAACCCGAGTGGCGGAATAGGCAGACGCAAGAGACTTAAACTCTCTCGCTCGAAAGGGCGTACCGGTTCAAGTCCGGTCTCGGGTACTATGCAAAAACACAATGTCTTATATGTATTAGTATTCATTACTGGAATCTCTGTCGGTCTTTATATTGGTGCACTTATTCGTGCAGCAGTTTGCTAAGAAACTCTTAATGCATTCCCAGATAGCTCAGTTGGCAGAGCAGCGGACTGTTAATCCGCTTGTCGTAGGTTCGACCCCTACTCTGGGAGCTATGACAAAAGCTAATTTTTCTACTAGAACTAATGATGGCCAAGTACATCATCATCAAGAAGATATTCAAGAAGCACTTTCTTGTTTTGTCTCTCCAGATGGATATCGTTTAGATATCATTATATCTAACGAAAAAGTATTACATATTTACCGTGATGATTTTTTAGAAGAAAATCTTTTAGAATCAAAGAGAAATCACCCAGCTTCTAGTTCATATTATTGTTCTGACGCCAGATTGGTGTACTATCACTCTTACGATAAGCCAGAAGAATCTTCTTCTGATAATGTAATTAAAGTTAACTTTGGAGGCAATTCTCATGATTAATTTACATCATAAAAAAAAGTGTGACATCATTGCTCATACTTTAACTTCTTGCGGAATTCCTATTTGGCAAGATATTCCAGAAAAAATTATTGCTGATCTTAAACGTAATGGTTATAAGATAAAAAAATCTAAAAAGAATGAAACATCTTTTCGAGGTAATTAAAAATGATTGATACTCTTAACGAGGATAAAGAACTTCGCATTGGCGATGTTGTTGGTCACACCGACCGTATAGTTATTGCTCTCACTAAAATGAGAGAAAGAGTTAAAAACGATTCTTACGCTAGTTGGATTGCTATATGCACTTTAGAAGCTGAATATCACCCATACGTAGTATGGACTATCATAGCTAGGCCAGAAGGATGGTCTTGCGAATCTGGTGACTATTGCCTTAATATAGAAGAAGCGGTTACTATGTATAAAAAACGCGGGGGAGAAGCATAATGGTATTAGACCCAAACAAGAATGCTGTTCAACTTGTTGATCAAGCTATTAAAGACATTTCAGGTCAACAGCTTGTTTCGTCATCTGAGATGACTGACTTATTATTGGATATTCGTCTTTATTTATTATTATCAGAAGAGGCTACACCTACTCATGAAAGTTAAATTTACTGCTGAAATAACCATGAACATTCCTGGTGAATTTCAAGATGACGCTCTTGCAGTTCGGATGATCACTAAAGAGCTTGAAGATTTACTTGAAGTAAATACTTCCTATGACAAGTATGAATACCCTGAACTTATGTTCTTGTCTGTACAATTAAAAAGCTACTTTCCAGGAGCTGGTAAGCTTTAATATTACATTTGATTAATGTTATGCAGTGACATACAATCATGTTAATTTTTCCGAGTTAATTTGTTTTATAAACAGAATAAAATTAAGTAAATGGAAACACTATTAAATATAAGTATTAATAAAAGCTTTCGTGGAATGTGTACAAAGTGTCGCCGGAAATCATTTCGCTGGCACAAATGGGAACATGTGCAAATGTGGCACGAAAATCATAAATGTACATACGGAGCAAGAAACTCCAAAAACGGTTACAAATAAATACGGGCTCTTAGCTCAGTTGGTTAGAGCGCCGGACTCATAATCCGTTGGTCGTGGGTTCAAGTCCCACAGAGCCCACTATGAAAAAATTTATTTATAATTTATTCAACTTAAATAAAAAACAAGAATTAAATAAACAAGAAGAAGAACTTCCTCATTATCAATGGATAGTTCATCATTGTCGGTCAACCGACCGTGTTTTCTTTGGCCCTTTTAAAAACTACAAAGAACTTGATGATTTCTTTGAAGATCCAAAAAATCAACGCATTCATTGCGCTGTAGAGCTTTTGATTTCACCAACCTGTCCTAAGGACCAGTACTGGTACAATCCCATTGACATTCTTCGAGACAAGTATCCTGACCTTTATTATCGTGAGGAACTCAATGCCTAGATATAATCTTAACCAAGATGATATTGAAATTATTGTTGAAGCTTTAAATAAAAGATCTGATGTATCTTGGATTCCAAAAGAACAAGATAGAATTCGTCGTTTAATTTTACGTCTTCAAAATAAAATAAACTCAACCAATCAAAATGTCGATACAACTCCAGTTGAAATTACTCATTTAGAAACAGAGATTATTCCTGTTGTTTATGATGATCAAATTTGGAGCTTCTATAATAACAAGGATGAATAATGCCATACGTATCTAAGAAAAAAAGATCTGACATCAACCAAAAACTTGTTTATGCAGGACGTAGTATTGAAACTCCAGGAGAGCTTAACTATTTAGTCACTCGCGCAATTGATCAATACATCTATAGTAAAGGTAAATCTTACTCTTCTATAAATGATGTTATTGGAGTTTTAGAATGTGCAAAGCTTGAACTTTATCGTCGAATTGCAGCTCCATATGAAGATATAAAAATCAAAGAAAATGGCGACGTTTATACTGTATAGGAGTTAACTATGGGAATGGATGTTTATGGCACAAAGCCAAAGAACGAACAGGGCGAATACTTTCGCGCTAATGTTTGGTACTGGCACCCTTTATGGGATTGCCTAGAAGAACTTCATCCCAATATTTGTCGCAAATGTGAATCTCCTCATGACAATTCTGGTTCTGGTTTAAATGCTAAAGATTCTATAACTCTTTCTAAACTTTTAAAAAAAGATTTAGAAGATGGAACCATACAATCATACATAAAAAAATATAAAGCTGATCTTGATTCTTTACCATTAGAAGATTGTCAATACTGCGAAGGATTAGGCGTTCGTGTTTGGCTTCAAGCTGATGGAACATCTAAGACTCTTCAATGCAATTCTTGTAATGGCACTTTAAAAGTATCTAATTTTTCAACTCATTATCATATGGACTATGATCTTGTTGTTGAATTTCAACAGTTTTTAGAAAACTGTGGTGGATTTCAAATATGCTAAATAGAAGTTCTTCTTATAAAAGCAATATAACCATCCCATCTCTTTCTGCTAGAAATAAAATACTAGATCAATACTACAAGAACCTTGAAATTATGGATAGAATAGATGCGTATGTATCATACAATACTTCTATGCATTTTCTTTATTGCAAAGATAATCCTCATCTAAAATATCAAGGTTATGATAAAAATGGTCGTCCCATCTTAGATAAAGATGGAAATCCAAAACTCAGGAGACTTCTCACTAGAGAAGATTTTATTGTTAGAAATGATAGATTTGGTTTTCCTCTTTGGGTAAACGATCTATCCCCAGAGCTTTTTGAGCGATGGGCTGCCGGCGAGGATGTTCCTCGTCCAAGAAAAAAGAATTAACTGATTTTAGTTAGTGGCGTGTTCAACTTAAGTTTATGACTTATGAAATACGTGAATGATGTACTTAAGCACGTGGGACCCATATCTCCTGGCATCACCGCTAACTAATTAAGTTTGATGGTAGCTGACTATGTAATCATTTATTCAAAACTTTTAAAAAAGCAAAGATTCAATGACTTCATGACGGACAAAGTAGTGATGTCAGTGGCCCCATATCGCCACACTACCTACCATCAATTTATTTTTTCTTTATTCATACAAAAAATGATCTCAGGTTGTTTTTCTTTTTTATATCTTATATAATATCTAAACAAAATAACATAGATGCTATGTGTTCGCGCACCGCACGGGTGAGCTGGTTGAACACAGATGTCTTATAAACATCCATCGACGGGTTCAATTCCCGTGTGCGGTACAAGGAGAAAATCATGAATGTAGACAACTTAGTCGAAGAAGAGATATCTTACTTGTCCGCTCGAATAGCTACCGCAGACTCTGTTGTTTCAGAGTTTGCCATTCTTATGAATTCTGTAAATTCAGTTAGAGCAAATGTGCAATTATCTAAGTCCATAATGCAACAAGGTAATCCTACATTAGCTTATAAAATGTTACTAGAATCTTTATCTACTTTTGTGGATATAAATAAGAATCTTGTAGAAAGCATCTTAAAACTTCAATCTATTTTAAGTCAATCAGATGAATCGCAGTCCTAAAATAAAAGGCACCAAAGATCCTTTTTCAATCGCTCCTTCAGAAATGAAATGGAGAGATAGATCTGCTTGTGCCACTGAAGCTACAGATTTATTCTTTGTTACTCCAAAATCAGAATTAATAAATTCTGCTATAAATCTTTGTAAATCTTGTCCAGTAAGATCCGAATGCTTTTATGAAGCAATGACATACTCATACTATGGAGTATGGGGTGGCTCTACTGAAGAACAAAGATTTGTTCTTGTTAGAAATGTATTAAATTCAGATTTATCATCTTTCAATAAAGATCAATCAGATTATCTTTTGTCTTATATTGACCGTATTGGTAAAACCAAAAATACAGCAATAGCAGATATTTTAAATTATAAACTTACAGATATGGAACTTAATGTCTAACATTTATTCAAACGACGATGACCTCTTTGAGGAATATGTTGATTCTGATTCTTCAACTAATTCCTCCTACGATAGTGATCTAAATGCTAACACTGTAGATAAAGTATTCTCTGATATAGATTCACCATTTAAATCTTTGCTCCGGGATTCTTCACTCAAGGTAAATTTCAGCGAAGCTTTTTACCGTGCTGCTCACGAGTGGGTTAATCAGGGATACCGGGAAGCAAATACTTCCGCTATTCTAAATGAACTTGTATTAATTACAAATGGTCAATTTGTTTATCGCCATCGCATAGAACTTTGCAAAGAATCTCTTGCTCGTAAGAAGACTATTATTAGTTTTCTCAACATTGTTTTAAATAGCGATACTGCAGATACAGTTATTAAAGCTAATTCTGAAGATATTAATTTTACAAAAAACTATTTTGCTATGTTTTTTAGAAGTTATTATAACATTCAAGTTCACACATTCTGGCATGAGGTTGCATTGTACAAGTCTCTTTGTCAAGTAAGTGGCACTGAAATTAATGAAGATCTTTGCGACCTAACTAAAGACTCCGAAACTATTACTGATTCATCTCAAGTGATTAATGATTTGTACATCAAGCACTTTACGAAGGATCACGATAACTTAAAAGAGACTTTGGAGAGGAACATTGAAGAGATATTTTCAAAAAACAAATAGAAAAACATTATCTCATTTTTTTTTAATGATAGGTACCCTTATGGGTACTGCAGGTATTAATTATGCTATTTTTAATAACCCTGTAATTTTCGTAATGATTATGGCCTTGTTCGTTCACGAGCTTGGCCATTATTTTGTTGCGCGCAAAAGAAAAGCAAATCCTGATCTCCCATACTTTATTCCTTTATTTCCATTTGTTATTGGAATTACAAGGATTAAAAATTTAAACATAAAAGATTCTCCAGCAGTCTTAATTGCCGGTCCGGCTTTTGCTATTCTTTTTACTTTATTCTTTATAATATTTAATTTTTACTATAATTTATTCTCTATTTTTCCACTCTTATTTATCCTTGCTTTTGAAATAGTTTCTAACTATTTTGGTTCTGACGGTAACAAGTATCGTTCAGCTAAAGCTCAATTAGCATAGTTTATACATAAATAAACAAATAGCATTTATTGCTATTCTTAAACCAACAACCTAAAAAGGTACGAGTGATATGAACATAGCTAACAAAGAGTTACACGAAAAAATAAAAACTTATTTGCAAGAATGTTATTTTGACATTGGAGCAACTCCTTCTTCATCTAAATTTATAATTGATGAAGCCCATCTTGCTAAGCTTCTTACTCGAATAGCTGTAAGTGCTGCAACTTTAATCACAACATCTTTATCCCTAAAGCAATATGCTAAAGAGATATTTAGTAACTCGAGAAAGCCTAAACGATGAATTCTTATCCAGAAAAAATTCCACAAGGAATTACTGCTATTGATAAGTTTCCATTTTCTTTTGCTGCTGGTAAAACAGCTCAAAAGAATCTTGAATCTCAACTTGAACAAGTTAACTCTAGAGTAAATAAAATAATAGAACATTTTGTTTATGACGATGTTCCTGTTCTACATTTTGTATTGAGAGCTACCAATCAAAAATCTGATTTAAAGAAGATGGCTAAAGCTATTGATCGTCTTGCTGATCTTGTTAATATTCAAGAAGATCTTAAATCTAGAATGAATGTTCTTAAACTTCTTGAAGCCGATCCTATTTGGTTTACCACTACTTTTTCTGATTATTCAAACGAGATTGACGAAGATCTTTCTAATATAATCGAACTATAACAACGAGGTTTTTATATGTCTGATAAAATAAACTATTCCATTGTTCATAAAGAAGAGGGGAATATATCCGTTCAATCTACTGTCAAGTCTTTTAACCTTGACCATGTTACCGAAAAAGATATTGTTTCTTTTTATTCTCATTTCTCTCAGTATGCTGCTTGGGATACCGGACTACTTCCAGTAGACGGAACTGGAACCCTTTCAATTCGCACAGCTGGCACTTATAGCCAGTTTGCCTATCAGCATAAGCCAGGTTTATATCACGTAAACTGGGCTGCTGCAGAGGGTGCTCCTGCAACAGCGTACTACGTTGCTCAACCATATCGTATTATTATCTGCGATATGGAACATGGCAACCTTTTAGGTGCAAGGATGTTCTACTCTCCTTATCCTATAACTCATCCTACTCAAAAGCTTTACCATGTAAATCTTCCAAACATTAATTGCAAGGGTTATCGCGGAAATGGTGTTGGATGGATTTGTTTATATAGGAATGAAGATTGGTCTGAACTTCCACTTAATGAGAGAATTTCAAGGTTTATTGAGCGTTGTTCAGGTGTAGAAACTTACAACGATGCTAACATGTCTGAGACTGATGGAACTCGTTTTTATATTGAAAATAATAAACCATCTTATTTATCAAACCCTACTGAATGGCAAGATAAATCTAATAATGAAGGTTATGCATGGACCTTAGATGAATCTCTTTGGATACCAGTTCTTGTAGAATCAATGGATAATCAAGATAAGCATGACCCTAACGGTCAGCATTTAACTTTTGCTGACGCTTTAGTTGGCGATTACCAAGCATACTATCATGATAGTACTAAAACCAAACCTATCAATGCTGTGATCCGCCCGGACAAAGAACTTGCTTCTGAGTCTGTTCTTTCTTACTTTGCACTATCTTACAATAGCGCATCTAAGAAAAACTCTTTATTAAATAATACATTTCAGTCTTCTGAAGACATTAAGAATAAAACTGGATCTTCTATTTTTTCTAACTCTTCTTTACTTGATTCACCTACTGATCATACAAATCTTCCTGAAACAGCTTATTTTAATTGCGATGCTTGTGGAGAATCTTATGAGAAAGATGAATATGAAAATAAAGATTATTATGAAAATTCAATTTGTCAAGGATGTTTCGAAGAGTATTTTATTCACATCAAATCGGTTGATGCCCATTTCAATGTAGATGATGACTCTGTTTATTATGTTGAAACTTCTAATGAGTATTATCATAAGACATTTGATACTATTGTTTCCTGCGACACATGTGGCGAAGACTGGGCAGACAGCGGTACCAACAAAGTAATTAAAGAAGTTTGGCATCCTGAAGATTCCGAATCCACTATTTGTCAAAACTGTGTAGAGCAATATGCTAAGGATAACTCTCTTGAGTGTTACTCTTGCAATACTTGTAAAAAATCTATTTTAGAATCTCAAGCATTTGAGCAAATTGTTTCTGTTCCATTTCTAGATTACTCTGGAGATGAACCATTTGCTAGTACAAATATAAATAAAATTTATTTCTGTAACAATTGCAAAGCAAAATCTTATGTTTGTCCTTGTGGAATTCTTAAGAATAATCTCTTAGAAGATTCTATTGAATGCCCCAAAACTACAATGACTGTTCCATTAAACGATGATGAAACTTTTGATATAGATGTATTTGGAGTTTGTAAATCTTGTGCAATAATTAATTTTGCTCCAGACTCTTCTCCAACTATTAGTTTTACTCCTGTTTCATTTGATAATTTTAATAAGTTTCATGTTGAAAACTACAATAAAAATTCTCATGACAAAAATCATAGTTATTCTTATGATCCTGTTATTGATTACGATAATCCATTTTAATATCAATAAAAAACACAACCAATTAATATTTTAGGAGTTTTATGTCTACAGTAGAGAATGTAGTTAACTACACTCTAGATGATATGAATTATTTCTGGATGTCTAACGGTGCCCCTTGTTTCGTTGCAAACAACTGGGAAGTCGTAGATGATATTTGTGAAGTAATTGAATCATTTGGATTTCAAATTTATTATTTAATTTGCGATAAAGCAACTTACAAAAATGTTCAGACTAAAGATTCAAAAGGAGTTGTAACACAGTCTACTTCTGTAAGTTATGCTCCTTCTATTCTTAAAGTTGTCAATAACTTTGTTGGTCGTTCTGTATCAGATTCTTCTGATCCTTTAGGTTCAAACTTTGCATCTGTTGAAGAAGTTGCACAATATACAATGCCTTACATTCCTCGGACTATTGTAGATAAGCTTGATGAATTCTTCCGCTTAGTTGACGCGCAACATCATACTGAATCTATCGTAATACTTACTTATGATCCAACTAAAGAAGGACCTGATGGATGGGGTGTGCTAGTTCCTGAACAACAAAACACTTCTGTTCATTGCAAGTACGATGCTGATAGCATTGTTGCTATTAAACCAGATGAAGCTATGATTGTTGGTTCTGTTCACTCTCATCCTGATATGCCTGCATATGCATCTGGCACAGATCATGAAGATCAAGCAGACTTTGATGGCATTCATATTACTTATGGTTGGCAAAAGACTGTTAACAATGGAGCAACTCAATATCATATAGAGCTTCAAATGGGCGGAACTGCTTTTACCCTTAAGCCAGAAGATGTTTTTGAGCCACTTTTTGTATCTAAATCACCTGATCCTGAGGTTGTAGAATGGACCCAAAAAGTAAAAAAAGTCCAACCCCTCAATATGGGGGGTTCGGCTACTCAGGCTACTCAGGCTACTCTTACACAAACCCAGTCGTACCAAAAGATGTGGGCTCAACAACCTCCCAACTCGCAACCTACGACAGCTGGTACGGAAACTACTACCCATAAATCATTTGATAAATCTATTTTTCTAAAAGAATTAGATTCTATTCCTCATGATTCTATTGTTGCAATTGAGATTGATCTTGAATCTGTTATGTCAGCTGATTGCTTGATTTGTTCTTTTCCTTTAGAACTTCAAGCAATTAAGTCTGGATTTTGTCCAACTTGCGACACTCCTATAATTACTCAAGATATGGGACAGTATGACATCATCACTATGATTCATCACTATTGTTCCAGTAGAGCACTGGATCCCAATGTTGGTTATTATATCTACTGTGTAGATGAACATAATCCTGTTTCTAATTTTCTTTTAAATATTAAACCTCAAGGATTAGATCCTTTTGCAGCTGGATCCGATGTTGTTCCAGATGATGATTTTGTTTATGAAGAAAAAACTCTTTGCTGTGGTGTTAACCTTACTGATGTTCATCTTTGTTCATGTAAGAAAACTGTTACAGAATCTAACATTAAAGAGTTTGATGAAGCTCACAAAAAAAGATTTGTTTATCAAATAGAAACTGATTGTTTTAATTGTGTAAATTATTATGATGTTTCTTGCCCTTCTTTTAAAGAAGCTATCGTAGATTTTGTTCAAGAAGGATTCACAATAAATGATCCAATTGATGTTTGTGCTTCATTTGTTCATTACAAAAATTCAAAAAGTGAATTTGACTATATAGCAGAAAGAGAATATTATTATGACTGAGCAAAAAAGGTTTGTTCTTGTTGGAGCTGGAGGCATTGGCACATGGCTTGCTGACGGTCTTGCTCGTTTATTAGAGTATAAGTATCCTGGTTCTGCTCTTATAATTGTTGATGGCGATACTTATGAAGAGCGCAATAAAGAACGTCAATCTTTTACTCAAATGGGAAATAAAGCAATTGCTACAGCTCATAGATTAACTCAACAATTTGACAATACAACTTTTATTCCAGTTCCTAAATGGGTTGTTGATGACAACTTTGCTGGTGTTGCAGATGAAGAGTCTCCTAAGATTAAAGCTTCTTCTTTAATCTCTGAGAATGATGTTGTATTTGCAGTTGTAGATAATTTTGCTGCTCGTAAAATTTTGTTTGACGCTGCATCTCAATTAAATAATATTGATATTTTTACTGGTGGAAATGATGATGCTCTTTTTGGTAGCATCTATCATTATCAACGTCGTGACGGCTATGACGTTACTGACCATCCAGTGAATAACCATCCTGAATATGATAATCCTCCTGATAAAAATCCAGGAGAGTTATCTTGCCAGGAACGCGCATCAATTGAAGGAGGGACTCAAATTCTTGCTACAAATATGGCTGTTGCTGCATATTTGCTTGGAAGAGTTCAGAAAACAATTGTTGCCAAACAAAGCCCTGACGAAGCAGAGATTTACTTTGACCTTGCAATTGGCAAAGCAGAACCTTATGATCGTCGTCCATCTCTAGTATCTACTGTTAATAACTAATTAGGAGAATAAAATGACTGCAATTAACAATTCCGGTGCAGCATCACAGCCTTCGTCTGGTCAGATGGCCAACGTTCGCTTTGGTGTTTACACACAGCCTGCTCCAGTTTCAGGAAAGACTGTAAAGGATATCCGTGAACAGTTTTCCAAGCTTTGGGGAATTCCTTCAGACGCTGTAGCTTACAAAGGTAAAGATAAGCTTGATGAAGACTATGTTGTTGGAGCAAATGACAACGTAGAGTTCCACCGCCGTGCAGGCGAAAAGGGTTAATTAACCTTTTTCCCTCACTAGCATCCCATTCGTGGGGGAGTGTATTGGCTTTTAGCTGGATACGCTCCCCCACTTTTTTATAAAGCCACCCGTTATTTTTAGGATTTTATGCTTTTTTCTCAAATTAAACTTGGTTACCCATCTTTGTGGGTTAAGACGATGGATACCTCTAAGGCTTTAGAATCAATCGTTAATTTTTCTGATCGTAGTTACTTTATCATTGATCCTATCAACGGTTTTTGTCAATATAAAAACGGATCATGGAAACCCGTTCTAGTCGACATGCCTAGTCCAGATGATCCAGCTCAGGTTATTAAGAAAGTAACTTTTGATTTTTCTGTTGCTCATGATTTTATTTCTAAATATGAAATAGAAACTCAAAAGACATTTATGTTTGATGTTTTTTCAAATCCTGATGGCTTTGTAGAAATGTACGCAGGTCTTTTTAATAACGCTAATGTAACTTATCGTGAAGCATTTTGGTCTAATGATCTTGCTTCTATGCCTATTCAATATATTATTGTTTCTCATTTTTCTGCTCCAGAAAATTTTGCTCATTTGTTTAACTCTATAGAAACTGAGTATCCTTCTATAGAAGATTTTGTTACAGTACTTGCTCACATAAATTCTTCTTCTAATAATCAACTTGTTACATCTGATTACAAAGCTATTGCTTCTTCTGCTTTGGGCCTTTCTGAAACTGAGTTTATTAATCTTGCTTTGACCTCTGTTCTTGAAACTGGTGAAGTTTCTGCTGATTATATTTATGAGCAGAAAATGAGCTCAGTCAAGAAGAACGGCATCCTAGAGATTATTAAACCTCAAATTACTTTTGATAATATTGGTGGTCTTGATTTTATTAAAGATCTTATTTCTAGAAACGCTAACCTTTGGCATAATCCTGAACAAGCTAAGCAATTTGGAATTTCCCCAATCAGACGCATGCTTATGGTTGGTATTCCGGGCACTGGTAAATCTGCCATCTGTGAGGCAACTGCAAATGCTCTTGGTCTAGATCTTGCTCGCACCGGCATTAGTCAAGTCATGAACTCTTATATCGGTCAATCAGAAGCTAATATGCGCGCAGTATTTAAACAGATCAATGCTATGGCCCCATTATGTGTTTGGATTGACGAATTTGGTCGAGATCTATCTGGTGGACAAAGTTCTTCCCAGGTAGATGGTGGCACGACTGATCGTGTTCATGGAGAATTTCTTACTGGTCTTCAGGAACTTCCTGAAAATGTTTTCTTGATGTGTGCAGCTAATCAGCTTGAGCATCTTAAGCCAGAGATGTTACGCGCAGATCGTTTTGATAAAATTTTATTTGTTGGCCTTCCTTCTCTTGAAGAGCGTCAATCTATCTTTTCAATTTACCTTTCTGGAATAAATACACCCCATGTGTATAATACTGAAGCATTAGCAAATGCAACTCAGTACTTTACCGGTGCAGAAATTAAGAGTCTTATTTCAGAAGTTAAATTCTTTGTTAGTTCCTCTGAGCTCAGAGCAATCAATACTCAAGATATACTTTCTCATGTTTCTAAAATGAGAAATATTCTTTGGAATAAGTCTCGACCAATGATTCAAGAATTGTATAGAACAGCTCTTGATCAGTGGGACTGGGCTTCTACTGATCAATACACAGAAGCACAAAATGTACTTAATCCAAATCGTTCAATTGCCAGGAATTCCTTCGCAAAGATTCCTATTTCAAATTAAAAAGGAGATATAAAAATGTCAGATGAAGTTTATGAATCTGTTCAAGAGTTTTTAACTACCCTTGATGACGATTCTAATTCCCCTGAAAAAGTCTTTTCTAAAGATGATAAAGATTACGAAAATGATCTTTATAAGAAGTGGTTTAGATCTAAAACCCAAAGCGGATTTCTTTCTATTCGCCCTTGGTTTACTGGTATGAAATTTAAAATAGATATTGGTAAAACTTCTCCTGATGGAAAGTTATTAGGACACACTCAGCTTTATGTTGACGCTGTTGACTTTGCTGCTTATCTTAAATCAATTACTCTTGGAACTGCAGCTGATATATATCCTGCAAATGATAGATTAGGAATACCTACACCAGAAGCTTATGCTTCCTATGGTGGCGGAAAGATTGATGGAAAGCCTGTATCTAGAATCTTCAAGGCACATCACTGGTCTTCTGGTGATACTTATGATTCTAATGCTTTTGTATGGAAAGCTGGCCATTTTACTGCACGAGTTTCAGATACTGGAGCTTATATTCCTGATATGAAGTCTCCAATTTCTGTTGATTCTATCAAAGTAACACGCCAAGATATTTCTTCTATTTCCTATATTGTTGATCTTGCGCTATACTCTTATGTAGCAAATAACCAACACTGGTATGAGGTATAAAATGTCTGATCAAAATAATAATGATTCTTCTATGTCAACTGAAGAACTAAAGTCTTACGTTGAAGAAGTTATTATCAGCTTATCTAAGCTCACAGATTCAAGAATTAAAGAAATTGATGATAAGCTTGAATCTTTTGAAAAGCAGATTGCCACCTTGGTCGTAGGATTTGGTGAGCAAGCTGTGTTTTTGGAAGCGCTTCTAGCTCAAATTTCTTTTGCTACTGAAGATCAGCAAAAAGTTTTTCAAAATAACGTCAGCCAAGCTAGACGAGAAATGCTAAAGGTTATGCAAGATGGATCTAAAACACTCGTGGCCCAACAGGATGAAAGACTTGCCTCAGCCATTAATGACGTGGTTGAATCAAAGTCATCTGACCTCTGAGAGCAATGGTCATTGTCTACTTTTTGTAGACTCTCATTCAATTGATATTATAAAAGATATATCATGCATTAACAAAATATACCCTATTGTTAAATCAATGTATCCACAAATGACTTCTTTACATGTACTTTCACTTCCCGTAAAGAAGTTCATTGAATCTAAAACACTATCCTTTCACTCAGTAGAGGCTCAAAAATATGATAACTAATATTGATAACTTAGAAACTTTAAATTCTATTACCTACCAACGGTTTTCTTCAGAACATAATACAAAGTCTACAGAATTTAACTGTTTAGCAGCACATGTAATAAACACTGGAGATTACTCTCGGTTTAGATCATATCTTGCTGATGGGAGTTCTTTATCTGATTATTCTGATTTAATATCAGAAGATACTTCTCTAACGGCTTTATGTACATCTTCTTCTATTATCTCTACTTTAGAGTTGTATGCGCCTTCTTCAGAGGGTATTGACTATTTCTTTTTTCCTTTTTCTAAGAAAGAATTTATTTCTACTTTCTTTTCTGATCTTCTTCCTTCTATTTCTGAATCAATTTTTAATCTTCTTAAATCATCTGGTAGAATTACTCAAATTGGTGCTGGTTCTGGAAAAGCTTTTGTAATCAAATCTCAAGAATTTACCGAATCCCATCTAGAAATGATTTCTACCACTAATTCTCCAGAAGAAATTCTTTCTCAAATTTCTCTGTCTATTTCTCATTTAAGTAATTCTCTTGTTGATAATAGTTATTTATTAAATCAACTTGATCTGAAAGATCTTAAAATAAAAGAACTTAATCAACAAATAGATGATTTAAATAAAAAAATTTATTCTGTTTATCAAACTACTTGGAGATAATTGTGGGAACATTAAAAAAAAGTGTTGTTGTTGCTCATTTTCGTAATTTACTTTCTCAGATTCAAACTGAAAATAATTCTGAAGATTTTGATCTAATTGATCTCTTAGTTAGCATAATTGAATCAGATTTACATCCTGTAGATGTTTTTAATTCTAAAGCAATTACTAGAATTCGCGAAATAACTAACGTAGATATTACATCTTTATCTATTCAAGGAATTGAAAAGGGCAATATTGTTTCAGCCCAATTAGTTGAACCAATTCAGTCTTCTTGTGTTTCTTGTAAATATTTTAGTTGTGCAGAAAACCTTTCTGTACATTATAAATATGCAAATCCAGTTAACATTTCAACTTGTTCTCACCCTGACTCACCTTATGGTATTTACTGTTCTGCTGGTTCTGTACATGTAACATGTCCATCCTATGTTGCAGATGCCGGCGAATATGCTAAGTTTACCGTCAAAGACCAAACTGCAGTATACACAGTAGATTTTCACAGAACTTCTATGGGTTCTATTAAGTTTTTTATTAAAGATTTAAATAATAATATTCTTAATGAACTATCATACTATGCTGATTTTTATTCTAAAATAGAAAAAGATTCTTTTGATTTTGAACTTAAAAATATTATAGAAGAAATTCATTCTAACACAACAGCAACTAACGAAAATGTTATTTCTTCTTTTGTAGAACAAAAATCTCAAGAAAACGCTTCTAAAGTTTCTTATCTTAGTTATTTAACAAACGCTTAAGGATTCTATGCTTGACTATATTTATGCTAATGATGATTGTATTACTAAGGTTGAAACTGAATTTAACCTAAGACCTTTATACTATGAAAGTCTTTCTTTGTTTCCACCTGCATATTTAAAAATTCTTAAAGAATCTTTTGCTGAACGAAATCTAGATATACCTCGGTATTGCGGTTTTACTGCAGTACAAAACAATCTTGTTCCTTTACTTTTAGATTTTAAAACAGTAAAAACTGATAGTGTTATTGATTCTATAAAAAAGACTTTTACTCCATCTCATCAATTAAATGACTTCAATGATCTCTATCCAATAGCTGTTCGTTATACTGATAATAAAAACGTATGGTTAATTGAGAGGCCTCCATTTAAGGCAACAATTAACTTTAAGAACGCTAAGTCACATCAATCTTCTAAAAAAGATTTTACTTTTGATATTTGGGTTCCTTGGACTTTAATGTTATTACATGTTATTCCAGAAGAGTCTTATTATAATGCTTATCTTTACTTTAATGATGGCCCTTTAAACTCAAATGAAGATTCTTTTATCCCATGCATTTATCCAAATATGTACATGGATGCAAGGATGTGTTTAAATGAAACAAGTATTCTTCTTCAACAACATCTTTCATCTACGCAAAGCTTTGACATATCTACAATATATAATTTCATAATTAATGATTATATGTCTGGAGGATGGAATACTGATTTAGGAGTTGGGTTTTTTCGAAATCAAGTATCTCGTTGTTTTAAGAAAGATAATTCTACCCTAACTATTTCTGCTTTTAAAACTATAACCTATGGAGATAAGTCAAAGAAAATTTCTCCTAGTATTAGTCCTACTGGAAGAGTATCTGAGAAAAAATTTACTTTAAATTTCTTAAAATATTTTAGTGGTCTTTCCCTTGAAGAAGTTACTTCAATTGTTACTGAATTTAAAAATAACAATGGAATTAAAGCTTTTAATTTAGATGCTGTTCTTCAAAACGTTTCAACCTTTAACTCTTACAATCATCTTTCTAAGATATTGTTTCCTGATAATTTTTCTTCAGGAAGTTATATTAATTCAAAATACATAGCTCTTATTGATCACGACTATCTTAATTTTTTAGATTCTAATACTCCTAAAGCTAATGAAAAATTAAAAGATATAGTTCTTAAAATTTACGATCTTCTTTATTCTGAAAATTTAAAATCTATTAATAAGTTAATAGAAAATGATGACGAAAAATCAATATCTTATGTAGATTTTCGAAATTATAAAGAGAATAATTTTATAATTATTACTGAAGATTCTGTTGAGATTGTTGATCCTGATGCTAATGTTGATTTTTATTTTTCTAAGTTTCCAAAATTAACTCTGGAGTCTGCTAATGTCTAGCTTATCTATCTTTACAAAAACTAAACAAGGTCATTATGGTTGGAGAGAAGATCCAAATTCTTATTATTCTGAACTTAATATAAAAGATGATTTTGGAACAATGTATTCAATGAGTGGAGATATATCAAGTTTATCTGAATATCATAATTCATTAAATAAAAAAACACTAGAATCTGGTTTGCTTCCTCCAGGTTTGCGTTTTTCTATACCTGGTTTTTTAATATTTGAACGCCCTCCAACTCATAAGCTTATTAATTATATAGATTATTCTGTTGATCAAATTTCTTCAGCTACACATGAAGGTTATCAATCAGATGATGAAGATGATGATAGCTATAATATTTCTCAAGAAGATTTGATTCAAAATGTTTATGAGATTCCTGTTCCTTGGCAAATATATTTAGTTCAATATTCTACTAATCCTATTTCAAAATATAGAACAACTTATGTCAAAATGTTCTTTTCAAATACTCCACTTCGCGGACCTGATACCCAGCTTTATATGCCTTATGTAAATAATTTCTTTGCTGATGGCACTTTATGCAATCCAATGTTTGATGAGTATGAAGAAATATCTCGCTATCCTCAAAGCTTAGAAGGCGTAATCGCTTCTGCTTACGATTGGGTTTGGAATACTGGTTTTAATGCTGACCTTCATGAATGCGTTAATCAAACATCGAGTCAGATATATCATAACACTGTTCATAATCCTATAATGAAAAAACTTATTGAAGACAGCATGTCTAACCTTGATAGTGTTAAGACTTTTTATAAATTGATATCTCAGATGTCTTTAGAAGATGTTGCCTCTTCGACTTGGGCTAATCCATCTTATTGTTCAAATTTTGATAAAGATAAAGATTTTATATTCAATTATTCACCAAAGTATAAAAATCTTTATTTAAATTCTATAGATGATTCAGATGATTTTAATATATCAGATTTTATAAATTTTGTTGGCCCAGTTAATAAAATTAAAAAAACATATCAATCTGTTATTTATCATCTTTTTGTAGATTCTGTTTCATATCCTTATTACACAAGTTGTGAAGCCTATCTTAATCAAAAAATAAATCAGATCTCTTCTTTTAATGCTTATGCTAATGCCCTAAGACAAAACTGTCAACAGGTGTAATTATTGATTATTCTATCTTTTTATGGTACTATATAAATATATATAAATACTTAAAAAGGTATATAAATTAAAATGAGCTATAAAAAAGTATCAGAACCAATATTTACTCGTTCAGATGTTGCTCAAATACTTAATGTCTCTCCTTTAACTGTTGCAAATCGCGAGAAAACAAAAAAGTATCCAGTTCCAAAAAGAGATCTAAATAAGTATAGGATATATAATCTTAACGATGTACTTAATTTACAACTTATTACCTACTCTTATATAGATCCAAAACCTATAATATCTATATTGTATGACAAAGGTTTTAAGGATAAAAAAATATTAGGAGAAATGATAGATCAAGCTCTATCAAAGAGGGTATAATATGAGTGATGAAGATCCTAAATTAGTAGAAGAAGTAAGTGATTACGTTTCTACTGATGTCATTTCGGATTTAAAATCCGGAATATATAATTTGTTTGTTAGTCTAGTAGATTACTACACCATAGATTATGGTCCGGCAATTGGCGCAGATGAAGCATGCAAATTTTTAGAAAGGCTTGTCGAAAATATTCGAGAAGCAATTGAAAACAATAACCAAACTAAGTGACTATATGGAGATTATAGATAATGTTAGATCCAAAAAATATCATCAACCTTACTGCTGGTGTCGTTGCTGATCCAGAAATTATAAATGACAAAATTGCAAAGTTTAGAGTAGCAGTAGATTATGCTGGTTCCGAAAAAGGATCACAGTCTACTTCTGGCTATTTTGATATAACTTATTACCTTAAGGATAATGACGGTTTTGCAAATAAGAATGCTTCTTTTGTTCACAGCCAAATTACTGGCGGTAAAATGAAAAAGGGTTCACAGATTTCTATTATTGGAAGACTGCTTCAAGAACGTTGGCAGCAAGATAACCAAAATAGATCAAAAGTCGTAGTTGTTGCAGAGCATGTTACATATGCAGCTTCTGCACCAAAGGGAGATTCTACTAAATCAGAAGGATCCTCTAGTTCACCATCTGGTAACTCAATTCCCTCAGAGTTCTGATGGATGATTTTTCACAGGAAGATTTAGATTCTTTAATTAAAGAAGCTCTTTCTGGTGAAAATTCTAAGTTAATCCCCAAGACCGGATTATATCTAGGTCTTGGGGAAACTAACTTATTGTCTCACGTATACGAGACTTTTGCAAAGCATATTCCTAATGATAAATTAACTACACTTTTTCAAGATGTAAGATCTAATATTCTTACTTCTAATAATAACGTTAATTTGAAAGACCTTCATACAGTTACTAAAAACTGTAGGAAGTGCTCTACTATGCTTGAGTCTTCAGAGCTTCCAAAATGGAATTATCAAAATCCAGATGTATTATTTATATTAGATAATCCTAAGCTTGATCAAGAGTCAACAGATTTGTTTATATCTACTATAAAATCAGTTGGCTTTAACTCTTCAAATGTATGCTTAACATACGTTACTAGGTGCCCTGTTTCTAGAAAAATAGAAAACATTGAGATAACTAATTGCTCAGGGTTTCTTCATACTGAGGTTCAATTGATTAATCCAAAGCTAATAGTTACTCTAGGTTTACTACCCTTAGCTACATTACTCAATGCTGATGTCCAGCTTAAACAATATAGAGGAATATTATCTTGGCTTGGTTACTGGCCAATAATACCAACATACTCACCAGCTTACTGCACTAGGTCCTCTGGTCAATATTCTGAACAGTTTATTTCAGACATACAACAAGCCTATCAGTTCTGCTATTCGAAAGACACATATGAACAATCAAAATACCAATACAGTTGATGAATTTGATTCAGATTATTTAGATTCATTTAAGGATCTTGTTATTCGTGATGTTAAAAATGAATCAACTCCAGAAGAAAAAACTCACCTCATAAACAATATGGATATGTGGTTATATAACTTAAGAGTAATTAGAAGAGATGTTGAATTTCAGTTAAGTTCCAATAAAGCAAAGAACAAAATTAAAGTATTGGAAATGAAAGATGAAGGTTATTCAAACTTTGATATTGAATCATTCATAACAAAGCAAAACAAGTGGCGAATTAACACTATAAAATTTCTTACATCTATTGAAAGAAAAACTTTATACGTTAAACTAGTTGTTGGCAGTTAATTATGTTAGATCTATTACAAAGGACATCTGTTTTTGAGTCATCTTTAGATGAAGAAGATTCTCATTATTTTCTTTCTCAAATACAGCAGAATAATTGGTTTTCCTATTCTTCTAAGTCCTTACCAATAGAGGAAGTTACCGCTGCTATAGAATCATACGTTCTTTTGCATGCCTCTGTCGCTTTGCCAAATAACGTTATTGCAAAATTATGGACTCCTAAACCTCTTGGAATTTTTAGGTATGTAATGGATTCTATGGGCGATTGGCATGAGATAAGTGAATTCAAACCTTTTGATGGATATTTAGTTCAAGGTGCTTACTGGAGTAATGGATTCTATTACATTGTTTCTTATAAAGATTTTCTTTTAGAATCAAATCTTTTTGTTGATATTCAAACAAGAGAACAGTATAATTATCTTTAACAAGCCTCTATAGTTAAAGGGATATAACAAGAAACTTCTAATTTCTCGTTCTAGGTTCGAGTCCTAGTGGAGGCACTATATGAATAATGACCCAATATTTTCACAAGAAGATGTAAATGCACTTCTTGATAATATCAAGCTACTTACTCAAAGCAATTCAGTCATGCTTGCACAACTTAATCACTGGAAGCAAATAGCTACTTCTTTGTATCGTGAACACGATTCACAGCATGAAGATAATCCCCTTAATTGCATAAGGTGCAATGGATTATCAGAGTATGAAAGTTTCTACAATTTGAACGGTGGTTGATATGTCAACAATTAAATTTAAACAATTTCGTGATAGTTCTGTTCTTCACTCTGCTGCATGGGATGAAGATACCGAGGGCTTGATAGTAATATTTCATTCTGGAGCCATTTGGCATTATGACTCTGTGTCGTATGACAAGTTTGCTGAGTTTATTGCAGCTGATTCAGCTGGGGCATATTTTAACTCTAAAATTAGAAATAATTTAAATGGCACCTGTATTTATAAAAAGGGCGAAACTCTTGGCAAAGAACAAAAGAAAGTTTAAAAATAAAAAATATAAACATTACTTTCATTCTTTAAATAATGAATATGTTCAATATAATTCCTTTTCTAATTCTAAAGAAATTAACTCCATAGCTATAGAGGTTTTTGGTTCTTTATATTTTAATCCTTCTAAAGATTGAATTTAATCTTATTCTAAGGTATAATGTAATATATTTAAATATACCGAGGAATTAAATGACTACCATTATAGCTATTCAGGGATTAGACTATTCTTTAGTTTGTAGTGATTCTCGCATATCCACCGTTGATGAAGGTGGTTTTGCTTCACAGATAACTACACTATCTTCTACTTCTGCTAAAGTTGCAGAAAATGGAAGATACCTTTTAGGTGCAGCTGGAGATATGCGCGCAATTAATATTCTTCATCACGCCTTTACTCCTCCTGTTGTACCTCCTGGAACAACTGGAAAAAAGTTAGACAACTTTATAACTACAAAGTTTATACCTTCTCTTAGAGAATGTTTTGAAAAACAAGGATATGCTGCTCCTGAAAGAGATACTTCAACTCACATTGCTGAGCATGGATCTACAATTTTAGTCGTAGTCTCAGGTTGCATATATGTTGTTGATGGCGACTACTCTTGGACCTCTGATATAAGTGGCATGTATGCTCTTGGAACTGGAAGTGCTTACGCTCTTGGCGCTTTGCATGTTCTTGGTTCATCAAAAAAGATGACAGTAGCTCAGGCTAAAAAAGCAGCTTTAAAAGCTATAGCAGTTGCCTCAAAGTATGACCCTTATACCGGAGCACCTTTTCATTGTCATTTTCAAGAAAAAATTTAGGAACAACTATGGAAGAATTTGACGAACTAACTTGTATCCAATGTAATCTTCAATGGAAGCGCCTTAAAGCAAGAGGGAGAAAACCTAGGCTTTGCCCATCATGTCTACAAGCTCCTTCTGTTGATTCTTCTCAGCTGACAATCAATGCCCCTAAGCAAGAGAATACTACCTTAAGATATAAACCTAACAGTGAATGGAAATGCCATTCTTGTGGAGTGTACGTTAAGGTATGTGTAGCTATAGATGAAGCACCTTCTCACACTTGTAAAAAGAGACTACATAAAGTATATTTATTAGAACTAATATAATATCTATCTAATCACCGACTTGTAACATAAAAGAAAGATAGAAAATTATGACAGGCATTACTGTTCAGATCCTCGCTGCTTTGTTTGAGCTTGCGTATATTATATTCCGGTTTTTAACTACTCCCAAAGAATTAGTCTTATGATGATTCATCCCAACTGGCCATGTAATTACCCTAATAATAAAGAGGAATCTTCTTCTTCTTCAAATACAGAAGATAAAATTTCTACCAACAAAGTTTACTTTGACACTAGCCTTTTAAGTAATTTTGACAAATTGCTATTATCTTTACTTGATAATGCTTTAGCTGAAATTTCAGAAGAAAAAAATTTGTATAAGAACTTAAACAAGAAGTTATCTGGCTTTAGCTGATATAATGTTTTTATGTCAGAACATATTCTAGATAGCTCTAAAGAATTAATTCATTCACTTCTCAATGAAGCTGATAAAACAATTCATGATTCTAAAAATGTTTATGATATTTGTCAATCTGCCTCAAATACTATATCTTTACTACTCACCCATATAAGTTCTATGGAATACAAGTTGCAGAGTTTAGAAGCTGAGATTCAAAGATTGAATTTAATAGCTCGTTATTAAAAAGGATAAAAATGAAATCTCTTATTCAGGCAATAAACAATCTAGCATCTTCTATTGCTAGTCTAGCAAATTCTATTTCTAACAAAGATCAAACTTCAGTAAAAGAAGAGAAATCTACATTTATTGGTAAAACTCCTAAGAATCCATATCCTAAGAATCCATATATGGACATTAAAGAATTTATTGATACTCCTAAAAATCCATATATGGACATTAAAGACAACATTGACTTTAGTTACAATACTTATGGATCATTAAATTTTAAGGAAAGAGAAGCTCTCTACAAAATTTATAAAGCTATTTTTAATAAAGGCGTTAATGAACCGCTGCATGACAAGATGTTATCAAATCTTCTTAATGACCTTAAGCGTGATTGGCCTTCTTTGCATACTGCTATTAATTCTTTAGTTCAATCTAAAACAAAAAACTTTAATGACATACACAGTAATAAGCATTATCACTAGAGGAGAAACAAATGATTTCTCAATCTTCTTTGTCTATCCCTATTTCTCAGTCCGCTAAAACAAGACTCATAAGAACTTGGGGACCAGAATTAGTACTAAGATGTAAATGCGGAGATAAACCATCTCATTCTATGATGAGCCAATATGGTACTCCTAGGTGTCCTTCTTGTAAATTTACTTGTGAAATTATCCACCATGAATGGGGCACTGTAACAGATGCTTGATTTTTATGAAATGCGTCAAGCCTATTTAAGAGCCTTAGAAACCCCTTTAGATACGAGGAACAAAATGACCAGTTTAGACAAAGCAGCATATCCTGTAGGATTAATGGTAGCTGAAGTAAGAATGCTAACTAAAGAAGAGCTTAAAGCTGAAGGTTGGGAAAATTCCCGTGGTGGATATCCGGTAGCAATCATCTTTAATGACGGAAGCAAGATCTACGCTTCTTCTGATCCTGAAGGTAACGATGTTGGATGTATCTTTGGCGTTACTTCAGATGGAGAAACAATTATAGTTTCCCCACTAGAAGACGCAGTTGCAGATAATAACTAAAACGCGGAATATTATATTTTTTAATTTAAAAAACCTATATAGGTAAAATTTGGGAAAAAAATTTTAAGAGGCAAAACTGTTTTAAACTTTTTTTGTCTTTTTGGGTTTTATACAAAGAAATTAATAGGACCTCAGATATATATTATTTAATAAATCTCATAACTTCTGCTGCTGTTTCTCCGGCTGACAATATTCCACTAAGTGTTCTTTTTGCCATCCCACCAGTTCTTCCAACTTGTTCTGCAACCTCTGTGCTAGCCCCGCTTCTTTCTAAAGCAGCTATTGAATCTATAATAGGTTCAGAGGAAATTGAAGCTAGGCCAGATCCTTTTATCTGTGCAGGAATTCTTTTTGATTCTGTTACTAGCGACTGATAACGATCATATGTATCTTCACCATAATTTGTTAGCACATGCTCGTTTGCTGTTTGTTGAAGACTTCTCAAAGATGGAGCAACAGCTTCTGACATTCCGCCGTAATCAACTGAACCCATAAAAACGCCATGAGCTTCTACGGCTCCTAGTCTTTGTAATTGATCAAAATCAATATGACGAGCAAATGCATCATACACTGCAGAACCTCGCATGTTCCTTAAGTTGATTTCTGCATATCCTTGGAATCCATAAAATTCATCATCAAGACGATTGTATGCGCTTAATAAGGTTCCCTTAATATGCTTCTCCTCAATACCTCCTCTTGCTATCTTGGTTAGAGCGTCTTTTCCTATGGTGGTTTTTGAAATTAATCCAGAGAAAGACTCAGCTCTAGCTTCTTCTCGACCAAATTCACGCATAACACCTAGATAAGTATCTTTAAATTTACTAGCAACTTCTTCATCTACCGAACTAACTCCGGATAATATCCTTCAATTGACCCACAAGAAGATTTTTATCCACAGTACTTTGTGTTAACTTAGATACACCATGTCCAATTTCGTGTAACGCAGTTTTTACATTGCCAGTTAAGGATCCTCTTCGAACTACAGATTCTCTAAAAACAAGAAGATTACTTACTCCACTTGTATTACTAAGCCTAATACCTTCATGCCTAAGCATTCGTTGCAAGGCTTCATGTCGAGTTAAACTTTGACCCACAGTCTCAGCATGAGCCATTGCCCTCTCGTTAAGTGGTTCAAAGCCAAATTTTTCTAATACTTGATTAGATACAGAGATACCTAAAGTTTTTTTACTTACACGAGCTCCAACAACGGATTTATCTCCCATTGTAAGAAAAGATTCATCAAGCCTACCTATTTCCCTTAAGCTTGATTCTATTTCTTGCATTCCTTCTTTAGCGCCAGGGGCAGATTTGCCTGCTCTAAATAAAAAATGATCTATTGGCATTGATTCTGAGGAACGAAACATAATAAACCTTAAAGTTAAAAACTATATATATAGTAACCTTTTAAAATCAATAGGACCTCAAATTGCGGTTTGAGCTGCTATAATATAGTTAATTATGGGAACGTACGATTTTTTTCATATTGATTATCCTTTGCCGGTAGAGCCTTGGATTCCACACAGCTACAAGTCTTATATTTATTATGCTTTTGCTGCTGAAGGATTTAAATCAAAATCTATGGAATGCTTTTTAGATAGTTATTTTATAGACAATAATGGATACTTATACATGGAAGAAAGCCCTTCTTTTGAAGAAGATTCAAAGAATAAAAAGAGCAGAAAGATATACTTTCACGGCCACATAAAAGTGCATTGTCCTGTATACTTAACTGAAGACGAATCAATAGATTCCAATAGGATGTTATGGTTTGAATATGACTTGAAGTTTACTGACAGTCTCCTGGTAGAGGCGAAAATGATATCGCCAAAGAAAGAAGATTTATATGAACTACACAGAAATATATAATAAAATTTATGATTGCGTTAAGCATGATGACAGAAATAATGAACAAATACATTACACTACTGTCAGTATAGCTAATGCAATAAATGGATTGTTTAGGCTTTCAAGTCAGCAAAATCCACAAACAATAAATGCAATATCAGAAATTCTTAGCTTAATGTGGAGTCCATTAAAACTTGGTGGATTTGATCTAGATGACAAAGATGGTCAACCATTTAATTAAGTTCTTTGGGTATATTTAATTTCTCTGCTATTATCAACCAGTATTTTTATGGTACTATAATAACAGATTATGCGGTTGTAACTTAACAGTAGAGTACGTGCGCTTCCGACCCACGGTGTGAGGGTGCAATTCCCTTCAACCGCTCCAATGTAATTTCAATACCATAACTAAGAGCATAGAAAAATTTAGATATAATGACTAAAGATATAGAAAAAAGAAAAGCTTACCTAAAAGAATACCAAAGAAAATGGATGAGAGACAGAAGACTTGACTGGGTTCTGGCTAACGGTCCATGCAAGCATTGTGGTTCTTGGGACAGCTTAGAAGTAGATCACATTAAACGTGAAGATAAGACAATGCATGCTTCTTGCGTATGGAGCAGAAGAAAAGAAGTTAGAGACAAAGAATTATCTAAGTGTCAGGTTCTTTGCAAGTCTTGTCATTTAAAAAAAACTATATCAGAAGTAGAATATCCTGGAATAGTACATGGTACATCTAATGGCTACGATCATTATGGTTGTAGGTGTGAAGAATGTAGGCTCGCAAGAAGCAAAAGAGACATGAAAAGAAGAAATCCAAATAAATATAAAGAATTATACGATAATGAATAAAAAATTATTATTTCAACCGCTCTAATTTTGCTCTACTTTGAGACAAATATGTTCCATCATCTGGAGCAATTGTTCTTTTTCTATTAGACATAGCTATTCCTACTCCAAGTAAACCAGCAGCTGCAGCAATACCCATTGCCCTTGCGTTGCCTGATGCAAGATCTTGAGCAGTCTTCATTCCATTGTCCATTAAACCTTTTGGTTTAGTAGTTACCTTAGATGGTTCTGAAGATCCTATTTTCAGCGTTGGCTCCCCAGATAGAGGGGGGTTAGAAGTTATTTTTGCACTGGGGTCAGGCTTTGGATTTTGAGTACTTGTATTTATGGGTGAAGATTGAGCTTTTGGTTTAGATTTTCCACCAGACGCAGAATCTGCTCCTCTGTTTCTTGGGGTAACTCTAATGTCATCTGTTGGAGTTCCAACATTTAATCCTTTTGGAGGAGGGGATGCTGGAGGAGGAACTGTTAATGGCTCTCCTGCGGATATTTTAGCTGCTACTGTACCAGTATCATATTCATCTGCTAAAGGAGTTACTTTAGTAGCATTAGTAGTTGCTACACTTGGAGCTGAGACAGCTTGAAGAGTCCTTGGAGCTGGAATTTGTCCTGGCTTATTAATAGTCGGAAGATCTCCAACATAGTTATCTACATATTTGGTGTTACCGAATGCAATTTTTCCAGTAGATCTCTCTTGAGCTATTTGCTCTATTGTTTTATACGGGCTAATGTAACCATCTTTGCCATGTAATAGTTCTGCCATCTCTGGCATTTCTTGAGTTATTTTGTTTATTTTATCTATTTCTTCTGGATTAATTTTTCCAGATATTTTATATTCTTCTAAACTGTTGCTCATTGAAGTATCTTCAAGAGAAAAATCAACTTTTCCAGTAGTTGGATTAATACCTAAGTAATCAGTAGTAAATCTTCCAGAAACACCTCTAGAAAGAGGATGATTTTTTACTCCGGTGTCTCCAATTATACTATGCCTGTATGCAGGATCATTTTGATCAACAAGCCTATTTCCCAATTTATCTTCTAGGCTTTTTATTATAGAATCTCTACCCTCTAAGCTTTGTGGGTATGCTGTTAAGTGTCTACCTGCACCATATTTTCCAGGTCCCATTTTGTAGGTCATTGCTTGTTCATTGAACACTTCAGCTGCTGATATTATGTCATTTGGATCAGCAAAATTTTGAGCTCCGCTACTATATGCTGATTTATAAAATTTAAAAAAATCATCAGATTTAACTCCAATACCAGCAAGTCTGGAATCAAACACATCTGCTAAATTTTGATCCATTACAGATAAGTCTGCTGCTCTCCCCGCTCTTGCTAAACCCTCTTCATGACTTAAGTCTGTAACAAAATCAGCATGAATTTTCCACCCATGATTTTGATTTATACCACTGGGTTTAACGGGATTATATCTTGGGTCAATTCTAGATGTTGGAGAATCCATTTGTGTATACAGCGCTCTGTTAGAGGTTGGATCAGAAAATCTATGAGGACTGATAAGTTCTGGTAGCTCATGGCCAAAAACTCTTTTAGAATAATCGGTTAAATTATCCTTACTTACTCGAGCATATTCTCTTTTTAGATTGCCGCTAACGGAATCTATCTCACCGTCTACATTAGGTCTTATAAACTGAAAAAGCTCTGCTCCATCGTCTCCGGTAACAGCTGATACATTAGAAATATCATCATACTTCTTTATTGTATTTGGATATTTTTTATTATTTGCATCGAGTATTATCTCATGAATAGATCGAGCCATAATCTAAACTCTTTCCATTTCCATTTGCTTTTCCATTGACTTACTACGCAGAGATGATATACCAAAAGCAGCTCCCAGTGCACCCATTCCTATTGCAGCAAATCCAAGCTTAGAACTATGCACAACGCTAGCTGCCCTCATGGTGTCATCTGCTAGCCTTTGGGCTGTTGAGGACATCATTCTTCCCGGAGTTCCAGTTGGAAGAGTTTCTCCTACAGCACTTGCTATATTTGCTGCTGGCTGACTAGAATTAATACTTGCAGTTTGCAAATATCTATTTACAGAACTAGGAATATAGTCTTTATCAATTTTTGGATTTGCACTAGTTGCAGCAGTAGATAAATTAGTTTTACTTGTTAGATTATTTATGCTTACCCTTGTTGTTGTTCTGGGTTGAATAAAATCTGGCTGATCCTTTAAAAGATTGTCAGTACCGTATCCCTTTTTCGACAAATATGACTCACGCATACCACTTTGCATTAGTCTTTCAACTCTACTCATGTAGGATTCCATCGGCTGCATTGGCTTTATGACTCCAGCTCTAATAGCTTTTCTTCTAGCTATAATAGCATTTTGTCTAGAAGATGGATTTGTAAGAAAATTAAGTGGCTGATCATCTCCTTTTAGGGACTCCATAATTTTCATTTCTAATTTATGAGGAAGACCACTTTTGCTTGGATTAATCTGGTCAGCAGTCTTTCTCATTTCTTTTCTTAGATCAGTAAGAGTATCTTCTATAATTGCTCGACGAACTTGTTTTTTAGATCCAGCATCTAAATATGAAAGCTCATTTTCAAGATCCATAATATACTTTGCTACTTTTGCTTTGTATTCAGCAACCGATCCAGCATATCTTCCTACTGTATACTGTCTTCTTTCCATGTTTGCGGTATTTAAAATATCTTCTCTAGTTAAATAACTTCTTCTTTTTGGAGAGTTATATTTTGCCTTCATCTTCCTGCTATGATCAAAAGCTGCTCTTTCACCTTTATTTAAAGGTCTTAATACACCTTCTCCCATGGGATCATATCTTGAAGCTGGAGTAGAAATTGGAGCTCCATTTTTTGGTCTAAGATAAATAGGATCTAGATCTGCATTAACCTGGTTAGGGTTAAATACATTCTCTACTTTTCTAGCAAGATTATCAGTTTTATTAAAAGTAAATTCTGGATTCGTGAATTTAATTCTTCCGTTTTTTATCCCTTGTAAATATAACTTGATTTTGGTTTAGTGGATTTACAAATTTTGTTCTTCCACTTTTTAATTTAATTTCAATTGGATTAAAATAACCCTGTGGAACCATTTCTTTTGGAAGAAGATTTTGCATCAAGGTTCTAGAGTTAGTGTTGGATGCATCTAATATATGAGGTGTAGGTATTGACGCCTTGCCTGATCTTCCTCCTCTATTTTTACCCCTTCTTTTGCTTACCCTTTCAGGATCGTCATCAAAGCCTTTTCTTGAAGTTGAAATTTTTTCTATACCACCGGATGATGAAATGATATTAGAAGACCTGGAGACAGGGGACGAAGGAGGGGCAGATGTCGTAGTTAATGTTATAGGGGCTGGAGGTCCTGGTTCTGAAACAAAGAAATCATTTATATTAACCGTTGTAAATTGTTTTTTGGCCATAAAAACTCCAGTTTTGTATTACTATAGACTAAATAGTAACCAATGTTTGGAGGTATGTTATGGCAGGAAAAAAGCCAGCAAAGAAAAATGTTTCTAATAGTCAAAAAGAAATTAAAGTAGAATTACCTGGTAAAGCAGTTAAATATGTTGGTATTAAAGGTGTTAAATTTAGCTGCCCTAGTTGCAGTAGAAGCCTCAGTAAAGGTATAATTTGGGAACACAAAAGCAATGTATATTGCACTAGAAACTGTATTCCAAAAGAACAAGCAGTCCCTGCATCTTAACTAAAAGGAAATAAATTAAAATGGATAGTTATTGGTTAGCCGAACTTTTAGAGGAAATGGAAAGAAAACTTCCTCCAGCAGAACAAGAATATGCAAACGCAATGCTAGGAATTGTCAGCAAATATGGCAAGCTTTCCAACAGTGATGGCAATGGCATCTGGGTTGGCTATGTTCCAGGCATAGAAAATGACAATTTATCTATTGGTGTTAAGTGTGCCAACTGTGCATTGTATGAAGGCAATGGCGTTTGTAAGATTGTTGCCCAGACCGTAGAGGACAATGGCTATTGTCGCCTAGCTGCTATCTACGATGGTGTCGTCAAGTCGGGAAAAAGTGAATGAGAAACTACTGGTTAAGTGAATATCAATCTCCAGATGATGAAGAGATGCCTGAAGAACCAGAGATGGATGATTCCGAAGATGAAGAAGAAGATATGGATGATCCCAAATCAAAATTAAATGCTAGACAAAAAATGATGTATGAACAGTATGAAGCAACTGTAGAAATGCACGGCATGTTTGATCAAACTTCTTTAGGAAATGGAGCACACTATGCACCAGCTGCTAAGAATCCATTTATTAAAGAAGGATTAATTTGTTCTAACTGTGTATTTTTTAAGGGCGGGCAAGGCTGTGAAATAGTTGCCGGAACCATACAACCAAATGCTGTTTGTAAACTTTGGATTATACCTAACGAACTTTTAAAGAAGGGTTAAACATGAAGGTTTGGATCGATCAAGATCTTTGTACTGGCGATGGCCTCTGTGCTGAAATTGCACCAGCAGTTTTTGAAATGCACAATGATGGCTTGGCATATGTAAAAGAAGTTGATTGGCCTAATCTTATGGGGCCAACTGGAAAAGGCGAAGGACCTGTCTATCAAATGGCACAAGGAATGGCTACTGTACCAGAATCTTTATTGCAAGATGTTATAGAAGCTGCCGAAGAATGCCCAGGTGAATGCATCTTTATTGAAGTGGAATAATATTATGCCAACTTATAATTATATATGCATTGATAATGATCATACTTGTTCTGAATCACGTAAGATGACAGAGGATCAAATAATTACTTGTTGTCCGGAATGTGGATCTCAATTAAAAAGAGATTATTCTGCGCCAGGTATACAATTTGTAGGATCTGGTTTTTATAAAACGGATCATTAATAAGATAAGTTTTTAAATATTAAGAATCTTTTGGGTCTTCCCAGATTCCTTTAGAATATTCTACCCAATTATCGTATTCTTCTTGAGTTAAAAGGGTTGTAGAACCATCATCATTTTGTTTGGAAATTGTTCCAAAAGGATTTTGTTCTATAAATTCTTCTTTTGTTATAGGCTCATAATTAATCATGATGCGTCTTCTCCTCCTATGCGAACAAAATTTCTACTACATTGATCTAATGCCCTAAATGATCTAAATGACCCACCTACTAAGATTTTATTATCAGTTTGAATAGCTATAGATAAAATTCCACCTTCAGATATAATATTGTTACCAATATTTGTTGTAAAAGCTGCGTCTCTGGTTCCATCAGAATTTAGGCGTAGTATACGATTAACAGTTACGCCATTAAAGGTTGTAAAGGCTCCTCCGACTAATATCTTACCATTGGACTGAAAAGCTATTGAATATATATAATTATTAGCTCCAGTACCCGTATTCGTTGTGAAGGTTGTGTCCCTAGTTCCGTCTGAATTTAGACGAACAATAAAGTTAGCGGTTACACCATTAAAGAATCCAAACTGACCTACTATTACAATCTTACCATCTGTTTGGATTGCTACTGATTGTACATTGTCGCTAAAACCAGTACCTGTATTTACTGTGAAGGCAGTGTCCCTAGTTCCATCTGAGTTTAAGCGAACAATACGTTGAACGGTCGTACCATTCCAGCTAGGAAACCAACCTCCAATAACAATTTTACCGTCGGACTGAACAGCTACAGAGAATATCTGATCATTTGCTGCTGTTCCAATATTTGTTGAAAAGGTAGTGTCTCTTGTTCCATTTGAATTAAGACGAACGATACGACTATGTGATACGCCATTCCAGCTAGAAAAAAACCCACCAATTAAAATCTTACCATCAGATTGAACAGCTATGGACTGTATAAATGAATTTGCTGCTGTTCCAATATTTGTTGAAAAGGTAGTGTCGTCTGTGCCGTCTGAGTTTAAGCGAACGATACGGTTTAACGGTGCGCCATTCCACTCTGTAAACCAACCTCCAATTAATATTTTTCCGTCGGACTGAACAGCTATTGAATATATATAATCATTTGCTGCTGTTCCAATATTTGCTGAAAAAGCTGTATCTACTGTCCCGTCTGAGTTTAAGCGAACGATACGGTTAACTTCTACACCGTTCCAATCTTTGAATTCGCCACCTACTAATATTTTTCCATCAGACTGAATAGCTATAGAGCTTACTGGACCACTAGCAAATGAATTAAGCGGTGGGGGACTTCCATCAGAATTTAAGCGAATAATACGATTATGTCCTACACCACTAAAAGCTGTAAAGTTTCCTCCAATAACAATTTTACCGTCGGACTGAACAGCTATTGAATATATATAATTATTTGCTGCTGTACCAGTATTTGTTGAGAAAGATGTGTCTCTAGTTCCATCAGAATCTAAACGTACAATTCGGTTAACAGTTACACCATCCCAATCGGTAAAAGTCCCACCAATTAATATTTTTCCGTCGGACTGAACAGCTATTGAATATATATAATTATTTGCTGCTGTTCCAATATTTGAAAAGGTAGCGTCCGCATTTCCATCAGAATCTAAACGTACAATACGATTAACAGTTGCGCTATTAAAGGTTGTAAAAGTCCCACCAATTAAAATCTTACCATTGGACTGAACAGCTATTGAATATATTTGACCATTTGCCCCATTACCTGTATTATCTGCAAAGCTAGCGTCCGCAGTTCCATCAGAATTTAAACGCACAATTCGGTTAACAGTTACACCGTTAAAGGTTGTAAAGGCTCCTCCAATTAAAATCTTACCATCAGATTGAACAGCTATGGATAATATGTTTGAATTTGCCCCAGTACCCGTATTAGTTGTAAACGATGTGTCTCTTGTTCCGTCAGAGTTTAAACGTACAATTCGGTTAACTGTTGTACCATTCCAGGTTGTAAAGGCTCCTCCAATTAAAATCTTTCCATCAGATTGAACAGCTATTGAATATATATTATTATTTGCTGCTGTACCCGTATTTGTTGTAAACGATGTGTCTCTGGTTCCATCAGAATTTAAACGCACAATTCGGTTAACTGTTGTACCATTCCAGGTTGTAAATTCGCCACCAACAAGAATCTTACCGTCGGTTTGGACAGCAATGCTGTTAACAGGTTGGTTTGCTGCTGTTCCAATATTTGTCATAAAAGTTGTGTCTCTTGTCCCATCTGAATTAAGACGAACGAGACGGTTGTGTGATACGCCATTCCAGTTTGTAAAGGCTCCTCCGACTAATATTTTTCCATCGGATTGAATAACTATAGACATAAGGTAACCTGCTGTTCCTATACCAAATTCTCCTGTTTCATCCCTATCATCCCAAGAACGATCAACAAGGCCACCCTTAATAAAAGATGTGTACCAACGACCAGCAACTTTATTATATATGTAGTCAGGAAATTTCCAAATCCCCCCAACTTTAACGTAAGGTTTTGCTGTACTCCAAACTCCGCTAGCTTTAATGTATTGAGACATTAAGAATAGACCATCCAAGTGTCACCATCACTACCTCCTGATGGTGTTGCTGTAGAAACAAATGTAGTTGGGACATTAGTTCCATTTAATGTTAAACTTCCTGTAATTGAAGTTGGCCCAGTAAAATTTGGTGTTGCTGCCGTTAATCCTACTAGGATTTCTAGGCTTCCATCTGTTTTTAAAGTGCCTGCAGAAGTGCGGTAAAGGTTTGCATCGGCAACCGCTGAGCCAGAACTCCATTTTAACTTACCACCTGCATCGATGGCAAAGTTTGGAGTGGCACTAGAAGATGGTCCTATTTCTACAGCAGTATCAGATGCTGTACTAAATTTTATAGCTTTAAGCCTATTGTAAAAATTGGGCATGGCCTCAACCAAACCTTTCTAAATTAAAGTTAACCCCTCAAGATTAACTAGATATCTATTATAGTAATTAATACTTATGGCTATCAAACGAATCTTGGTTATGATAAAATGTGATTATGTCAGCAATTTCCAATAATCCACGCTCATACTCAAAGATAACCGAACCATGGGTCTTCATAGATGAATGCTTTACAAACGAAGAGCTAAAAAAGATAGAAGAATATTGTTCCTCAAAGAAACTAAATAAAGCTTCTACTGTAGGTAGTGACTCATTTGCTAGGGTGTCTAATAATTGTTTCAATGATGTAGACCAGGAAAATACATGGTTTATCGACAGAATAAATCAAGCATTAGATCATGCTAATAAAGCATTTTATAATTTTGATTTATATGGATATTCATTTTTTCAATATGCCGAATACGAAGGATCAGAAAACGGGAAGTATGATGCTCACACTGATTTAATTTTTGGCAAAGATAAGCCGGGCTATATGATTGATACTAGAAAACTCTCTTTAAGTTTACTTCTAAATGAGCCAGAAAAAGATTTTATAGGTGGCGAATTTTTTATTCACCTCAGCGGAAACCCATCACTGCATGCTTTAAAAAAGGGACAGATGATATTATTTCCATCATTCATGCTGCATGGAGTAAAGCCAGTTCTATCTGGAGTAAGAAAGTCTATTGTAATTTGGGTTGAAGGACCAAAGTTTAAATAGATTAAGCTTGTAGGTCACCTATCAAAACCCAGGTATTTGTATCTAACTTGATCAAAGTTGCAGAAGACCATCTTGCACGCAGCTTAAGTCCTGGTGTAGAGTTAACAGTAACTCCACCAGCACCTGCAACAGTAACTTGACCAGTTCCCTTTTGAAGTAAGTCGATCCTATCTCCAATAGCAAAAGCAACTGATGATTCGAGAGGGACCGTTAAGGTAATAGATGCAGCATTATCCAATGTAACTAATTTTGCTAAATCTGTTAGCTGCAATGTATAGGTAGTACCAGTTTGCGCATTTAAGGTTGATCTAAAGCCGGCTTTAGCTGGACCATCTTTAAGGTCGGTAGATTCAATGCTATTGTTTAAGGATAGTTTAGAATAAGTGATTGCTGCGCTAGCATTTACGTTGGCGTTAACAATAGTTGAGCTGACCCAAGCTGATCCATTCCATTGAAGTGTCTCGCCACTTGATGGTGTTGCGGCACTCACGTCTCCCACTGAATCTAAAGTTGCAACTGAGGCACTAAAAGTTTTGTTTACCCATTCAGAAGTAGAGCTTTGCCACGCTAAAACTTGATCATTGAACGGAGTTGCTGCATTAACGTCGGTCAATTGGTCCAATGCTAAAGAAGTAATATAAGTATTAGTATCCAATGCCCAAGTGTCAGCTGCGGTTTTAATTAAATTGCCGGAAGTTCCAGCTAATGCTGCAATTGCCGTCAAGTCAGCGTCTAATGGTTGATACGTGTTGGATGCTACTGATATTGTAGGAGTTGCACCTTCCCCAGAGTTATTAGTTATTGTTATTCCAGTGCCCTGCACCAAGCTGCTGACATAATCACCAACAGTATCCGTTGATAGATTAACTGGATCGTTAATCCAGTTGGACCCATCATATCTTAAAAAATCACCATTAGCTAAACCACTTAGAGTAACATCATTTAAAGAGTCTAAATCTGTACTTAAAGCTACTCCGGAAACCGCAGCATAGATGCCAACTCTTATGCTATTAGAAGATGGAGGTGTTTCAAAATATACTGTAATAGAATTTAAAGTAGTGGCTTCCCATAAAGTTGCAAAGCTTGAATACGGAGATGATGTTTCCGTAAAGTTGACCACTATATCTCTTGTGGTTAAATTATGATTAAGCACAAACGTACTGTCCGTATTATTCCCTATTGTTGCAAAATATGTTGTGCCTTCAACGGAACTTGGACTTATTGCATTTACCCAATTTGTTCCATCATATTTTAATACTTGATTTGGGGTTGCGCTTGTTATGATTACGTCAGTTAAGTCATCTAGAGAAGCTACGGTTGATGCTACTCCTGGTATATACTTATTTAAAGAAGCATTGTATTTAAGAACGTTTGTATCAGCTGGACCACTAGCATCTATCTGTACACCACTAACCGTTAAGTATGGTGCGGTAACCATTCCAGTAAATGTAGGTGTCGCACTGTTAGCTTTTAGGTCTAATGCCGTTTGCTGTGCAGTTGAGACTGGCTTATTGGCATCCGAAGTATTATCTACGTTACCTAGTCCAATATCACCTTTTACTAAACCCAAAGGTGAAGTAATTGTTTTATTCGTAAGTGTCTGCGTTCCTGTTGTTGTAACCAAAATTGAGGTATCAACAATCCCGTGGATATTTGTTGTATCTGACTCGTGGTTAGTAAGCGCTGTGGCGGCATTGCTTGCAGTGGTCGAGACAGACGAATCAACATAAGCTTTTGTTGAAGCATCAGTGTTACTTATTGGTGTGGGAACTGTAACTGTTCCAGTAAAGGTAGGTGAAGCAGTAGGGGCTTTAGTGTCTAACTGTGTTTGGATTGCAGAAGTTACGCCATCCAAATATCCAATTTCGGTGTCTGTAACATTGGCAACACGAGTTTGAACTATTGACGTGTCAATTGCAATACCTGGAGTAGCACCTTCTCCAGAATTGTTAGAGATAGTAAGACCGTTACCTTGGACTAGGCTCTTAACATAATCTCCAACCGTGTCAGACGTCAAGTTTACAGCGTCATTAACCCATGCAGAACCTGTCCATCTTAAAAAATCGCCATCTGCCGATGATGTTATGGTCACATCAGAAAGAGCATTTATTCCATGGTTGGAGATGTCAGACACAGTTCCTGTGACATTTCCAGTCACGTTACCGGTAACATTACCTGTTAAATTTCCGGTTACGTTTCCAGTCAGAGGTGCTGTTACGCCAGCAAATGTTGGAGTAGCAGAAGCAGCTACATCTTGACCAATAGAAATTGTTGGCGTAGCGCCTTGTCCAGAATTATTAGAAAGAGTAACTCCAGTACCGGCAGTAAGATTGGTTATATAATCACCTATGGTATGCAGACCAAGTGTTACCGAGTCTTCTACTATAGAATTTAAATCTAAGAATGTAATTCCATCATTAGTAAACTGCCACTTATCGGTTGACTCATTCCACCTTAGTTGAACATTATTTAATGCCCCTCTTTCTACTTCTATACCGGCGGTCGTAGAAGTGGCAGAACCATTTGTTGAGTTAACTAAAATAAAATTATCTTGTATGATAACTGTCTCTGCATCAACCGTAACAGTAGTTCCTTGCACTGTTAGATTGCCAGTAATAGTTACATTATCTTCTGTTTCCACTTCATCTAAGTCAGGCTTTAACCAAGACCAAGCTGTGGATACTTTATTTCCTTCTGAGTCAACATACCAGACTATTCCATTAACTGGGTCTAAAGCTATTTGACCTTGAGATATATTAGGCTCTACGGGAAGTGGCATTAAAAATCCTTATGTTTTATTTGGCAGCTTTTTTGTCCACCTTATTAAATACTTCGTTGATTTCTGTACTCGAAAGTTTTCCATCGTCTAAAAATGCACGAGAAAGACCTTCTACTACAGTTGCAACTCCAGCCATGCCAGCCATAAAGCAAGCTTTCCATAACTCAACTCCAGCTATGGCACCCGCTCCTATGACTCCAAGGCCAGATGCAGCAAAGGTAGCAACAATTCTCATTAAAATATTATTTAGTGTTTTCATTTCACCCTCCTATAGTAATTACCTTAGATACTTTTTCCTTTGAATTATTAGATAACCAAAACAAATTAAACCAAACCCTAAAATTAAAGTAAAGTATGGTCCAGATCCAGTTTCTGGAAGCTTTGGCCCATGGTCATGACTTGAATGGTCATGAATGGTAGTTGTTGTTTCCATCGGTGGAACAAATGCTTGTTGAGCTGTTGTGGTAGTTTGCTCAACAGTTGTCACTGAAGCCTGCGTAGTGGTTGGAGCTGGCTCTGTAGTGGTAGTAGCAGGAGGCTCCGTTGTAGAGGTCGTAGGAGCAGCTATGGTCGTAGTGGGTGGGTTCCAGGTAACTGTAGAAGAAACTGTCTTAGCCACACCATTTACAGTAGCTGTTGCTGTGTAAGTCGCAGTGCCAGTAGCATTTGTTCTAATAGTTATTGTGGCAATACCTGATGAATTAGTGGTAGCCGTAAATGTTTGACCAGCATCTGGTCCAGCACTAACAGTTACAGTTACGGTAACTCCAGATTGTGGAACTCCAGCAAGAGTTTGAGCTGTCGCAGTTATTATCAGATCTTCTCCTGCCCTTGGTGTTGCAGGGTTTATTGCAAGAGTAAATGAGCTTGGAAGCGATACTGCTCCACCACCAACAGATACAGCTACCCTAGGACTTGAAACGGACGGAAATGGATAGTTAACTAATGTTTTTAGTGTTCCAACATTTCCAGTAAAGTAGCCATGCCAACAGGCTGCAACCATTGTATTTGTTAGCCCAAAGTCTGCGGTTCCATCTGCCGTAGCATCTGGTCCTCCATTACAGCCACCATTATTGTAGACTGCCCCAGGAAGCAGTGAAGTCAACCAGCCATATGAACCCATGTTAGCAAATAAACCTCCACCAGAGTTTACGAAGTCAGCAATGACCTCAGCATTTGACGTAAACAAAGCCTCAACTGCAGAAGATCTGCTCCAGTTATCTGGTATCCATATAACAGCTGGCTTTAGGGTATTTATATTTGTAAAAAAGTTTGTGACCTGGGTAGATGTATTATAAAAATTAACTGTTGGCGCAGTAGTAAACTGACCTAAGTACTTTGTAGTTAGAAGTGTGTTCCAATTTCCACCACAAGAGTTAGAGACGTCATTTGCCCCAAGGATCGCAATGCTTCCGTTATTAATATTGGTAGCGCCAGTGTGTGTTTTCTTAAGAACTTGAGCTATATATCCCCAAGTTCCTTCTCCGCCTGAGTGGCAAACTGGATCCATTCCATCAAGAACAATTGGACCACCACCGTGTGGTTGCTTTAGCTTGTTGGCTAGATATTAAGTATTGAGTCGCCGTGCCGGAACCAAAAGGCACTGAACTAACAACCATTATAAATCCAATAGCAATTAGTAACTTACCAAAATTTTTCATACATTCTCCTTATTCATCCTTTTTTAACATTGCATTTATATAGTGGACTAAAAATGCACACCCTGTTGCTATAATAGTTATTTTTCTAGTTTCACCAGATAAAGTAGCAAAAACTACTACGCTTCCAGATATCGTAAACGCAAGAGCTGCTGTCTCTTTCGAAAACTTTTTAATAAAGCCCCAAGGGCTAAATTTCTTTATCATTGTTCCCTCCTGATATTTAAATATACTATTTCTAGTAAAATTATTTTCTTCTTCGTCCCCTTCCGGGCCTTCTATTTCAGTGTCTTGTTCTTCATCTTCGCCATCTGGATTTTCATCTTCCCTTCGGCTATTTAAATTCCCTCCGTCACCTGGGCCTCCACCGGAACTACCTGAACCTCCGCTAGGGCCCTTAGAACCCCCTCCAGACCCTCCTCCTGAACCGCCTGATGGACCAGCTGACCCAGCAACTCCGACAGTAGCTGCTGATAGAACTGCAGTAGCAGCCAATAGAGTTCTACGAGAGCCTACGTCTACACTGGAACCCACTGGTACATAGTCATCTAAGCCCTCTCCATACACATTAATCGTCTCCTCAAAAGCGTTCTTTACTTCTTCTGGGGCGTTTGTCACAGCCTCAACAAGGGCTGATTCTTCTTCTTGAGTTAATTCACCTACAGGAATCTCAACAAAGATCTCAGATGCCTGGTCCCCATCAATGCTTTCCAAGACCTTTTCGCTAGTAGCAAGTTCAGTAGCTTGATCTTCGGTGACGCCATTTTCTAAGATATTGTCAACAGCATCCGAAACCTGGTCTTGTGTAATAGTGTCTGATTCCAAGACTCCAACCAGTTCCTCAAACTGCTCATCAGTAAGAGGTGAGTCCAAAACTGCATCAATTACCTCAGCAAACTTTTCATCAGACAATGGCTCAGAAAATACTGCATCTAAAACTGCACTCAACTCTTCAGTTGAAAGATCGTCTGCAAACACAGAGTTAACAACAGCAGTAAACTCTTCATCATTCATTGGTCCATCAAAAAGAGATGTAACTAGTGCTGCAATTTCTTCAGGAGAGTCAGCATTACCTATGGCGTTAGTTACCGCAGCCCCAAGTTCATCTGCATTGTCTGTATTGTTAAATATATCAGTAACTGTTTCCTCTGCTGTATTTTGCGCCTCTTCTGGAATACTTACTTCTGGAATTGTTTCATTTGGTAAATCTTCTGGCTCTGGAACTGTTACTGCACTTGTATCTATTTCTGGAACAGAAACTGGAGTTGGATCTAGTTCAGGAATTGAAACAGTGGTATTTTCTGGTTCAGGTGTTGAAACTGGACTCAGATCTAAATCAGGAATTAATACAGTGGTATTTTCTGTTGGAAGTGTTTCAACAGGAGGAAGAACTAATTCTGGTTCAGTTGTTGTAGTTGTTGGTGGTTCGGTTGTTGTGGTTGTTGGTTCGGTTGTTGTGGTTGTTGGTGGTGGAGTTGGGTCAATAACTATTACATCAACATTTGTTTCAGGCCCATAGATACATGGACCTACACCGTCGGAGGAGAAGCAGCTTTCATTTCCTGCTTTAATGCCAAAACGAACAGGTCCAAACCCGGTAGTTCCGGAGAACATGTATTCAGCAAGTGAGTAGGTGGTTCCTTGGTTGGTCCAAACTCCCCAGCCACCTGACGTAGTTCCGCCAATTTCGTCAAGTCCGTAAAACGTGACACCATAAGCGTAGATGTCAACATTACTTGATGTTGGCGCATCCCAGTCAAGGTCAACACTTCCGTCTGCGTTGGCTGTTGCTACAAGGTTTGTAACGGAATTTAAATATGGAGCAGCAGTTGTTGTGGTTGTGTATTGAGACTCATTGTTCTGAGTGAATGCTTCTGCAGGAACAGTCGAGTAGCCTCCACCTTGGTTCCATGCAAGTTTAACCCAGTTTCCTCCGCCATTTTCATAAAACCATAAAGTGATTGGTTTTGGTACGCCAGCAATAAAATCAATTGGTGTACTGGGATTTCCTCCGCCACCCTTGTCTATCCAGTTATTATCAACTAGAACATCATCAATGTAAAGCTTTGTGCCATCATCAGCGCTTGGATAAAAAGTAATTGTTTCCGTTGTGGGTGAGGTAATGTATCCTTCGTATTTGACTATGTAGTCGTTATAAAGTCCACAAATGCTATTGCCAAAGTCTTGGTCAATATTTAAGTATGTTGTAGTACACTGAACTGGTCTGCCGGATACGGATGGCAGTGGCGGAGACCCGTTATAACCATAGTTATCATAAATAGTTACTTGAAGTCCCGGCTCTGAAGTTGCTTTTGAAGAAGATGGAAATGCAAATACGAACGCAAAAAGTACAGCTAGAATCCAAGATCCACGACGTGGTTTTATACGCATTATTACCCCTCCAGGTAGACATTATCTATAGTAATGGAGAGGTGATAAAATTGGCGGCCTAAAAGGGAACAACCCCAGTAGATTTCTCTACTGGGGTTGAGCGTCGGCCTCCGTAAGACTTATTATATCAGTCAATATCTAATATTGCAAATACTTTTCCACCTGCAATTGTGTCATCTTTCAATCCGTTGACTCCCTTTAACTTGCGAACAGCTTCACCAGTTGCGGCATCATAAGTACCAGTTGCTTCACCTGCATAAAAGCCAGCGTTCTTAAGAGCTGATTGTAGTCTCTTAACATCTTCACCAGTTGCACCAACACTTAACTTATCTCTCATTGGTGCCTCCGCAATTTCTCCTGCTTCTGGAGCACCACCAGCAAATGCTAGCGGTTCTTTATCTCCAACACAATACTGCCAATGCCATGCTTCATACTCTGGATTAGGCTTACCTTCTTTTGTTGGTGCACCCTGCAAATAGAAACCATACTTTGGAGCATTTTCACACATCCACTTGTATCGTTTTGCATCCTGCATATTTAAGTCAATAGCTAATCCGAAGGCCATGGTTTGATGTTCCAGGAGTTCCAGATGGACTCATTCCCTCTTTGAGGTACCAGACCTTGTTGTTATATTTACGGGTAATTTCTGGGTTACGCTTTGTTTTTGCATCAGCATAGCGTGACATAAACATTGAAAGCTGTGCTTCAAATGGACGATAATCCCCAATGTTCTGTAGCTTATGCCCAGCTTTAGCAGCTTCGTCATAAAGTGCATTGAAGGCTTTAGCTGCCTTTACCCACATTTGACCGCCACATTTAACCTTAGCAAGCTGGTTTGGCTTAAGCTTGCCGTTTTCTACGTTTTGTAACTCTTTTGGTATAATCATTTTTTCTACTGGATGAGTCATTTTTTCTCCCTTACTTGTTTGTTTATATAGTAAATGCTTTACTTGTTTTTAAAAAGACTTGATGGGTATGTGTCATCTATCTCTTGGTATTTTAATGGGAATCTATCAAAAGGATCAATCCCATATTTAATTCTATTCATTATTAATTCATCAGATTTAAATTCATCTTTATCATATTCTGTATGAGCAAAGGATTCAATTTTATTCTTTATATTATCTTCTTCCCCTAAGAAAGAAAAGTGCCAGCCACCATTAGGTATGGTTGGCAAAGCCATTGAGCGTAGCTCTTGAGGAGTTGTAGATTCAAGGTGATTCTTTTTGCAGACTACAGGTCTAGCTCCTTGATTACAGTGATCCGGAACCTGCCAATGATAATTCCAAAAGTATTGCTTTACATCTAATCTAACTGGTTCATTATCTATTCTTAAATTTTCAACAGTTTTATAGTTCCAGATTTCATCTACGTCTGAAATAATTATTAAGTCTTCATCATCAATGTGAATATTTTTTAAAGCATCAGATATTGAATTCCTTTGAATATACTCTCTATCCCAAGATGACAAATTATTATCTTTAAAATCTATTCTATATAAAAATATTTTGTCATACCATTTTGAAAAAATATCGGGATCTTCATCAAAGTAATAAGGTTTACTTTTTCCAGTGAAAGTTTCAGACGCCTCAACAATAATAAAGTGATCTACATAATCACTCAATTCTTCTAGTCGTAATTTTAGAATTTCTTTTTCATTGTAGTAGGTAAAGCAATCAAATATTTTCATAGATAAATATTCTTTCATCTGAAAGCATTGAGTATTTTTTTGCTTCTATTTCTATTTTATTGTTGCGCTCTAAATGTAATTCAATTGAAGAAGCCCAGTCACCAGGATTAATTATCAAAGCGTGACCACCATGCTTAAGTATGTTTTTAACCTGATCTGCAATAAATGTATTATCATTAGTAAGTATCTCTGGATTATATCCTATGGATATAAATAGGTCAGCATAATCATACCCAGTGTATGGTCCATTGTATCCTATCTCCCAAAATGCTACACCATCAAAATACTCTCTTTTAGATCTATCAGTATGAAGGATAAAGCTTTCCATAGAATGCTCATTACTTTTCATAACTTCTCTTAATAAGAGAGAGTCGTTAACTTCACTATATAAAATGATGTTATGCTTGCGCTCAAAAATATCCCTAATAATGTGGCACAAAAAATCATAGTTCATTTTAGAGTGGCTTTCTAGCGTCCACCTTTAACCATCCCCATTCGTCACCTCTTTTAATGTCAAGGATTTCAAAACCCATTTTTTTAAAGTCATCTTCTAACATTCTGTGAGTTAAACCAACAAAATGAAAGTCAAAAGGATTAAGTTGTTCTGCAAAGAATATCTGTTGCATTCTTCTGTCACCGTCAAGGGAATCCATTGCAAGTATCTGATTGCATGCCAACAAAAAGTCTGGAACTTCAATTCTAATCATTCCACCTGGCTTTACAATTCGACACCATTCTTTAAGAACAGATTGATATTCTTTCCAGGGAAAGTGCTCCAAGCATTCTGAGTTATAAACTATGTCTGCATAGTTATCAGGCATGTCAAGTTTTCTTGCATCGCACACAACATCTACTGGCACTTGTTGTTTATTAACATGGTCATACAAAGGAGTTGGATCTATGTCAACATGTATCCAGTCTGGGCCAAGATATGTTCTTGTGCCAATTACAACTTTAACTCCATCACCTTTGGGTATAGTTTCTAGTCTCATTTTTCCTACGTTCTTAAGGGCCAAACAGGCATCTTTGTAATATCTATCTCACCTAGAATTGGGTTAGTACTATCTCTTACTGAGAGAATTGGATCTTGCACTGACCATTTTGCATCAATCATTTTATCATTCCAAAGAACTCCAAGTTCGTCAGCTTGATTGTAATAATTGTCTACCAAATAAGTTAAGATCATATCTGTAGTAGCAGAAAAACCATGGGCAACTCCTGGTGGAATATATAATCCGAGATTATTATCTCCTGTTAAATCTACAGAATAAACTTCTCCTTCTGTTGGAGAACCTATTCTCATGTCATACAGAACTGCTCTAGCTTCCCCAAAAGGCACATACCAATAGTCAGACTGATGCAGATGGTAATGAAATCCAGCTAGAGCACCTGCAGATTTAGATGATCTATTTGTTTGTATTACTTCTCTTGCTCCTGGTATCCAATCTCTTCTATAAGATTCGGTAAAGAAACCTCTGTCGTCACCAAATTTTTGTGGCTCCACCAAGAAAGCACCTTTGATGTTTGTCTCTTGTACATTTGCACCCATTAGATTATTCTTCCTCTGTAAAAATTAGTCCATCTAGGGACTTTAATAAGATCAACTTCTCTACCCAGAGCTGCAATATATACTGTCTCTGGATTTTCATTTAGTCCTTTAAGTTCTGGCTGCGATTGATACCACTCTTCCAAGTAGATGGCACTCCAGTCTTCAAATCTAGTTACATTAGGACTGTGGTACGTGACATTCGGGCCAACGTAATACTTATTCCACTTGTTGACCCAATTAACAACACCTTCATTGATTCTATTTTTAGAAGCTGGATCGTTTGAACTGGTTGAATCATGTCGAACATGAATAGCTGGATCAGCTATCATCTTCCAGCCATCAAGTCTAAGACGAGTTTGATAATCTACTTCTTCTTGGTGACCAATCTCAGTATCAAATCCGCCAATTCGCAAGTACGCTTGCTTCTTAAGCATCCAGCAAAAGCCAACACCCCATAGTATTTCTGTATACTTAGGTCTTGGAATTTGATAAGCCCCACCATTAGGAAAGGCCATTGCGACTTCTAAGTTTGTAGCAAGATAGCCTGCAAGTTTTTCGTCCCAACCATTAGTTATTACATAGGCATCGTTGTCTAGGTAGCCAACATAATCTGTTTCTGCCCATTCTAATATTTGATTAACTGCTCCAACATATCCGCTATTGTAATCTAAAAATTTTGGAATAATTCTTGAATCTTCACTTACGTGTCTTTCAATTACTTCTCTAACACCTGGGTCAGTTGAAGCATTATCAATAACTAGAAAACGCCAATCAGAAATAGAGTTTTGTCTCATGTTAGTGAGCATCATGTTTAACTTCTCAGGATTGTTATAGCTAGCAGTACCCATATCTATTCTCATGGCTTCACCCACCACTGTCCATTTTCATGTCGGACGAATCCTATTTTCACTAACATTGGATCCCATTCCCATTCATATTTATTATTAATAGACAAGTGCATGGGAATAGAATTTCCATGCTCTGCATCGCCTATGCCAAATGCATTATTGGGAATGAATACACCATTTTTCTTTAAGCAGTTAAAAATAGCTAATGCCCATTCGTCTACGTTTACAACGTGCTCTAGAAAATCTAAAGCAACGACGCCATCAAACTTGTTTGTGCCAATTTTTGGCGCAAAGCTATCAGTGAATAGAGTTTTAATATTTAGATCAGGACGCTTATTAAATCTATGCTGGGCAAAACCGGCTGTCTTACTACCCTCTAAGTCGTGGTAAGTGGTGTTCAATCCTTCTTCAGCCATTCTCAAGCTGAGTGTACCAATGCCATCACCAATGCTAAGGATCTCTTTCTTTCCAGAATGAGCTAGTCCTAAACTAATACCTTCGCACATGCCTTTGTAGTTAAAACCATCATCTAAGTGATATGAAGAAAGCTCCCAGATATAAGTATCTGTATTTCTATACCAATTAAGGAGAGAGTTTGGATCATCTACATTGGTATTGGTAGAAGTAAAATCTTCTGCAACCATATGGTGATTAGGGTGAAACCCTAAAGATAAACGCTGTTTAGCTTTATCTAAAGTGACACCCAAGTATTCTGATATATCATTTGCCTGTGTCTCTAAGTTCATTATTTATTGTTTCCCATTCTAAATAGCATTTTTCTAAACCATACATATAATCAGTTATGTATAAAGATGTTCCATCTTCCCAAGTGGTGTCCTTGGGTCTTGCTACATTACTGGTGAAATAAGTATAGGATACTGGTTTGATTTCAGTATCTAGTTTACCATTAGAAGCTGTCTTTATGTCGCTAGCTAGAGAAAATCTTGAAGATTTTATTGGATTACCTATGTGAATAATTTTTTGATCACTTTCTTCAAAGTGAAGAGCGGTATCCCAAAGTATCATAGCAGCGTCATAAGCAAAGACTGGGGAAAAAAATCTATCATCAACTTGAAGCTGCTCTTTTTGTTCCATCATAATTTCTAATGGATTTTTTCTGCCTACATCTTGAAAAGGTCTTACTCCTATAACAAAAGTTAACCTAACTATTTTTACATTATCATGTGAAATAATAAGCTTTTCAGCAAGGGCTTTCTGCTTGCCATACCATGTGATAGGATGTGGTTTAGAGTTAGTATTATAGTTAGCATTTTCTCCGCTAAAGATACCCTGTGTACTAACTTGTATTAATTTTTTATCATTATTGCTAACCCATGTAGCTAAAGTAAGAGGCAGTTTTACGTTGACATATATTGACTCATCCGGATTTTGTTCTACGGCGTCAACTACGTTTTGTCCTGCTAAGTTAATAATTACATCGGGAGAATTAGCATCAAGCCAAGCTTCTATGTCGTCTTCGCCAACATTTAGTTGCGACCATTCTAAATAGCCTTTTCTTCTCGTGAAGATAGCGTCAGCCCATTCAGGCTTGTTTACCATCATGTGCTGACCTACTATTCCGCCAGCTCCTATAACAACAACTTTTTTATTATGCATTGTCTTTTCGCCACTTCCACATATTTCTCCAGTGAACCCATTGCCATAAAATCCACATCGCTAAAAATCCCGGCTTATCAAATATAATAGAGTATATTACCCAAGGTATTGAATGTAAAGCAACAATCAAATGACCTTGCCATTTTTTATTGCCCACCTGATAGCTGCCGTAAACTCCTATTAGCTCCATGGTAAACAATAACCAGGTCCACGCAGTTTCGCTCATATAAAATTGTATTCCTTTTTTAGATTTACAAAATTATATCACAAAAAAAAATGTAAATCTATTTTCTTAGCAGAAAAGAAGCGTACATTATGATGACGGTCAATATCATAATAGCTTGTATTATCATTTTAATCTGACTGAATAACTTTCATTACCAAAAAGCAAAGACGCATAAGATCTTTATTTGAAATACTAAATACGTTATCTGATCCGTCTCTAGTTTTTAAATTTATTGTATGCGCAGAGATTAGTTCACCCTCTGTGTTGATCATTGTAATTTCTTTACTTACATTAATCTGATCAATCATAGGCATAAAACCGCTAAAAGATTCTTCTGTTTTATCAAACATTATTTCTTCTTTTTAGTAAAGGTTGCCACGTTTTTAGGAGCCTGACCTTTAGATCCCTTAGCTGGTGTTCCTGATTGTCTTTTTCTTTGTACTGCGCTTTTCTTTTGTGCCGGAGTCATTGCTCTAGCCTTTGCAACTGGTACACACTTTGCATACCCAGATCCACCTGCGCCAGAAGTTCCACATGGTTGATACTTACCTTTTTTTTTGGGAGCACCAATGTTGACCCATTTTTGATCAAACCATTTAGTTAATCCAACACCCTTAGGACCTGGCATTATTTTTTTCCACTTCTCGATTGATTAGATTTTTTAGTTGGTGTGCAGTTAGGAACTAGCTTTCCGCCCTTTACCTTCATGCCTTTAGCAGAATAGCCTTTCCAACACGCCATTATTTTTTCTTTCTTAAATTTTTTTCATAATCTTTTTTATAGAAAGAACCTTTATTTTTTAAATCTTTTTCTATTTCTTTTTTTCTTTCAGAAGATTTTTTTTGCGCAGACATACTATTTTTTCTTTGTAGCCTTCTTGGTAGAAACAGTCTTCCATGTACCACCAGCTGCTTTATACTTCTTTGCAGCCCAAGCGTTAGCATAAGCTGAAGGGTATACGTCAAACTTTGCTTTAGCCTGAGACTTTGCGGCAGACCACAATTCTGGCTTCGTCGGTTTATTTACCTTAGCCATTACTTCTTCTTCTTTTTTGGAGGGGTTTTTTTTCCATCAAAAACTACATTCATTCCACCCTTAATATCCTTAAGGTAATTATTGTTATCCTTTTTGCTATTTTTTGAATATGCCATTGTTATTTATTCTTTCTTTTAGCAGAAATTTTTCTAAGAGTCTTAGCCAAATTAGCTTGACGAACAGTTCTTGCACTGTACTTGCTAGGATTTTTGGTAACCGCAGCTGCCATGCCGGCAACTGATTTGCCAGCTTTCTTAGCCTTAGCAGTAAATGCTCCGGGTCTTTTAATAGCTCCCTGAATCCATTTATTATCTTTTTTTTCTACCATTATTACTTGCTCTTCTTTTTCCCCATGATGGCCTTTTGGATAAAAGGAGGAAGTTTCTTTTGAGCAGCAGTTAATCCGTTTGCTTTTTTTGCTGCACCCTTTTTCATTGCAGGCTTCTTAGCAGCACCTTTTTTCATGCCATCACCATTCATTGCCATATCAGTACATTCCTTTTTTGCTAGAGCCTTTTTTCATGCCACCCATTTTTTTCTTAGCCATTTTTTTAGGAGCAGCTTTCTTCATGCTACCTTTTTTCATACCATCGCCATACATTGTCATAATTTTTCCTTTACCATTTTACTTTATTAGCCCAGTAGGCTGCGGACATTTTGCCCTTAGCAATATTGCTTGCGTGACGAGCCTTGAAAGACTCTCTGCGCTTTCTATTTGAAGTTGATTCTCCTTGTTTTTGAGGAGAACCGCTTACTCCTTGTTGACCAAATCGTATTGTCTTAACCTGACTTCCTGATTTAGCAACAACAACATGAGATTTTTTAGGATGACTTGGAGTACGTTTTGGTTTATTAAAACCACTAACTCCGTGCCTTGGCTAGTCTAGGATCTTTTTTTGCTGCCATTTTTTTTACCTTTATTTTTTTTAGAAGATTTATTAGTTATGTCCTTGATCTCAATGCCAAACATAGAATTGTTTTGACCCATTCTAGGACCACTAACATAGATACTTTTTTTAATAACCATTACTTCTTTTTTTCCTTGTAGGTGACAGGGGTCGAGTTCTTTTTAACACTTACCCCACCCTTGGTGATCTTGCGATATTTTGCTAATGCCATACATATATAGTAATTCTATAAATGAAAAACAAAAGCCCCCATATAGGGGGATATAAGGACTTTTGCTTTAAATGAGAGGTTTACTTCTTCTTTGGCTCAGCCTTTTTAGCTACTGGCTTATCTTTAGCAGCAGCCTTAGGTCTTCCCGCAGGCTTCTTTTTCACCACTTCAGATACAGAGTCAGCTACTGCCTTCTGTACTTCTTGGACCACTTCTTCTTTAAGCTTTTCTACTTTTTGATCAGCTTTTACAGCAAGTTTTTCTGCTTCTACAAAAGCTTCATCAATTTTCTCATTAAGTTCTTTTTTAGCTGGGGCTAAAGAAGTTTTTAATTTTGCTACTAATTGTTTAAACATTTAATTTACCTCTATCTCATTTAAATTTAACTGTATTAATTCGAAACCTTTAGGAACTTTTAACCCTAGCTCCCAAGCTTTTAGCTCTTGCTCTACGGTTAACAATCTTCTCTTAAGGTTTTCCATTTCTTTGTCAACTCTTTCATTCTCTATTCTACACGTTTCAAGCTGCTCACGCAACATTTCTCTTAAATTTTTTTCTTCACCAGTTAAAATTTCTCTTTCAGCATTTAAATGCTCTATTTTAATTTTATAAAATTCTATCTCTTTTTCTTTAGAGATAGTTCTTTTCTGGTGTAAAGAAGTTAAAAGGTATGTAAGTACAGAAGAGAGGGATGCTATGACAGCAATAATTACACTATAGTTATTATCCATTGGTCACCTCAGATAGATCCAAGGATAATAGTAAGTGTTAAATTATTATTTTCCCTGCTGACCTTCTTTAATTAGCATGTATCTTTCTCCAGTTTCCTTTGAAACTAAACCAAAGCCATAGGCAGCTGCTTCTTTAACAGCTTCTGAAAATGCTTCTTTGTCTGAAGCATCTAAGCCATTAAGGGGGATCGTGATCCCAGCATAAATATCTATATTTTCAAAATTACCTATGTTTATTTTTCTATTTACTCCACATATTAATACCGGAGTTGATGACACTGATATTTCGCCTGACACTAAATTTACCGCCTGTTCTATTGGGGAACCTATACTATGTTCTTGTGCACTTTGATTAATTTTGGGCATAAGCTGCTAATCCAAATCTTTCTTTTATGATATCAATTGTTGCTTGAGCCTGTTGTTCAACACTCATTGAAGATGAGTCTATTACAGCTGATGCCGAGCTTGCAAATATTTCAATCTCTTTTTCCGACTTATGAGACATCTGCTCATCGGTCATGTATACGCCATCTCTATTAAATATTCTATCTCTTCTAACTTCGGGAGAAGCATCGTAAACAATGAGCATGCTGTTTGGCAGTTTCAAGATTGCTTCTGCCTCATTTTGAAATCGAACATCTGATATTAGTATACAGTATGGTTTTTCTTCTTCTTCATCAGAGATACTTTTAGTATACTCCCTAAAGAGTTGATAAGACTTTCTAACTCCCCATTTAGCAAAGCATGCAGGATCAGATTCTCTGCATAGATCTCCAACTTCCTGAAGAAAAGATCTAGGTTTTGACCCGGCAAATGATAATGGTTTATTAGCAATAGCTTTTGTTAGGGCTACAAATGATTCGTAGTCTGGAATATTGCCAAGCGGAGAACTTCCATAAAGGTCATACAGAGTTTCATGAATGTTGAATAACTTTCTTGATTCAGAATTAGTTCCTTCTATTTTAGTTCTAATAGAAAAGAACTCATAAATTGGCATCGCAAAAAAGATATGCTCCCACACTACTCCGCCTTTAGAAGAGGCAAAGGATGCTTTTGGAACGATAGTCTCAGCTGCTGAGGTCTTGCCTGTCGCTGCCATGCCTGCTAGCCCAACTACTATTGGATAATTTGGATTGTAAATGTTTGACATGTTTCTATTATAGCACCTTATTGTTTTCTTTTTTCTTTAACTCCAATTGATCAAGAAATTGTTTTGCCAAAGCATCAGGTTCCCATACAAATTTTCTGGGAACCTGCACAATTCTAAAATTATATTCTTCTCTTATATCTTGAACAGTCATAAGTAAAGGCATCAGCGCTTCGTTTTTGCATTTCCATTTGCCATTTATGTGATTAGCAACAACAGCAGAGTCTGTGTATAGTATTGGATCTAAAAAATCTGACATAGAACATATTAATAAGGCTGCTATTATAGCCTCATACTCTGCTTCGTTATTACTTCTAGGGCCTAACCCTCTAGCAAACTGTGCTACTTTTTTTCTATTTTTATATACAACTACAGCACAAGCTGCTTCTCCAATTTTCTTTTGACCTTGCCCTCTTGATGCTCCATCACAAAAGACTTCAATGTTCATATGCTTATATCAAAAATAATGTTATTTTTTTTAGCATACTCTTTGAGTCTTTTTTCTCTTGATGGAGAATCAGCAAAGTGAGTTGTAGTCAATAAGTATCTTTGACCGTTGTATTCTATTTGAGTTGGGAAATCTAATGAATCTCTTTTTAAGGAGAATAATTCATCAGGGGAATTGACGGACTTATATTGTCCAATAAACATATTTTTCATCAGTATGTACTAAAGTCACTTTCTAGGTATGATCCTTTTTCTTCTCTAGAATAAGCTATTTGCATAGACTGCATCTTGTCTATGAGCTTTCTAGCTGACTCTGAGGCTATTCTTGCTGCACCTTCCATTGATTCAGCTAACTGAACAATTGATTCTGCCGTAACCATTTCAGTATACTGTTCTTCTGCAGCTTCAAGCGCATTAGCTTCTCTCTCAGCTTCATTCTTCCCAGTTCTATTTGATTTATAAATCTTCTTATATCTACCTTCGCAAAGTTTATGATGCGCTCTAGCCATGCCTGCAAATCTAGTAACTCTACCATACACGTTTGAGGTTCTAGCTACAAGTGAGGCTAGATCAGCCATTGTCATATCGACAATATCTATCTCTGGAATGCTAACGAAATATTGGTCGGCTAAATCACCAGTTCCATATGCGCTAATGATTTCTGTTATCTGTGGACTTAAGAAGTCTGACAGTAACTGATTTAATTTTTCAATCGATTGAATGTTCATTTTTACCTAGCTTAAACATCTTAATAAGGTCTTCCATATTGTTCTCTATTATAGCATCACGTATTTTGATTTTCACCTTTGAGATGTGTTCTCTTACAGTATTGGGATGTTCGGTTATAATCTGAGCTATCTCTGAGGATTTTTTTCCATCAACAAATTTCCATTTTATTAATTGTCTTTCTTGAACAGTAAGCCTATTGTATGGGGCATGGCAATCTTCTCCCATGACCCACATCTCATTGACCTCCTGAGTGCCCAGCATGTCGTCTATGGAGTACTCAACTGGAGGAGCCTTAAACCCTGGCTTAGCATCACTATCATCATCTGATGAATTGTCCTCATCAGATAAAAGTGGGAAGGACTTTCTGCCAAGTTGATCAATAAGAAATGTGTCAACATTTTTCTTTAATAGGTAAAAAAAATAACTATACAAAAAACCACTAAACGGAATAGGTCCTTTTTCAGAATCCCTTCTTTGGTATCTAGTAATACATTGGAAGAATGTAGTATTAACTGTCTGTCTTACATCTTCTTCGTCACCATATCTTTTTGCCATATAAGTAATACCGTCGTAGGCATTCGTTTATGTGTTTGTATCCAGCTTGATTTAATTGATTTTTCATTAGATTAAATCTAACAAAACTATCTTTAACAAAGAGCGATGTGAATCTCCTAATATCATAGTCAGATAGGTTATATTTTCCATAGTATAAAAGTGTTACATATTTTGTTAAAAAGTTATTAAACACTTTAAGTAATTCATATTGAGCGCTTGAACTTCCACCCTTTGCTTTAGCGATTAAATCTTGCATCTCGTCTTCACTTAACGTATAATATTGTTCCTTATAAGAGGCCATTTACTTTCCTTCCCAATTGGGTATCTTATCAGCATAAAAAAATCTAATGTCTTCATAAAAGATAACCTTTGGTATTTCAATCTCTGCAGCAAATTTTTTTCCATCAGTTGAATATTTACTAATAATAAAAGTAAGCTTACTGAATTCCTCTTCATAATATCTTTTAAATCTTTTAAGTTTTATCTTGCTTTTTTCATCTAAGTAGCCTTTTAACTCCACCCATTCAGTAGTTTTGTTTACGTAAAAATCTGGGGTATAGGCTTTTGTACCTCTTTTAATTGGAAAAGGAAAAACAACTGGCTCAAAGTCATACTCAATGTTATATATCTGCAGAATCCTGGCAAAATTTGCTTCCCAGTTAGATCTAAAGCTACCACCTAAATCCGCTCTATAGCCAGATTTGGTGTTTTTATACGCATTACCTTTACCGGTAATTTTTTTAGCAGATTCATTTTCTAATATTTCTTTATCAATATAATCATTTTTAATTTTAGAAAAGTTCGGATGCTTTTTTAATTTAGATCTATCCAAAAAAAACTCTTGTGGAGTTGTTATTTCTGGCTGCTTCATGATAACCTCTATGTCCTTAAGTCATAATAATATTATACTTTACAGGAAATAAAAATACAAGAAAAATTATCAACAGGTTGACAAACCACAAAATAGGAGATATAGTATCACTTATGAACACACTAAACACTATCATCAATAGCATCAATCAGAACATCAACGAGAACGTCATTGACGAACTCAGCAAGGTGGGCTTCAGCCACAAGGAGGCAACAAAGATTGTTGTCGAGAATAACTTCTCACTTGTAGAAGACAGCTTGTCTAACCCAGTTGAAGTATTCTGATCCTAACTTAAACTAAGCTTACTGGCCAGGGGTTCATCCCCTGGCCTTTATGCTTTACCCATTCTTTTTAGTCTGCTCAGCCCAGTAGCACATACTCCTGATTTACCATAGTCACAGAAGGTGCAATTTCTTTCATTTGAAGTGGGGTTAAACGAATTATCCTCTACAATTTTATTAATATTACTAAGTAGATTTACCTTTACTTGCTCTATATCTTCTGGTGAAAATGTGTGTGATTTTCTTTTACCAGATCTTAAGTAGTAAAGCTCTGCCCTAATTGTTTTATCCGGAAAAGCTGTTGATACTGCTAAGGCGTATATGCCAAGCTGAAGATTGTTTGGAAGATCCTTTTGAGTAACTTCCCATTTTCCGGGTCTTGTAGTCTATTATATTTATAGTATCTTCATCATAAAAATCTATTCTATCTATATATCCATTGATGAGATAGTTTCCTAATACAAAACTAAAAGCAAATTCTTTATCATAAATATTAAAAGTATCACCAGAATGTTTATCATAAAATTCATCAAGTATTTCTGAGCCAACTTGGATTAAGTTATCTGGTATGATTCCGGTCGGATCATATGAAGAAATTTGCTTGACGTATTCACCCTGAAGCTCGTTTACATCCATCTGCTTATCGTTGTCTAGGCATTCTTCTAGGACAGAGTGTACAATGTTACCAAGTACAGCAGCATCGTTAAAGGTTCTCGGCTCTTTTTGTACATAAGAGTAGAAGTACTTTGAGGGACACATCTTATATGTATCTATTCTTGAGTAGCTAAAATCAGTTAATGATAATATCTGGAGAGGATCCAACTCTTTGATGGTCCTTACTTTAATTTTGTTCATCTTTTCCATTCGGGCTATATATCATATTTCCATTTTCATCGTATTCGCAACCAGATTCATCAATGGTATGATTATTGTATTTGTTTTTAAAAGAACCTTCACCAACTGGAATCCAGCCTGTTTTTCCTATTTCCATTTGATCATATTCATTATATGGCCAGCTCATAATCGTCTCCTATTTAAAATCTAATTGGCATTCGATAATCTCATCTATATTGATATAGTAATTTAATGCCATATATAGATCATTTAATTCTTTTTTAGAGCAATACAATCCAGCGACTCCGATTTGTAGAAAATAATTATCTACTTGTGAAGAGCCGTCACCATACTCTATTAGCTTAACATTACCTTTTATAACTCTTCCGTTTTCAGATTTCATTAATCCTCATCTACTATTGCTATAGGGTTCCATGTTGGGTCATCTAACTTCTCTCTCATGTCTCCAACGTAAGAGTCCCAGTCTCTTTCATCTTCAGTCTTTTTTACATATTTAACTTCAGCCTTAAAAGGATTACTCTTAAATTTAGTTAATATCAAGCGACCTTCTTTTGTTCTCCATCTAAGAACTCCGTTTTTACAATCGCAAAAATCATCTGGGTCTGGAAGAACCTTAAGCTTTGGATCATATCTTCCACTGCAGTCTGAGCATTTTGAATAACGACCTTTATCTTGACATCTATTGCAGCATGAGCAAAATGTCCAACAAGATCTATTTGAGGGGTTAATTACTACTTGACTTATCATATCCTATCCTAGTCCAACTATTGATCTTAAAGTTTTTTCTACTTTTGTAGAAGTAGTTTTATTGAATTTAAATGTATATTTTTTATTCTCATCTAGCATTTCAAGAAATACTATTGATGAACCATTTGCATTATTAATTATATCATAAAGCGACTGTATGATTTCATTACTTAACAGTGTATTAGATCTTAAAAAGATAGACTTACCACCACTTAAAATAGAATGATCAACTTTTTCTGATGAAGAGTATATAACTTTTACGGCAGAATTTTCTTCATCTCCTTCTTTTGCAATTGAGCCAGACACAATGATTATGTCCCCCTCAGAGAAGAAGTCATCTGGAATATTTTTTGCTTCTTTTGGAAATACAATAACTTCTATTCCTGAAGTAACATCATCTATATTCAGCTTGAACATCTTCATGCCTTTTTTGGTTATCATTTTTTTAACTGAAGTAATGATCCCACCAATTTTTGTTTTAGAACCAGCATAAAGATCTGATAGTTCAAATATTTCGGAATCTATTTTTGGTCTTATGGAATCCCAAATTCCTTCGATAGGATGCCTAGATACATATATTCCTAGTTCATTTTTTTCTCTTTCAAGAATTTCTAATTCTTTTCTTCTACTAATTTCTATTTCTTCATTAATCTGAAACAGTTCATCGAATGCACCTGCTGCACCAAGGTGTTCTAATGTAGATTTTTTAAGAACAGATGTATCAGATCTTCTAAAGAAGTCATGCATAGATGTATAAGGATTGTCTAAGTCTCTACAGGATATTATTGCATCAGCAATTGAAGGTCCTATTCCATTTATAGCTGATAGACCAAAGAGAATCTCAGAGTCAGACACTACGTCAAAGTCATGAAGTGATCTATTGATTGATGGAGGTTGAACTTTTATATTTGTTTTTCTACAGTCAGAAAGATATACGGATGACTTATCTTTATTTCCCGCAACAGAAGTTAAAAGAGCTGCCATGTATTCTGCTACGTAGTGAGTCTTTAGGTATGCTGTAACATAGGAAACCATTGCATAGCTTGCTGCGTGAGCTCTGTTGAATCCGTATCCACCGAAATATTCGATATCAGAAAATATCTTGTTGGCTTTTTCTTCAGATATATCTGAGTTTGAAATGCATCCCTCAACAAATTTTCTTCTTATCTTTGCAATTTTGTCCATCTGTTTTTTGCCAATTACTTTTCTTAGGTCATCAGCTTCGGAAACAGTAAAGCCAGCTAATGCTCTAGCAACAGCTAGGACGTCTTCTTGATATAACATGATCCCAAGAGAGTCTTCAAGAGCTATTTTCATAGAAGGATGGTCATAATTAATTTCAGACCTACCATGCTTTCTATTTATGTAAAGCTTATCCATTCCAGAGCCCATTGGACCTGGTCTATACAAGGATATAAGAGCCATGATATCCTTGATATCTTGAGGCTGAAGCTGGACCATAAGCTGTCTCATGCCAGAAGACTCAAGTTGGAATACTCCTATAGCATTACCTTTACATAGCTCCTCAAAAGTTCTTTTGTCATCGAGAGGTATTTTTTCTAGGTCAATGTCAATTGACTTTGTTCTCTTTACAAGCTGAATACATTCATCTATAACGCCTAGGTTTCTTAAACCTAAGAAGTCAATTTTAAGAAGTCCACATTGTTCTACTCTGCCCATGTCCCATTGAGTAACCATGGGTGAGTCTACACCCTTTTGCATTATGGGAAGATAGTCGGTTAGTGCGTCTCTAGATATAACCACTCCAGCTGCATGGACTCCAGTTTGTCTGACTAAACCTTCAAGACCAAAAGCTGTATCTATTATTTTTTTACTATCTTCATTGGAATTATATTCAGAACTAAACTCTGCTACTTCCATGCACTCTGTAAGACTTTTTGATACACCTAAGACTGGTGGTGGAACAAGTTTAGATACTCTATCTCCCCCGGAAAAATCATATCCTAAGGCTCTTGCGGCATCCCTAATAGACTGTCTTGCTCCAGTCCTATTGAATGTACATATGTGGGCTACGTGATCTGTTCCATATTTTTGACGGGCATACTCTATAACTCTATCTCTATGCCTATCGTCAAAGTCTAGGTCGATGTCTGGCATTGACTTTCGGCCCTCGACAAGAAATCTTTCAAACATAAGACCAAACTTAATTGGATCTAGATTTGTTATGCCAAAAGCATAGGACAATACACTGCCAGCAGCAGATCCTCTTCCCCATCCAACTCTAATATCATTTTCTTTAGCCCATTGAACTAAATCAGATACAACTAAAAAGTATTCTGGGAAACCCATTTCCTTGACAACTCTAAGCTCATAGTTAGCTCTGTCTAAAACTTCTTGCGACAGATCTTCACCATATCTTTTTTTCAATCCATTCCATGCCAGTCTTTCAAAGTATTCAGTTGAAGACTCATTTGTTGGTATAGGAAAGTTAGGGAAATGTATTTCTCCAAATTTAAGATTAACATCTACCATGTCGTTTACATGCATGGTATTTTTAAGATACTCTTCTGTAAAAACTTTAGCCATTTCGTCGTAAGACTGTAGGTAAAATTGATCACCAGAAAAAGAAAATCTATTTGGTGTATTTATGTTGGAGTTAGTTGCTACGCATAGCATTATGTCATGAGCATGTGCGTCGTCTTGATGCACATAATGACAGTCTCCAGAAGGAACCACTTTGGCTCCTATTGAATTAGCTATCTTTATTAGGTCTGGTATGATTCGTAGCTGCTCTTCTATTCCATGGTTTTGAATTTCTATGAAATAGTTTTCTTTACCTACAATGTCTTGCATGGAACTTGCATGCATAAGTGCAGTATTGTAGTCTTTTCTCAGGAGTGCTTGAGAAACCTCTCCATTCAGACAGCCTGATAATACAATTATTCCATCAGAATGTTGAGAAATTAATTCATGGTCTACTCTAGGCTTAACATAGAACCCCTCGGTAAAAGCTCTAGAGGACATTTTAATTATATTGTGATACCCAGTGTTATTTTTTGCAAGTATAGTTATATGATATGGACCTCTTTGTTCCCATTCATTCTTTGACTTGCCAGCTCTTTCCTCTTCGTCTCTATCTAAACGAGTTTTTCTTGCTTGATAGAATTCAGAACCTAATATTGGCTTAACTCCACAGCTCATTCCGGCATCATAGAAATCTAGCCATGAGTGGATATTGCCATGATCGGTCGTAGCTAACCCGACCATGCCAAGATCCTTAGCTCTATTAAGGTATTGCTCTACGCCACCATGTCCATCTAGTGTAGAATAAACAGTGTGGTTATGTAGGTTAGTCCAATTCTTCAACTTATTCCTCTACTATTATCACTTTGTCCCAAGGCTTGATTTCTTGTTTCCCTATAGGTTATTATTACAACTCCACCACAAAATTTACACGGTACATTCTTTCCTTCTTGTGCAAAAGGGCTCCTGTACATGTACTGTTCTGGCTGGTCTGAATGGCACTCACTACAAGTTCCAATAACATCTTCATCATTTTCAATCATTTTTTTCTCCTTTCTTAACTATTTTATATGCGAATCTAATTGGCGATGGTTCATTCTTGTCATTTGTCTCAACAAACTTATCGCCTATCTTTACCCACTTTTTCTTATATTCCAATGAGCAGTCTCCACAACCAACGCCGGCTGAGTTAGCTCTAGCGCAGGTATAGGGTCTTCCTCCTATCCCTATTTCTCTTCTTTTTATCCAGTCTTCTATGTGAGCAGAAGACTTCTTGGGATTATAATCGTCACACTTTGATAATACTTCATGTAGATATTGTACCGATTCATCAGTGTAAGTTAATATAGAGCAAAGAAATAGTCTAGACTCATGATCGATATGATGGTTTTCAGTCGCTTCTTTTTCTATTCTAGAAAATGCTGAGCAGCTGTTTAATAAATTTTTCTTATCAAAGACTTTATTTCGATCATCAAAATTAACCCTACCATTTGAACCAAACTCATTAAAATAAGCTAATACATCCTTTGGCTTATTCTTTTCTTCTTCCATTTGATAAGAGTACTGCCTAAACCATTCGTTAGCAGTAAAGTTAAACTGTTGTTCAGGAATAGAATTGTCCTGTAACACAGAAGAGTATTCCGTTATCGATTCTATATCGCTGAATAAAATTTGTTTACTTAATTTAGTTTTAAAAAGACCAGTATCTTGGTGTTTAGTTCCAGGTAATCTCCACATTCTTCTGGCATCATATACAGAAAAGTCTAAAGAATTTAAGTTCAGACTTACTGATAAGTCTTTTGCTATATATCTATATAAGGTTGGAAGTCTATTTGATGGATTTATGCCCAAAGCTAAAGCTTCACATTCAATATGGAAACCTTTTTTACCTGTGTAATAAACTATTATTGATTCTTCTGGTATAAAATTTAACAAATGAAGATACAAAGTTTTAGCTTCTTGCCAAGAAATACTTATGTCGCTATTGTCTATATCGAAATATAAAGAACCCAACCTAGTAGCCTTGGAAAGATCTTGATCATCAAAATGCCAGATAGAACTGTATATTCCGGTATTGTCATACTTGTCAGAATACTTTTTAATTACATCTACATCAAGAAGAATTGGAAAGTCATTTTTCTTTTCTCTAATGACTCTTTTTAGTTGTGGAATGTATCTAGCTATTTCTAAATATCTCCACTTATATGTGTACTTAGATGGATCACTTGATATTTTCATGGCAATTTACAACTACCTTCTTCATTTCCTGAAGTAAATAAAACGTATCTCTGACTATTCTTTATCTGATCTGAAAAAGACCTATAGTAAACTGACTCTTCTATTAGGTAGTCTAGGCTGTCGAGTACAAAACTTCTAATTAATACTCTATCTTTAATTATATCTTCCATCGTTCTTCTATTATATCTTCACCATCAACAATATAGTGAACTTTTGATGCAACATTATCAGATAAGTGAACAATTATATCTAAATACGTAATTGGCACGGTCTCTGGAACGGGAGACCACGGCCCTAGATGGCATCTAACTAATCTAAGAATCGATTGAACAGTTTCCTCTGGGACAAATAGGGTAGAAGATTGTGCTTCTCCTGCATATTTTTTATCATACTCTTGACACTGTTGAACGAATTTCCCAACAGTATAGGGATGCATTGGGTCATAAAAAAAATGCTTCTTATCGTTATCTAAGGTACCCTTAGTTATGTCATGCAATAAGCACGCAGCGTAAACAAGATCTCTTTCTTCTGAAGATAGAGAATAAGAATCTGAAATTATTTTAGCTGTTCTAACAACTCTTTTTGTATGAAGAACATTTCCCCCAGAATTATGTTCATCACTAGGATGATACTTTCCAGAGAAGCTTGATGGTATAGTCCAAAAGCCATCTGCTCTTAGCAAGATTGATTTAACAAAACTCTTAATATTGCTATCTGATATCATTTCTATTTCATGAAATAAAGGTTCAAGTATTTTTGATTCCTCTTCAAGAGAAATTGAATCTGATTCTTTATTTAAAATTTCATCTAATATTGAATCTTTAGCCAACTTTAAACTTCCCAATCTTTCCAGTTAGAACAAGGTTTATCAAAAGGACACTTTTTGCAATACGAGGTTAGACCTCTTCTTGGCACATACTTGTCATCCTCTTGTACGACGCTACACCAATACTTCAAAGCTTTAGTATCATCTTCATTTAACTCGTATTCAGAAAATTTTTGAGAAGAAGAAAGTAAGTCGTAGTGACCGAATCTTGTTTTACTTATTTTAGTTGGAAACTTATGTTTAAAAGCTTCATAAAGTATAGAGAAGTCCATTTGATAAAGAGATGTATGTGAATTCCTAAAGTTAAAAACCCACTTGTAAACAAAGTACTCATTGTTTTCAAACGTTATTAAATCAAATTTACTATTAATTTTTATAGACTTATCTAATGGTAGGTAGAATTGTTGATCAATAGCTATTGGTATAGCATTTGATTCTGAATGCTTATTGTAAAAGTCAAGTAGTGACGCAGAAGCTCTAGATGTAAAGCTAGCTGTGTTTCCGTAGAAACTTTCATGCTGTTCATGTATTATGTCGTAAGCTGTTGCGTCTTTACTGAACCACAACTTCTCCCACCTATTTAAAAGGGATGCATAAGAAGGAACTATTCCCCCTTGTTTTTTATAGAAGAAGTAGTTGATAACACTTTTGAGTGTATTCTCAAATCTTGCAGTGATTAAATCTCTGCTCATAATTGTCTCAGGAAGTTTTTGATCGTGCCTATAACTGTAAAGTAAAGCACAAGTTTGATAATCCTTAATTGCTTCTATTGTTAATTCTTTCATATGTCAAAATCGCTATCGTCTAATAGTTCATCTAAAAGAGAACTTGTGTCGTAATCATTTTCTGTAACTGGTTCATACTCTTCATATACTTTTCTTGAATCCACATATCTAACCAAGGGAGGATTATAAAGAAAGCTTGATCCGGTTATTCTATTCTTTGGAATTTGCAGCTGCATTATATTATCATCTTCAGAGTCATCACCACTAATTAATTTTTTTTGTGTGATAAATATTGTTACAGCACACTTTTGTTGTATGGCTAAAGAGCCACCAGTGTCAGATTGTTGTACAACTTCTCTTTTTTCTTTCATTCTATTTGAGTTTTCTTGAGCTGTAATAATAACAACACAATTCATATCTCTAGCTAGCTTTTCTAGCTTAACCATCATCTCTTCAAACTCGCCCCACCTAGGCTTACCTTTGCCACCCTTTGTAAACATAGACTGTATCGTGTCTATGACTACAACGTCAGGAGTCTTGGCATAGTCAATGATATCTCTCAACCACTTTTCAAGGTCCTCAAAGTATGGAGTCTCAGGGTCATGTCTAACAAGTAACCTATTTCCCCATTGGCTTAATTTATCTTTAAACTTACCAAGGTAATAGGTCTTCTGATCCTCAGACCAGTTCTCTGACTCCGCATAGACATTTTTGCCAATAATCTGAGTCATTAAGATTCTCTCCCAGTGACCAACAGCCTCTTCAAAGTTTACATACAAAGCCGTATATCCACACTCTACCCAGTTATTAACTAGGCACTTAGCGAACGTGCTCTTACCTTTGCCTGAGGCAGCTATGATTGCGTGTACAGCGCCCTTATAGAACCCACCGTCATCTGTGTACCCCATTGCTCTATTAAGAGCTTTAAACTGCGTTGGCAGAAAGCTGGGAATATTTAATAGATCTTCAGCCCTATTAGAGATGTCGTTTGCTGTTGTAAGTTTTTCCAAGGGATCATAGTTAACGCTATTTTCTAATTCTTTTATTTCTGATGTAAGTAAATTGATTCTTGCTGTATCTTTTTCAGATTTAACTCCCTTTTGAGATAGTATATGCTGAAGTTCTTGCAGGTAATCAAGCTGCTTTTTTTTGTTAGCTTTGTACTTTACTATCTGAATAACTGACTCAACAGTTGAAAGCTCAATGGATAAAAGTAAGTCCATCATAATTGAAACGCCAGCGTTTCCGCCAAGACCTTCTCTTATGTCTGTTTCTGATTCAAGCCAATTTTTAAAACCTACAGGATTTACCATAGATAGCTGAGTTACAGAATGGTATGCAAGAAGTGCTAGGTAAAATTCATGAACACCTTTTTGACCATGATTAATCCCAACTATATCTGGAGCAAGCTCGTTTGCGAATGCAGATATAGCACCATCTTCTCTTAAAGAGAGTGCAAATATCTGATACTCAATAGGTATGTCAGAATTTTCTTCAAGAACTTCTGTTACCATTCTTTTTTTCATCCTTAATTGCTCTGTAGATTTTCTTACGTTCTTCGGACTTTTTCTTTTTCATAGATTTATAAAAGTCTGATTCATATGTATTATTTTTTACCTTCTGCTCTTTGATAAAAGGTGAATCTTTTATCGCCTGCAGCATTCTATTAAATACAGACTGTTCTGTAAGCTGATCATTATACCTAAAAACAACTAATGCAATGCCTTGTTGTTTACACATTTCGGCTTTTTTTGTATCTCTTTTTTGAGCTTCGTAAAAATCATATTTTGATTCATAGAATCTAGCCGTGTAATAAAAGTGCTGTCTACCATGATATTCGGCTGCTAACTTATAGGTAGGACAGTAGATATCAAGTCTTAATTTATCTTCTAAATAAAATTCATTTATTATTTTTTCTCCCGGAAGGAGTTTTTGCATCATGAAAGTAAGGGAGGACTGACCTCTAGACATTTTTTTTCTAGAGTTTTTCAACCAAGACAGACCAAGTTGGTTAATCTTTTGGTTTACTTTATTAACAGTCCAACCTACTTCTTTTGCTATGTCAGATATACTAAGACTACTTTCAAAGAGTAAATCTACAATTAGCTCAGTATCGTCTTGTTCTTCTTCCCAGTTACTTCTTGTCATATCTTTTATTAGGGTATTTATTACCTTCATCTTTTGTAAATCTTGGTCTATCCATATTTAGATGGAACTTTGCCGAACTGATAAACTTGCCAAAGTCAATTATTGACACATTCATAGTTTCCCATATCTTGGGTGCAATAGCAGTTGCCAACAGTGGGCAATCAAGTATGACCGCATCTACGCCATTTTCAAATTCACTTATCTGAGCAACAATAGAGTCAAGCTTATCATAGTAATTATTGTAAGGCACTGTGATTACGTATTGGTTTTGTCCAAAAATCTTTTCAACAGTTTTTTTATCATGGAATGTTAAAATAACATTCTTAGAATCCCTAATATAGTGATTGATAAATATATCAATTACTTCTTTTTTATTAGAAAAAAAGTGCTCAAACATACCAGCATCATAGTATGTAGAGTTACTACTTAAGCCTATGCTATTAAGCTTTCCAGACTCTATCTCGTTAGAGAATTCAAGAGGCAATGCTTTCAAGAAGTTTTCATCTTCAATCGACATACATTTGGAAAGTGACTTTATAAAATATCTAGGAGGTTTTTTCTCCGAAGTATTTAGAGCTGCACCAATTGCAGATCTTGATATGTTTACATAGGCAAACTTATTCTTTCTTTCAATTTTTTCAGTAAGAGCAATGATTGACTTTACTGGATCTAAAATTTTATTAACGTCTTCCATTTTATATACCGAAATTTTCCCACTGGATTAATACTGGATTAGGATCTACTATAGAATTGATATGGTCAATCTGATGGAATTTTCCGCCATCTAAATTTGAGTATCTTTCATACTTGCTTTTTTTGTCTTCATCATAAGTATAACCTAAGTGCTTCATGATTAGACCAGAGTGAAGCCAATAGTTTCTGTTTCCCATCCATTGAGAAACATAAGTTGGCTCGGACCCACATGCTAAGGCCTTGTTGAGAAAGCCTGCATTTTCTTGAAATCTAAAAATTCTAGATGAATTATTAGGAGCCCACAACTTGTCGACTCTGTAATGAGTCTCACTCCACATATGATAAAATCTAACATTTACAACATCAAATTCTGACCTAGATAAAACACTTTTTATATCTATAGAATTAATATTGTTTATGTCAAAAAGCATTTCGTCACAATCAATTGCAATTACCCAGTCTCCAGGAGAAGCAAACTTCTCTAAGTTGCCCCAGGCATTTGCTCTTAATCTACCCTCATGAGTTGCAAAAAGAGGCTCTGGAGTAGAGAATACCTCTGCATACTTTGCAGCTATATTTGGAGTATCATCGGTTGAGCAGTCATCAGTAAAAATTATTTTATCTACTTGACTTGATATTCTTTGTAAAACTTCTTCTAAGAATCTAGAAGATTCATTTCTTCCTACCATTTGAGCGTATATCATATTTTTCCTTTAAATGAATATAGGGGAGACCACATAAGCAGTCTCCCCTATAGTTAATAAAATTATTAGGCTTCGATCTGCTGGCGTGCTTCCACTGCAGAGATGCGCTCAATTTCAACGTCATGGAACATGACTTCACCAGTTACGCTGCGTCGACCAGCAGCAAGCTTCTGGGCATCGCTCTTGTTGTTGGCACGGACAAGTGTAGTTGTAGTAACAGTAAAGTACTTGAACTTGTTATCTGACATTTTTATTTCCTTTTCTATTTTGTTGGATAATGTACTGCGATGTATTCTATCGCATCTTGCAGATTGTCTGCAAGTTTGGTTGCCATATATTTCATATATATGCGATCTTTATATTGATTAGCACACATAACAACTGTGGGCTGGCCATGGATTTTTGCCCATGCTAACTCAAAGTCAGTTCCTATGTATGCTCTATCTTCTAACATGTATTCTACCAGCAAAAGATCTGATTTCTTCTGCATAAACAAATTTTTTTGTGCAATTTCTTCCGGAGACATTGAATAGTCTTCTGGTATAGATGTTGGATCCAATACAGAATAACCACGTTGATCTAATAAAAATGTAGCTTCCTTACGCCAGCTTGTTGCGTACTCGCCTACATAATCCATTGCACCTGATAAGAATATTGTTACACTCATACTGGCCAATGATACTCTAAATCTGACGGATCGTCAAAATACTGAGAATAATATTCATAATCTTTTCTAAGAAGATTTGATCTATGTGAACGATGAAATTGATCATTACCAAACCATGATGGCAGAACTATATTACTGCTATCTACTTCTTCAAATACCATATTGTTTTTATACCCACGATTCATCCACTCAGCAATCGTGTGGTTTTGATAAACCTTTAGTGCTTCTTCGTAACCAGCCCACATACGAGTAACTGGATGGTTACGCCAACCTTTCGTATGCGTTCTTTCGAGTAGAACATTAAGAACTTGATATGTTTCAACACGTTGTTTTCCTAACCGGCGATAGTCTAATACTTGAACTGACTTAATAAAATCAGGATATGGTAAAAATGTTTGCATTACTTTTCTTTCTTGAATTCCTGGAATGTCTTATCGCCTACACCAAAATATTCTCTGGCTAACCCTGCAGCAACTATATCTGTGTTCAGACAAGCTCCTGCTTCGTTCCACACTCTAGCAAGTATTCTTCCGTACTTCTCATTTTTATCAAGAATTGTTTCTATTTTAATTTTGCTACCCGCAGCAGTAATCCACTGATCTGTGAACTCTTTAGCAGCCAGTCCCATTTTCTTTTCTTCAAGATTTGAAGTGCGACTCTCTGGAGTATTTATTCCATATAATCTTACTCTACCTTTTCTAAAAGTATCAAATCCTAGGTCAATAAGGATATCAAATGTATCTCCATCAACTATTTTTTTAACTTCTGCGTTGTATAAGTATACATTAAATTTATCTGTCATTTTAATTTTCCTTTTTTAAATTTTGATATTTCTTATCATTTTCTTCAAAATAATTATTTGATATTTTTACATATTCATCATATTTTTCTTTATTTTCTGCTCCCCAAAAACCAAATTTTTTACCATAAAGATAATCATAGCCAAAATTTCCATATATTTTTTTACCTTCAAGAACTCCATTAAAAGCAAACAATCTATCGTCTGGATATTTTTCTTTAGTAAAACCATTTTCTGGATGTTTTCCCAAAGTTGATATAACAGTTTTGTCTGAACTAAAAAATCTATACCCTCTTGTCGAAGCCCTTAATGCAGTTACTTCTTGTTCTGGACAGAAAGGGATAAATGGATTATAGGATATTTCATATAAAAATTTTGAATCTCCAAAAAGTCCACCGCCACCATAACAAAGGTAGTGCTCTAAATACTTTCCTAATATTTTTTCTTCATGTTCCCTAGATTCATCTACGTGAGTACTTAGACCATCTTCTCTAACAGAAAGAGGGTAAGCTTTTTCTCCCATAAAATTATTAATATACTTCTTCTCCGGATCAAAATATGCTTCTTCACCATGCCATGATATAGATTGCGAGATCAGTGGTTTATCGCAATATTTCTTTAATTCTTTTATATTTTCAACTAGAATAGAATCCCAATCTTTTACAAAGATTGTGTGTGCATCAATTTGTAGAAAATATTCCTCATTATTATGCAGGGTAGTACAAGCTAATCTAGCAAAAGCTACTCCCAATGGCTCTTTGTATGACACATTAACACATCTAACGTTCGGATATTCAGAGAAGTCTTCAAATTTAGATTCATTAGTTTTTTGATTAAATATTCCAAAAAAAACATTAGAAGGATACTTAGCTTTTTTATAAGCATCTTGGATAGTTGTATCAGTAAAGTATTCATTTAATGCAGGAATTGCTACAAAAATAGTGTCTATATTATTTTCATCCATTATAGTATCTTTCTATATTTTTTTTATTTGGTCTATTACCCATTTTATCACAGGACTTACTACGCCATTTCCACACATTTTATAACGAGTATTATCGCTATTAGTCTTGCCGTCAGCTCTATATAAAGTGTGATTTGTGGGCCAGCCCATTAATCTTTCGCATTCTATTGGAGTAAATCTACGCACACCTTTATCATCTACTACTAGGTTTTCCCCTCTACTTGAGGGTACTCCTCCTTCGCCACCACTTCTAAGGCAGCTTGCAAGTTCTTTGGGATCTTCTTGTTCTTGTTTGACACTCTTCTTAAGATTCCTTTTGCTGCTTTTTTCGACAGGTAATATTTGCTGTGGACTTCTTCTGGCAATTGAAGGATCGAGGATAGCGATGACAAAAACTCTTCTTCTTTTTTGGGGCACTCCGAAGTACTGTGCATCAAGGACTGACCATTCCAAGTGATAACTCCCCAAGCCTGCCATTTCTTTGATGACTGCCTCAAAGTCGTCACCACTATTGGAAGACATGGCTCCAGTGACGTTTTCCCAAATTGCGACCTTTGGATATTCTCCACCCGTACTCTCTTTCATTTCTTTAATGACTCTAATTGCTTCAAAAAATAGATTAGACCTACTACCTTTTAGCCCAGCTTTTTTTCCTGCGTTAGACAAGTCTTGACAAGGGGATCCAAATGTAATTAGATCTACAGGTGTAAGGCCTTTTCCATCTACATTACATATATCACCCCAACGCTGAACGGTTGGCCAATGATATTCAAGAGTTTGCAGACAGTTACTGTCCCATTCTACTTGAAACTTACATTGCAAACCAGCAGAATCTAAACCTATATCAATTCCACCAACTCCTGCAAACAAAGATCCGTAGGATTGTATAGACAATTTAGTCCTTTCCTAAAATTATGTAATTACAAATTTTTTTAAAAACAATTATATATTATATCACAAAAAATATGATAGTATATTATATAATACATGATACAGGTAAAGGTGAACCAAATGAATGATAATACAAAAAATCTTTTTTTTGATAAAGCTTTTTGTATTAACTTAGAAAGAAGACAAGATAGGTGGCAGCGTGCCAGGAGTCAATTCAAACTATTAAACATTGAGGTTGAAAGAATTGCCGCAATTGATGGTTCTCTTTTTAATTTAGAATTAAAACCAATATCAGACAGTATTGGAACTCCTGGAGCTTTAGGCTGCAGTATGTCACATTTACATATAATGAAGATGGCTAAATACTTAAAGTTAAAAAATTATATAGTTTTTGAGGATGATATAGAGTTTTCTGAAAATTTTCTATATAAATTTATAAAAATTTTTAACAACGAACTTCCAAAAGATTGGGATATTTTATATCTTGGTGGCCATCATGTGGAAAAGCCTACAAAAATTTCTGAAAATGTCTATAAGTGTAACTACACGGTGACAACACATGCAATTGCATTTAATGAAAGTATTTATGATCTGTTTATATCAAAATTTAACGACTTCAGCAAACCGTGTGATGTTCATCTTGCAAATGAACAAAAGAACATAAATGCCTACGTAATATATCCACCACTATGCTGGCAATATCTTAGCTACTCAGATATATTAAAAAGAATCAGTAATGCTTCAGACGAAGAAAGACTTAAGCAATCTTTTTATAGTCAAGTGTTAAAGTTTTAAAATAAAAGGATTGATAGTTGTTTACAAAAAAAATATTAAAAGAAACAAGTTGGGAAACTTTTAAGTTTAACACTTTATACTGGGATAATATATCTGATGATGTAGTTAAGTCTCATAAAGAAGTATGTAATTTTTTAAATTTAAATATTAACTATTGCAGACCAAGTGACTATGTTAAATCAAATTGGATAAATCATTCAGACTGGATGAACATAATATGTGAAGATTCAGACGATGACATAATAGGATTCTTTGACATAGACTGCGTTCCAATAAATGTAGATAAAATAAAAGAGTGTTACGAATATGTCAAAAAACATGAAACTTTTTTAGGAATAGCTCAAACTTCAAATCATAAATTTCCAGCTTCACACGTCTATGCCGGACCTGCTTTTTTTATTATTTCAAAAAAATGTTTATTAGATTTAAATACATCCTTTAAAGAAACTTCAAGATCAGATGTTGCAGAAGAAATAAGCTATGTAGCTGAGCAAAATAGTAAATGGTATCGCTGCATATATCCAACGTATTACGAACACTTGCCCCATGGTACGAATGGGCCAAAGTGGAAATTGGGTAATTATGGTTTTTTTGGAATAGGTACTACATATGAAGATTACTGTTATCATCATTTTAGAATAGGGCATGCAAATGAAGAAGATGTAAGTAGATTTATGGCAAGATGTAAAGAAATTATTAATGGAAGTTTTTCCACTAAAAAGTTTAAATCTTGTACTGATTTATTGTATCAGCACAATAATATGGAAAAAATTAATTATAATTATTCAAATAAATCTATAGAAATTTACAAACCACCTATTTTTAAAATATATTAATAGTCAATTCCATAAACATTAGATGTATTAAAATCTATTTTTGATCTTAATAAGTAATCTTGGTATGAATTATAGTCAGGGGCTCCATAAAAACCAAATTTTTTTCCATATATGTATTCATGCATGCCTATTTTATCTATATCTTCATTTTCAAATAAAAATTTTCTATCATCTGGATAGTCTAAATCAATAAATCCATCAGTTTTATTTTTACCCAAGGTAGATACCATACTCTTCTCTGAACTAAAGAATCTATAATTTCTTGTACATGCTCTGAGTGCTGTAAATTCTTGTTCTGGAGTAAATTTTATAAAAGGATTGTAAGATATTTCATATATAAAATCAGATAAACAAAAAAGCCCACTACATCCCAGGGACAAATGATTTTCTAAAAATTTTCCAAGAAACTTTTCTTCATTTATTCTTGTTCTATCTTCGTGAGTTATAGGTTTTCCTTTTTCTGGAAAAAATGGATATGCTTGAACGCCATTAAAATTTTTTATATACACTTTATCCGGATCAAAATAAACTGAAACTTGATGCCAAGCACAACTTTGAGATATTGCAGGTTTTTCAACATGCCTCAATAGCAAGTCTAGATCATTAATAAGTACTGAATCCCATCCTTTTGCAAAGATTGTATGGGCGTCAATTTGTAAAAAGTATCTCTCATCATCATGAAGAGTAGAGGCAATTAATCTGGCTAATCCTGCGCCAAGTGGCTTTTTATAATTTGCATGAATACACCTTACATTTTTGTAAGACGTAAAATCTTCAAAATTATTTGAATTTGTTTTTTGATTAAAAATACCAAAATAAATATTTTCAGGTTTGTCAGCTTTTTCAAAAGCGTCTTCTACTGTAACATGAGTAAAGTGTTCATTGAAAGCTGGAACAGCTACGAATATTTTTTTATTTCTCCACACTTTAGTCTCTTTCTATACCTATAGAATCACAAGCTTTTCTAAATATTTCTCTACTTATTGGAAACTGTGCATCAGCATGACTATAGCCTTCACCTGGTTTTGGAGAAGATGCATGCCAGCTATGCCCTATTGATACAGATCCATCATACACTACATTGTATCCTAAGTGTCTAGCAAAGTATGAACACCATGTCTCTTCGTAGTAATGAGGTGTAGGTAAGAATGCGCCAATTGCATTTGGATATAATTCTCTATACTTAGGATTGTTAGTCAATGCATTCCACACTTCTCGTCTTATGAAGTAAGCAGATCCTGACACTGTCACGCAGTTTACTCTATCTCTGAATAAAGAGTCTGCTTTATCTTCAGCTCTCCAGCCTCTATGCCCTGGTTTTAAGTTGGTGCCGACAATACCAGCGTGTGTTATTAAACCATTCTCGTCTCTTTGTTTTGGGCCGAGTATATGAATATCTTTATTCTCATCAAAGATGCTTTGGATTTTTATAAGATCTTCATTTGAAAACCAAACATCAGCATTTAAGAGTGCAATAATATCTGAATTAGATTCACGAGCCATCATATTACAAGCTGCTGAGTAACCTATATTGCGACGCAGGTAAACTCTATCTATTAAATATCTCTCTTCATTTTCTCGTATCCACTGTATGAAGTCATCTTGGGAATCATTATCTGTAATATACAAATTCCAATTTTTTTCAAGCGCGCCATTTGGACTATCTAAGCTAGAATGCAAGACGTCCAAAAGTCTTTCTATTTGCTTTCTAGAATTGTAATTAACTATACATAGGTCTATCATTTAAAAAAACTTCCTGCATCATCTATTTCTTTTTGCACTGTTGCAAATGCATTCTGAGGACTAAAGCCACATTCTAATAAATCGTAAAAGAAATTTGAAGCTTCTTTTTGAGGCGACATATCATATTCACTTAGTCTATTGACAAAGTTTTCAATAGTTAAAGTGTTTGAAGAAACAAACTTCTTATGTTTACTTTTCTGATATAAAACATAACCAACAAATGCACTAATACTTAAGGCTATTATAATAACCGAATCACCATTCTTCTTCATAATCACCTTCATCTGAGTATTGTGTCTTGTCAATCCATTCCCTGATTAGTTCAGCAACGCTTTGCCACGATTCCGATTCAACGCTGTCTGTAGAAGATGCCATATACAAATATGTTTCATATATGTGTTCCAAGACATCCACCGATGCAACAATTGCTGCTTCCCCCGGGAGGATTTTTAATATTAGTTTTTTCTTTTGTCCCTTACTCATTATCCGTTTTCTTTTCTTTTCTTTCTTTTATATCTGCAGAGAAAACTTCTTCATCTGAGACTTTATAGGCAGATAGATTGGAATTATCCGGTTCAAATGTTACGAATAAAACTTTTTTATCTTTTATACTACAACCTTCAGGCGGTGCTGATTCTAGGGCAATCTTCTTTGAAGAGCAACCGTAGACCTGACTGTGTCCATCGTAGATAACAATGTAATTTACCTTTGAAGCTGCCAATTTATTTTACCTTATATGTTTTAATGCCAGAAGTATTCATGAATTTTTCTACTTCATCCCAATTTGAATATTCTTCATCAGCAACATAATAGACGTCTCTAACTGTACTGTTCACTATTAACTTTGCGCAAGTTAAACATGGAGGACCGTTTACGTAAAGCTTGATTGGTCTAGCGCTATAGTCTGAATGTAAAAAAGCATTGGCTTCTGCGTGAACAGCTATACAGTTATCATAGTTGCTTCCACTTGGTGACATGTCAGTAAATCGTGGACAGCCTCCGTCCTCACAGTGTACTGAATTTCTTGGCCCACCATTATAACCAAACCCGACTATGTGACCAAAATCGTCCACTAATAAAGCAGCATACTTTTTCTTACCACATGTTGAAAATATGGTAGAAGAGCTATAGCACATCTGCATATATTGCAGATCTTTTCTTGTTAACTCACCGTAACTCATAATAGGTATATTATATAACCAGTTAGCAGAGAGGACAACGCTGAAAGTGCTATAAATCTATATCTTGTTTTTTTATTTGAAGATATTTGCGCCATTATAGATAGGCTAATTATCCAATTAATCATAATGGAAAAAAGAATAATTAGTAAAAGGCTACTAAACATAAGAGTACTTCCCTATTAAGGCCTCAATGGAGACGGGGTATAAGTCTTTAATTAGTTTCAGAGTAGCTTCTGCATATACTCTAATTTCTTCTTGTGCTGCTTCTTCTAATCTTTGGACTAGGAACAGACATGCTGACTGAAGACTGCATGACCATCTGTAGACTACATTCATTGAGTAAGCCGGTAGGAATAATCTCGCCTGCTCTGGAGCAATGCCAGACTGCATGGCTAGATTATAAAATGCTTCACCCTGCTCTATGTATCTTACTAGTTGCTCGGTTAGTGTTGCCCCAGTAAATGGATCACATATTCCAGCAGATCCTTGTTTTTTATCTTCTGGAGCAAGTCTCCATCCATCAGCCTTTGGAACATAGAAGTCAGGTTCCATCGTCACATATCTTCTTGAGGATTCGTTCCATGAATCCATAGTATGATCTGAGCCAACTACATATTTCCAATGCTGTCTTGCAACCATTAACGGGGCTTTAAATTCAAAAGTCATGAATGCGTGACGGAAAGGAGACATGTGATTCTCTCTAGCAAGAAAATCAATTAGTCTAGCATCTTGTGTCGTAAAAGCTTCGCTTTCTTTAGCAAAGGAAGCTCTGGCAGCATTGACTACAGATAAATCTGAACCCATATGATCGACTAGTCTTACGTAGCCATTGTCTAATACTTTAATTATATTTTTATCACTCATCATCTTCTTCACCTTCGTCTAATTCAAGATCATCAAAAGTATCTTCAAACATTAATTCTACCATGTATTCATCTAAGTCTTCTGTTAGCTTGTATATATTTCCAAGAATTTCTTTTAACTCTTGATCTGTAGAATAATCTTCTACAGAAAGATAATTAAACATTAAGTCTCCTACATGAACTGCAGCTCTAGAAATAGATTGAAAAATTAAAGTAAATTCCTTAAGAAGAGATTCTATAGATACATTTTCTACATTTATTATTCCTTCTATTGAAGAAGATTTAATTCCATCTAAATCATCAGAAGAAATTATTGCTTCAAACATTTTATCTATATCTTCATTTTCAAATTCAGACACTAAAACCTCTTACTTAGAATTATCTTGTATAAACTTTATCTCACATGAATCTGTAGTACAGTAAGCTTCGCCAATAGCATCTGCTGCCATACCTGCGTAAACTCCAGAGAAGTCTATTGGGAATAGTTTCATTGACATCTCATTGTATTCTTCTTCTGAGATTTGGCTATACGGCATTTGCAAGTACGTATGATTACCTTGAGGTAAGAATGAAACAGTTTTTAACTGGCCATCATACATATGTAAAACTGTCCCTACATGCTTTTTTTCTTGTTCTGCATCAAAAGATATAGTTACAGAAACTGAATTGTCTGACCAGTATCTTTGAGCAGCTGCAGCTAATGCCATTTTTTCAAAGATTGTTACATCTTTCTCTGATCTTCTTGCTTCAGATTTAATTGGAAAGAAAACAACTGAAGTTGTATCTGGAGACTCTGCTGCCGGCTCTACGTTGTAGTTGGCCATTTTGAATAACGGAAGCATCGGGTCTTCATTAGAAAATCTAACAGCTCGCAAAAAGTATTCTCCACCTGGAGTCCAATGTACACCTGGAGATTCACCAGCAAGAATAGACACAGTGCCGGATGGCTTTACTGTTGTCATTTTAATTGATTCACGAATGCCAAGCCATTCAGAGTAAACTGTATCGTAATTTTTAATTGTAGCATAGCCTGAGTTCATCCACTCTCTTAATACTGGCATTCCAAGTTTGTCTGCAAAGTTAGCAACACCTGACATTGATGTTCCTATTCTGCGGTTTCTTTGCATGATAGCATTAGTCTCTTCCCAATGGGTTGGAAGAAGGGTTACTGTCTTAGCATATAAGTAGGCAAACTTTAGTGTTCTCTTATAATCTTCAATGTTATCGTGTCGATTTAAATAGGTCTCTACAAGAGTGCAGCATTCATATGACTCAAGTGATTGCTCTGCGCAAGGGTTGTAGCCCGCTACTCTCCAGTCTTTATTATTTGGCGGATCAGCTAGGCGACCATACTTGCGTGACACATCAAGCCATATAACACCTGGCTCACCATTGAGGGCAATTCCTTCAACTATAGGAGACAAATCTTGACCCACATGTGTTTCTACAGAGTTATTAGACATCCATCCCCACCCTGGGTTTTGTGGATCATAAGAGTTTCTCTCTGGAAAAACAGCAGGATTCTTTAAATTCAAGAAACTTTCATCGTCAATTCTACCAATTAAAAGTTCTGCAGAACGACGAACGTTTCCAGAAACAACACAAACACCAATAAGGTTTCCAATATCTGCAATATCTTTTCTTGTTAACTTTTCACCATTTCTAGCATTAAAGATATTCCTAATTGCTGTATGTAATTTAATTAATGGCGCTGGACCAGATGCTGTTCCACCAAAAGTTTTGATCGGAGTACCCAAAGGTCTAATTGAAGAGTAGTCAAATTCAATGACAGCTTGATCTGATTTAAGATATGAATTTATTAAAGCAATAGTGGAGTCTCTCCAACCTTCTCTGCTGTCTTCAATCAATTCTATAACAGTAGACTTTGTGGGTTCATAGATCACGAAGTCCTTATCAGCACCCTTGTCATCAAAGCCTACGCCAACACCCAGCATGGATGCTTCCATAAGAAAACCAAATGGTTTAGCCGGATTATGCTTGTTCATTTCCGAAGTTGAAACAAATGCACAGTTCTGTAATGCAGCTGAGTTTTTTTGATCATTAACAATAGGTGTCCCCATCACCCAGAGACCTCTTCCTGGTGGAGTCCACTTTAGATTAAAGAGTCTATCAAAAGCTTCTTTAGCAGAAGCTTGCGCTTTTGCGTCGTTCCATGGAAGTCTATTTTTTTTACAATGATCTTTCTGAAGAGAGTACATTCCATTGATAACTCTTTCACACACGTCAACCCAAGTTTCCTTGGTGCCATCTTCTTTTATTCTTGAGTATGTACGAAGAAATGTAATTTCACCAAGAGAGTTTCCACCGGCATCTTTATATCCGAATGGAGAAGCTTTACCTTTAAAGGAAGAAATAAAGTCATCACTTAAGTGAAAAGAAAATAAAGAGCTTTTTATTGAAGTGTTTATTGATTGGTTAGCTATTTCGTGTAATATACTTGTGTCAGACATTTAAAATTTCTCCTTATTTTTTATTAAAATTTTGACATACTTTTTATCTATCTTAGATATTTCTAGTTCTTTTATTTTACATATTTGATCCATGGTATAAACTTTATATATTTCTCTTTCTATAAAATATCCACTTCTCCAGTTCAAGACTTTGTTAATATTCTTTTCGTGCTTTGTGAATGTGTTACATATAACAGCACCGCCATAAATTTTAATTAAGTTTTGAAACTTCTTAACTATGTCTGCTTTATTATCTGGCGTTACACAGTGTGAATCCTCAGACTTTGAGTACAACCAATTGAAAGCCTGCCTAGTCATTGGGACATAATCTATAGATTCAATCACACCATATGATAGCATTTTTTTTCTATTTTTTCTTATTTGAATGTCTTCATTTACCATTTTTTTATATATATCAATCCAGTCTTTTTGATTAAACTGAACCCAAGTTGGCAACCAAAACAACATGTTTTGAGGAGGGTCTGTTATGATTGACTTATCATAAAATGGCATTAGGGTTGCACATGCAATAGCCTTTTTAATGTGGTTCTTGGCTTCTGCTTCGTCAGCTATTTTATTCTTAGTATTTACCCAAAGCTGAGAAATGTGTGGCTTCCAGTCAATGTCCGCAACATAGATTCTTAAGTACATATCGGCAACGTCTACTGATATTATATCTTCTTTGACAACCCTCTCGAGATCATCGATTACCATATAATCCTAACTATCTCCATCTAAAGATGACCAAACCTATAAAACCACTTCTAAAAAAGAAAACCCCGCTCATAAGAGCGGGACTTCTTTGTCTTAACGCCTCTATCATTATAGCATTTAGTATGCTACTTTGATGAGGCTAGAACTCATTTATTTATTTTTCTTCTTACATCTTTCTCAAGCATAAGGTGAAAAGTTACTGCTAGCCAAAGACCCATTACTGGAGCTTTAGATATTTTACCTTCTGACAATCTCCAAAAAGATCTTGTCAGTGTTTCTGTTTTTTTTGTTTTAATTGCGAATATATCATAGGCTAAAATATAGCTTACCAAAACTGCCCAACCAAATAAACCAGATACTTTACTATCTTTTTCTAAATGTATTGGGGAAGAATAATAATTAGAGAGCTTTTGCAGATGGTACGCCGAAATACTCTTGAACTTTTTCTCTTCCATAATCACCCGTCGTATTAGCCTGACCATATCCAACTGTAAATATCTTAGAACTTGTCACACCTTGGAATTCTTCTGGTTTGAAAACTCCAAAAGAAGATGGCGCACCTTGTGCTTCTGTTCTTGCAGCATGGCCTGTATTAGCAAATATATCAGCAGACGGCACTCCGTCGAAAATATTGTTGTTGTAGCTGTAATCACTTACTCTATCAGCATGACCAAAACCTGATGGAAAAGCTGCAGCTCCAGCTAGACCCTTGTACTCCATTGGACGGAATCTAGCACCATCGTATGTTGCAGTTCCATCTGGGAATGTTCCAGAAAGCGGATGTACGTAGAGGGTTGTCCCGTTAAATACCTGGGATAGAAATCTATTGCCAGGAAATTGCCCAGTTCCAGGGGCAAAATGATTATCAGGAGCACCGTCCAATACATGGCTTGTGCTATACAGTGGGTAGTAGGAATAAGTTCCAGTGCCCTTAGCTTTCCCGGACATGCTAGTATAAGGGTTCACCATCTGATTGGTGTTTTGGCCCTTCAAAACTGGTCTGGGGCCAACATAAAAAGTAGCCATTTATATTCTCCTTAGGATAAATTCTTATTGTTTATAGTAATTGCCAAATGGCAACTTTTTAGTTATAGTTAATTATTAAATCTGATAAAACTGGAGCAGTTCCATCTGGCATGATATTAAGGGTAATCTCTATCCATACGGCATTTGAAGCCCCTGGATTTGTGGTTGTATAGATTGATCCGTCATTGTATATAACCCTATAGCTAAAGGCTTCAGAGAGAAGAGCTGGGGAAACGTTATATATCTTTGGAGTTACGCTTGTAATCGAGGATATTGTGTCGCCATTTGCTGGCTCAAATTTGAATATGATTTTACCTGATGGCAGGAATTTGTCATATCTTACATCTAAATCCGAAAGTCCATAAGTGTAGATATACTTTCCGTTTTCTGTAAAGTAATTTCTTTGTCTCATCGCAATTCTTATTGCGGTTATGTCAAGTTCACGGAAGTAAAAACCAATTGGACCAGAATTTAAAATGAAATCAGAGCCTATAGAGGTCCAACCACCTGGTGGAACCTTTCCTATTGCACTTGTAGTTCCATCATATAGCCTATCTCTATTTACAGGTAGCCAAACATCAGACTCTGTCATTGTTGGATTTTGAGTTGTAGTATATTCAATTGCCATAATGTCAACTCCATAAACTGGGTATGGATTGAGCTTTATGAAATTACTCTTTTTTGATCCGGTATACTCTGAAGGAATTTTAACATATAAATATGTTTGAGCTCCAGCTACAGCTGTTGAGTTTGAGATAACTGTTCTCTTCCAATACTTATCAGATCTATCCAATATGGCATTGTATACATTTGTTCCATCTATGATGGAACCAGGTACATCTACGCCTGAAAGGCTGTTTGATATTCTTGTTTCAAAGAAATCTGGTATTATTTGACCTTCATTTGAGGTGAAAAACTTTAATTTTGAATGCGATGAGCCATCAATCTTTGGAAGAGTTACTATATTATATATAGGGTCAAAGGAAAGTATCTCATCTAATTGTATAGAAACTTCTCCATTTGGAATAGCATTATTATCTATTTGCTTAAAGGAGTATATGGAAACCATATTTTCTGCTGCCTCTAAAGCTTGGATTCTATCATCCAAGTCTTTGACTGATCTAGTTATGAAAACATGATCCTTCAAGACTCTCTCAAATGCTTCTCCTAGTTTTTGGTCTATAACATTAAATTTATTATATAGATAAACTAGATCTTTATAGTTTTCTTCTACCCTAAGGTTGTGATCAGAGCTATCAACTGGACCATTATATTTGGCTGTTCTTCTTTTTGTATATATAAATTCTGACATTTTTAAACCTTTTTATTTTCTAGTTCTTTAACTTTTTCTGCTATTCTAGACAATTTTGAAGATACGGTAGAAGTAGTATCTATTTCTAGGTAATCAGGGGTGGCGCCATCGCCAAAAAACTCAAAGATGACATCGTCAAACCTATAGTACTTGCCATCCTCATAATCGTCATGAATCTGAACCTGCTCTGGGTCAACTTGTCCAACTAAAATTTGAATATCTGAATAAGTTTTATTTTTTAAATAGTCAGCTTTTTCGTCTAATTTTTTGAGATCAATTAACATTTTATTCATCTCTAGATTTTCTTTAGCCGAGCTACGTGGACCCCTAAATGTGTTTCTGTACCTTTGAAATAGAGGTTGTATAATTCTTTTAAATTCCGTATAAGTTATTGCCATGATGTTTCCTATATGCTGTTTTTAAATTTTACTCTGTAAGACTCAAGACTTGGGGTTCCAAATGGGTTTGAGAATCTTGTTATATTTGCCCTAAATCTTATGGCTTCTATTTTTCTAGTATCATTTGATCTATATACAATTCTAGAATTATTTTGAATATATTTTCTACTAATAATCTCTCTATTTCCGAGGTAAGTATCCAAAGTAAATACATTGTCTTCAGAACTTCTATTGACTCTAAAGTCAAAAGGATCAACATAGCTATAGTAATTTAAAAAAGGTGTGCCATAGTTAGATATGGACACACCTGACATTAACGAGATAGAACCAGATGAATTACCTTCTGCATCAAATGTTACTACAATATTATTTATTCCTGGTATAAAATTCCATGAAATTTCTTTAGACGGTAAACCACTTTGGATATCAGCAACTAGTGTTCCGTTTAAAAAGATTGCTACATTCCAATCAACTGCGTTTCCAGATTTAGAAATAACATTATTAACTATTGTTTCTTGATCTACCAGCAGTGATGTTTGTAGGTATCCACTTATCGAATTTAGATTTAATGCTATTGGAATTGATGGCGAATTTGTAATTTCAATATTACCAGGTTCAAATATATTAACATTTGGATCTTTTTTATTTAAAATTTCTGACCATCTATTTTTATCTAAGTAAAGTCCAGACACATAAGAAACGTATTTAAAAGAAAAATTATTAATTGCATCCAATATATAAGGACTGTATATTTCTATATTATTTGGTATAGAACCAATCCTATAAGAAGATATTCCATTATATATAGAAGTGCTTGGGTTACGTAGCGATAAATTTGAATCAGTCGACAATGGATAGAGTCTTATGTCATTGTCTGATGGGTTTGATTTTATGTTAAAAAAACTTTTAACTGATTTATCAAATGAAACTACTTGATCGTAAGATGGATCATTTGTAGCGGAAGAAGATATTGGTATCCAACTAAAATCAGAAAGGCTAGTAGCTCCAGGAACGTCTTCTGCCACAAAAAATGTAACATCTCCAACAGAAGGGTTTCCATTAACTGCCTCTATGCTAACTGCGTCTATAACCTTATTAGCATCTCCAGAAGGTATAGATAGTGGGGAAGAAACAACTACTGCACTAGCATCATAATATTGACCACTAACTATTAGGTCTCTAATTATAAAGTTATATTTGTATTTTTTACTTGGGTCTGCTGAATCACCTATTTGATCTGGTTCATTTTTAATAAGAGTTATTTTTATTGCTCCAGAACTTTGTGGTGAAAAATCAAAGGAGAATCTATCGTAGTCGCTATTGGATTGTTTTCTTCTAAACTGTGAATTTCCAATAGTGAGGGCATCTATTATCTCAGCGATTATAGTTATTGGAGAACTAGTAGCTAATTTTCCATCTACTTTTGAAACGATAAAAGGGGTGGATAATGGTATGTTGATGACCATCGCACATGAGCCTATCCTGTTAGATGAATGCGTAACTTCACATTTAGTGTTTGTAAGTCCATCTAAAATATTATTATAGTCCGGAAGTTGCTTGGACTCTTCTATAGTTGCCCCGTCAAAATAAATTGAATATGTAATATTAGTAGTGTTTATTTTACCAGGTGCATTAAAGTCAAGTGCAGATGATTTTAATTTAGGAAGTGTTACTTTTCTATTTTCTGTATCAACAAAAGCATTAGTAAAAGAAAGGTCAACATTATCTAAAGTTGCAAATGAATCACTAAAAGAATAAAAATATCCGTCTGTATTTGAATTAGAAAAAAGTAAATTATCTATTCTCTTTTCTAAAGATGCTCTTTTATCTTTTAAGTTTTTTATTTTCTTATTAAGAAGAGTGACTGTATTCATTAATTTTTTTGTATTATCGTCTAAAGAATCATATAAAAATTCTAAGTTAAGAAGAGATCTAGCCATGAATACATTCATTAAATCTGGATCTGTTTTTTCAGTATTTCTTAATACGTTAACGTCTATAGATAAAGGTGCTCCTATTCTATTTGCGCTAAAGTATTCATCAAATTCTTTTTTAACCTCGTTCTCATCTGGTTGACTAATGACTTTATCATTAGCCGAAACACCAGTTGAATACATCAACCTATATATGTTTTCTAAAAATTTCTTTTTTTGTATCTCAGATATACTCATGACTGTTTTACCTTGACTCCAACTTTATAGGAATAAATTATTGGTGTTATATTTTCACCGTTAGGTTTTGTAATTTCTATTTTTAAAATAAACCTTCTTACAGAAGCTGGAATGTCTGGCTGAGAAAGGTAAGAAACTCCTGGCATTCTAAAATTTTCATCTATATTTTGATTAAATCCTATTACTTCTGGAACATTTGAGAATGGATCCTCAAGAGAAGATATCTGTATCCATTTAGATCCGTCATCAAGTGAAATGTAATATTTAATACTTTCAGTAATCGCTGAAGTTAAAGTGCCAGAAAAATCAGTCTCTGCTGAGAGAGTCAGATATTCTATATCCGCCGGAGCATCATATTGCCTAGATATAACAACGGCTTTATCGGAATATGATTCATGGCCAACAGATATGTCTCTAATCCCAATGCTTCTTCTTTTTGCTTTAAGTATTTCTTCCTGTCTAGTAAGAGGAACTTTGTAAAATTTATTATCAGTTTTTGTATCTTGAGTTGAAGCTTCTTTTATCTCAGCACTTAGATTTAGATTAACATCAAATTTAAGTTTAAACTTAGCAAATTTTTCTGCTTTAGTTATCGTAATAGTTTCACCTTTGGAATTTTTTTGAGTAGTTGTTGTATTAAGCCAATCTTTAATTTTAGTTATATCACTATAATCCGATATTGTATTAGCGCTAGGTGTGCCCTGTAAATCCAATGAACTAATTTGAGATAAATACGGAAAACTTCCGTCTTGTCCATCTTTTATTGGAGAGCTATTTACATAATTACTCAAATTGCTATCATTTATATTGAAATACACCGGAGATATAGACAATATGTGATCAAAGTCTGAGTAAAATGCACGTGTTATATAATGAAAGTTACCGTCTTCACCTAATGCTCTTATAACATAACCGTCTCGTATAGGTATTTCTCTTGATAATTTTATGTCTATGGTTTTTGTATTTTGTGTTTCTGATTTAAAAAAGTTTGGTTGATTATATGATGGTATTAATGTATTGAGGTCATAAGTTTTTGTTGACCAAGGAATCGATGAAGACTTCGTTTCATCTGTAGTTACAGGCGACTCAGGATCAAATCTTTTTTGATTAGAATAAGGATTAGGTTGTTTATTTGCATTAGTCTGATTACCTGTAGCATCAGGTTTGTAATAAATGTGTTTTATGTCAACAGCAATAGAGTCTGATTGTTTAAAGTATATTTTGATAGATTTAATTTTTCTTTCGGAAAAAGAAATCTTTGCTTCTCTATAATAAAAGTTTTTTACTTTATCAATTGAAGAAGGAATAAAGCTAGAACTTATATATATTGGTTGTCTTAAAATATTTTCTGTAACATTTAGTTCATCAACGACCTCTATTGAGGTGACCGTTACATCTTTTACTATATAATTAGCTGATCCAAAATATGGAATTATTTTAATAAAATTAGCAGATTCTGCTATTTCTTTTTCCATGACAATATTCAACAACAAAGATTCACCCTTAAAAGATGACCAAGGTTCATAAACTATTGGTTGACCAGGTCCAGGATTAACTATGTATTTATACTCAAATTCTTTTGAATCAGAATTTTTATTTTCTATGTTTATCTGTTCATATTCAAAAAATGTTAATGGATTATTATCTCTAATATTTTCTTGATTAATTATTGTAGGTGTATCTTCAAAAAAATATCTGTATAGATTAGTTGAAGTTGATGACGGATACACTGCGTGATTGCTACCCCTGTAGCCATTTGAGCCCTCAGCTATAAAAATAGATCTTGGTACCCAATTTTTTACTACGCCTGAAGATAAGGTCATTTGCCCATTATCTATCAATGGCAATTGATCTTTATTATCCATTTTAGAAAAATCAACATAATCTGAACTATCAAAAGAATTTCCAAAATAATACAAGTCACTTGAAGGACTACTTGAATACATCTGCAAAATCTTTACTTTGCTTTTTATTCTATTAATAAATTTATTTTCCTGAGCTATTTCATCAGTAAATATATTGTGTGAGTTAATAAATACAGCGGTTAAATAATCTATTTGTTTTGCTATTATATTTATATCATCTGAATAATTACCTGTAAACAAATTAAATTTATCAGAGATAGGTGGCTCACCTTTGATGTAAGGATCAAACTCAGTAAGTGGTCCGTGATATCTTATTTCTTAAAAAGTTTATTAATGATTGATATTCTTTCATTAATTCTTGATTATCAAAAAATTGATTCTCCCTATAATTTGCCAAAAACTTACTGACTTTGGCAACTATCTGATCTTGAACTATTGTATTTGGTGAGAGCTGAGTCATATTATAACCTTAATAATTTTTTTGAAAATGGATCTAGGTTGTTTACTTTAGATTTAATTATAACATTATCAATAGATATTCCATTGTATTGACCAGGTATATTATTTCTTAGTATCAATCTAAACCTAAGCGAAGATGGTATATAACTGTAATTAACTGTAAAGACTTGGTTAATTGGTCTATTAAATACTATTTCTTTTCCGTTTTGAAAAAACAAATATTGACTAGTATTATAAAAAGATGATTTTAAAAAACTATTATTTGTATAATTTGTCAAGTTAATCGCTACTTGACCATCTGCTAGCGTAACGGTAACTGGAGAATACCCTATGTTACTTTCCGTATTTATAGTACCATGAGTTTCACTATAATAAGCACCGTTAAACCTATCTTCAATGTATGGAATAAAAGAAAGTGGTATTTTATTTCCTGGTCCAGTAGAAATAAATTTCTCACCAGAGTTACCCCCACTAGAAAAAGCTCTAACTGCAAAATTAGAATTAGACAAAGAATCTATATCAATAATAGACTGACTATATTCAGTATTATTAAGAAAGTAGTCCACTACATAAATTGCGGTTCTGTCTAAAGTAGACTTGTAAAATATTGAATTTCCAAGTTCTTCATATTGCCAATTATTAGGGTTTTCTAAAATTCCGTTTTTATAAACTTTTATTGTTGGTTCTTGAGGAACAAATCTTAATTTTGCTAGGTTAAATGTATCAAAAAATATAACTTCAGATTCAATATAGTTTGAATTTCCAGCAAATAATGGTATCCAATCACTTTCAGATTTTATTGAATCTTGATATGTAACACTAAGTTCATATGACCCGGACTCTTTAATGTCATAATTATTGAAAGTTAAATCTCTTCTAGCATTTACTTTATTGACTATGCCTTTTACGCCTAATGGGAATCCATTAGTCTCTATTTTGCTTGAAACAAAACAAGCTTTATTTTGTGTTGATGTTTGAGTCAGGCCAAATAATATATTTTTAATAGAGAAAGTATATTCATATGAATTTGAATCTTCTCTGCTAGACAAATATCTAGTCACACTATCAACAGAAACCCCTGATGCTATAGGGTCTTCTTTTTGAAATGAATTATCAAAGTTATCAAGCTCATCTTTAACAGGAATAAATCCATCACTTCTTAATGAAGCCATTCTATTACCGGTAGTTCCCGGCCTACCCGTTCTATACACAGTGGTGTTAAATAAGTTATTCCTTGAACCTATTACATACTGAACGATGGTTTGAACGATGTTTTCAATTGCGTTTATATTCTTTGAATCTACAATTTCTCTTGATCTTGTTAAGATTTCTGACTCAGTTAATTCTGATAACTTTTCATTTACTCCATCAGAATAACCTTCTTCTAAAAGAGGGTACCTATATGAATATACTTCTGTGTAAGTTTTTTTATTATTCTTATTATTTTCAATACTATTTGCATTTTTAAAATAGAAATAAACAAGATCTTGAAGTCTACTTGGACTATTTGATTTTTCTTTTCTTCTTCTATCTATAATCTCATGAAGTATTTTAGAATTTAATTCTTGAGTAATCGGTACATTTTCGCTTCTATAATATTTAGACTGATTAAATATAAATTTAATTTTTGATACTTTAGCCTTATTGAATACAACGTCTACTGATTTATCTATTAAAAGTGGTGAGTTTAAAACTGGAACTTCAACATATTCACCTTGAGTTGAGGTTGTAAGTTGAGAAATAACTGGATCAGTTTTTGTAATTATAACTTGAAGTAATTGCATACCAATACAATCATTAGGATTAACTCTTATTGTATCCATTTCTACAGGATTAATAAATGAAATTTCAAAAAATGACTGAGCACCTTTGTCATAAGAAGAATTATATTTAACATAAGACGTTGATTCGGGTAGTTCTGAGTTAATTAGAAATGGTGACTTAACAGTTACTGTCCAATTATTTGCCGGATCCTCATCTAATACTGAACGAAAATTAGAATCTGTAGTTAAGTAAGACGTATAGTTGCTTGTTGAGCTAATTCTATCTATGTTAAGAAGTTGGTTTTTAAAATTAATTCCATTTGCAATAGTCATCTTACTTAAGACTGGATCAATGTAATAATTTCCATTGGAATTAAAATTTATATTGTCTCTGTCAAAAAGAGTGATAGTTTGACTATCATATAAATATGAAGATAGATTATTATCAAAATTTTCTACATAGTTAAAATTAAATAGATCATCTTCTCCAACTATAAATTGATAGTTACTAACAAAGTTCTCTAAATGAAATATATCTTTTTCTATTTTTTCTATTTCAGATGAGTAGATAGATGCTATTGAATTTAATGCAACAGACAAAGCTGAAGAAGCGGAAAAAAATTGATTCATTCTTAATGAAGAGTCTCTAAAAAATTCTATAATACCTTCTATGTCAAGTCTAGAATACCTTAAAGCTAAAGAAGGGCTGTAGTTTATGCTTGCATCAAAGTTTCTAATATTCTCAATTAAAGAAGATACCTGAGCCTTATCAGCTTTAATATTTTGCATTAAAGAGCTTACTGTTTTTCTACTTTGACTAGAAAAAGTTTGTATCGTTTCAGGAAGATGCTGTAACACTGCTACTCCAATCTTTTCCATCCATGTCTTGTAGTTCGAATACAACTCCAGCAGTTATATTCCTTCTCACTATGTCGTAAACCTCTTCATGGTTCAAGAAGTTTTTCTTGATCAAAGCAGGTAGTTTAATTATAACATATCCACCCTTTGGATAAGCCTCACCTAAAGCTGGATATATATCCCAGTAAGATATAGCTTGATTAATGTCATCAACAACTGAATTGGTAGTAAAGTTTGCTGAGATTCCACCACCTTTTACTCTTAGATCTTTGTAATCAAAATTTTCATCGTTAAAATTATTCAGCACATAGACTATACCTAGCAACACGGCAAATGGGTCATAGGTAGACTCATCGTTTTTATTAAAGATGTTGTTATTGTATGTAAAATTTAAAACTGAGTCAACATTATAATCATCTACTAAAACTTTTCTGAGAGCTTGTATTCCTACTTCTCCCTCTTTATATATTGGTGTTTCATACTTATATATTTCTTTTGGTTTAATGTAAATATATAATGGTTTATTTATTTTTACAGTATTTTTATTTAAAAAGGGATTAGTTGGTATTGGAACACCATTGCATTGAATAACTGAAATATCTTTGTTCGTAACAGTGTAGTCAACTTTAATTAAAGATTCATTAGTAGGAATGATTGGATTAATAAATTCAATTATTCCATTATGTGTATCTATGTTTTTTATAGAACTTTCTGGAATTTCTTGCCATGGACTTGATATAGATTCTTTTGTATAAATTTTAACTATATTTTTAAACTGACTAGCAAATCTAAAAAGATCAGAAGAAGCTTCCTGAACAGTAACTATAGGAGTTCTTCTTAATTTAATTGACCTAGAGTCATTTATTATTGGAGTCTCTCCTATGACATCATAATAACCTCTACCAAAAACCCTTGACCAAGCAACGTTTTTAATGCTTGATGTATCGTAAATAGCAGTTAGTTTTTGATTATTATACTGAGATAAAAATCCTGAAGCTTTTTTAAATGAAATATCAACATCTTTAGAAAAAGATCCTGAAGTTATATACAAGGGCCAGACTTCTGTTTTTCGCAGATTTGGAGGCATGTTGACAATTTGTATTTTATTTTTCTTTTTTGTTTTAACACTATAAATAGGATAAGCCATCTTGGTTGGTATGTTTACTGGATTAAACGAGTCTCCGTTTGCAGAGCCGGTAAATTCTGTTTGAGATTCAAGATTGCCATCATAGTCATACGCATATACACCGATGTATATATTATCCGGTCCACTTTTGATAAACTTTAAATACGATATTTTTTTACCAATGAACTCTTTTGTTGCAATATTATAGAATCCATACAGAAGACCGTCTTGTTGAGGTAGCTTATTGGATACCTCTATATCTGAATAATACACATCTCTGTCAGGAGGGGTATTGTTAGATATTTCTGCAAGGTTGATTGGAATTGGAACTGGCTTACCCAGGACAACTTTACATAGGAGACTAACGCCGTCATAGTAATTAAATGAATTTTTTCCTGGTTTTATTGAGCTTAAATTTGGATCTGTTATAGAATAATCAACAATATTTTCAGTTTTCTTATAGACTTCTTTGGTATACTCTGAGACGTTACACGTAAGTCTAATGTCGTTATTAGTCCTTGATAAACTTAGAAAAGCATCTGGCACTGGTGTAGAAGTTCCATGTTTTTTTACTGAATTTGGGGAAACTATTGCCGAAGTAACACTTATAGAATCTTGTTTTAAGTTTTTAATATCAACTTCTTCAGCCCTATTAATATTTGGTTTATACTTATTATTATCAAGGGGAATGTTTAATCCCGAATATGTAATTGTGCTATTAGAAAATTTATCATTATCTAATTGATGAAGTGTTATTGAATTTAATCTTGCATTTGCTGCAATTAGACCTGCGTCGACTGAAAAACTTTGTTGTGTAAAAGAAATTTTTGTTTTTGGAATTGTCATAGACACTATGCCAGAAACTAATTTTTCTTTTGGATAATAATTTGTTTCCCAGTCATATTCATCCCCCCATGAAGAAGCTTGTTTTGTTACTACCTTTTTTGTTTGAAAAGTACAAAATGCATGAGCTACATGTATTCCCTCTGCAGTTGATCCAAAGTCTCCACCGAGTTTTGAACCTTCAAGAAGTATGGAAATGTATTTACCTTTCATGTTTCTTCCGTCTACTTCTGCAAAACTAATTGTATGATTTTTAGAAAAATTCTTTGTAGCGTACTGATTGCCAATAATTCTAAACCTATACTCATCTGTTATATTTACATCTATAATTTTAAAACCTTTATAATTAGGGGATTTTGCAGTTGCCGTTGTACCAAAATCATCTCCTGCTACAACAACAGATTTTAAATAATCTATATCTGAGTCATTTGGAAGCTGAAAGCCAATCCATACTCTTAAGGTGTCTGGATCCCTGTTAGCGTCTGATATTCCAGTAAAGTTAATTAACCTAAATCCTTCTTTGCTAACCAGGCCTTCTACTGCATTTCTAGATCTAATTGCACCTCTGACGTATCTGTCAATATTTACACTTCCATATTTGCCATTATTAATTTGATCTACGTATTGAGATCGCACTCCTTCACTCATATCAATCCAAACATTTGCTAGATGGCTTTTTGTCTGAGAGTCTACAATTCCATCTTGTTTTAATCCTCTATTTTTTTGAAATGCTTTAAGTTTAGAAGTGGTTGATGATCCAAACTTTCCATCGGGTGTTGTATTATATCCAGCAGCTGTTAATGTCAATTGTATGTATCTAATGTATGTATCAGACATATTAGGTTTATGTTGAAAATATTCATCCCAAGTATTTCCATTATCTATATCATAAGTATATTGAAAGGCGTTAAATAAATCACTTACACTATTAGCAAGAAGTGGTTCTATTTTAGAATATTTACTTTTACCCTGAGATGACTCAGCAGAAGATGGAAAATACGGTCTTTCTACTCCTGCAACAGATTCTTCTGGTCTGCTGCCAGCAGCTCTTACTAATTTTGTTTTTGTTGCAACTGCAAATGTGTGTTTTTGTATAAAGTTTACATTTGCCTGTATTTGTATATTAGCATCTAAATCTTTTGATTTTTCTTCTGAAGAGATAGAAGAATGTACTACTTCAAATTCAACTGGATATGTTTTTGGGGAAACAACTGGAAGTGTTTTTAAATCTGATTTTTTTGAAGGTATTACTTTATCCCTAACAACGTATGGACCAAAAGAAGAAGGAATAAAGAACTGCTCCGATACATTATTAGTATATACATCGCACGATATTTTTTTATTATTCACCTTAACTAATTCATATGTTGATGAAAGTTCGGATTTTTCTGTTGCTGTTACTGATAATGTATTTGTCCATAAGATGCTTGGATTTGTATATTCAATATATAATTCTATATTTGAATCATCTTGATCTAAGAATACGTTATTAACAGAAGGATTAGCGCCTGAAAATTCTTTAATATATTTTAGTATTGGGCTAGGTAGAATATCTCTTACATACTTTTGCTGATTATCAACAACAACTTGTTTAAAATATTTTTGTTTCTCGTCGTCATAGGCTGCATCTGGATTGATTACCCAATCATTATTCCATGAACCTGAAAATACATGTACGCTTGACCTTATATCTTTTTTTCTTCTAGTAGACTCTAATTTGTCGTTCAATGCAACTGCAATACAGTTGTATAAAAACTTGTACGGTCCTTCAACGAAATTAGAAAATACTGTGGTTGAACCACTGCCAATGTTTACTGATCCATTATTTGCGGTTGCAACTAATGTTGACCCAGAGTATATGTCATTGCAATATTTTAAAAATCCAGTTGTAGATGCAACAATATTTCCAGATAATAATCTATCTGTTTTTTTTGTAGATCTTATATTTGCAAATATTATTTTACCATCTCTTGATAAGATATTTTCAATTCCGTTAGTTTCATTAAGAAAGTAATTGTACCTTTTTGCAGTTCCAATAACGGTCTGCCCAGATCCATATATTCCAGAATTAGATGCAAATTCCAAAGCATTAATGCTCCAAGCGTTATTTTTTGAAGAATCTAAAAATAGATTATCAGTATTGTAGGTATCTGAACTTAAGGATTGTATAGTTAATTCCTCTGGTTTTACTTTTAGATTTGAATCCAATGTTGACAACGCATTTGTGGGAGCGTTGATTAAGTCTAATAAAAGAGTTCCAGCATTATCTATAAAACCTTTTAGTTTATCTCCATGACTATCAGTAAGCGTCCAATGTAAAGAGCATACTAAAAAATCATACTCGGATAAATCATCAATCTGATCGATATCAACCAACCAATAATCTGCCTGACTCTTATCAGCAATTTCACTTGTTGGATTGATTATTTCAAAAGAAGATAAATTAAATGGAGAATTTTCTAGGTTAGCTAATACGTATGGAGATATTTTAGAGAGGTCTTTTCCTTGGCTTTTAGAGTATAAAACTCCTGCTTTTACGGTTTTAGTAAGTACGCTAGATAGATTTGAGGAGTTTCCATTGAATGCAGTGTTAAAACTAATAGAGTTTTTTACTTTTGCAACTACTCTCCAGTTAAATATTTCAAATGTTCTATTGTCATCTAGGGCTTTTCTATTAACAAATACATAATTATCATCTGTACCACTGTAGTTTTTGTCTATATAATTTTTTTTTGTATTTCTTTTTACAGAAAATACTCTTTCTCCAACTTTTGATCTGTCAATGACTTCTGTTTCTTCTTGAATCTCTTTAAAAACTGGAAGAACATTTATTGATTCAGTGTATCCAAGTATCTGATTTGACCAGAATCCTTCTTCGTTTACTTCAACTTTGTCGTATGAAAGTTTTAAATTTTTTGGATTTTGATCTTCAAAAAGAACAACAATTCTATGGGGAATTTCATTGTTTGTAATATTTTCCTGTGTTAAAAATGACTCTATTAAAACTCTGTACTTTAATCTACCTGTTACAGGATCTGAATAAATGTTTCCATTTTCGTCTAACACTTTGACAGACTTTGGCATGTAGCTAGGATTTGAGAAAGAAGATATAGAAACATCATAGTAAGATTTTGCTTTAACCAGTGTAAAGAATCTGCTTACATAATAACTGTGTGCATAAATTTTTTCTTTTACATCTGACTCTTCATATCTATCAGAAAAAAACTGCTCATTAAGAAGTATGTCACTAACGCTTATTTCGTCTGATGAAATAAATGGGTTTCCATCAGAATCCTCTAATATTCCAAGCTCATTAGCAAACATTATTTTAGAAAATGAATCTGATTCATTTAAATTTTCTGCAGTTAAAGAAGAAAGATCTACTATTGAAATATTATTTTCAGGAGAAACTTCTTTTGAGGTATACCAGCCTAAGTTAATAGCATCTCTTGGAACATAATTTCCAACTTTTACTGCTGGTTCTTTTCCTGAGTCTGTTGCATCGGTAAACTTTTTCATTTTTAATCTTCCTCATATTCATTCATTAATTCATAATAATCTGCAACGTAATAAGGAGTTGAGCCAAGAAGACCTATGTCATGCTGAGTTTTTCTTGACATTGGGTACCATTTTGGTGGCATCCAATTTGGGGTTGCTACATACGTAGGAGCATAGCTTCCATCGTGGTAATTAGTAGTAAAAGACGGAGTAGAATACATATCCTCTACCTCTTCATATAGTACATTTGGATTATATAATATAGCATCCCTAAAATTATAATTTAAGTTATCATATTTCTCATACCAATATACTATATCTCCAGCCACTGTATTCGGACTATAGTTTACTGTTGCTGCGTTTTCAGTCTCTAAAGCTGTTATCCATATTCCGGGATTATATTTATCCATAGATACAATTGGACCTACTTCAAACATTCCATATTCATCAGTTGTTACGTAATTTGAATATGGGGTTGCATCAAATACATCTTTTAATGTTCTACCTTTTCTCCAGTAAACTACTTTATTGACCTGAGGATCACCAAAAGGCGATCTAACAACTCCGGTAATGTAATTATTCGTAAGGCCATCAGCATAAAATACGTTGTTTGAAGGAAAAGCTTTTAGCTCAATTTCCTTTTCATATATTGATGATATTGAATAATTTAATGTTTCAGAGAAGCCTTCAGTTTGAGAGTTTGGATGAGCTTGCACAGAACCATTGACAACACCTAAAACTGTTATAGTATCTGATGTTAAATTAGCTGGTATAGCCCCAGAATAAGAAAGCGTAACCGATGCAAAACCGTTTATATCAGTTGTATAGTAGACGTATTCAGACTGCAGATTTGCAGAAGATACAGTAAAAGTTTGATATGGTTTTGGATTTCCATTTTCATCTATAGATATAGCTACTAAAACCATGTATTCATCTGAGTTATCAAGAATGTATGATGGACTCAAAGTTAAATCAAAGTCTGCAAATTGATAGTCGTTGTGGCTTAAGTATATGAATCCTTCTGTGTCCCAAAGTTTCATTGGGTCTATTTCAAGGGTTATCGGAGTTGCATGACTAGCTATAGAATTTTCATAAGTAACTTTATATTCATAATATGAATTTGGAGTAGCATCAAAATCTAAATGAGTTACATATTTTTGATTTAATGCGTCAAAATGATCATTATCTACAATGTATGTATCTTTTACTCTATAAGTTACTGAGTAATCCCTATCAATAACTCCTGGAGTAGCACCACTAAATACTGTTACATTACTTGTAGAACTAGATCCAGCTTGCAGTATTTCGTAGCCAGTGATACTATCCACTACCCTTACGTCATAAACGTTTTCATAACCTAGGTATAAATCATCCGTAAAATTAGCTTTTACTATTTCATTATTAATTAGTGAAACACTAGTTGGAGTAGCCTCATTGTAAAATGCCACTTCTGATAGCATTGTTGGAGTGGCAAAGAGTCTCTCGACTATAATTGGAGCACCTTGTCTAGCTACATTAGATAGATTTAAATTAAAACCAGGAGTAGAAAATTCTTCTGTAACTGGATTAGAAAATATATAATGATCTTCACTGTTTTGACTGTACCAACCTGAATTTATATAACTCTTATAAACTCCTGTATAATTTGCACTAACTTGAACATCGGCAATAATTCCACCTTCATATTCAGTTAGTGAGTTAGAGATCCATATGTCATCTTCGTTGTCAACGGAAACATATTGCTCTGAAAGATAAAGCTCTACTCCTTCTGTTTCGTTAACGGCTTCAAGTTTGTAAATATAATCATTATCAGGATCAAGGCCAAATGTTTCGTAATTTAATTCATATCTGCCAACTATATTTGAATTCTTACTAAATGTTTCATCCCAATTATCTTGATCGTATCTTACTACTCCGTTTTTATTAACTAAAGCCTGAATTATTGGAGTGCTATATTCTTCAAAGGTTTCCCATGATTCAACTTTAAATGGATAAACTGGAGTAGAGGATAGCCCCGTGCTAAATATAATAGAATCAGGAGTTGATCCATATGGATACTTTAAATCTGCAAAATAATAACTTACTGTAGATCCAGATGTACCAATGTAACCAAGGTGATTTTGAGGTGTTGCAAAATTTGGATTTATATACTTAGCAACTATATTAGGCGAGGCTGGGACTAAGTAATCTAGAAAATCGTAAGTAGAAACTCCACCATAACCAATATAGGGAGATGCAACATTAAGAAGAATATTGTCTTCGTATCCAACTGGCTTAACATTTTCAATATGAACATAGGCTGGAGTTGCTCCAGGTGGGAATACTAAAGTGTTCATCATTGAATCTTTATCTAGTGTAAAATCTTTTAATTCAGAAAAAGAATTAATTCCATTGAGAACAAAACTGCCATCAATTTTTGGAGATGTAGTAAAAGAACCTCTTTTTTTATTATAAACATTTGAAATTAACCTAATATTAGCACCATTATTACTAAAATTTGGTGTAGATAAATTGATTGGACTTCCGATAACACTCGTTGAAGGTGTTGAACCAACGAATCCAATCTCAAAATTAGAAGAACCAGACGATGGCGTAGCAGAAGCTTTTGTTGCATAGTAATAATTTATTCTATTTGAATTTGGACTAGCAGATGTAGCAGATACATTTAAGTATGGTTGATCATTAGATATATCTTTAAATACATATCCAGTATAAGCATAACCGTCCTGATCAAATATGTTCATAACATTAAATTCAGGACTTGCTGGATGTCCAGGGTAGAATACATTTTTTGGATTATATGTTAGATCTGAATAAAAAGTTTTTGATGTAGAGTAAGACCCATGAGGAGTGGTATGTAATGCATACCTGAAGTTTACTGTTGCACTATCGTTTTCATAATAATCTTGATCGTAAGATCCATAATACTTATAGTCAACCTTAACTGGAGCATAGTTATCTTCTGTTCCAAGATATCTAAGTCCAGTGGCAGAAAATCTAGCTTCTACTTCTATCTCATTTTCAAAAGGCTCTTTTACGATAATATTTGCATCGTTGATATCTCCAACTCCAGGCTGGTAGTAAGAACCTAATGGAGTTGCATCATCATAAGATGAAGCAATTCTACCTATGCTAAACTGATCTTTTCCAGCATAGTCCCAGTATCCTTCGCCCCATTTAACATATCCCCAATTTGTTGGATACTTTTCATTTATATCTTTTACAAAATCAATAAATTTTGATGTTGGCTTGCCGTATCCATCAAAGTATGGACTGGAACTTTCCATGTTTTGGATTTCAATTATTTCAGGAGTTGCTCCTAAATAATCTGAATCAGGAGTTGCCCCATAAGCACTCCATATATTAAGTTCTCTTCTTAAGGTTCTCTTAATTGCTTCTACTGTTGGTCCAGGAAGATTTTTATAAACATCTAATGTTCTTTTTTTAAGACTATCATTTGATTCAAGATATAATCTTTGTATTCCAACACGAGATGCAAATTCATCAAACCAGTTCCACTTAAGAGTTGGAGCCTGTTCATATACGATACTGTCAGCAGACAAAACTTTAAATAATTTTTTAGTAAGAATCTGTCTATCAACAGCATTATAATAATAGCAATAGTCATTTTCTAAAGATTCATATAAATCTACTATTGAATCTATTCTTGCTAAGGGTATCCCATCGCCAGTTACTCTGGATATCGATGCCGGAACATCTGAACAAACATACATCCACGCTGACTGCTCTAAGTCAGAAGTTGTAATAAATCTATCTAGTTGAAATAGGTTTACTTGTTTTTCAAAATTTTCTGGAAAATCAGATACTAAAGAGTTAACAAATTTTCCAGCTATAGTCTGAGGCAGTTGTAAGCTGGGAGTAGCATCATCTTCTGAGTCTGTAAACATTTTCATCCAAGATGGAAATCTTGAAAGAATCTTCTTTGTTGCTCTAGACAATACTGGAGATACTGGATTATCTACTGCTACTTCTACAAGTAGAACAAAACCATAGTCTTCTACGTCTTCAGGGTTAAGAAATGATACTATCTCTAATTCAAATCTTACATATCTTTTAGCGTTTTTTATAAAAAGAGTTCCTACGTCTTGAGATATGGCAGACTTTAACCATGGCCCTTCTGTAGAATCAGACTCATAGGTTATTAAAGTGTAGGTAGGATTATCTTGATTAACTGATTCAGTAAACGCTCCGCTTAGAGCTTAATATATCTACTCTTGATTTTGTGTCAATAAATCTAAAAAGATCTAAGTCTACAGAATCTGGATTGAGAATATAAAATGGAGAAGAGTCTTGTATCAAATCATATATATAATATTGACCAGACTCTTGATCGTAATCAAAGATATTGTACGATACAACTCCAGCTTGTTGGACAATTTCGCCATAGTTTGTAACGCTTACTGGGGTCGAACCATCTACTACAATGGTAGGAGTAGCATCCTGTATTATTTCGGTGCCAACAAATGTTCTATCACCAATAGTATTCAGGCCATTTCTAGACCTTGAGATAGAGTAGTTGGTATACCATTTATTGTGATATAAATCGATAGCACCTGTAGACCAGCTTTTACCAGATTTAACAAAATCTGCACTCCTAAGTGCTATGATAAATTGCTTCATCTACAGATGCCTTTCAATTTTTGAATCAATCTAACCAGATTGAGTACTCTGAGGTAACTCCATTGTCTGGATGTACAAACATTAGGTGTTGGCATGGTCTGCTCATTGAAGAGAAGTATTCCTGAGCATATGTATTGTGACTTTCTGGTGATCCAGAAATTCTTAAAAGACTACTACCTATGGTCATCTTTACCTGTTGATGGTAATGACCCATAAATACGTCTTCAAAATGCTCCGGGATAGCGCCATCTTTCCAGCCCATTACCTTTTTATAGTAACCGTATGAGGCACTTGGTGCAGGCATTTGATCGCCATGAATGAGAAGTGAACTGTATGAGCCTATTGTATCAACTGCATAAAAGTTTCTCTCACCTTTACCATCTGGTATATTAAAGGTAATTCTTGGTTCATCCTTGAAGATTAATTGGACAATCTTATAGAGTAATCTATCCATGTTTGTCTCAGGGTCATGTTGCTTTCTTGCTCTTCCGCCGACTGCCCCGTGATTGCCTATAATCCCTGTAACGTGAACGTGCTTAAAGTTCTCAAGTGCTGTTCTAAGAAAGTTACCCAAGATTTCAGGACCATTAATTCCGACCTGCCTATAAAGACCAGAGTCAATTAAATGGCTTTGGCCAGGAAAAATCTCTTCACCCTCTACGATATCACCTAAAAGCCAAACGTGTAAATCATCTACTGGGTGGTGCGTTCTTTGAATGTCTGTAATCTCAATAAGCTTTTCTGCATAAGCTTCTATTCTTTGTGCAAGAACTTCTGAGTTATAAGAAGGCGTAACCTTGCCAAGTTGCCAGTCTGCAAAAACTGCCACTGCTGTTTCCGATACCCCTTTTTTGGAGGATGGAGCATTCTTTTGTTTAATTGCAGGAAGTTCAAATTCAGAGAATGCTGAATAAGCAGCTTCATATACTGCTAGTATAGTTTCGTCTTTTACGTTTTTATTCTTTTCAGCTAGACGAGCAAGTCTTTTATTCTCAGCTCTGATGAAGTCAAACTTATTATTATAAGAAGTTCCATCTGACTCTGAGTCTGTATCCTGTGTTGAACCATAGTCTTCATCTTGTCTAGATGTTTCAGAGAATCCTATGTATTTACTAGCTTCAGCAACGCTTACTTCATTTATATCCAGAGTTTCTTTTAGAGTTTCTCCAAAAGAGTCTTCTTCTTTTTCTATAGTCATTTTTGCCTGAGTCATATTTGGCGCCTTGACAATATGCGTAGTTGTCAAGAGAAAGTATTTTTCACTCATTAATTTAAACCAACCTTTAGTAGTTTGATGCACCAATTATAACAGAGTTTATGTTGATTGTGCCAGAAACAATGTATTGTCTTTCATTTTGTGGTTTAAATTCTTTTCTATTAACTGTTACTCCACCAGCTGTCATTGAAGTAATGTTAATGGACTTTATAAAATCAGAAGATATTTTTATTTGTCTTTCAATTTCTTGAATAGCAACAAAATCTCCTATTGTAAGAGAGTTTAAATATCTCTTAACAAATATTGCAGCTTGATTTTCAATGCCTTTTTGAAGATTATTTGCAGTACCAAATGGAAGGGATATGGTTGCATTTACAGCAACAGAAATAGGATCTGCTATTGTTACATTCATTCTAATCCCGAGTGGTCTAATGTTATTAATTGCCTGGTTTACAAGTGTTGGAATGTTTCCAATTCTTCCTGGAACTTCTGGAACAATAATAACCTCACAGGAACCAAGACCATAGGTAGCTTCTCTAACTCTTATGTCTCTTACTCCGCTTACTGAAAGAGCTGCAAATCTTATAGACTCAAGAGTTCCAGTCGTATTAACCTTAACTGCTGAGAGTATTCTTCTTCTGTAGTTATCGTCTGACTCTGAGTTTAAAATTGGATATATTTCTTTTGGGTTATTGCAAAACACCAAGATTCCTGGAGGAGCTATATAGTTATGCTTAGTCAGAGTCCCTACAGATGCAACATATTCATTTGACTGAAAATTTGGCTCAACTATTCCGTATGCTTTACTTACTCCACTCAATATAACTATGTCTTGGACTACCCTATAGCTATATTGGGAAGAGTTAAATGAGCCAACGTCATTGTAAACCAGTGTTCCTTTAGGAATAACAATTGATGACTGAAATGAATTGCTAATAAAAAACTCTATATTTGCTGTTGATCTTTCATAAGTCAACTGATCAGAAAGAACTTTTCTTCTTACATTATATAATTCACCTATTAAATCAAGAGATCTTCCAGAAGCTGTAGACAAATTACCTTGACTTACTGATTCTCTAAAAGACTCATAGAGATAAAACATTTCAGTTCCAAAAGCATCAGCGAAAGCCCTGGCTACAGAACCTGGAGATGTGGCAGTTATATTAGCATTTTGTTCTAGTGAGTTTATGATTCTAACTATAATTTCATCTTTTGTTTTACTATTAACTGTAGCCATTTATATTATGCTCCTAAGTTTTGTTTTATGCTTAAAGTTACTGGCTGGTTACTTCCCGATTGAACATGTATGTCAAATCTTATTGTATCTGCACTTGTCGGAACTGCAGTAACATTAATATTTCTTCCCTTAAATGAACCTTCTCTATTTAAAGCAGATAGTATTAAGTCTCTACCCATTTGACCAGTCTGTTGATTCTGTGGCATGCCATATAGAACCGAGAGATCAAGACCTAAACTTGGATAAGCGCTGAAGTCTCCGGGCTCAGTCATTAATCTAACATAAACTTGCTGAACGTCATTTTGAAGTGATGTATTTACCCTGGCAACGTCGTTATTTCCGTTAATTAAAATATCTCCGTCTAAAGTAAGAAATAGATCAGACACCCTTATCCCTCATTGTTTTTTCTCTTGCTTGACTAAAAGTAAAGCCAGACTCAAGTAGTTGAGTCATATATTTAACTTTTTCATTGCTATTTGTTAAGGCAAACTCTTTTAATAAAACCATGTCATTTTTTGAAATAACAGAAGGATTATTTACAGTGGGAGATTCTTCCCTTCTTTCGGAGGGAGTTTTAACGAAAGCAAAATCACCAGTTATAGTAGTGATATTATCTGATTTTTCGATATCATCATAAGTGCCTAGTGCCTCAAGATAATAATCTGCGTAATTAAAGCCAGAATTATGTTCTTTTTCACTAGTTTGGACTAAAGAAGGCTCATTGTATATATCTCCGGCATAATTAAAGCTCATGTTATTCCACCTTAGACCATAGTCTTCTTTAGTGACTATCTTTACAACATCAGCAAATATAGAGATTGACCTACTGCTAGGGCTAATTACTATCCCTAGCTCTTCTCCAGCAAATATTTCTACGTCTCCCTTGTCATTCAATCTAACAAAAGCGCTTGTATCAGGATGGGTTAAGCCAACCTCTCTTCTTGAAAAAGAGGATCTCTTTGACAACTCATGGGCTTCATTGAAATTGTCTACATTGTTTGTTAATGCATTATTTAATAATTTTTTATTGTTCATATTAAATCATATACCTTGGTATTCCAGTATTTGCAATAGAAGAGTTTACGTTTCTTTCATTGCTAAAGTCATTTATAAAATTAACTATAAATGGAGATCTTTCATTTTCGTCACTAAAGCCTATTATGCATCTGTCCCCTGGTTCCGGAGCAACCATTTGAATTCCGATAAAAAGATGGACAAGGTATATTGTCCACTATATTTCCTATCATGTTAGAACTGTGTGATTCTAAAACTACAGTTACAGTATGACTTATTCTATCATAACTTGTGACCGTTCCAGCTCTTGTTTTTTGCTCTTGCATTCTAGAAGATGTAATGTGATCACTAATCTTTTGATCAAACTTAGGATATATATTATTCACCGAAAACTACTCCATCCAACCATTGGTTATAAACTGCTATTCCTTCAGGACTGTATTTCTTCATATTGTCAACAAATGGTCTGCAAAATGACTTTAAATCTTCTGCAGTTTTTCCAGGATTATTTCTAACATAAAAGTCTACTGCAGTTTTAAACTTTAATTTTGTTATCCACCCATAAGCTGGACCACCACCATATTCTCCCCAAGGGGAGAATTTCCAATTAGGATTTCCGGATGAATCAGTTATTAATTTTAAAAGTTGAACTTGTACAGCTGGCCAAAAAAGGATTGGATCAGCATACTTTCTTCCTCCACCTATACCTTCAGTTTTAAATATAGTTTCCATTAATGCAGTTGCTTGTTCTTTTGTAGTAATTCCTAAAGATGCATGATCTTTAAAGACTAAATGTAAGAGCTTTACTTTTTTTGAAGTTATTTTTCCATTATTTATACTTGGAACATTAACAAACATATCAAGACGCTCACTGACCCCTTCTCCGTAAAAATTTACTTGCCAAAAACCAAAAGAATAATCACCAGTAGTAATCTTGCCATTAAATCCACCTGACTGAAAATGCGACTCTCTCTCTGTTATGGCCATAAAAAGAGCTGCTTGTTGTGGTTTAAATTTACCAAATTCTACAAGAGCCGTATACAGAGCATTTTTATTTTTTATTACCTTGTCTGGTTGATTAATTGCACTTTGATACAACTCGGGCTCAAATATTAATTGTTCAGAAGAGCCGGGTGTGCCTACTGGAGTTGTGGGGTCCCAAGGAGATCCTGGATCAGCTATTGTATAATCTAAATAAGTTCCTGCTCTTTCTGGTGAAAAAGCTATATGGATATGATTCTGGTGACCGGTATTAGCACTGAAGTTTACTTTTTTTAAATTTTTATATTTTTTTTGAATAATGCCATTTACACCAGCAGCTTTCGATGATGTAAACTCATTTCCACCCTGCACTATTCCAAACTCATCTGCTAGCCTATCATCGAAGACCACGAGATCTGGAAGAAGGCTTTCGTCCAAGTGTAACATAGCATCTAATAAAATGGTAAAAGCTTTTTTATTATTTTCTAAATTCCTTGGCTCTAAATTAATTAAGCTTGAATCAATACTTCCAATATGAAAACAGTCTATCCCTCTTCCAGAAGAATGGTCATTAAGTCTCTTGCCATCTGCGATTGCGCCACTACCTTCTATCATTGCATCTCTACCTAAATCAAATCCACCAGTTAATTTAATTTTTGTATTTATTGATAAAAGAAATTCTATAAGATTAGCACATGGGTACACATGTTTACCGTTTGCTCTTTCTATATTAAAACTAGAATCTATTTCTATACCTGCAGATCCTGCGGAATTTGTTGCTCCAATAGTTATTCCTTTATCTAATTTCTTAAAAGCATCTGCTTTAAAAGGAATTGATTCATTGACAGCGATACCTTTTGATTTTAGTTCTTTAATTTTATCCTCAAAAACAGATACTTCTTCCTGGGATAAGTCTTCTTTTAGTGTGTATACTCTTATCTCTGACTGTCCACCATTTGTTGGGTCAAAATTATAATCGGATGAATCCTCATGATTACTAGAATCATTACTTGCCGGAGAACCAGATCCACCTTGTAGATTATTTTCTAAGTTAGCAAAAAAGTTTCTTGAACCATAAGGTAAAGAGTTTGAACCCAAAGAGCTCTTGGCAACTATCTGATGAAAAGCTGCAGCTCCGAACTAACTTTGCATTGGGGTTGCTGCTATTTGGATCCTGTATGACGATGTTCTTGTCATCTGCCCCGCTTATGCTTCCCAATATTCCATTAATACTAGATTGAGCGGACTGATTTGATAACTGCAAAGCAAAAGCTGGATTTCTATACAACGCATCTCCGGCTAACACACTTTGAAGATCTCTTTGAGTTAAGCTTCTAGAGGCATCTCCTGATTGAGAAAACGATGTAACAACTGGTTCTCCTGTAGGTAGATTTCCGTAAAAATTATTAGAAGTTTTTCTAGCTATAGAAGATGTATCTGTTAAGTCTTCGATTGAATAATTAAAATCGCTCATATTACATGTCCCTATCTACTTTTATTTGACTTGGAAGAGCTGCCATCTCAGTTGTATCTATTACCGACCTTTGTTCAACTAGTAGATCTCTTGTATAAACTTTAGCTAAATTATTTACAATAAGTTCATAGTTTAATGATGCTGGAGTTCCATCGCTATAGAACTCATCCCATTCTATATTTGGCCATTCTGAAACTTTTCCATATATATATTCAAGAACTTTAACTGCAAAAAAAGCATTATAATATCTTCTAAACTTTGGAGTCATTGACTGCAACGGCGAACTTGCATATAGGGAATAGTAATCTTTATTTCCACTGCCACCTACGGTTAAGTTATTGTAGACTTCTTCGCAGGTATTAAATATTTCTTTAAATCTTTCAATAAACACTGGTTCAGCTAAATTTAATTTTAACTTTTTATCTAATAAATCGGATAGTGATAGTTTTAAAGATGTAGTAAATATAGAGTTGACTTCTTTAGCTATATTTTCTACAGCTTCTTTATCAGACTTATAAAATATAACACCCAGAGATCTGCTGCCAAAAATATCTTTTTCATAATAGTCTGATTTGTTATGAACATTTCCTGCATCAAAATTTTCCTCTGCAAGAGATGCAGTTACTTTTTTTCTATCAGGAGATAGTCTGACAATAATTAGCTTATCTTTAAGCGCAGACTCTACATAGGCTAATGATTTTCCTCCAGGTGAAAGATAGTTAACTTTTGACCATTCCTTGACGCTGTCTGAGATTGGTAATCTTAGTGCAACTGCATCCGTTGAAGTTAATCCAATAACTGGTGAGGTAGTTGAAATACTAAAAGTATTTGATGTTACCGATTCAACCTTGGCAGCTGAGCTAACAGATGGAAAGGTTTCTGAACTTTGATTAAAAACTACAGTATCATCAACCTCAAAGGAATGAGGAGCAACAGTTGTAAAGGTAGCTTTGTTTACTACTTCGCCTGGAATGTCTTCCACTTTATATGATTGAAGTTTAAAATTAATTCCATTATTTGTTGAAACAGCAGATTTAATTACATTTAATTCAGGAGTGTCTATTCCAAGAAAACGCACTGTGAATGGAGTTTTAGTTGAATCAAAAATATCAACTACGTCTATAGTGTCACCGTCTGTAACTTCTGTAACCCTGCATATCACTTTAAAGAATCTATTAAGTCCGGCTTTTTCAGGGCCTATTCCTGAGTATCTAAGTACTTGAGAGTTAACTAGTGCATTCTCTAAGTCTATATACCTAACTAAATCGTTTATTTCTTTTTCTTTCCATCCAAGATTTTTTAGCAGATCGTTTGTTCTAATGTAACTATATCCCTGCTCTGTTCTAACCTTACTTGAAACTCCTAAGATTCCAGGAAGAAGCTTCTTTGTATGATATCTGCCAACTACCATTCCTTGACCACTTTGATTAAGGCCGGCATCCATAGCTCTTCCGTTCCTGTTTAGGTATTGGATATAACAACCGTGTTGATCTAGCACATTGTCTCTAATCCAGCTCCAGCCCTTCCATGCTGCCTTTCCTCCAATTCCAGCACCTATTCCAGTAGCAGCGCCTACAACTAGTGCTCCGGCCCCAGGAACAGCTAGTGAAGCTATTTTCAGTGCTGCACCACCTAAGGCTGTAGCTCCCATAAACATAGCACCCACTCCACCTATCTTAGCGCTTCCATTAGTAAAAGCAGATTGATTGCTGACCAATCCTTTAACCTGAGAGTTAATATCAGTTATGCCCTCAGAAGCAAAGTGGGCCATTATATCTTTAGTGATTGCTGAGGCTCCGTGTGTATATTGCATTCCTCCAATCATTTGAGTTTGCAATGAATCCGACAGTCCATCAACGCTAACCTGGCCCATATTATTTATTCCAGAACCTAAAGAACTCATGTACATTCTAGTATCGTTTCTTAATGACTGCATATGTAGCCATGTTCCAATCCAAGATGACATAAACCATCTTGATGGATCATTCACGGTAACTAAAGCATTTGGTGTAATTGAAGTTATATATCCAAGTTCTGAGGTAAAGTGATGAACAACTTGTTCAACCTCAAACATGCCGTACATTCTTTCATACACATCAGCAAGGTAGACTAAGTCATGAGGTCTAATATCTGCATTACCTATTATTACAATTTCTCCAGTGTAGATGTCCTTTAAGGATTCTCTTAGGTGTGATAGTGCAACTCTTTTAGCCAGAAGCTCATCTGGAGTGCCTTGTGCATTTTTAGATATTCCTCTAGCAAACTCAAACGGGTGCATAATAGGATGCAGTGCTCCAAATAATCCAGACCCAACTACATTGTCAAAATAAAGTCCAGTCTCAACTGTTTTTTCAACCTGTCTTTCTGGTGGTGCAGATTTGTCTAAAGCAACTGTTACGGGATATTTTCCATCAGAAACAGCAGTCACCATAGTGGCAACTCCATTTATATTTTCTGTTATTCCATTTGAAAGAATATGAGAAAATGAACTTAGATAATGTATTCTCTGGAATGGCTGTCTAATTTCAATTACTGGCTCGCCGTATTCTCTTGTAAAGGGATTGTCTACTGCTCTTAGCAAGGAGCCAGGTCTTCCAAGTGAGTAGTAAATTGAATCATTAAGAACTTTATTTAAAATATTTGCTTGTTTTGACATTTGGCCTACTTGAGATAGACCATATCCAAGCTGCATCATTGACATTCTAAATAAGTTAACGATTCCAGATAATGAATCTCCTATAGCCGTAAAAAGTGGGCCAACATTTTTATCCCAAAATCCATTTACATCTTCTGCAGCCTTACCAAACCAGTTACTACTGCTACTTCCTTCTGACCTGTTTGCTGCTAGTAATTTTTTAAACTTGTCAGGTTTTTTTGCATAGTCTTCATTTGGATCTATAAATGCTTGAAAAATTTTTAGCACTGGGCTAAAGTCCCACTGATCTTTGTCAAAAGTAAATTTCATATTAGGCTTAAGAACAAGCCATGCTCTAGCGTATGGATCTTTCCACATTGCATTTCTAAATGCACCTACAACAAAAAGGAACAGTTGTTTTGGAGTAGTAATTGACTGAATGTATGTAGCGGTATCTTCTTCTTTTATTCCTGATTGCTTTAGACCTTCAACTATAACACTTCTTAACTTTTGTACTTTAGCTAGCATTAGATCGTTAAAATAATCTATTAGTCCATCATTTTCTTTTCCTGCGTCAATAAAGTTTGTTCTAGCTTGTTCTAGCCCAATTCTTAAGTTAGATTGAAATCCTGGATCTACCGTTGACCTGACTAATGCATTCTCATCTTTGAATTGGTAAGGTGACTTAAAGAAGCTATCTCCAAATATGGTTGAGAACTCATCTTCAGCCGTTCCTCCACTCGAGCCATATTTTGCAAATGGGGCACTTCTTAAGGATGCAGCTGCTGTTTCCATTTCATCTTTGTTTTTTGGATTTGCAGAGTCAAATCTACGAAAATCTGCAGCTGAAGTATCTTCTTGAGATAAAAAAGAGTTTGGTATTTGCTCTTCTGAATCTGGATCTAGTCCATATGCTCTTTGAAAAGATTCTTTGACATTTGTATATGTGTGATATCCAAATCTAAATTGATCCCATATCCCTGTTGCTTGCTGAAGAGTTCTGCCATTTCCTGCAATAACCTTTACATTTTGATCGTAGTCTTCATCATAATACTGTCTAGCAGTAACAGATATTTGATCTGCTGGATCATATACTTCAGCAAATCTTCTATCTGCTATAGTAAGATTTTTCTCTTTTTCTTTTTTAAGAATTTCTCTTAATGAGTCTTGTCCAAGAACAGAATACTGTCCTTCTTTTACTAACTCAAAATAAGTCTTTGCATCTGTTCCGCTTGAACCAGCTTTTCCATATATGTTTCCGCCTATTTCTAGTTTTCCAACAGAATCTAGAACATCAGATAATTCTATGTTGTTTGAAAATTGCAATTCAAAAAAAGCTTTATCTGAACCTTTTGACGGGTCATATTTATTGGATCCGTTTGCTTTTACTACTTCTTTTCTACCTTTATTTTTTGAGGTAAATAAACCAAATCCTACTATTTTTTGACCATTACCCATCTCTTCAATTGTTACTCCATCAGCTGCTATGAATTCATCGGCAGGTAAAACAAAGTCTGGAACAACTCCTAAAGGTACGTCGTCTGGAACGAATGCGTAATAACATTTTCTAGGAACCGGAAATGGAGCTACTCCTGCCCTAGCTAAAGCAGTAATTGCATCTTCCGTTTTAACTGGATCCTCAGGGTCACCCCATTCACCTTCGCTTTTTGAAGATGTGCCTTTTGCCCAAAAGGTTGATTCTATCGGAGTTAAGTTCAATATGCCAAGAAAATAAGCGGCATCAGGCGATACTATTGCAGAAAGAGGAAACTCTTTCTCAAGCATTAGTTCATTTCCTTTTCCGTCCGTTATCTACATCTATACGTGTTGAGTTTCCGAATTCATCACGACTACCATCTTTTTGTCCAGGTGCTCTTACGGTGTTTTTTCCCCACATAAAATAAGCTGGTTTACAAACAACTGCTTTTCCTGTACTTGGACTATAAACCATTACTTTTCTATTTTGATAGTCTTTTACATTACCAACAGGGTCAGTAATGTTATAGAGTGTTTTAAATTGTTCTACAGTTGTTGTTGTTGGCTCACTGTCGTTTCCAGATAAAGGGTTATATGGCCATCGCATGGCAATGTAAAACTGCTCCTCAATAGGCTCAGCTGGAGGAGTCCACTCTTGAAGGGATGCCGCATTAGAAGCAGATTGATAATTTTTAAATATTTCATAGTCTACTGCAGCTTTCCCTGCTTCAAAAGTTACGCCCTGTTCTGGAAGTGGCATTCTAATCATCCTAGAAGAGCTTTGTCCATTTAATCTTTCTGAGAATATATAAGCGTCGCCGGAAATTGATGAATCAGCAGAGAAAATTGGAAGATTTCCCATTTCCATAGCAATGCCAATTTTTAAATTGTTTCTGTTTTCAAGATTAGAACTATCTGTTGTTTTGTTGGCGCCTATTAATTGTGATTCTTTTTTAAGTAAGGTTACCCAGTTTGTTTGTATTTTTTTTCCGCCACCGCCATTATATGACCACTTGTCCAAAGCTAGTGTTTGATAGTCAGACTTATAGCTACCCCAAGTACCAAGCTCATCGGCTAAAGCATAGTAGGCAAAGTCCTCCAGTCTTATATTATCTTTTCTTTCTGTAAAGAAAGGAAACCTATATCTATACGGGAGCTGAGGTATCTGTTTATGGTTAGAAAGTTGATCCTCATTTAGTTCAACTTCACTTGAACTTCCCCCAATCGGAAGGTGATAACCTATTGTTGCATACCCCATTGATTCAGGAAGTCTAGCAACAGTGTTTCCATTTGAACCTCTAAATTCCATAGTAGACTTATATCCAAATGGTATTATTTTTCCCCTAAAATTACCACTGGAATCTCCAGAAGAAGGTAAGTATACACTTCCTTCAGCATTTGGATTTAGTTGTTGACCGATTAAATCTTGTATAGAAACAAGTGATGAATTTCCAGCACTAAATGCTGCTGCGTCAGCCAATGGACTTGATTCTCTATTTAAAGCCTCCATTGTTTTTGCCAAGAAATCATCGACATCTATCTCAGCTGGACCAATGATTCCAAGCTCTTTGGCCTTTGATCTTACTGGAAACCCAGTAGTCAATGGAACAACTCCGGAAGTATAAAGCCAATGCGGTTTGCCATAAAAAACAGTTGATCTATCTTCAAATGGCCTTATTGCTACAATGTAGTTTGGAAGTAATCTTGCACACATTTGAAATAAATCCCAAACGCTTCTCATATATGTCTGAGCTCTAAATGAAACTTCGTCAAGTCCAGGAAGGTCATCGTCCATTCCTGATGTAATTCCTAACGTATTCATTATGTGAGTTCCGGCTCTTCCGCTGAGAACTCCACCTAAACCAGTTAATGCTAATGCTCCACCAATGATTGGAGCACCCAAACCACCTGTTATTGCTATTCCAGCTGCAGCTATTGCTCCACCTATCATAGCTCTACCAACGTCTGCAGAACCATTGCTATTATTAATCTGATTAGCCGATGAATTGGTATCAATTAACGACTTGGCATCTGCTCCAGAAGGACTGTAACTTTGACTATACTGAGCAGTGAGTTTGTTCCAAGAATAGTCGCTAACTCTTCCTATATAATTTATTCTTTCATTTGTTTTTTCATCTGGAGTTAAACTTGCTACTGAAGCCCATCCATCGCCTAAGTCTCCTCCTAAAAATTGTGCTATTCCAGTTCCATTTCCTGGATAAATATTTCTTTTAAATATTTCAAAATCTCTTTGAGCAGAAAAGTTTGACCATAAAGTTGTCATCAAAGAAGCTCCAACAGGTCTTATCTCTGGACCAAGACCAAAAGTTCCGCTCCCTTCATTTGTTCCAGAAGACAAAATACCAAGGGCAGAACCAGCGCCCCACATATTGCCAGATCCTTCTCCAAGAGAGATATAAGCGTCGTTGACCGAGGAGAGTACAGCTTCATTTTTTGCTTTTTCTATATCGTTTAGTGGCTCATATAATATTGTTCCAAAATGTCTTATTCCAAATTTATTTTCAGAAAATACTCTTCCTCTTGTAGCGTGAGCAAAACCCTCTCTAAATCTAGAGGTGCCCATTGACAAAAGTCTTACCATTAAATCTCTTGGTTCAGAAAGCCAAAATCCAGTATTTATGCCACCATCTATTTTTCCGCTATCACCTTTTTTATTAGTAGAATTAACTATAGGGCTAAGCTCTATTGCGTCAGATTGAGCAGTAATTGTTACGATCTCACCGTTTTCAACTTGAGTAATAACTCCATTAAAAAGTGTCTGCAAAGCATTAGGGTTTGACCCGTATCCACCTCTTAAGTGGACTCTAACGCCAGGTTTAAGTCTTATGTTATTAATATCTACTATATAATCATTCTGCATATGTGCAGCTGCAAATCTTGCTCTATTAAGAACCCTATCAAGTACTGACTCTATGCCCTCTACTGCATTAGTTGGCTGGTCATTATATTCTTCGTCTACTCTAAAAATAGCACTTGATTCAGCTGTGGTTAATTTAGAGTACATATTTGATACTCTGAGCATTAGAGTATCTCCAAGAATATCTTCAGATTGAACAATTGAAAAGTCTATTACTGATTGTAGGCCATAAAAATTATCAAATACTTTTACGCCAGATACAAAACCGCCCTCATCAATAAGCCATAACATGTATGTTGGAAACGCTCTAATCATTCGACCAGATATATCACGATACTTAGTGTCAATCAACATTCTTTCCCAGTGTTTTGCTACTGATCCTTCAGTGCTACTGGCGGATGTTACCTCTGATGTGTTTGGATCACTCTTAGTGTATGGGTCATGAGTTCTAGCTAAGTTGGAACCAGTTCCACCTAATGAAGTTATGTGAGCTGCGCCCATTTCTTTTCCATTTGAGTCTCTTGCAGCATATGACTTTGATGGACTATCTGTATCACCAAAAGGTATAGATACTGGCGTATACTCTATTTTGCCATCATTTGAATCGCTAGAATTTCCCTTAGTTAATTGAACTCCATCAGAAGTGAAGTAGAACCTATTGTCATATTTTCCGACATAACCAAGATGGTAACCGTTTGCATGATAAAGTATTGCTGGCAGCTTATCGTCCGAAACACTTTCTGATGCAGGTATTAGTGTTATAGTGTGATGAATATCCAACTCTTCAGTGTTAATGCTCAGAAACTCTTCGTTAGAACTAGAGCTTTGCGTTGAACCAAGAAGTTTTTGTATTTCTCCAATTGCATTATCTGCTGAGTATTTAATATCTCCAACTTTGGTCTGATACTTTATTCCTTCTGAGCCAACAGTTCTTTCTACAGAAAGCTTAACAGCTTCACCGTCTACCTCTGGATATTCCTCAATAAAGTCAGAAAGAAGATTTGATTTCTGACCCTTAAGAAATTCTCTCACAGCTGCTTCTACATAGGCAGATGCTTCCATTAGGGTAATTTGTCGTTCATTAAAATAATTTTTTAAAGCTGCAGTATCATTGTTGATAATTAAATCTTTAATATCATTAATTATTTTATTATTTCTAGCTTGATTACTTTTTGTTGATTGAGAATCTAATCCTTTTGGAGAAACAGTAAAGTTCTCTAATTTTTTTTCTTCACTTTGAAGATGGTAAATAACATCATCATCAAACATCTCAAAAGATCTAAAATAATAATCAGGATCTAAAGTTCCAACAGTTTCTCCATCTGAATTCTTAACCATTAATGGAAAATCTGGATAGGCATTAAATGATCCCCATAACTGTTTTATGCGAAGGAATGGATTTTTCTTTGTGCCAAATGTTTTAACCATATCAGCTTGTTGCTTAGACGAAAGCTTTTCTTTTTGCTGTTGAAATATATCAAAGTCTACAAAAGAAACTCTTACGTCATAAACGTGAGGATAGTTAGGAATAGTGTCAACTTGATACGTTAGCGGCATTACATACTTCATGCCAGCTAAACCAGCAATTATATTCTTAATGCCCATGAATCCTATTACGCCAGTTGAATGTTCTAATCTTGCAAGGCCGTTAATGTGTTCAAAAACTTTTCTTAATTTTATTAATTCTTTTTCTCCAAATACAGTCATAGAGATATTCATATAAGTATCTTTACCACCTATATGCTGATATGTTGGCTCATCTTGCATTTGAAGTTGCATTTTTGCTAGATTGTTCCCTAGAGTTAAAGAGACCCCATTGACTATTACTGCTTTTGGATCTAGATCTACTCTCATCATGGGAACTTCCCATTCATTAAATTGATAGTTAGCAGATGCTAATCTTTTAGCATCCATTAATTTTTGAATAGGACCACTCTTAAAATACCTATTATAGAATAAAACGTTAAATGCTCTAGCAATATCTTCTTTGGATTGTTCCTCAAAGTCTTCCATTTTCTTACCAGTTGTCGATGCTTTTTCTTGAGCATCTCGCAGGGAAAGATTTTTTAAGAATGCTGCTACTCCAGTAGATGATTCTTCAAATAAATCTCTGATCTTTTTTAAAGAATAGTTATCGGAAAAACCACTTGAATTCTTTTTTTCAAGCGGTTTACCATTGTAATAGTAATTTACACTATTTGACGTGTAGTCACCAGATGGAAGGCTACCAGGTTTAGCTAGAATGTAATTTATCTCAGCTTGATTAAGTAAATTTTTATTTTGAAATACAAAAGATTTTGCGTAAAAATCATAAGCTTTCTCATTAAATTCTTTTCTATTTTTTCCAGCAAGAATTATGTCAATGCTCTCTAGAACTATTCTTCTAGCAGAAGGGCTTATTGATCCCTCTATTGAAGTTTGAACTACCGAATCAAGACTTCTTCCATATGATCCTGACTCATTTATATCAATACCTATAGACTTAAGAGTGCTTTCCCAAAATGAAGCACCTGTATCTTCTAAAAGTTTTTCCTCTTCACCTCTAAATGAAGATGTATCTGGAGTAAATATTTTTGTTTGCGTTCTTTCTGGAATATATAAACTTATATTATTTCCATTGCGCCATTCTTTTATGATATTTGTATTAAATATATCATTCTTAAAGGGGTCCCTTAGAAGATCTGGCTCAACAATATTTCCGTAATCTTCTCCAGCTTTTTCTCTAAGCTGTATCAGTTCGTCAGCCCTATCGCCAGGAAGGTTTGTTATAGATTCAATTTCTTCCTTACCAAGAAAGAATGACTCATTTATATAACTATGTAGACTTCCAGCGGCTTTGCCCATGTAGTGCCTAAACTTACCCCAGTGGATAGCTTGATTAAAATCTTTAATCATTGGAAGGAATGGTTTATGGTTAAAACTAAGAAGCTCTAGATCTACCACCAAAGCAAATGGATAGTTAGGAATAGTTGAGATGCTCATTGAAGAAAGGGCTACTCCAGTTATTCCATGAACAGAATTTAAGTATACATTTTTAATTGGAAGTATTGGAGCATACTTAAATGCTGCTACAAGACCTCTTAATGAAGAAAGGAATTTATCTATCTGTTCTTCATTTCCTGCTTGCTTAAAGTCAATTTTAAAATCTTTATCAATAGTTACATCTCTAATTCCATCTATTGATATGCCCCATATTTCTTCGTAATTAGGAAAAAATAATTTAAGATTTATTGAAGTTTCTTTATATCCAGCATTGAACTTTGGGGAACTTTTTTGTCTAATAGCCCCACCAGTAAGGCTTCCGGTTTTAAACTGAGAATTAATAGATATAGCAACTGGAGGAACATAAAAGTTTGACGCTCCAAGTCTTAAATGGAATAGATCTGGTGTTTTAGGTGTAATATTTTCCCTGAACGGAAACTGCTTAAGAGCTTCTTGAATCCTTTGTCCAGTGTTAATAAAATCCCATGCAGCTTCAAAAACTGGATTGCCATCTTTATCTAAACCAAAAGAATCAATTAGCGACTTAGCTAATGCTTCTACGTTATTTAATGGATCATCTGAACTTCCACCGGAATAATCTGCTGCAGCTGCAGTAGCATTAAAAAATAATGTAACTAAATTTGGAAAATAGTTTTGTATTATAGAAAGAGTAATAGGGTCTCTGGTTAGAGTCGTCATAACTCTAGAAAGGTCATTGAGCCACATTGTATCCCTTGCTGGATCAAGGGCATTCTTAGCACTTCCTGTTACTGGGTCAAGTAAACCTTCTCCTACTGAAAATCTTTTTTGGGCGAACTCTGCTATTGAGCCAGCACTGACTGCAAGATCTAACAGTCCACTAGTACGTATTTTGTCCCATATGTTTTTTCCATATTTTTCATTAGTTGGGATACTCGCTGCACCAGATGGAATAAATAAGTTATAAAAACCTTTTTTAATTGATTCTATTTTTGAGGAATTTTTATAATTACCTTGGTCATCAACCGCAAATACACTTTCTGGAAGTTTAGTTCTAATATAACTATCAAGGTCAAAAGTAATACTCCACTTTAATAAGACTGTATTTAGTTGCTCCTCAAGAAAAGTTGTATTAGCGCCTTCTGTTATAGAATTTTCTGGAGTAGATTTAAAGTTTTTTTCTATTGCAGAAAAATTTTCTAGCTTTTCTTTTATTGCCCTCAGTGCTGCAGCAAAGCCAGCAATAGTTGAATAGTATAGTCTATTAACAATAATGCCGATATCGTTAATTTCTGTAAGCACACTTCCTGGATCAATTATTCCATCAATATCTGAAAATCTACTTCTATAATTAGCAATGTACGTTTCTACATCTGGCTCGTTAAATGATTCTTTATCAAAAAGGTATCTGAATAAATAATCAGTTTGAGCTTTAGCTGAGTAGGCGTCTAAAGTTGAAAGATTTTGGTAATAATTTCTTCTATTGGGCGGAGGTGCCATAGATTGTGGGTACACCTCTTTGCCAAAAGATAGAATTCCAGCGCTCATTACTGGATATTCTGGTCCAGTAATTTTTTTACTATTTCTTGGATTAGTTCTTTCGTTGCCTTTTCCAGCGTCTTTTATTGGTTTAAAATATGTTTTATATATATTTTTAATTTTATCTCTTGTTTGAGTTGATGCCCTTGCTGATGTTTTAAGAGGAAGATATGGTACTCCTTCCTCAAGACTAGTGGTAGTATTTATTTCAGAAGAGAGTTCAAAGAATTGGCTATTTGATCTGTTAAGAGTTTGTTTAAAGGCGTTTTTCCACTCTGTGTTATCATCAGCATTTACTGCTGTTTTTAAAGCTTGAAAACCAGGCTGATAATAGTTTTCAAAAAGATCTTGAATATCAGCTATTATTTCTTGAACCTTAGCTTGTGTAAGGCCCTTCATGTACTCGGTTACTTCTGTATTTAATACCTGATCGGCCATAATTAAAACATTCCATTAATACGAAGAGATTGATTTAGTCTATCACTGGAGCTGCCAGCCATAGTTTCATTTGTATAATTACTAATTATACCTTGATTTTGTTTATTTGTAAAAAGAAAACTAGCACCTTTTTGAGTGCTAAAATTTTGATCTTTAGATTTATATCTAGCCGTTTGGAGCTGAGTTGCATCATACCCTCTATTGTCTGCCTGAATATAAGCTGACTTGCCAGTGTCAAGACCCTCCATAGACCCTCTAATTGGATCTGGGTTGCCATCATTTAATTTACTTCTAGATTGATGAGCTGTAGTTCTTTGTGTTCTTGCGGAACTAGAAAATTCTGATGTCTTAGAAGTTGAGATAGAAGCGGAGTAATGATTTGCTGTTCTTGTTTTTGTGTTTGGATTCGACTTAATATTTGATGCTATTCTTAAATTTTTATTTTGATTGTCTGCACCAAGAATCATATCAACACCTAAAAAGAGCTAGCTACTTCTGAGTAGGGATCTCTACCTAGTTGAGGGAGTCCTCTAGACATAGTACTGTTAATTGGCCCTTTAGCAACAGATCTTGCACTACTACCAAAAGCTTCTATTTGATTTCTTGAACCTTCAATGTGAACTGAATATCCAACTCCTGGTTTATAACCCGAGAACATAGAAGTATCTGGTATCTGAGGGGTTCTTTGAGGAAGAGTTTCATATGCTGATCCACCAGGTAAAAGTGGTGGACCTGAAATTTCTTGTTCGCCTCTATCTTTTGAACCAGCGTAGATGAAACTAGCTGCGATTAATCCAACTGCAGCATAAGCTGATTTTTTAATTATTGGATTATCAAATGCCTCACCAAGTTTTCCATCTCTCCATGAGTCTGTCAACCTTTTATATTTTCCACGATTTGCTTGAGCTAAATTAGTTAGATCATCCTCTTGATCAGATTCAGTTACTCCAGACAAAATTCTAGACCTAACATCTTCATCTATGGGTGTTGGAGCCAAGTCGGCTGCTGTTCCAGTTCCAGAGTAAGATAAGATATCTTCCATCCCGGTATCTTTAAGACTTCTTCTTGCATTAGAAAATTGTAATATTCTTCTAGAAATAAGTAAAGTATCTTCGTCTAGACCCATCTTAGCTAGTCCAGTTTCTGGTTCAGATTTAGCAATAAACGCTGCTGCAAGTCTAAGATCGTCAGAAACTCTTGATGCACCCATCCCTACGTGTGACTCTAGAACATCTCTTGACAGCTTTAAGAGGTATGCTCTATCATCTGAGCCCATAGCAGCTTGAGACATCAGGTCGTCAAGTTGATTTGCTAAAGATTCTATGTTTTCTTGTCTTTTTAAAAACTTTAATTCTCTTGCATTCTTAGCTGCGGATACTAACTTCTTAAGGTCGTTTTCATCTCCAGTTGCAGTTAGTAAGTCCCCATAACCACTTACACCTCTATGTCTAGATGTATTAGAAAGTCTCTCCATATTATCCAATATGTCTTGAACTGTAGTATTTTGAGCTCCTTGTGCGCCAGCATAAATCATAGACCTTAGCTGCTCTCCTATTTGTTGCTTCTTTAATAGAGCCTCATAAATAAAAGTTTCTGATTCAGCCCCAGTTTTAGCTGATATGTTTGATAAAACATCTTCACTTTCAGCAGTTAATCTTGAATATTCATTAAGTATATTTTCTGCTAACGTACTAGCTTCTCGAGAGGTATTAATTTCCCCAAGATATTGAGTTGTTCTTCTTGCATATATGCTATCAGATACTGCATCGATAGCCTCTTTGTTATTTTTTCCAATTCTAGCCATGGCACTAGCGTGAGCAAACTGACTATCAGCTGCCATTCCAGCTATTCTTATAACTTGTTCATTTAGCTCAGAATTAGTATTTGCTTTTTTTGCTAAATTAATTTCAGATAAATAACTCTGCATTTCTGCGTTTGTATTAAGAAGATCTCCTGCCTGTTCCCTAAACCCTTTTTCTAAGTACTCAACCGCCATATTTAAAGTGTCTCTACCTTTAAGTCTTGCCTTAATAAATTCTGGATCTATTCCAGCAAGTAAATCTCCAGACATTCCAGCTTCAAGCGCCACTGCTCTAAGCCTTCCTATCTTATCAAACCTAGCTTGTATTGCTGCGTCAGCAACATTTTGCGAAAGCATCTTTCCATCGTCATAACCTTGTTGCTTAAGGATTCTTTCTACTGCAAGAGTTGCTTCTGGTCCATTGTTGTCCATAAGCTCTTTGAGAACTTTGTATTGATTATGTGTTGCTTCTGCTTCTCCAAGAAGAAATTGATCTCCAGAAAGATTATTTATAATGTCAACTGCATCAGATGGAGAAATTATTGCTGCCGTTGTTTTAGATAATATGTCATCAACTTTAGGTCCTAGGCCTTTAGCTCTTAGCGCATCAACAATGTTCTGTTCTTGATCAGATGAAGCTGTTGCTATTAACATTTTATTAATGTACTGACCAATATATTCTTTTTTAGAAAGAGCTTCTATCGCTCTTCTTTGATAATCTGATTCAATAATAGCTTGAAGCTTTCTTGCTTTTCGACCTTTTGATCTACTTAAGAACTCTCCTATTTGTTGTTGGGTGTATTCTTCTCCTGTTTGATTTTTAAAAAAGTTTCTTAGTTCTGATTGCGTTTCGGGAAGAAAATCAAATTTTCCTGATTCTTTAAAAACTCTCAATATAGATCCATAGTTATATTGATTGACTAAAAATTGTTCATCAACTAAACTAGTTCCTTTTGATATTAATTCTTCTACCTTTTCTCTTGTTAGCTGAAGGGGAGAAGCTACTCCTTTTCCTTCCCTTCTTAGCATTTCCATAATTTGGTCATCATAATTAATAAATTGTTTTTTATATGAACCTTTTTCTTCAGCTTTAGACATTAAATCTAAAATTGCACCCTCTATTGAGCCAGCTTTGTCTGGTCGATCAACTAAGTCAGACTCAGCTAATTCAGCTAGTGCTCTATCTATATTTCTTTTATCGGCACCTTTAGCTGTCAATGATCGGTGAATTAATTCAAAAAATTGATCTTGATTTTTTACTGAATCTAACTGCTCCATAAGAGCATCGTTTTTTTCTAAAAACATTTTAATCGTATCAGAAGAACCAAACCTTGGCATTGCAAAAATAAATTCTGCTGGTCCAGTTGGTTGACGGAATATAAATGTACTTAGCCTTTCAGTTCCGCTAGCATCCTTAAATACTCTAGGCATAACTATGCCTTCGTCGTCTAAGTCAAATCCACCAAGGGATTGTTTAAATGCAAATGCTGCGTTTCCAGCAAACAACATTTTATGACCTTGCATTTGAAATTCAACAGCATCTATTTCTTGCCCTTTTTGTTCACCGAAGTTTAATAGCCCTTCTTCCGGAACCTAATATTGGACCAACTGTATCTGCACTTTTTCTTCCTGAATAGAAAGACGTTTCAGTGTCAATAGCTACTCTATATGCATCTTCTAGTGCTGGCTGAAAAAATCCATCTACTTCTCTATATAGATTTGATTGAACTTCTTTAAGAAGATAGTTAAACAAATTAGGCATGTTTCTTATGTCTACGCCACTTTCAATAGCATCTCTTAATTGCCTCATGTATAGCCTATTTCTTTCAGCACTTGATCTTTTTGCCGCTGGAAGGTCTGCTATATTTTTTTCAGCCCCTTCAAATATCTGTCTTCTTAGAGTGGGATTAACTTCTCCAGTTTCTAATGCAGATTGAAGAGAGCTTATTACTCTTGCGGTTCTTCTATCTTGGGCCTCACGAGTAGCTTCGTTATTAAAAACGTTTCCATGAAACGCTGGAGCAAGTGGATCATAATAAACATTTGAGCCTGGAGTTCCCTGAAGAACTAAATTTATAGAACTTGTTTGTCCGCATAATTGCGGTTTCACGCTTCATTGCTACATCAGTAGTAATTAATGCATATTTACTCAGTGGCCCCCTGAGTGTAGCTTGATCAACAACTGCTTTAACCATTTTTGGAAGATTGCCTTGTTGAAAAAATATTCTGCTAGTTATTGCTTGAAAATTATCTGGAGTCATATTTTGAAGTTGTGATCTTAATTCTATGATTCTAGATTCTATTTGAGGACTACTTTTGCCAGATCTAGCTCCTGCTTCAAGTGCAGTTAGCTCTGATTGCATCTGGCTTCTCATTGCATTAAAAACTTTTGAATTTATAACTGAAGTTCCATCATACTGAGATTCAAAAGCGGATTTTAAAAGGCTTTTTACATCTCTAACTTCTTTGCTACTAGAATCCACACCATCTAATATTGACTGAAGAGCGGAGGAACCTCTAGCGGTAACTTTTCCTTCTTCATCTAAAAAACTTGTTGCTTTTAGTGTTTCGGTTAAATCTTCAAAATTAACAACCCCACCATAAAAAGCTTTTTGTTCTTCGTCTAATCCCTGCATTAAAAACTCTGATATATTTACTCTTTTTCTAGCAGATATCCCAGTAGGGTCACTAATAAATGCTAATTTATTCATCTTAACAAAATTAGGATCGCTTACTAAAGTTTCGTAATTTTTAGTAATTTGAGAAAGATCTTCGGAAATATTAAACACTTTTACATTTGTTTCATTTAAAGTATCGCCTCCTATTCCAGCTAACTGCAACATTTCTTTTAAGTTGTCTCCAGCTAAAGAAACATCTCTAAGACCTATTGCTCCTCTAATTCTTTTTCCAACTTTAGAAAATAATGTACCAGTGTTTCCAGTTAAAAGAGAATTAATTAACTCTTCTCTACCAAATATTCCGCCAACATCATCAGATGTTAAACTAAACAATTCAGATATTTGCTGAAAGGACAATGCAGCACCTCTGCCTGGATCTCCAACAAGAACTTTTAATAAGTTAAATTCACTACCATCTGGAACTACGACACCTTCTCTAATTTTATTAGCCATTTGTGTATCACCCTGTACGGATCTGAATGTTCCAATCTCAAAATATAATTTAGATGGATCAGATATTCCAAGACCTGTTAATACATTTTCTGGTAGAGTTTTGAGCTTTTTCTTTATATCAATAAGCCTTTGTTCCATTCCACCAAGACCCCTCATATTTAATGATGAGTCTTCAAGCCTTCCGGTTAACCTTGTAAAAGTCGTAACCCCATCTGTACTGGCTTTATTAAAAGCTTCTCTTACTGTAGAAAAAGCTTCACCTGTTCTAGCGTAAACAAACTTAACAACACCATCAATAACATCTGCTTTTACAATTCCACCTAGACCATACATCGTTCCATTTAGAGCTCGCTGATGCATAGCTAGGTTAACTGGATTGTAAGTGGTGTCTGGCAATGAGTTAAGAGACACATTAGTATTTGCTCTTTGCCCTTTAAGAAAATCAAACATATTATACTAACCTAAGGTTTGAAAAGATATTTACTTCGCTTGATCCGTATGGATTTCTATTTGCGTTCACGCTTCCTGAAACACCCATTCTTGACATCATTGCTCTTAATTCTGCTCCAACATCTTCTTCTTTTGTGTTTTGAAGAAATGATGGATATGAAGGATTAGTAAGATCAGCTTCTTTTATCTGTTGTGGATAGTAACCCATTTGTGACATTTCAAGACCCATCTGCTGACCCATTTTAATTTTAACATGTTCTAAATTAGTATTTGGATGCCAGCCTTCCCAATGTTGATCTGGAAGTTCATGCCTACTAAAATATTCAGCTAAATCTGGTTTTTCTTCTACCTTCATACCCCATGCAGTTTGATAGATTCTTCTCTCTAATCTTCCTGCTGTAGAAAGTATTCTGTCTCTTTGCTCTGGATCAGTTTCTTGAACCATTGCTTTAAAGTGTTCTCTTTTTCTTTTTGGAACAGCTAATGATATATTTTCAACAGAAAAATTTTCTAAACTAGCACCATACATTGTTCTTTTTGCTGCAGACTGAAACGTAGCAGCAGAAGCTGAGTCTCCCGATGCTTGGTACTTTGAGGCCAAACTTGTATTTTTAACATACCCTAATATGTCAATATATTCTTCTAGGGCTATTTCTTTCACTCTTGCTTCTGGCATTACTCTTTGACCAGTCAACGCTTCAGTTATATTACCTTTTGCTGATGCTGCAAAACCAGCCATTCCACCAACGATTGATCCAACAGTTTTTCCTGGTGCAGTTCTACCAAAAAAAGATCCTGCAGCAGCAGTGGCCAACGTAGCGGTAATTGGATCTCTTTGAGAAGCTCTATTCAATAGTGGTTCTATAAAACTTTCATATGGCCTTTGCCATTCTGGGAAAGTTGCTCCATAAACATTTTTTCTCTCCCAATCTTCTACTGCAGTTCTTTTTTGTAAAAATTTAGTATTAAAAAAAGTATCTCTATGAGCTAGATATTCGCCAGCTCTACTTAGAGTGTGTAGAGCGGGATTCATCCCCATTTCTTCTGGAGTTGTACCCTTATACTTATAAGGACTGAATTGATACTTGGTAGTTGTGTCTTCTACCTGTCCTCTTATCTCGTCAACTTTTATTCTTTCTGCCGGAGATAAATCACCCATTTTTATAGTTCTATTTAAAGATCTAAATTGAGTTGAATAAGGCGCAACATCGGCTAATATGTCTAACTGATTTACCTTACCATACCTTCCTGTTTCATCTCCATATAAAGTATTAAATCTTTCATAGCCTGTTCCAGGAAGTCTTATTTCACCCTCTTGAACCTTAGTGTATGGGTCACCTCTAGTAAAGTCAGTAAAATAATCTGCGCCTGGAAGGAAAGGATATTGTTGACCCATTGTATTTTTAATTGGGTTTAAGTAGGTAACGTCATTTCTTTCTTTTGGTATGAATCTTCTAACTATTTCAGAAATTTCAATATTACCCATTGGCCCTTCGCCAGCAGTTGGAAGGTCGCCTAAACCACCAAGGTTCAAATCCCAAAAAGCTCTAGTAGTACCGTACCCTTTAGAGGCTGATTGAAGTACAGATACTTGAGGAGACATATCTTGATTTCCAAAACCAAGGCCCTCTCTAAGAGATCCAAATGCAAATCCATAGATACCAGCTGTTTCTTGAAGTCTATAACCTAGCTCGCTTGCTTGAAACTGAGTTGACCCATAGGATATGGGTTCACCAACAGGAATAATATTTGGAGGAATAATTCCTGATACCTTTGGAGGACCATAAGAAATTCCACTTCTTAATTGCTGGTTATAAGCGCCTATTTGACCAAGAACAGCTCTTGATGCAGTTGCAGTTGGCCCTGCTGCGTCAACCATTCTTGCGTTAATTTGCCCTATGTCATCATTTCCACCATATGCAAAACCCCCAGACGCCTGCATTGATAATGTGTAGGAACCCTGTGATGCTGGAGCGTTTAACGCTGTTACTTTTCCTGAAGTTAATAACCCAGCAGCATTATATGCACCTCTTTCTCCTGCTGGAACATAGTTAGCTAAAGCAGCATTAGTTTCTCTTTCATGCATCTGAACTTGTGGTTTTAATAATCTTCCTATTGTAAGATTTGCAACAGATGTAGCTGGACCAAATGGCCCAGTAAAGTATTCTCCAGTTACAGGATAAGGTCTATCAGAATAATTTTCTCTTTCAAATCTATATGGATCAAGAGGTCTAAGTGGAGAAAAGTCATAACCAAAAGCCAGTTTTTCTATCGGACTTTCAAATGCAGATTCCGGAGTATATGCACTTCCTTCGGCTAATTTTCTATAATAAGAAGGTCTATAGTAGAGTACTTTTCCACCCTGAAATGGAGTAGTTCCAAGTGGCCAATATCTTCCTTGTCTAATTGGAACTTCGCCTTCAAGTAATTGCTCTTTTTTCTCTTCGTACGACATTCCCCCTGGTATTAGGCCTGCACCGATTGATTGGCCCTCTACGGCGATTCTAGCAGCCTTTGTGGTGAAGAACGGAGAGTAAACCCTGTTGCCTTTTTCATCTCTTTCGTTTACTGCTCCACCTATAGTTCTATCTACAGCTAATGCCGTTGCTCCAACAGCAGTAATTGGAAGAGCTCTTTTTCCAATCATTCCACGCATGTAAAGATCTACTGGACCACCATATTTGCTTTGGTCGAGTTGCATGCCGAATGTTCCGAAATACTTATTAAGCCTTCCAAACATATGAGACATTGGAATAGAACCACTTGAGAAGGTTTCTGGATTCTTGTAGGTTCCAAATCCTAATGCACTTTTTGTTGCTCCAAGTGGATCTCTTGAAAAGACTGTTCCAAAAGTTGGAAGCATTGTGTACTTTTGCCCAGAACCCAAAAGGTTAACTGACATGTCATTTAGTTCATAAGGTGCAGTTCCAAACTTACTACTTAAAGATGGAAGAGCTCTTGAAAGAGGTCTTCTAATCGAAGTATCAACCATAGACACTTGACCCTTATTGAATACATTAAATAATGATCTTATTTCTTCATTATTCTCAGAAAGGTTTAGCACCTTTCTTAATGCGCTAGCTGCATTCTGTGTTGCTGTTTTCTCTCCAGCAAAGCTTGTAAATGCAGAAAAGTTGAACAAGGTAGATATACCATAAGCTCTTGCTTCAACTGCAGCGTCTATACCTATTTTACCCTCTGATTGCAACTGCCTAGTAATTTTAGATATTTGAGTGAATATGTCTTCAGTGCCATGAGTTGTTTTAGATGCTGCAGGCGCTACCTGTCTTAGCATTTCATTTTTTTGAGCTATGTATCTAAATATCTCATTTTTTGCTTGATCAATATTAGTTACATCTGAGTCAAGATATTTTTCAATTCTAGAAAAAGATCCTTGAAGCCCTTTTGTGTCAACACCTTGACGATTTAAGGTTGATATAGTTGTTGATTCATCAAGCTTCAAAGACTTTACTGACTGTCTAATGTCTCCACGACTAGCTATAGAACTTGCTTTTACTCCAGCTGATGTAAATAAACCAGGTACATCATCTTCAAGTTTTTTCATTATCTTTTGATTTATATTAAACTTGAATGTATTTTTTCTAAATGATTCAACAGCTTTTAATACCTCAGATTGGTTATATTTTACATTTCCAAGTTCGTCAGTAATATTTAAAGAATTTTTATCAAGAGTAAGTTTTGACTGTTTAGCTCCTCTACCATAAGAAAGACTTTGATCTTGAGAAGAAATAATTTGTGAAATTACTCTATTATTGTTAATGTCAGAAGCTCTATCTCTAAATCTTCTACCAAGCCTAAATAAAGAGTTAGGTTGTTCCGCATCTATATCAAATGCTTTTTTAAACCTAGAAAATTTGCTTACTTGACCACCGACTTCATCAACTCTTTCACCAGTCATCCCTGTTGCATTTCTAGCTTCACGGCTAAATATTTCCGTACTAGAAGAAGGAATTGGCCTATAAAGACCAGCTAAGTCTTTTATTCTTCTATCACCAAAAGCTCCACCAAATTCTGTAAGAGTTCCTCTTGTTCCTTTGTTCTTATTTAAGAGAAAAAAGTCTGGCCTAGATTGGCCCTGAGGGACAAATGGCTGAACTGATCTTGAGCTTACATACTGCAGCATTGGAGAATTTCTTGCATCAGCAAGAGATCTCGCACCTAGCATGTCAGCTGGGTTAAATCCAACAATAGGTATTTTAAAATCAGAAGCTATAAAATCTTTTGCCCTAGTTAAAACATTGGCAACTTGCGTAAAATCTAGTATTTCTCCAGACCTAGTTTTATACATTCCTCTAATTGCACTTTGACCCATTGTTTGAGTGGCCGAACCAAGACCCCCAGTTACTGGATCAAATGCTGCTTGAGCAGAAGCTATTTGTCTAATTGAAGCTTGTTGCTCTTCTGGAAGATATTTAAAAACTCCTCTTTCAAGAGCATCATCAACTAATACTGGCCTTAGTCCAAGAATATTAGATTGACCACCAAAGAATCCTGTTGACAATTTTCTTTGATTGAGAAGAAAATCTCTCATGTACCCAAAGTCAGTTGGGTCTATTCCTTTTTTGGCGATGTCGGATCTTAGTACGCTTGTTGATATTGACTTACCGGTTGAGTCAGTTAATTTGATCCCAAGAGTTTGTGCAGTTTTTCTAGTAAGAAAAGATTGTTTTCCTTCAGAAATATTTCCAATAAAATCAAGATAATTTTGCTTAGATGGTTTTAAGGTTTGAGATGCAGCTTGGGGTAAATAGCTAGATCTAACTTGATTCCAATTAGATGCTATTTTCTGCGTTAGGCTCTTTCTAAACTCCTCACTAAGAAACATAGAATCTATTTCTCTTATAGAGTCAGCTAAAGCATTTCCGGCTTCCTAATGCTTCTTGAAAATCTCTTCCACCCTTAACAGTTCTAAACTTTTCTAAAATATCATCAAAGAAACTAGAAGCTGAATCTCCGCCATCTACTGCATCATCGGTGAATGTAGATTTTCTACCTAGTGTTATTCTATTCGTGATATTAGAAACATTTCTTCTTGAAGGCAGTGTATTGATGCTTATGTTGGCAACAAATCTATCCGCAAGAGTTTCGTTTACTCCTTTTTCTTTAATTAAATGTCTAGCTAATTGATTTTTATATTCATCCTCTAATTGGCCTTTGTAAAAATCGCTTCCCCTAAAGGCTTCATTTGAATAGCCTCCAGTTGTTAAGTCCCCTGGGCCACCCCTACCTAGAGTGTGGTAACTTTGTGCAAGCTTGCTTAACTTACTTGAATGTTGTGATTGAACAGCATTAATAGACTTTTGCAAAAGGCTTTCTGCGCTAGTAGCATCTAACCCTCTAAGTTTTAAATTTAGAGCGTTATTAGATAAAGCGTCATCAAGGGCCCCTCTAGAAGAATATCCAAACTTTTGAACTATTTGACCAAGTGCAGCCTGTTCCGAAAGCCTGCCAGATACAACATCATGAGCAACTCCTAGAGCTTTAAATTGATTTTTTGCTACTACTGATCCAGATCTAAAACCCTTAAAACCTGGCATTGTATCGAGAATGCCAAGTCCATCATCTGATTCTCCAGTAAAAAAACCTTTAGCTCTTGCTGTATGAATTTTTAGTCTATTTTTTGGATTTTTATTATATGCTTCTTGAGCTGCTACTGAAGCACCATGTCTAGCTGCCTTTAGAGCTTGAACAAATTCTGGTTGTGAATTTTTTACTTCTCCAATACCAGCAGCAAAAGCTCCAGATGTTTGTGAGGATAGCTTTAGTGCCTTACCTGTTATGTTGGATATATCTTGTCCAACTTCTGCAAGTAGGGACTTTAGATCAATTGCTGTATTTGCAGCTTTTCTTTGCAGTGGGGATAGAGCCCTGAGGTCTTCCATTGAAGCAGCAAAAGTCGTTAAAGAACTTCTACCAGCAGCACCAGCAGCACCTATTGCCTCAAAGGGCAGCATCATTGTTGTTAGGTTTATTGTTGACTGCTTAACAAAATCTGTTATTACGTCTGCTGGGTTGTACCACTTAAGTCTTGGTTTGTCTTGATCTTCGCCAAATAAAGGATCTATTACAGCCCTCTGAGTAGCATACATTGCTGGAAGTTCGTATGGTAGTCTTCTTGCTAGACTAACCATTCTGGTCTGTATGTCATCTCTGAGCGTCCATACTTCAGCTGACTCAGAAGTTCTTCCCCTGGCAGTTGTTCTTCTGCCATCTGCGCTTATTGGTCTTCTAAAGTATCTTCCAGAAAGCTTAGGGTCATAACCAGTAGTAAGTTTTCCATCTACTTCATGAACTACTTTTGAATACGGGTCATCAACGCCATCTATAGTTCTAGATACCCCACCTAGCTCATCAAAAGCTTCACGTAGATCCCTAACAGATTTAACAAGCCTTGTTGAAGTGGCATTAGTTCTTCCTGCCCCTACAGCTTTATCTGAAGCTGACTGCAGAGATTGACCAAGTCTAAGTCCAGCCCCTCTTGATACTCTTGAGGCTATTGTAGTAGCAACCATCGTAGTTGCTGCTGCTCCCAAGAATCTCATTATTGGGTGTTGATCTAAAGCTTTTGCTATATAACCAGAATTAGGACTAGGAGTTTCTGTTTCCCCTTCTTTGGAAGGCATGTCTCTTGATGAGACGCCGTATCCTATATTTTGAATAGGTCCTTTGTCCCTAAACATTTAATCCTCCTGATTAAATTGATCCCCATAATTTTTTCGCCACAGGATCTTCGTAAACAGCTTCGCCTTGTTTCTTTAAAGAATTGTAATTTGCTGCTTTTTGTTTTTCTCTTTCAGCTTCTTCTTCTGGATCTATCAGATCAAGCCTCATATCTGATGGCTGGATTCCATTCATTGTCTGAGTTACTTCTATAATTTTTTCTGCTAAAGCGACTTTATCTGCTAACTGAGAAAAAGTCATATTATCCAGATCTTCTGGAGAGTATGAATGTATAGTAGCTAGAACAAAAGCTTTCATTAAAGTTCTTACTTCGCCAGCATTAGATCTTTTTTCGTCTAAGATTCTTTTAGCTGTTTTAGCTGAGGCAAAGCCAGATGCATCTAATATTTCTTGAGAAAGACTTGATACTGCGCCAGCTGGAATTCTATCAAGAGCTTTTAGATCTGGGTAAACAAGAGTTGCCTCTAAAATTTTATCTTCTGAATCCGCTGAAGAAAAATATCCACCATCTTGAATTTTTATTATGTCATCGAACTCTTTAAATGTTAGCTCCCTGAAAAGCAGGTCGATCCCCTTAATGCTAATTGCAAAAAGGGGACCATACTTCTGCTTAAGTTCTATGAGAACTTCAGGATCTATCATTTATAACTGACGAACCTCAAGAGCAACGAAGCCTGATGCTTCTAAGATTTCTTGAGAAAGAAGAGATGGCAAACCTGCCATTTCATTTGAGAGAGCCATTCTGTCATAGGCTGGGAATAACAAGCATATTTCGGTAATGGCTTCTTCGTTCCAAAGGTTGGCTTCTGCTGAAGAAAGCTGACCAGCTTGAACAAGCTGCTCCATCTTTTTTACTAGCTGCTTGTATTCATTTCTTGTAAGAGTTCTCCATACAATATGTTTATCATATGTGATTGAAGTTACGTATACATCTCCATGAAGGCTTTTCCAATTCTTGATCTGACCAGCATTGGGTCCGCCTTCCCATATCTCTTCATTATCATCTAAGTCTTCGACTTTCATCGAAGCATTATCGTCATTAGATTCTTCTGTTACATTTTCGCCTACATACTCTTGATCTGCATCTTCAGTAGACATGATCTTGTAATCATCAAAACCGTATTCATCTCTCGTAGCCTCATCTGTAGTGATAACTACCTTTTTTTCATTTGACATTAGTTACTCCTTTTGCGCATGGACTTGTCAATATACAATATATCATAATTTAAAACATAAACAAAATAAATAATATTTTATTATAACTCAGAAGCAATGCGAGAAGCGCTTTTGGTTCCAGTCGTAATTGTTTCAGTCTTAGTGGTAGCTTTACCACTAGATTTAGCTTGCTCTGATTCAGAGTTGCTAGGCACTGTTGCTCTCTGCTGGGCGAGGGGCTTGTCTCCAATTTTTGCACTTGTAAAATAGAAGTCTCTTGCAATAAATTGGTAATTTTCAACCAATGGCTGACCTCCACTTGTGTATGATGTGGACATGGCAACTAAGTTTACATTTTGTAAAACAATTCTCATAGGACTATTTATACTGGTGAAAGTTTTTCTTTCATTGGTATCTGTTGCCATAATTCTATCTGAATTTAATTGTCTATTAATTTCATTGCTAGAATCATAAGTAACAATAGAAGAATTTGTTATTCCACTTTCTTCTATTCCATAAAATATTACTAAGTTAAATGGTGGATGAGCACTAAAGATATTGTGATTTGGATCAGCCATGTCGACCAATGTATTCATCATTGGATCTGCAGTTATTCTATCTAATTCAGAGTTAAGCCAATATTTTTCAATATTTAGTTCATCATCTTTTCTTGCAGCATCGACCCCAAGAGTAGAAATTACAGATCTAGAAGGATTTGCACTAGAGCTTTCGGTTCTTACCTTAGCAGCTTTTTCTAGCATCTCAGTCATTCTTCTAGGATATCTAGAGTATATAGATAGCTCACCAGTGATCAGTCTAGTTCCAAGCATCATTGCATCATAGTTATATGACCAAAAGCCATATAACGGTTGCTTCTCTTGTTTTACGACATATCCTAGAGCTGCAATATCCATTTCATCTGAATCATCAAACAGTCCATCAATATAAACTTTTACATCTTCACCAGAGAAAAAATAATCATAATAATTATTAAATTTTTGATCTTCTCTTGTTCCGCCCCACTCTAGATCTATGGCTTTATTTAACGGGTCAAAGAAATCTCTTCCGTCTTTATCTCCAGTTTTTAAGTTATTAGGCATATAGGCAGTGAAGGGCCTATATGGGTTTCTTTGGGTAGATCTTTCTGCCATTATTGAATCCTTGTGTTAATAAAATTTTTGTATAGTTCTATTCTATCACCAAAAAAATTAGTAGACCCCTGAAGATCATAAGCCTGTCTTTCCCTACCGTCTTTATTATCAGAATACAAATTCCTAGACTCAGTTGCATCAAGGTGCATTAGTGGCTGTATTCCTCTTGCCATGTAAGTATATGTCTGTTCCGTAATTAAGTCATCTATAGACATTGTTTGACCTTCGTCTACTATAGTAATTCCGAATAGTTTCATTTTAGCAGCTAAGCCATATTCATTAAAAAAAGTTAACACAACATCAAAAGGCGGAAGCATGTCTGCCAATGGCGAGTAATTATTTTCTGCAATAGCTCTTTGGAACTGTTTAATTCTATAGAAAGCATATTCGTTGAATACTGTAAAGATCAAAGATCCAGCTATTGTTCTTGATCCTTTTACAAATCCTCTTGGATTCACATGACCCAAGGTTCTTACTGGACTGTTTTCTCTGTGTATAGAATATGATATTGTTTGCAACTCTGCAAGTTCAATAAAATCTCCATCATCACTTGATGTATTGGCTCCAATTTTTGGTAATACCATTGTTGCCTGGATGTCGACTCCAGCAAAAGACATATTGGAGAATGGATCAGGTAAACCTTTTTCTCTCCTGGTAGATTCTACTTGATTAGTGTAATCTAAAAGTTGTCTTTTTTGTATCTTTAACTGTTCAATGTCTTTATACATGTTACTCCTAAAATAAAAACGTGGAGGACAACAAAGTCATCCTCCACGCTTTTAATTAACGTTTTTAAATATTAAGGTCTGATAATTTCAGAATTAAGACCGCTGGAAGTTACAGCATCTTTTGAAATTATATCAGAAAGGCTTCCGCCAAATCTTGTAAGCTGACTGTTTGAAATGGTATACATTGGTCCGATTTCACGGGCAACGTAGGTCATGGTTTCTTCAATGACGATGTCATCCATTGAAGCCCCTGAGCCTTCATTCAAAAGCTCTACACCGTAGATTGATCTTACTGCGCCTTGGCCATATTCGTTGACAAAGGTGACTGTGATATCAAATGGTGGGATTTGGTCTGCGTAATATGGAACTTTGCTGACAACATCTCTGGCCTGATCGTCATGCTCTGCAATTCCTCTTCTGTGATTTGGATCACCAGGAAGTGTGTTGCTTGATCTTGTCCAGTATCTCATTTCCTGAGAAGTACCGTGATGTGTTTCAAGCATTTGGTATAGAGCTGGGCGATCAAAAACAGTGAAGATTAAAGAGCCAGCAATGCCTCTTTTTCCTCTTGAGAATGATCTTGGGTTTGGTGAACCCATTGTGTAAATAGGTGCTTTTTCTCTTGTGACTGAGAATGTAATACCCGAAAGTGCACCAATCTCTTTGCCGCCGAAAGTAGCAACTATATCTGCACCAGAGAAGGTGGTGTAAGTGTTAAGGTATTTATTAACCGGTGAATCGTAGTACTCGCCTCCAGGCATCTGTGTACCCTCCTATCTAATTATTAAAGGTTAACTGCTATCGAAATCTCAATTGACTTGAGTTCGAAAGCCGGTGTTACAACAAGGTCAACTAGTGCCTTGTTTTCTGCTGGGATATAGCTAACTGTAAAGTCGCTATCCAAGAGAGCGCCAAGTTGCTGCATTCCACGAAGACCTGAAGTAATTGCCGTCTCCATTGAATTGCGAACCTGCATTGTTGAAGCTTCACCAACAAACTTCTGGCATACCTGACGAACGACAAGAGATGCTTCATTAATAATTCTTGAAGTAGAGATTCTTGTGTAGTCAGATACCGATGGTGCAAAAGTTACACCTTCTGCAAAAACTGGAACTTTATTAAAGTTAAGAACAATTGCATTAAGGCCCTTGTCTACTGCTCCAGTTGAATTTTCATTTGACAACTGTGTTCTAGTTGGGTTGTAGCGAAGTCTAGTTACGTTGAAGACTGTTTTATTTACAGGGCTAATATAAGAAGCCATTCTGCTCAACGAAGCAGCAAGTGTAGTTGCTCCATTTGCATAACCAAAATCTGCAATATTTGCTGAAGAATAGTTAACTGGCTTAACTTCTGCAGCGACTAAAATTACATATCTACCAATATTGCCCCAAACATATTCAGAACCACTAACTGCATCTCTTGATGGAAGGTTAGTGAGACTCATGTGACTAGACACATTGGCAGGAGTCATTACTTCTGCCGTAGCAGGAGTTGCGCCAGTGCCGATGTATGGTCTAATGCCCATTACTGCTATACATGGATTTGTATTCTCGCTAATGGCTTTTATTTTAGTAGCAACTTTATAAGCCCAGTTGTTTGCAACCACAGTCGTATTGTCAGCATGGAAGCCATACTCAACGTCATCACTTGGGGTTGCTGGAGACTGCCAGTCTGAAGGTGTTCCACCTCTTCCGTAAGGAATAACTAGGTCTGGCATTGATACCTCTGCTGCTGCAAAAGCGTCATCGAAAATATCAATTCCACCAGAAGTTAAAGCGCCAGTAGTATGATTATAAACCGTATTGCTTGGTAGTGGAACCATAAAGATTCTATCTGCACCAGCAGAAACTAGTTCTTTGTAACTTTTGTGAAGTTGTGAACCTTCACCAAAAGCAGTAATAACATCTGATTCCTTGGTAACCTGAACTACGTCAAGGTCGGCAACATTTCCTGTGCCATCAGCTGTAGTGCGTGTGCCAATAACGCATATTCTTGGGCCGACAGGAGTATCCTGTCTTGAGATGCTATAAAAGCGATCTTTTACTATTGTTTTTACACCTGGTAGAGCCATTGAATTTTAAACCTCCGATTAGCGAGTTTAGGTCTAGTCCTAATGTATAGTAACAAAGAACATATGAAAACAACCTCAATTAAAATCTGGAGTAGCTGTTTGATACAAGTCTCTAATATTCACTTCTGTTCCAGTAAAGTCTGGAGTAGATTTTTCAGTATTTTCTATAACTAGTTCTTTTTCATAAGCCATATATGTTCTAATGTCTATAGCTATTTGTTCTATCTGAGCAACTGATGTAACTAATAACTTTTCCGTAGTTAACATATACGTAATTGTTCTTTTAACTATATCAGTATTTCCTTTATTTTCTTCTGAATCAGCTAATCTTCTAGCATATACAAATTCTGAAGCTCCTAATCTTTTAAAAACAGGAGTATACTCAAGCATAAAGTCTTCAAATATTTCAGCTATCGAATCTGCAACATCAGCTCCATCATATCTGGAAGCCAAAGTATTAGAGTCCGATGACCTTGATGCCCCACCCATCATTTTAGTGGTAACAGTAAAAGAAACAACATTTTGAAATCTTTGACCAAAGACCATTATATCTTTTTCGACTACATTTCTACTTCTTGGTTTTGGCTCCGTAGTATGTGCCTTCCTTAACTCAAGGCCATAAACAACACATGGATAAGTGGAGTATTGTGCTGGTTGAGTTGGAACTATTGGAATATCTGGATGTAAATTTTCCCACAACAATTTAACTATAGATATGAATTCTAAATAACTTAGATTTCCAGCAGCTTGTAAAGGGGCACCAAAAGCCCTGTCTATTGACACTTCGTTAATTGAAGGAAGTGGAAAACCAAATGCGTTTTGTGCCATTCTAAGTACCTTGACCTGACGATATGCTAAATGATATTTTTTTTAGACCTAAGCTAGAAGTAACCGAAACATCAAAATACATTTTTCCTCTTATCTGTGAATCCATATAAGATTCTAATTCAAAATCTGCTATGATTCCATTTGACTTTAAGTACTGTAACATTTCCTGAACATCTGAAGAAGCTTTTTGTGGAGCAAATTTTCCAATTGTATTATTTGTTAATGCTCTAATCTCATTTATTAACATTGATACAAGTCTTATTTGAGGAGCTTTTCTATAATTAGATGTTGAATGAGCAACTGTATTGTCGTTTGTTACGTATGTCTGATAAGAGTTTCCTCTTCTAGTTCTTGTATTTTTTGTAAATGTATTAATGCCCAAACTATCTAAACGGTTTACTTGAGCTTGACTTAATGATATTCCGTTTAAACCAAATGCAGATGGTACAATTTTTCTAATAAGACTTTGATTAACTGGATTGGACGAAAGCATTCCTGCGTATATTGCAGAACCGCTTGAGACATATGATATAGTCAAGAAGCTATGGTTCATTATTAGTTCTCCATAGATTGGAATAACAAATCTTCCCATATCGCCTATTATTTGGTTTTCAGAATCAAACATTGTATATTTATTTATAAATCTACTATCAGCCTCTAGTGTATCTATATCTGAAGATGTGATTCCACCATTTCTAGAACCAATTATTCCAATCTGAATCATTCCACTATTGTTGTGAAACTCTTGACAATATGAAGCAAGTTGTGTCAGGAAATCAATTCCACCTGTATTAATAAAACTTATTTCTAATGGAACTATTATATCTAAATAATCATAGTCTTTAATGATTGAATAAGTTTCAGATAATCTATCGTAATACCTTTGATAGAATGTCATAGTCAATGGAGTTGCATCATTAAGTCCATAGATGCCTTTAGAAACAAGTCTATCGTTTAAGTCTTCTACGTATTCTGACATTGGTGCTGAAGCACATATGTAGATATCTCTACACCCTGATGCATATGCGTCAAATACGCCTCTTAACAATGGTGAATTAAAATCAGCCTTAAGTAAATCTATTGCTTCTTGTATGTTTGAAATTCTGTTAATATTATTTAATTCTACGCCATCTGCATGGCCAATAAGTAAAACAGAGTTTGTTCTATACTGCTCCATCGTTTGAAATGCTGGAACAAAAGATTTAGTAATTTCTTTTTCGCCTGCTGCATATAAAGTATTTATTGCGGCACTTGACTGCGGAACTTGAAATTGAGCTACATATTGAATAACTTCTGAATCATAACCAGTAGTAGCAACTACAGAATAGTTTCCCGGAAACAAATTCTCTGGAATTTTATATTGAAAAGAAAATTTAACAGCTTGCTCCGTGGAGTTATTGGATCCAGGAATATCTCCGTAGTCTCCAAAGTAAACTACATTATTAGATGTCTTAACTATTTTAGTATCACCCGGAGTCGCAGCTTGAAACAAAAAAGAATATGGACCATCAATAGTTGCTCCAGAACCAAGATCTCCTCTATATATTGATATCAATACATCAGAAGGTGTCGAGTTACTAGTTGGGTCGTAAAATACACCATCTTCATTAAAGATAAACTCAAATATTCCGAGTTTCATTTGGACTTAAGACTAGCATTACATTGGTCTTTCTCTGGTGGCTCCGACTATCCAGTAAACAGTAATTCCCATTCTACCTTTAACCGGAGCAGCAAAGTCTATTAGATAAATATTTGGATCATTAATATTTATTTCTGACTCTTCATATATTCTATCACCTTGCTTTGGATAAACAGAAGCTTCAAAGTAAAATATTAAGTCTACATTGGTATTGACTCCTTCTTTGTCCTCTCTTTGAACTTGACTCAAAGTTTCGGAAGAAGGAAAAAAGTGTCTTGTTGTTACTCTTTCAAATGTATCAGAGTAAATGAAGTTGTCATCCAATCTTCTCTGAATAAGAATATCATGACCCCATTCTCTGAGGATTTTATTAAAAGCTCTCTTTGGATCAATCATACTTTCTTAAACCCCTAGTTGGCATGGGGTCGTCCGGGTCCGTAGGGGTTGTTCTTCCTGGCCCATAAAGCTCTTTATCCGATAGGTATATCAACTTGCCAGTATCGGGGTCAAGAGTTTTGTATGTTGAATGAATTTTTTTATTGGGCAGACCTTTTGGAATAACAGCTCTCATACCGACTCTTTTTGCCATTATTTCTTTTCTTAAAGCAGCTGCGATTTGACACCATGTTGTCGCATTGCCCCTGTTTATAGATTGTCTTGGATTTGACCTGTTTGTGATTGAAAGGTCTGCCAACTTCAAGGATAACTCATCATCTCCACCAAAACCGTATGTTCTGCTCAATTCACAGCAAGCTGCTGCTTTAATGTATTCTTGAATTGTAAAGTTTAATTCAGATCCATTGTCAATATCCTGTAAATTAAATACACTTTTAACTTCTAACGAATAATGATGAACTAGCTCCCCAATTTCCAATAAAGACGCATCGGGAAAAAATGACAGAACTTCCTCTGGATCTATATAAAGTGGGTCAACATCTGGGGCAAAAGTAATTACTTCTTCTGATCTTAGAGTTACCGAGGGCCTGTAGTCACTGTCTGCGTCACTGACATAAAGATTTTGCTTAACTACTATCTGGGTTGAGTCTGCTAAAACGCCAGTAAATGTTACCTCATACTGACCAGGGTCTGCAGGGGTGAAGTCATAATAGTACTCAGATGAAGTTATGGAAGTAGCGGTAGTATTTACTATGATAGAATCATTAATATTCTTTATTACAACAAGAACTGCGCTAGGAGATACCTCTACTTGCTGTCCAGTTGAAGAATTAATGTCAACAAATTTAACTTTAATTCTTACCGTATCGTTTACCAAAACGGAATTTAACATTTTATCTCCAGTTGAATATTTAAATTAAGGTTTTTTAAATTAAACCACGTATACAGTTGTGACCTCAGCAGAAGCTCCAGATATATATATAGTACTAGCCTCAATCAATATATCAGCCTGTTGCTGGCTAGTCTCCATGGTTACTGTTCCAGTAGATGCTGACTGGAATGTCAACGTTCCAAATGTTGTTGAATTGCCATAGCCAGTTTCTTGACCAGTCTCCATGGTTATGACCCCAGTAGATACTGACTCAATTGTCAAAACTCCAACTGTTGTGAAGTTACTGTAGTCAATATCTCCACCAAAATAAATATCAACATTAGATACAATAACTGGAGCATTAATTCCGTGTAATATTTAAAACTAAAGTTCCAGAATAAATTACACCCGGTTGATTGTAAGATATTAGATCATTATAGAGCATATATTATTCCTAACTTTTAATTTTATAGTAATAGTATTGATATACTAGTTGCAGTCTACCCTTCGGGGACAAAAACAAAAATCTATTTAACGCAAATTTACTAAGAAACTTATTCAATGGGTATTTTTATTCATAATTTAATTTTTCTATTTTTACGTATTCTTTTTCATCTAACCCATAAAGACTAGTAACTAATCCAGAGCAATGTTTATCAATTTTTGTATTTTTATCAATATCATTTAAATAGACGTGATTACCACTACCTGCATAGTGAATGCTCGCCATACTGTGACTTTCTGATCTTTTTTTAGCAATTTCGTACCAAGCATCTTTTCCGTACTCTTTTTCTCCATCAATCCATTTTTGAGTTGGCCCTACATAATGTTTTAGGTAATTTCTTATTAGGAGTTTACTGTTTTCTTTAACCATATTCACAGCATGAAAGTATGGTTCTTTTCCTGGAAAAATAGGAGAACCTGAAGGAAAAACAATAATATCTCCAGCTTTTGGTTTATATGAAATAATATCGTTTTTTATTAAAAAAACAATTTCCCCATTATCGTAGTCGTCATTTAAATACGTAGTACATGTCAATAAGAATTTTTCTCCTGGCCAATACCATTCTCCAATTCCGTAATCTGTATGAAACTGCATTGTTTTTTTTTCACCTGTGTCAACGTATGGATCATATCTTGCAATATTTGGATTAGTGATAAATGAACCCTTAGGTACCAGCACTTTGTTTCTAGTTATATATTCGGTTATAGCAGCAGTATTTGATTCCGTTATCCTTTGTAAAAGATTTCTTTCTGCCATATGAAGCTCAATGTTATAGTCCTTAACATTTACTATATTTTTATTGTAAAATTCTTTTATTTCTTCTTGATTTTTTAAGTGAGCATATTTTCCAAAAACAAACCAGTCAACCCATTCAGTAAAGATAGAACTTTTATTTTCATTTTCCGATCTGAACATTGTATCCGAAAGTTCTTTTGCGTCAGGTAGCAAGTTGCTATACACACATATATATGGGTATATTTCAGTATAAGAAATTTCAAAAGGATTCATAGTTAGTTTTCTAGTTGATAATTTTCTTGAGAAGAATTTCCTCTATACATACAAATTTCTCGATCCTACAATGTATATTGTTTATCTGTTCTTTTTTTATTGACATCGTTAATTATCTCTGGCATCCAAAACTTGTGTGGATTTTCTTGCCCCACTTTCTCTTTCTGTTCAAAAGAAGTGCCATAACAAGCTATGCTTAAAAATGCATATCTTTGACCACTGATTACTGGATATACCTCATGTCTACCGATATAGGAAGATGGATATATTGCAACACTGCCACTTTTTGGTCTGTAAACATATGGCGCATTAGGAAAATGAATTTCTCCACCTAAATAAGTATAGTTATTCATTTCTTCCTCGTTAGCAACACAATCATTAAGGTAAAGATTAATGCTTGAACTGTTATGTATTGATATTTGATTACCGGTTTCCTTACCCCATTCATATGGTACTTGATCATCGCAATGCAAGCCTATTCTTTGACCATCTTCATAACCAGCTATATGGCCAGTGGGTCTCCACCATGATGTTGTTGCTGCATCAGGAAAGTAGCAACAGTATTCAACTAATGCTTGGTAAACAGCTTCTTCTAAGCTATCAATGAAATCAATATATTTTTTAGGAACTTCTACTTGTAAATTTTTTCCTTTTGTATCTAAAAATCTTTGTGGGGCTTGCTGAACATCTTGTAGTTTAAATTTAAAGCCAGTTTTATTTACTGCGTACTTTTCGCCATCTTCTTCATGATAAGTAAAAGTTTCCTCTTCGTTAATGCGAAGCCAATTAATATATTCAAAAAGAAAGTCCTGGTCTATATCAATTACGTCTTCGCATATTACTACGCCCATTCCAATGTGTTTTGATTTCATAACTATCCTTAATAATTTGATTTCGTAATATAAAATTGTGGTGAATCTTCTTTGTATCCAGATTCTAATAAATGCTTCTTTAAATCTTCCCTAAGTGTAGG